TTAAAACAAATCCAGACTCAAGACGATTAATGGTCAATGCTTGGAATGTTGGAGAGTTAGACCAAATGGTTCTTCCACCTTGCCATTATGGATTTCAAGTTTATACAAGAGAGTTGAGTGTTGATGAGAGACTAGAATTATTAAATAATCAAAAATATTTTAATGAACATGGAGAACCTACAAATACTCCAACTAGAGCAATCTCTCTAATGTGGAATCAACGTTCGGTAGATACTGCGCTTGGGTTACCATTCAATATTGCTTCTTATGCAATATTATTAGAACTTTTAGGTAAAATGGTTAATATGGTTCCAGATCAATTAATTGGTAATTTAGGAGATGTTCACCTTTATTCAAATCATATTGAAGGTGCTAAAGAACAAATACTTCGAGACAGTTTTGATTTACCTACATTAAAATTTTCAGATGTAATTAACACAGATATTAAAAAGTACATTAATATTAATAGAATTAATTTAGATATGTTTATAAGTAGATTAGAACCTTTTGATTTTATTCTTGAAAATTATGAAGCACATCCAACTATTAAATTTCCATTAAGTAATTAATATGATAGAAACTAGACCATGGGGAACTTACGAAGTTCTTTTAGACGCAAAAAACGTAAAAGTTAAAAGAATTGTAGTTAATCCTAAACAAAGATTATCATATCAATATCATAACATGAGACAAGAGCATTGGACCGTTGTAGAAGGTACTCTAACTATTGTTTTAGATAATTATAAACATACGAGATCAGTTAGCGAATCAATTCATATTCCATTGAATGCACATCATAGAGCATGGAATGAAACTAATGATCCAGTTACATTTATTGAAGTTCAAACTGGAACTTATTTTGGAGAAGACGACATTATTAGATTAGAAGATGATTATTTAAGAGATTAAACATGTTAGAAATATTAGGTTACACAGCAACATTTATTACAGGACTTTCATTCATGATGAAAGATCTTAAAACGCTAAGATTGGTAAATGCACTAGGATGCTTAGTTTGGATAGTTTACGGAGCTTGGTTAGATAGCGTGCCGATTATTATGACAAATGTTGGTATCTTTGGTATTCATTTTAGTAAACTTTTAAAAGAAGCATATTTAAAAATTGAAAAAGATTAAATATATCGTTGTTTGCGGTACATCATTTACTCACGGTGGAGGTTATTCTGAACTTAGTCCAATGATTGAAGTCTTAGAAAGACATGAAGGTCCTATTCCAAAAACAATAGAAGAATGTGCATGGCCTGCATTTTTTCAAAAGCTAATTGATCCTGCAATTAAAGTTTATAACTTAGCTCTTTCTGGTTCAAGTCTAGAATATCAATCAAGAATTATAAATGAGTGGATTTCTAATAATAGAAACAAAGTTAAAGATACTTTATTTTTACTAGAGATTTCAGGTTATGGCAGAATGGAATTATGGGATAATGAAGTTGAAAAATATATTGTTTGCAATTATGGGTTCAATGACCGTAAATCCGTGATTTCAATCCATTCTGGTATTTATGACAGAGAACCTAAAGCCAACACAGAAAAAATGATGTCAGGCGAAGAATTAGTTGGATCGTTTTTTAACAGATATATTGAACCTTCTTATTTTGTTGAGAAAATACAATCAAATTTCTTTGATTTTTTATGTAAATTACAATATAAAAATATAGATTTTAAAATATTTGGTGATGCATTCTGGGATCCAGAACTAAACAAAGATACTTTAATATCTACAAATAGATTAAGACTATACGATTCTCGTAAAAAAGAAACTGAAGGTATTTTAGATTTTTTAGAAAAAGAAAAACTACAAATAAAGCATGCGACTAAAGATGAATATCCAGATTTTCATGCGTCATTGTCAGGTAACAAAGAAATCGCTAATCAGTTTTATCAACAGCTAAAGTCGAATTATTTATTATGAACAACTTTAAAACTTTAGTGTTGTCTCTTCAAAAAGACACAGATAGAAGAGAATGGATGAATTCTATAAAATCTAAAATTGGTTTAGATTTTGAATTCTTTGATGCATTTACACCTGATAAACTAGAACCATCACATAAACATTTTTTTAGATGTACAGACTTTCATAAATGGAATATAAATGGTGAAGCTGCCATGGCCACATTTGTAAGTCACATGTTACTGGCTCTATATGCAGTTAAAAACAATACGAATCTATTAATTATAGAAGATGATGTTGATATTGTAAGAGAAATAGATTGGAACGATATAGATTTTACAGAGTTTGATATATGGAATTTAACAGCAAAAAAGGTTTCATGCTTTGCTTATTTTATTTCAATCGATGGAGCTAATAAATTACTACATAGATTAAGTCAAGTTGAAATTACACAAGCTTATGATTGGGAGCTTTCTAAGCTAGATGATAGTTTTAGAGTAAAAAAAGAGAAGCAAGCCATTTTTATCCAAACAGAAAGATTTAAATCCAATATAGCGCCCGATGGCTATGAAAAACTTGTGTAAATATATAAATCAATGAGAACATTTAAATACATTTTTGTCTGCGGTACGTCTTTTACAGCAGGTGGAGGATTTGAAGATGGTAATATTACCACTAGAACTATTTTAGAGAAATACATGGATGAGCCTATTCCAGAAAAAATGGAAGACTGCGCTTGGCCTGCATATCTTAAAAAATTAATCGATAAAGACATTAAGATTTATAATTTAGCTTTGCCAGGGGCTGGTACAGAATACCTAATAAGAACAACTGATGAATGGATCGATAAAAATCCAGATAAAGTCAAAGACACATTATTCTTATTAGAAAATTCTGGATATGGTCGAATTGAATTATGGGATGTTGAGTTAGACAAATATATTGTTTGCAATTGGGATTACGCTATTAGAAAAGAAAAGTTTTGTGCATCTGCTCATAGTGGAAAATATTGGGAGGATTCTCACGAAGCTGCTCAAAAAATAATAAGCAAAGAACCTCTTATAGAATCATGGTTAGACACTTTCGGTGAACCTATGAAAATGGTAGAAGATCTTAACAATAGATTTTTTAATTTCTTATGTAAATTAAAGCATAAAGAAATAGAATTTAAAATTTTCGGTGAACCGATGTGCGATCCTAAATTAAATGAAGATAGTTTAATTTTAGAAAATAGATTAACATTAAATTCTGGCGATAAAGAAATCAATCACATTCATGATTTTTTAATAATTAATAACTTACAAATAAAACAGTTAACTAATGGAGAAAGCGATGATTTTCATGCAACTTTAGAAGGTAATAAAGTTTTAGCACAAGTATATTACAATCAAATAAAAAAACATTACGATTTATGATACAGTTAGGTATTTCAGCATTTTATCATGATTCAGCTGCATGTATTGTAAAAGACGGAAAGGTTTTAGCAGCAATTGAAGAAGAAAGATTTACAGGAATAAAGCATGACTTTAGTTTTCCTGAAAAATCTATAGCATGGTTGTTTGACTATTTAAAACTAAGCATCGAAGATATTGATGAAGTTTGTTGGTATGAAAACCCAGATCTTAAAAAACAAAGAGTACTCGCAATCTTCGATAGACATCCTATTAAATCTTTTTTCAATAGACTTAAATTTTTAAAAAGACATAAAATAGAAGGTGATGTTAATGCATTATTAAAGTCTTATTTAAAATATGAAGGCAAAGTAACTTTAGTGGATCATCACATTTCGCATGTTATGTTTGCTTATAAAACTTCACCGTTTAATGACTGCGCAATCGTTTCTATAGATGGTGTTGGTGAATGGGACACAATGACAATTTCACAAGTTAAAGATGACAAGTTAACTAAAATTTCAGAGACGGTTTTTCCACATTCGTTAGGTATGTTTTACTCTACATTCACATCATTTTTAGGTTTTAAACCAAATGAAGGCGAATACAAAGTAATGGGTTTAGCGCCTTATGGAAATCCAGAAGTTTATTATCCAGAGTTATTTGCGTTATTTACACTTTTACCAGAAGGTAGATTTAAAATTAGTCAAGATTTATTCACATGGGAATACTCTGATAAAATCATGTTTAAAGATGCTCTTTGTGAGTATTTAAACATGGCTCCGAGAACTAAAGATGCTCCGATGGAACAATGTCATAAAGACTTAGCTGCTTCAGTTCAAATGGTTTATGAACGTATTTTTATACATATCTTAGAATTCGCTAAAGAAGCCAGTGGTAGTAATAATTTATGTCTTAGTGGCGGTTGTGCTTATAATGGAGTTGCTAATAACAAAGCTTATAGATTATTCGAACATATTTGGGTACCTTTTGCTCCATCTGATTCAGGTTCAGCTATTGGTGCATGTCTGGCCTCTTATTCTGGAAAAGCCGAAGACAACACTTCACCGTATTTAGGTTCTGAATTTGAGCTCGGTGATATCGACAGAGCTTTTACATATTTTAAATTTGAAATTGATGTAAAAGAATTAACAGAAAAAGAGTTGATAGAAAAAACAGCCAATGATATTAACGAAAATAAAGTAATAGGCTGGTGTCAAGGTAGAATGGAATTTGGAGCTAGAGCTCTTGGAAATAGATCAATTCTTGCAAGCCCATTGGACCCAGAAATGAAATCAAAACTAAATAGAGTTATAAAAAAGAGAGAAGGTTTCAGACCGTTTGCGCCATCGTGTACAGAAGAAGATGCTAAAACATTTTTTGACATTATAGACACGGTGCCTTATATGAATCAAGTGATGCAAGTTAATAAGGCTTGGAATTTACCTTCAATTACACATGCTGACGGTTCAGCTAGAGTACAAACAGTTAACAAAAATCAAAACGATAAATACTATAAGTTACTTAAAAAACTAGGTGATGTTTCAGGATTTCCAATATCTTTGAACACTTCATTTAATTTTAAAGATCAAACTATAACTGCAACACCGCATGACGCAATTGAAAGATTTTTAGATTGTGAAATGGATGTTTTAGTAATTAATAACTATTATATAACAAAACTATGATTAAGAAATTAATAACCTGGATTCAAGTAAAATTGGCCGAAAGAAGAAAAAAGAAAGCATTTAAAGCTTCTTTAGAACGTTATAAAAAACAAGACCCATTTAATTATAAGAATTTTTAACTATGGAATTATTACACTCAGACATTTTATTATTTAAAAACGACGGCAAGTCAGAGATGTCTAATCTTTTAAAAGATTTAGACAAATATTTTGAAGCAGCTCAAATAAACGACGATCAATATTACAAAGAAATTTCTAAAGATAGCATTGAAAAACTTAATAAGTATGTTCAAGCTAAAATTCAAGAACCTTTCTTTCAATATTTTTTAGAGTTAAAACATCATACTAGACCAGACTTAGATTTATATGTCAATGGTCATTTTATGTCGCCTGTGGATTATAGTGCCAAAGATAAAGAATATAAAAGTAACTTGAGAGAGTATAACAAATTAGAATTTTCATGGGGTCAAAGTATACAGTTGGCTCGAGTTAATTCCGCAAACAATTACAATTACATCAAAGTAAATGGACACATCAATAAGTTTATGATATTGATTGGTTTAAGTAATAAAGCTGAACATGTTTCAACAGTTTCATTTCCTATACAAGGCATTAGCCATCAATTAAACAGAGGTGATATTATTATTACACCTGCAGGAATCACGCATCCATATACAATTGGTTCAATAATTAATGGAGTATTTAAAATAGTAGAAGCGATATAATGAGAGGTAAAATTCATTCATTTGGGTGTTCATTTAGCACAAGACAATTAGTACCAGAAAATATGTTTTGGTTAAATATTCTTGCAAGAAAATATGAAGTACCTTATGATTCATGGGGAACAGGAGCTTCTGAATTTAATGAAGCATTTCATCGTTTAAGTTTTGCAATGAAAGATTTTAAAAAGGATGACTTGGTTGTTTTTCAATTCACAGATCATAACAGATTGGGCGTAACACCTAATGGATATTATATGACAACTGCGATGATGAACAAAAGAACCATGGAAGATACTTTAGATGGATTTAACTGGCACAGAAAGGTAGGACATGTTAATAAATCAGATGAAGAATTCATGTTGCTTTTTGATTTTGCAAATACATGGTTACATGATCAAATGTTTTGGAATTACTGGAGAGTTTGGAATACTCTTAAATTTCTAGAAGAAAAGATAGGTATTCATTTTATAATCTTATTCTTAGATAAAACATGGGAAGAGGTTATTCACCCAGATCACCATTATCATATTCCATTATTCCCATTGCCAGAAAAGAATCAATACGATAATATTAAAAACCCACATGAAAATATAGCTTTAAGTTTATTTTGCTGGGGTAATAAAGGCTATGCAGTTGGCCATGATTTAAACTACAAAGACGTTCCAAACTGGCACGAAGGCGATGGTCATCCTGGAGAATTAGGTAATGCTAAAATGGTAGATTGTATCATGGATCATATTAACAAAACATGGCCTGAGTCTAATCCATATAATACAAAATAGTTAAATGAAAAAGTATAATATTGGCATAATAGCCGGAAACTTCGATGTTATCCATCCTGGTTACATTTATATGTTTAATGAATGTGCCAAAAATTGTGAAAATCTAGTAGTACTTTTACATTCAGATCCTTCTATTGAAAGACCTGAAAAGCTAAAACCTATTTTAAGTGTTAACGAACGCATGGACATTTTACTTTCATTAAGACAAATCCGCGAAGTGTTGGTTTATGAAACAGAAGAAGATCTTTTAGATTTAATAGAGTGGGTTAATCCAGATGTTAGATTTTTAGGCGATGATTATATAGACAAACCTTACACCGGTGACAAATTAAATATTCCAGTTCATTTCTTAGATCGTTCACATGGTTGGTCCACCACTAAATACAAGACCTTAATAGCACAAACTGTAAAATAATTTAAAAATAATTACTTAAATATTTTTTTATGTCAATAATTAGTTGTATATTTACTACATAATTAAAAACATAAAGTATGAATATTATTAAGAGAACTTATTTGAAATTAAAAGTCAAGTACAAAAACAGAAATGTTAAACCACTTGATGATGAACAGAAATTGTTACATGAAATTGTAACTAAGATGTGTTCTAAACAGGATTCTAAATTTTTAATGACGCCTATCGAAGTACATCATAATAGGTATTACATTGAAAATAGGGCTAATGAGTATTTTATCGTTTTAAGCGATGAATCTATCAAAATCACAAACCACAAATTTTATCTCGTTCGTCAATTCCACAGCGAACAAATGAAACCTCTTATTGATAAAGTTCGTCGTAGAATTGAAAATGATAGAGTTAAAATGGAAAAGGAAATGTTTAAAAATGAATTAGATCTTTTAAGAAACATTTCACAAAGTTTAGATACAACAGTAAAATAACTTATATGAAAATAGTTTTATTAGGCAAAGGTGCCGCAGGAAAAGATTATCTTAGAAAGCGTTTTATAGAAAGAGGTGCAAAATACGGTGTTAGTTATACATCTAGACAACCTCGAGAAGGCGAAGTCGATGGTAAAGATTATTTGTTTATCTCAAGAGAAGAGTTTGAACAAAGAATTGCAAACAATGAATTTGTAGAATATCAAGAATTTAATGGTTGGTATTATGGCATGACCAAAGACGTTTTTGAAGATTGTGATGCTATGATCTTAAACGTAGAAGGATTAGCTTTATTATCTCCAGAATCAAGAGCAAAATGTTTCGTAATTTACTTAGATATTGACAAAGAGACTAGATTACAAAGATTAAGTGAAAGAAATGATAATCAAGACTCAATCGAAAGAAGAATACAAGCAGATGATAATCAGTTTATTGGATTTACAGATTATGATTTAAAGATTACAAATCCAGATTTTTAAAAAAAAGTTTAAAAAAAGTGAAACTTTTTGAATATATTGGGTATATATAGTATAATTAAAATTAAAACAACAATGAAACAGCAAGGGCTACATATTATAGAGAATAATTATCAGTTTAGTAATAAACCGATGGTATGTGATCGCATGCAAGGGCTCAATGTTAATTGTAATATGAATTAGTAAGTTATATTCATACAAGATTTTAAAAAGGAGCCCGATTTTATCGGGCTTTTTTATTTTATAATAACTGGTAGTAGAGGAGTCAGGTTTATCTCGCTGGCCTTGGACGCTAGAGCACGCAAGTTCGAATCTTGCCTACCAGACAAAAAATGGTTCTTTGACATATTGGTAAAATGTATAAGTTGGTCTTGGAGGCCAGTGGGACTGCAAATCTCACGGAGTTGGTTCGATTCCGACCTTATACTCTAAGGGGCCTTTGGTATAGCTGGTGCGTACGCTAGTCTGAAGAACTAGAGGACAAGGTTCGATTCCTTGAGGGCCCACTAAAAATAAAACACAAAATGGAAAACATTATTAAGATACCTTTATTAGGTATAGAAACAATTGCAAACACAGATTCAATTGAAGATATAATTAAAGCAGTTTCAGAAGCTAGCGTTTTATTTTGTATCAACGCAGAAAGGTTTGGAGCAGGCATAGTGAAAGAAATTGAATTAATTGATGAAAATAATTGCTAAAATATTTTTTTATATCAAAAGTTTTTGGTATATTTACATATCTAATTAAAACAACAAAGATTAGATGAAGAAATAAATTGTTAATAACTTTCTAAAAATAATTGCTAAAATATTTTTTTATATCAAAAGTTTTTAATATATTTACATAACAAATTAAAACAAACGTTATTTGAAATATTGGTAAAAATGCAGATGTCGTATAATGGTCATTACTTCAGACTTCCAATCTGAAGATGAGAGTTCGATTCTCTCCATCTGCTCAAAATAACGAGGTATCGTAAGGGCCGAAAGTGCCGGATGGATGAAGTTATTTAAAATTACTTTAAGACGTTAGAGATAGGGTCGCTCCCTAATCAAAGATGCGCTTCGAAACCTTAGTAATAAGGCAGCTTAAAGTAAAACGCATAGGTAACTGAAATAATGTGGTTCGAGTCCACATCCGTAATAGTCAAAGGGAAAGCATTTAGAGGTTGATGCATACGTTATAACAGAGCTGCAGCTCTAGGAGTGGTCTGGTTAAAGTCGTACAAGTACAGACAAATGGTTCGAATCCATTCACTTCACGATATTGCGATGCAGGTGCATTGACGGTCTCATGAGCCGTATCGGTAGATATACCCAACAGAGGTTCGAGTCCTTTAATCGCAACAAATAATTATGAGGCCATTGGTTGGCGGCACCTCCCCAAGGTTGAGTTGAAATCGACTCTTTATGGCAAAGCTGAAATTGGTTCGAATCCAATCATAATTACAAATTCTAAGAGTAATTAACTTAGAACTGTCAGGTTCGAAACTGACGATTGATTATGGTGTAAAGGCGCACGGAGACCGTTACTGGAGCTCAGGATTATGGTTCGAATCCATTCTAATCAGCAAAGAAGATGCCTGATCAGCAAGATCTTCCTAACGATTAAGATTACACATAGCTTAAAGAGATTTGACGTCACTAATTTCTGTAATTTTAATTGATTGCTTTACGTAGTTTAATATTGGCTAGGAACGCCGGTTTTATTAGTCCGGAAGATTATGGGTTCGAATCCCATGTAAAGACACTAATATTGGTTGCGTGGTGTAAAAGGTGACACTTCCTCAAAGGGAATAGAACGAACTCGAGATACTTCTATTCTTTGGAAATTGCAGGTTCGAATCCTGTCGTGACCACTAGATTCAATCTAGTTTCCATGAGTAGTATTAATGGAATTGATACGTGGCCTCACATGAGGCAAATTGGCCTGTCGTATAAGGGTTATTACGGATGACTGTTAATCATCTTATGCAGGTTCGATTCCTGCCGGGCCAGCAAGGAGTTCCCAATCTCAAGTGCTGGGTAATTGAAACATATTATCAGATGAGCCCATCAAAATTGGAACTGGGAGTGTTGAGCAACGGTTGCTTAGCGGACTGTAAATCCGTGGTCTTTCGACATTGGGGGTTCGAATCCCTCCACTCCCACAAACAAGGAAACAACCCCAGAGTTGACAAGCGCTTGTCCGGACTCAAGAGAATTAAAGTTATCAGATGGGTGCGTGACGCCTTGGACTACTATTACGGAACGGAAGAGTCTAAGTAGTAGTCAAATTTACAAGTGTGGTGCAATGGTAGCATGCCGGTCTCCAAAACCGTTGATGGGAGTTCGAATCTCTCCATTTGTGCAAATAATAAGTTGATGTGCTGTGAAAGTTAATGTAGGCATACGTTGATTAGGTGGGTTCGAAACCCGTGTATTAATTCCAATCTAGGTGGAAGCCAAGTAACAGAGAACATATCATAACCAGTTGGGTTGTGCACCTCGTCCGAGAAGCCCTAATAGTTCCTAATAGTATGGTCTGGAACAACTTATTATTAATGGACTTGTAGCTCAGTTGGTTAGAGCGCCTGACTCATAATCAGTAGGTCGTTGGTTCGAGCCCAGCCTGGTCCACAGAATATGGAATAACATCGATCCCGTAATGCCATGGCTCGTGCACGAGTAACGGGATGCATTGATTCTTTAGGCTAACGGATAAACCTCTCGGCTACGAACCGAGCATTGAATGTTCGAATCATTCAGGAATCACAATATTGCGATATGGTAGAGATGGTTTCTTACGGTGCTCTCATAAGGCACAGACATTGGTTCAAATCCAATTGTCGCAACAAATGACTGTATACTAGTAATGGTAAAACTAGGTCTGCCGGTAAATCAGACGTCTAATGACTAGGTTAATGAAAGATGATGAAAGTGTCGCGAGTTAGTAATCATCATGGTTCGAATCCCCTTACAGTCACAGAAAGGAAGCACAAGAGAGTCCTTAATAGCGCATAAGAATATCCTTGTAATAGTTTTAATGGTAGCTCCGGTTCTATTTAAAAAAACGCGATTAGCTTCCACCAGACTTCGTAGCTCAGTTGGTAGATGCACCTGACTTTTAATCAGGGGGTCGCTGGTTCGAATCCAGCCGGGGTCACGAACGGGAAATGAGACAATGGTGGTCACGTAGGTTCGAATCCTACCATTTCCCAAGTTATATGAGCTTTGAAGCACAATTGGACGTGCAACTGGCAATGTGGCCAGATTAGGTTATAGGTTCGAATCCTATCTTTGCTCCAAATTAAATGCTTCATGCACAATTCTGCAATCTCTCAGTTAAAAGCTGTTGCAGACGTAAATGAATAATCCAATATGATTATTAGTTGTGAACTACATGAAGCTCCATGCTTTCTTAGCTCAGTTGGTTCAGAGCATCTGCTTTACACGCAGAGGGTCACAGGTTCGAATCCTGTAGAAAGCACCGTGAAACTTTTTGCCACTTTCTATGGATATATAGATTATAAAAATATCTAAATATCCGTGGAAAGAGCATCAAGAAGAAAATATCATTATATTTATAAAACAACATGTATTATTACAAATAAGTTTTATATTGGAATGCATTCAACATGTAATTTAAATGATAGTTACGTGGGTTCAGGTAAAAGACTATGGCACTCAATTAACAAATACGGTAAAGAAAATCATGTTTGTGAAATATTAGAATTCTTACCAGATAGAATTTCTTTAAAGGCTAGAGAAAAAGAAATAGTTAATGAAGAACTTATAGAAGACAAAATGTGTATGAATCTTCAAATCGGTGGTGGCGGCGGTTTTATTTCGAAAGAACACATGTTGAAAGCTGCTAAAAACAGTAGAAATTCCTTTCGCGAAAAATTAAAAAATGAACAATATGCTAAAGATTTTAGTAAAAAATGTTCAAATGCTGCTAAAAAAAGACACGAACAAGGAATACACGATAATCAGTTGTTAACTTTTTCTGGATTAAAACACTCAGAAGAAACTAAAATAAAAATGAGTGAGTCTCGAAAAGGTACCGGTAAAGGTTCTAAAAATTCTCAATTTGGAACTTGTTGGATTTTCAACGATGAAATAAAACAATCTATTAAAATTCAAAAAGAACACATTCAATCTTATTTGGTTCAAGGTTGGTGTTATGGTAGAAAGATAAAATTTAATTAGTTTCATATACATATTAATTGCGGCGCCCAAAGGACGCATGCACTGGTCAGAGATTTATTCTTGCAAACTCAATACCTAAAGTTGAGCTGCCAATCTACGGGATTGGCTTTATAGCCTAGTGGTGTAATGGTAACCACGCTGGTCTTAGAAACCAGTGTCGAAAGACGTGAGAGTTCGAGTCTCTCCTAGGTTACAATTATATGGTGGTTATAGTGTTAATGGTTAGCACGTCAGATTGTGATTCTGCTAGTATGGGTTCGAGCCCCATTAATCACCCTGCGAACCTTTTTGCCACTTTCCATGGATATATAGATTATAAAAACATCTAAATATCCATGGAAAGAGCATCAAGAAGAAAATATCATTACATTTATAAAACAACATGTATTATTAATAAAAGGTTTTATATTGGAATGCATTCAACAGACAACATAGAAGATGGTTATGTTGGTTCAGGTAAAAGACTTTGGCATTCAATTAATAAACATGGTAAAGAAAATCATATTTGCGAAATATTAGAATTCTTACCTGACAGAAATTCTTTAAAGGCTAGAGAAAAAGAAATAGTTGATGCGGAATTGATAAATGAAGAATTATGCATGAATCTCATGTTAGGTGGTGAAGGTGGATGGGATCAATATAATAAAGATGGTATATTACAGAGTAAAAGAGGTATAAAAGGTAATTCTAAAATGAAACAATTAAGAGAAACTGATGAAAATTGGCGAAATAATTTTTCAAAAAAAGTATCTAATGGAAATCTTTTAGCATATAAAGAAGGTAGAAGAAAATTAGGTGAATTTTGTAATTGGTCTGGTAAAACACATTCAGAAGAAACTAAAAGAAAAATTGGCAAAGCTAATTCTTCTAAACAAAAAGGAGAAAACAATTCTCAGTATGGAAAATGCTGGATAACAAATGGTATTGAGAGTAAGAAAATACACAAAGGAGACTTAATTCCAGAAGGTTGGAAGTTAGGACGTAAAATGTAATTGGAAGTTTGTCAGAGTGGTCTATTGTGCATCTTTGCTAAAGATGTGGACTTCACGGTCCCACAGGTTCGAATCCTGTAGCTTCCGCTTAAACAGTTGTAATTGAAATTGAAATTGGATCACTAGTATTAAAATCAGAAGTAGCAGCTGAAAGTACAGTTAATGAACCTAAAGGTGAAGCGCCTACGTTTGGACCACCTGTTCCAAATTGTGAATCGTAAAAGTAAGGAGTACTAGGACCAACATTAGTATGGTTAAATGCTTGATTTGTAAAATTATATGTTACTGAATTACTGCCTTGTGTTAATGTTAATGTACCTGCGTTGCCGATTAATTGATCTAAAACAGATGATCTATCATTACCGTTAGTATCGTTTGCATTAATGTATAATTGATATTTGTAATTTGAATCAGCTGTTCCAACTAAATTAGGATTAGTAATACCTAAACCCTGACCACTGACTAATGGATGTGCTGGAAATGTAATATCACCATTGTTTTGTGCTGGCGTATATTGAGCAGCTAATTTATAATCACCAAGATTGAATGAGTTTCCACTAGAAGATGAGGTAACCCAAGAGGTCCAATAGCCATTATCATTTAACCATGTTTTAGCAGCATTACCTGTTGTAAAATTTTGATTAAACATATTATTAGCTAATTCAACGAATGAAGCTTCTGTTTTTGAATCAGATCTTCTAAAGCCTAAATAAGCAATCGTTTCATCACCACCGATGTGCAAACCTTCTGGATCTGGTTTAGTTATAACATAACCTAAATCTTCATCTGGACCGTTCCACCATTTTAATGATGAATTTTGAAAGCCAGAATCAGGAGTTCCAAAAGAGATATTACCAATCTTTTGAGTGCCTGATATATTAGAACCAGGATTATATGCAAATGGTGTATTAGTAGACATATTTAGTGATTTTTTTGATAGACTATATATCTTGATGAAACAATTGACGCATAAGATTATAAAATATATAATATGAAAAAGAAAGTAATTTTTATTGATGTAGATGGTCCATTGGCTTGGGCAACATGGGATGATGGTAAAGTTACTATCAGAGAAGGATCACATTTTGAATTTCAAATTCCATATCCTTGGGTTAAAGAAGACTGTGAAGCTTTACAAAAAATATGTGATGAAACCGATGCAGAATTAGTTATTAGTTCAGATTGGAAAATGCATTTTAGCTTTATTCAATTAAAGCACATATTTCAATACTATGGAATCACAGCTAATATCATTGATATTACAACGCATCAAAATGCATATCAAACAGGCGCATGGAATAAAATGAGTAAGCCTTCAATTGATTTTGAAAGAGCAACACAAATTTTAAAATGGGTCAAAGATAATAAGGTTTCGAATTGGATCGCAATTGATGATTTAAATTTAAGTGAAGCTTTTAAATGGATGACACCAAGAGAGCCAATGTGGAGACACGTTCAAGTTGATGGAGATCATGGTTACGGTGGTAGACTTAGAGATAAAGTCAATGAATGTATTAAAAAGTTAGAAAGATAACAATTGCCCGATGATGTAAAGGTAGCATCACAGATTTTGATTCTGTTCGTGTAGGTTCGAATCCTGCTCGGGTAACTAAATTGAAACCTTTTATTAGGTTGATATATAAGAAACATATAGCGAGATAGTAGCAGTAGGTCAGCTCGCCAGGCTCATAACCTGGAGGTCGGGGGTTCGAATCCCTCTCTCGCAACTAAATTTTGGTCCGCTCGTCTATCGGTTAGGACGCCAGGTTTTCATCCTGGTAAGCGGGGTTCGATTCCCCGGCGGACTACCATGGTCTCATAGTTAAACGGCTATAATGCAGCCCTGTCACGGCTGAGTTCGGAGTTCGATTCTCCGTGGGACCGCCACTTTAATTTTTAATTCTTGTATTCTAAATGAACAAAAAACTGAAAGCAACATTGATAATATTAATATCAATGTTGGCATTGGCTTTAACTATCTGGTTAATAAATAAAGCTAACGAAGACAAACCCTTTAACAAAGTTACTTTTACTGAATCTAATTTTGTTAAGAATAAAACAAACATGAAGTACTTAGATACTTTAGTTTTAGCAGGTTTACATGCTTTAAAAATCGACAAGACTTCAGTTTTAATATTACCTTTAGAAGTTCAATCAACACAAGATTTAGAATTAAAAGCACATATAGTGTGTATTGAAAATGGTTACATTATTTTTATTAAAGAAGTTGATAGAAATTATGCTTTAGAAATTATTTCGCATGAACTAATACATCTACAGCAATATAGTTCAGGCAATTTAATAATCGATCGTACTAATAACCAACTGACGTTTGATAAAAAAGTTTATCAAGTTAAAGAATTACCAGCTTATGATGTTAGACCGTGGGAAACAGAAGCTTTTGCTAAACAAACAGATCTAAGATCAGAAGTTATAGATATTCTTTATTAATAAATTGAGATGTAGCGCAGCGGTAGCGCAGTTGACTGTTAATCAATTGGTCGTAGGTTCGAATCCTACCATCTCAGCAGCTTAAAACCGATTCGCCTTAAGGTAGCAGTAGTCCGGTGCGGCGACAATGAAACAGTTGTTGAGTCTTTTAGAACAAGACATAAAAGAATTCGAAACCTTGGAATGTCAATTATTCCTAAAACTACCAAGGAAGGTGCTATCGGTGACCTTCCAAATAGTGGCATAGCTCAGTTGGTTAGAGCATCTCGCTGATACCGAGAAGGCCCCTGGTTCGAGTCCAGGTGTCACTACTAAACTTTTTACCAATATGCAAAACAAAGAATTCTTGCACGCATACTTAAATGCGTATGCACCAGTTGGCCAAGAAACCCAAGGTCAAAAAATCTGGACAGATTACATTAAACAATTTACCAATGATGTCAAATTAGATGCTTATGGTACAGCTTATGCTCTTCGTAATGGCGTACAACCAGATCTTTCATCTAGATTAGGCGAGCCTTATAAAGTAGTTATCGAAGCTCACTGTGACGAAATTGCGTGGATGATTACGCATATTGAATCAGATGGCTATGTCAGAGTTAAAAGACACGGTGGATCTGATAATATGATCGCAGCTTCTAAAACGGTTTTAATTCACACTCACGACAATACAAAAGTTAGAGCTCTTTTTGGTTCTCCAGCGGTTCACGTTAGAGACAAATACACAGAAATGGGACCAGAACAACATGAACTTTGGTTAGATTTAGGTGTAGATTCAGCTGAAAAGGTTAGAGATCTTGGAGTTGAAGTTGGGTGCATCGCAACGTTTGATGATCAATTTAGTGAGCTTGGAGACTATTACGTTGGAAGATCATTAGACAATAAGATTGGTGGTTACATCATAGCCGAAGCGCTTAGAGTTATTACAGAGGCTGACATTAAACTACCTTATGATTTATATATAGTTAACTCGGTTCAAGAAGAAGTTGGTTTATATGGAGCTAGAATGATCGCTAAAAAACTACAAGCAGATATTGCTTTAGTACATGATGTTTGTCATAACACTTCACATCCTAATATGAACAAGGCTAAAGATTGCGATACTAAAGGTGGAGATGGTCCATGTGTTGAATACACTGCACAAAATCACAGAAAGATTTTAAACAAATTTAAAGAAATAGCTAAAGCTAATGATATTAAAATTCAACATACGGTTGGATCTTATGGAAATGATACAATGTCATTCTTTTTAGAAAATACACCAACAGCTATCTTAGCTACGCCTTTAAAATACATGCACACGACTGTAGAAATGGCACACAAAGATGATGTTAAAGCGTGTATTGATCTTTTTGTAGAAACTCTATTGTCAATTACTCCAGAATGGATCGAAGACGTTAAAAACCCGAAGATTTAATCTTCTTCGGGTAATTGAATTACTTCATTTGCAATAGAATCAATGTCTTCATTAGTAAACATTGACATTGTATAAACTTTTTGATTAGAAATAGAAGCCTCTGAATTTAATTTAGAGGCTTTTTTGCGTTGAATAGAATTTGATTTGATGTCAATAGTTTCAACGATTTGAGGTTTATTAATTGTGACAATTTTAACTTCTTCGCATTTTTTGCCAGAAGACAAAACTAAAAATGCAATTGAAGATAATCCGATAAAAAAGGCGATGTGTTTGATATTGTTTTTCATTTTAAAATTATTTATATACTATATAATTGAAAATCACTAGTTTGTTTAGTCATTTATCAAAAAAGTACAACAAGTTGTTTATCAGGTTCTACTGTTTTTGAAAGTTGTTTAAAAATTGTTATATTTTATTAAATCATTACAATCTAAAATTAAGACTTTAAAAAATGAATATATAGACAAACAATATTGTGAAATAAGCATGAAGGCAAACATTAATCAAATTAAAGATCTCGAAGGTCGTTTATTAGCTATTAATAACAAAATAACAGCTATAGAATCAGTTAATTCTATAAATGCAACAAATACATCTGGCTCAAGTGGAACAGCAGGAACTTCTGGTTTAAGTGGAACAGCAGGAACTTCAGGTTCAAGTGGAGTTGATGGTATATTAGGATCAAATGGAACTTCTGGAACTTCTGGAACTAATGGAACTTCAGGAATCAATGGAACTTCTGGTTCAAGCGGAATCAGTGGAACTTCTGGTATAAATGGAACTAATGGTTCAAGTGGAACTTCAGGAATCAATGGAACTTCTGGAACTAATGGTTCAAGTGGAACTTCAGGAACTAATGGAACTTCTGGAACTAATGGTTCAAGTGGAACTAATGGTTCAAGTGGAACTTCAGGAACTAATGGTTCAAGTGGAACTTCAGGAACTAATGGTTCAAGTGGAACTTCAGGAATCAATGGAACTTCAGGTTCATCTGGTAGTAGTGGAACTTCAGGCGTTTCAGGAACTTCAGGTTCATCTGGTAGTAGTGGAACTTCAGGCGTTTCAGGAACTTCAGGTTCATCTGGTAGTAGTGGAACTTCAGGCGTTTCAGGAACTTCAGGTTCATCTGGTAGTAGTGGAACTTCAGGCGTTTCAGGAACTTCAGGTTCAAGCGGTTCATCTGGTGTTAATGGAACTTCAGGCTCAAGCGGTTCATCTGGTGTTAATGGAACTTCAGGTTCGAGTGGTTCATCGGGAGTTAATGGAGCAGCCGGTGCAAATGGAGATATAGAATACGGATATACTATTAATACAGCAGGTTTAGATCCAAACACATATTATCCAATCACCATAGGTTTAGGAACTAATACTTTATATAAATTATCAATCAGAGTTGCTTTAAATTCAAATGCGCCTTCATGGTCAACACACCCGTCTGGATTTTCAGTTAAATTAATATGGTATGCCAATGGTAATGGTTGGGGTACAAATGACACCGTAAGATTAATAGATTCATATAACTATAGATTCGTATCAGGTATGTCGCCTATTGGTGGTATTAGACAAATGCATAATTCTTCTGAAGAAGTAGTATGGGTTAGAGGTGGCGGAAATTACTTTTTATATTCATCACATGCAATTTCACCAACTTTAAGAACAAGCTCTTATTCTTTATATGGTGATACAGTTTCTCCTAGTTCTTCAGCATATAATGACGTTTGGTCTTCAACCGGAGGTAAAGTATCATTTGGTGAAGTTTATTCTTCTGGTGATGTTACTGCCTTTTCGGATGCTAGAGTAAAAGAAAACATAAGATCTATTAAAAACCCATTAGATAAAATATTAAATTCTAAAGGTGTTATTTATGATAGAATCGACACATGCACAAAAGACAATATTGGTTTTATTGCACAAGAATTAGAAGAAAGTATTCCAGAATTAGTTTCTACTGACGAAGCGGGTTATAAATCAGTTAAATACCAAAATATGGTGGCTGTTTTAGTAGAAGCAATGAAAGAACAACAAAAAGAAATAGACGAACTTAAAGCAGCTATATTTGCATTATTAGAAAACAAATAATAATATAAATATATAAGAAGTATAAAGTCTATTAAAAAATAAATAATCAATGGCATTACCATCATCATCTGGAGGTTCTATTTCGATAGGTCAAATTTGGGCAGAAACCGGAGCTCCAGCAGACCCTAATGAAGACATAAACACAGTTAAAAACAGTTTATGGAATGGTTTATTATTAGTAGTCGGAGAAGTTGATATAGATAATTTTAATGGTACAGCAAAATGTGCTATTCGTATAAGTTCATCGCATCCTTATAGAAATTACGCTGATACTATCATATATGCTGCTGTACAAACTTATGCATTTAATGGTATTTATTGGGAAACAGTTTTATTACCGGGAAATCGTATTATACCACAAGGTTCTGACGCTTCTACGATATTTAATGTAACATACACATATTATGGAGCAGGCGCATATTTAGCAGAATTACAAATCACAAACGTATCTCCAGATCAAACAGGAGATTATGTATATTCTACTAGTTTTGATCAATATCAAGCTAAAACACGATATAATTTACACAGACAAATTCTAACATAAATTTAAAATCATGGCATATCAATTTTACAAAAGAAATTACGATAACGCATTTTATGCGTTTGACTCAGAAACCGACACGTTTAAAGTAGTTACAGATCCAGATCACGAAGGCTCAGCTAATATGTGTGCGGTAATGTACAACGAATTAGCGAATTCAAATATTATTCAAATGAACACTCAAATTAGCTCGAATCCAACAGAATATGTTAACATTACAGAAGCTGAATTTAATAATAGAATTTTTTCTATGAAAAGCTTCCTAGAACAAAATTTGTAAGATATATAAAGTATAAAAAAAATAAATTAAAATATGGCACTATCATCAGGAGGTTCAATCTCCATGGGACAAATAGCAACGGAGACACAGGTAGCTTTATCTGGAGTATCTTTATGGAATTCATCTAGAAGAATGAGTGGATCAAATCCATACGGATATTATCCAGCAAGTATGACATCAACACCAGACTCTATGAGTGAGTTCAGAGGAACAGCTTTTGCTAACCAAACACAAGCTTCTTGTTTATTAGAAGGAACTTTAATTTCAATGGCAGATGGCACAACTAAAAAAATTGAAGATTTAATAGTTGGAGATGCATTGAAGGGTATTAGTATTGAAGGTTTACCTTTAGATGAAACTGTGCATTTTGCATGGACGTCTGAAAATCCAAGTATTACAACAACAGACACTATTGTAGTTAATGCAACTAAAATAGAAGCATTTGCAATTTACAACATTAACAAAGGATTGCTTAAAGCAACAGCTGAACACATTCACTTAGTTAAAAGGGAAGCTATTTATATGTTTGTTCAATCATCTGAACTTTTAGTTGGAGATATTGTATTAGATAGCCAACTTAATGAGGTTGTAATTACAAGTGTAGAAAACGAGCGTATGGAAGATGATCATAGTGTTAACGTTTATTTAATTGACGTAGAAACAATTGACTTATTCATTGCTAATAATATTATTACGCACAACAAGAAACCAATACAATAATATTTAATTATTATTAAATTTAAAAGCCAATCGAAAGATTGGCTTTTTTATTGTAAACTTTTTTAAAAGGATAGATATAACACCTAAACTTAAAGATACATGAATTTAACAGGCATACACGTTTTTAAATCAGTTTCGTCCTCAAGTTATTCAGAACATGTTTTGATGATTCAAACACTTTCTGCTCTTGAATGGAAAAAACATAATGGTCCAATTCACTTATACACTACCAAAAAAGACTTAAAGTTTTTTGAAGCTTTAGGTATGGATCAACTTTACGATAATATTAATACTGAAGTTCTAGAACAAAAAGACGACATCTATTGGCCACATTTTGGTGCAGCTAGTAAAATGAAAGTCTTGAATTCTATTGAAGAATTTCCAGTTGCATTTATCGACAACGATTTAATTTATAGAGAAAAGATTGAAATCAAGGATGAAAGCATTATTTATTTACATGACGAAGGTCGCTTTCACAAAAACTATCCACCTTTAGATTTCTTAAGCAAACGAGATGGTTACGAGTTTCCTAAAATGGAATCATTAGAAACGTGTCAACCGATTAATGTTGGTTTGTTTGTTATCAATGATCGTAAACTTAGAGATGAATACTGTGCATTGGCTATGGATTTCATGACTAAAAATTCTAAGAAACCAGCTCCTGTTAAATGGGCTCCAGAAGGACTTAGAATATTTTGGAAGCCATTGTTTGTTGAGCAAAGATTACTTTCAGCTGTTGTAGATAATGGTAATTACAAAAAGCGTCAATTATTTCCATATACTTACATGGGAGATACTTTAAGATGGAGATCATGGGAAACAGGTGAAGAATATACTCACGGTGAATTAGGACAAAGAGAAACTTTAACTTGGTTTCACTTATGGGGTGAAAAGGTAGAGTATTCTAGACCAGAAGGTCAATCTTTAAAAATCAAAGTTTTTTATAATTTATTAAGTGCTTTACAAAACAGTGGACCTAAAGCATGGATAATTAGACAAAATCTATTAGATTTTTTAAAATACAAAGAACAAGATTTACAAGAAGAATTAGGATATAAAATTTAATATATGAAAAGCAAATTAATAACAGTAGGATCTGAACAAGACTTGCATATTTTCAAAGATTGCATAACATCTCAAGCAGTTTGGGCTAAAAAACATGGCATTGAGCATGAAATCATAGAAACAGAAGTTGACAAAACAGGTAATTGGATTTTCTATGAGAATTTTATCACGACTTTAGTTGATAATGAAGAAACCACAGTTATCGCAATGATGCCAGAAGTTATGGTCTTAGAAGACTTTAGCAATCCATTTATGCTAGATAAAGATTTAATAGTTGTAAATTCTGGAGATATTGCAGTAATAGCTGGTAGATTTTCAGGTAGCATTTTACAAAGAGCTAACTTATTACAATCATTGGCTTTCAAAGATACTCCGCACTCTTCCTGCGACTTAGGTTTACACGTTCTAGACACTAAAGTTAAAAACTATATTCACTTTATGGCAGGAATTTCAGGTAAGCCAGAGTACCCTTGTATGTCAGGCTTAAACAATTCGCATGGCTTTGAGATGCATGCTAAAACATACAAAGACGAACCAATTGGTATTAAGTATAATTACTCTTCATACGCAAACCAATTTTACAGAGGTGGAGATTTCGCAGTCAATTTAAAAGTTGCTAATATAGAATTAGCTATGGGTTTTGTCAAAGAGTTTAAGAAAATGAAAGAAAGAATCAACACTTTAGTTATGGAACTTTCTTACTTTGAAAAAGATGTTTTAGAACCAACATTAGAAAACGAATCACTTAAAAATAAAGTATAAATTTAATGCCAAAGTGCGATAGACATCTATGGGACGAGTTAGATAAAGAACCTTGTTGGAGATGTGAAGAATTAAGATATAAAAAACCAAATATTATGGCAACAGAAGCTTGTATTTCGTGTGGATGCGACACTCGTATTAATGTAGACACACACGTAGAATCTAGAATGTATTATGAAGTTGGCGTTGGTCAAATGTGTGCAAAATGTTACAACACGTCAGCTACATTGACAGAAGATTACAGCGCACCTAAAAAGTTTGGTGCAAATGAAAATGTAAATAGAGTAGTAATTGATGCTAGATTAATCAATGACACACCTAATGATCAAGAATTGGGTGAAAAGGTCAGAAGACTTTTAGATTAATTATATACTGTAGTGTGGCGAAAAGCAATTGCGCGGCATACGCACCCACCTGTCTCGTGGGCGTGGACAAAGAAATAGATTGATAATATGGGGTAGACCACCAGCTTGCAAGCGTTATGTTATCAATTGAATCTCCACTTGGTGGTTCGAATCCATCCACTACAGCCTCAAATTTTCATGATATATAAATCATGAAAAAAATAACTAAAATTGGAAAGAAAGGATTAGACTTAATCAAAGCTTTCGAAGGACTCTCTTTAAAACCATATTTATGCCCAGCTGGAATTCCAACGATAGGCTATGGAAGTACTTTTTATGAAGACGGTACCAAAGTTACTTTAAAAGATAAAGCTATAACTGAAGCTAAAGCAACTAAAATGTTATTGCATGAAATTGCAGTAACTGAAAAGTACGTAGATACTTTTTGCCAAGATATGATTACTCAAAATCAGTTTGATGCTTTGGTTAGTTTTGCGTATAACGCTGGATCAAATGCATTAAAAACAAGTACATTACTAGTTAAATTAAATAAGAACGTAAATGATCCTACTATTAAGGATGAATTTTTAAAATGGTGCAAAGCTGATGGAACACATAATGGTAAAGATGATGATAATGATGGTCTTATTGACGAGGCTGGTGAAAAACAAAAATTAGAAGGTCTCTTAAAAAGAAGAACAGCCGAAGCTGCTCTTTATTTTACTAAATAATATCTTTAGACTCTATTAAAGTATAACTAAAATGGTTGCCATGAATTTTGGCAGCCATTTTGCATATCTGCATAAATTGATCAAAGTCTTTGACTCTTTTAAAGACTTGACAACCTTCAGACCAATTTTCAACCCAAGTGGAATCTCTTCCAGCTTTGTGAATATTAATACCAAACATACCTGTTTCTGTTTTAGTTTCATCAAAAACTAAATCTTTGTTTGCATCTCTATAAACAATAACATCTCCTTTTCTTTGGCACAAAGCTTCATATTTACCTTGATGTTTGTCTATTTCCCAAACAGCTCTGTATTGGCCAGGAACTAGTCTTGCTACACCGCCTTTAGCTTTACCTTCTAACATGCCTTTTTTACCAGGCTCTGTGGTTGCATTCCAAATAAAATATTGCCAAACTCCATCGATTCTGAATGAAATGGTTAAAAAATCATCAAAGACATTAGTCACCTTTTTACCAGTGTTAGAAGTTCTAATACCTACAATATTCACATCATAATCTTTGTTGGAATTAAACCAAAGATATTTTTTTGATTTTACAGCTTTTTCTATTTGTTGCCTTGTATACATGCTTATAATTATTTTTTAGAAACTTTTATTATTTATCAGATATAATTCTTAAACGTAATATTATGGAAGTAAAATTTGCAGATAGTTTCGGTGATTCAATTAAAACATTGATCATGCATGAATCATGGTGGTACAAAACGTATGAAACAATTCGTTATAAAATACCAGTATTCTTTAAAAACATTTATAGATTTCGTAAAGTTTTATGGAACCATAGATGGTGGGATTACAGATATACATTAGAAGCTTTGCAAACTTCATTAGAAATAATGGAAAGCAAAATGCACGATGGCATGGAAGTTTTTGAATCTCGAGGTAAAAAGATTGAAAAAATGCAAAGAGCTATTCAGATTCTTAAAAACATCGGAGAAGATAATTATATTGAAATGGCCGAAGCTGAATTAGGTGAGATTATCCATCACCCGTGGGAATTTGAAGAAACTGGTGATACTACAGATAATCCTTTTGGTGAAAAAGGTGAAAAGATGTATCAACTAATTGACAAAGAATCTCCTGAAGAGAAAGAACACAACCGTAAAGTATATGATCGCACGCACGAGCTTGAAGAGCAAGAGTGGAATGAGCTATGGGAAATCTTTAAAGGTAAAAGTTACAAAGAATATCGCAACAGTTTAACCGAAGAAGAGAAAAACGATCCTAGCATTTACGATAAGTGGTTTGATGGAAGTGATATGCGAGGTTGGTGGGATTAGCATCATTAAAATTGTTCGTAACTTTTGAAAAATAATTAAGCCCAAATTTTTTAGTTTGGGCTTTTTTTCGTATATTTACAGAGTAATTAAAAGATAAACAACATGGAAAATTCAATTAAAGTAGGTTATGATTCTCAAACAGGTTTTTATACATTTAAAAACGGGTTTAACACGACAATGGAAGTAAATGGTAAATCCACAAGCGATCCATTACGAGGCTTTAGAAGTGGTGAACTTGTAGTAACTTCTGAAAAACCAGAATCAATCACATGTAAAACATCTGGCCGTAAATTAATCGGTTACGATAACACTGAATTTGGAATCACTATTTCAGTTGAAAAATTCAAAGAGGTTCAAGCTGTAATTGATTCAACTAGAGAATACGACGACGATACTGAAGATTATATTTACAATACTTTAGAAGATGAGGTTTTTGCTATAAGATTTGCAAGAACACACAAACCGGTTTATGAGACTGTTGAAGAAGTTCATAACTTAGAAATCGAGTTTATTAACTATCCAGTGAGCGCCTATAAATGTATCATTCCTTTACATTCAATTAATGCAGAGAATGTGTTTGAAACAAAATGTAAGTATGTACCAAGTAACATTGAATTATTCTTTACAGTTTGTGATGCATTTGGAATCGATAAAAGTAGAATTGACGTACCAACACATTCAGGTTTAAGATTTGTTAAAATCGATGATAAATTTGTAGCAGGCATGGAAGAGTTTGAAAAAACTGCTAACTTAATCATTATTGATACTTATGAAGGTTGTATTGCTAGAATGGATGTGAATCGTAAAAAATTAGAAGATGCTGTAAGCTTTCATTTAGCTAAACAATCTCAAAAGATTGTAGATACATCAACTGTTGGGTATCTTTTAACTGAATTAAGATCTTTACAGAACTCAATTTCTAGTTTAGATGTTAAGCAAAAAGAATACAATTCACAGAGAGCAATTTCAAATAGAATTGGAGGCTTGATTAACAATTATAAAGAACAAGCATAATTATGAAAGCTTTATTAATATTATTAGCGGTTATTTCATTCTCATGTAAATCTGCAGAAGAAAGCATCAAGGACTACAGCTATACAAATGAATGGCATTTTGAAAATGGTCAAAGATACCAAGTTTATCAAACCAAAAGCGGATCTCAATACGTATTGATTTTAAACAAAAGAGAAACAAAATTTATTAGAAAATATTTAAAATAAGAATTATGGAAGTATTTGGTGTATTTGCAGGATTAGCATTGTGTATTTTAGCATTTGCAATTTTATTCAATGGAGGTATTACAATCACAATTAAAAAGAAATAAGATTATGAATTGGGAAGAAAGAAAAGCAGCCTATACAGCAAAAGCAAAAACATTAGCTGATGTGCCTAAAGATTTAAAATACTTTTCAAAGTTTAACACCCTGAAAATGGCAGTAATGCAAAAAGTAGAAGATGATATTAAATCAGGTAAAATCAATAAAGAAGATGCGAGCGAATTACATACCATTCGAGATGCTAAAGACACTTTTGGATTTACTGAAAGGTATGTAAATGTGTTGATGGAATATGCATATCAAGAAAGCGTAATAAACACCGCTAAAGATTTTGCAAGACAAACAAAAGAAATGAATGAAGCCTTTAAGAAAATAGTAGATGCTTTAGACGATGTTGATATGATACCTGAAAATTGTAATTGTGATTATTAAAGATATGAAAGTAGGAGATAAAGTTAAATACAAAACGAGTAAAGCTAGTTTGCAAACTTATTATGGAACTATTCTAGGTTTCAAACTTGATAAAATTAGAGTTTCAAAATACAAATTTAGTGATTATTCTGGATTTGCAACAGAAACTTACATAGACAAAGAAGATTTAATTTAAAAATAATTACTAAAATATTTTTTTATATCAAAAGTATTGTGTATATTTACATATCTAATTAAAACAAAGAACTTATGAACACACCAATTAAATTAATTATCGCATTATTTGCAGCTTTAGTTATTGCAGCAATTTATTTCAATGTTAAAGCGTACAATCACATCGAAACTCATGCTGTAAAAGTAGAAGGTAAAGAAAGAATCACAGAACAAACTGGAAATAGAGTTACATCATTCTATGTTGTTTATACAGACAAAGGTACTTTCAAATTAGAAGACGATATGTTACGAGGTAACTATTATTCTAGTGATGTGTATGGAAAACTTAAAGAAGGTTCTACATATACAATTAAGACTTCGGGTTATCGTATCGGTTGGGCGAGTGAATATCCTAACATTATAGAAGTTAAGTAAGATGGATAAAGAATTTATACCTTACGAACAAGCATTAGCCCTAAAAGAATTAGGATTTAATAGAAGAACATTTGCAACGTATAGTACGATACAAAACAATAAATGGATATTAACACCTGATCTCTCAGGAGAAGGTACTTTCTCTGGATCAGGAGAAGGTCAATATCCTAAAAGTTCTTCAGCTTGTATAGCGCCGACATTCTCACAAGCATTTAGATTTTTTAGAGAGAAGAAATATCAAGCCGAAATATTATGGAGAGGTGACTTCGGAGATTTTTGTTGGAAAATAGGTAGGTTTAAATATGGTAGTCATTTCTTTTCTGATGATGGATTTAAAACTTACGAAGAAGCAGAAATTGAATGTCTTAAAAAACTAATAGAAATTGTAAAACAAAAATAATATGTTATCAGCAGCAAAATACGTAATCATCGATGGTTGTGGAATCATCTTCTCAGCAGCAATCCAACATAAAGATATGGTTGGCTTTAATCAAAAAGCAACAGGTGCTGGTTTTGTACATTTTTCAGCAGAAGTTGATGAATATGGAGAAACCATCATTAAAGTAAATGCTTATGGTAGATCAGTTTCATTAGGGATTCCTTCTCAAGAAGGAGACTCAGCAATATTAACAAGACAAATCACTAATACTTACTAAGATGGAAAAAACAATCTCAAATGCTAATAAATTAAAATGGATTATGAAGCGACATGCTGATACAAATCACATGTATGATACTTATCTTCCATACGAATTTCATTTAAGAATGGTAGTTGCAACTGCTGCCAAATATTTATACTTACTTCCAGATTCTAATAATGGAGAAGAATCTTTTAGAGATGGAGTTATCTTAGGTGCATGGGGACATGATTTAATCGAAGACACTAGAACTTCATACAATGATGTTAGAGGGGTTTTAGGACTCTACGCGGCTGAAATCGTTTATGCAGTTTCAAATGAAAAAGGTAAAAACCGTAAAGAACGAGCAAACGCAACTTATTACAAAGGAATTCGAGAGACTCCAGGAGCAACTTTTGTAAAAATATGCGATCGTATCGCAAACGTACAATATTCAAAAATGACTGGAAGCAGAATGTTTGAAATGTATAAGAAAGAAAACTCAAACTTTATTCAAGAACTTGGATGGTTTGGTGATGTTACGGATCAATTATATCCAATGTTCTGCGACTTACAGGAATTATTTATAGAACCTAGAAAAGAAAAATAAAATGAAAAAACATTATTTTGAATTAGACAAAGTAGAATCAATTACTTTAAATTACGAAACCGAAACATCATGGCGATGGATGGATGCAATTCCAGCACGTCCTAAAACATTCTTAGGATTTAAATATGGCATGCATCCTGAAATTCCGGCAGGTTGGAATGAATATATCAAAGAAGATGGTACTGATCGATATCCATGGGACCGAAGACAGTCATCATATTTTGAAGATTACAAATGGTTTAAAGTAACTCCCTTTCGTATTCATAATAAAGCCAATGTTTCAATTTATTTGAGTTATAAACATTCTATAGGAACTAATTTTGAATCAAACGAAGAGGCACAAGCTTATGTAGATGAGTTAATTGCAAGTTCAGACAAAAAGTTTCACGTAATCATTAACAAATAAAATTATGAAAGACGCACTAGCATATATGAAAAGTCCTGAAGGCCAAAAGGCAATGGAAGATTATTTAGAAAAACTTGCAGAAAAAGATAGAATTCAAAGAGAAAGAGCTCAAAAAATCAAACAAAAATGGGGTGTTTGTGATGATGCAACATTTGATGATTTGATGTTGACAATCTTGAAGAAGCAAGAAAAGTATGATGAGCGTCATTATTCAACATATACTGACAGATCTTTACATATCATGAATTTAATGTGGGAATTGGCAAGTCTTGAAGGTTTAGAAATTGATCCAATTGATGGTTTAACTGAAAACTTTCCATCTTACATTTATGATTACTATGGGTATCAGTTTGCAATCACACATGGCCAAGGATCAGTGTTAAGCGTTTATCGTCAAAATGAATTAAGATATAGAAGTTAATTATGAAAATCAAAGACATATTAAACCAAAAAATTGATTTGTTACCATTTTTATTTGGACCAATTCAATCTGTGATTGATCTCTTTAAAACAAGAGGTACTAATTTTACTGGCAATAATGCAGTGTACGTTACAAAACAAGGCCAACCAGTTATTATTAGATCTGAAAAAATGATGGGTGAAATCGAAAGACTTTATGCTATAGATGGCGTTCCTAGAAACTTTGGTACTAGTGGCAATGCAGGTTTAAATTCAAACTTTGCATTAGATATGGTTAAACAAGGACTTAAACGAGAAATCTGCGATGAGATTATGAAAAGTGATCTATTTGAATGGTCAATTGAAGAAACTGCAATGGGAACTAGAGTAGCTGCTAGAATAATTGTTAATAAGTTTGAATAATAAAGCGTTAAAAGTTTTACCATATTAAAACTTTTGTGTATATTTACATATAATTAAAAACAACAAATCATGATACAAAGATTAAACTTAGTAAACCCTGAAAATTCAGATATTAAATACAAAATCTCTCGATTTCCAGATGGACAGCAATCAATCACATTAGATATGGTTGATGCAGATTTACCTAACAAAATCACGGTAAGTATTACAAGTCGATTAAATTCATTCAGGGATTTAGAAGTTATTATCTCGGCTAATCAAGCTCTAAGAGAATTCTCTTATGTTGAAAATGTTAAGCTAAATGTTCCTTATTTCTTAGGAGCTCGTTCTGATCGTAAATTTGAAGCAGGTACTAGTAACTATCTTAAAACAGTTATTTGCCCAATTATCAATGCACAAAACTTTTCAAGAGTTACTGTTTTGGATCCACATTCAGATGTTTTAGAAGCTTGTTTGAATAACTATCACAAACACAATAATCATCGCTTAGTTAAAGATGCCTTAACAAAAATTGATAATAAAGATGGAGCACGAAGTAGAATCTGTTTAGTAAGCCCAGACGCTGGTGCTTATAAAAAGATTTTTGATGTTGCAAAAGAATTTAACATTGATAATATTGTTACAGCATCTAAAGTGAGAGATATTAAAACTGGTAAAATTCTTAAAACTGAGATTCCAGACTTACCTGGATTGGTTGGAGATGATTTAAAATATGTAATCATTGATGATATTTGTGATGGTGGTAGAACATTCAATGAACTTGCAAAGGCAATTAGAGCACAAAGAGCAGACGCTAAAATTTATTTAGTAGTAACTCACGGAATATTCAGTGCTGGTTTTGCAGAATTATCACGTAACTTTGAAAGAGTTTATACAACAAATAGTTATAGAGATATTGCTGATAATGAATATGAAGAAAAAACAAACACAACTGCATTTAACATATTCTAATGTACACGATAGATTCATTAGCAACATTAGGATATGTTGTAGAAATTAGCTTAGATCAAACAAGCGCTCCAAAATATGCATTTGACATATACAAATACGAGCACTTTGGAAACTATGAACTAATTGAAGTTAGAGAATGGTATTTATACCGAACATGGCAAGATGCATTTGACGCAGCTGTCGAAGAATTAAAATTTTTAAAACTAATATAAAATGGCAAAAGAACAAAAACCAAAAACAGAAATAGTAGACAGAGTGGTCTTGGTACAAGATCCAATCTTAGGCTCAAGATATGAGTTACAATCAGTTGAAGTACGTGTCGAAGAAGAAAACGAATCTGTAGAATCTGATGAGCAATAGAACTTATAGAATGTATGGCTTAGTGCCATACAACTTAAGTCCAATTCAGCAAGGCATCCAATTTGGCCATGCTGTAGTTGAGTATGGATTAGAATTTAATGCTACGCCAGAATACCAAAAATGGGCTAAAGAAGACAAAACTTTTATCATTTTAAATGGCGGTACAACTAACACAAGATTTAATCTTGAAGATGGATTACCGTTAGGTTCATTAAACAATCATTTATTGACGCTTGTGTTAAATAATACACAAGTTGCAACTTTTTTTGAGCCAGATTTAGGTGACCAATTAACTGCTGTAGTTTTCTTAGTTGATGATAGAGTTTTTGATAAAGTTACTTGGCCAGATTTTGATTCACGTAATTATCCAGATATTCACGATGAGTTTCAATACTATACTGAATGGAAAAGAAAATTTGCAGAAACTGAAAAGGAAGCAGATCAAATCATCTTCTTAAGAGATTTTTTAAAACAATTTAGATTAGCATAAGATGAACTATCAAGAAATAGAAGGTGACTTAATTGCGCTAGCAAAACATGGAAAGTTTGATGTGATTACGCATGGTTGTAATTGCCTTTCAAACATGGGTGCTGGCATTGCACCTCAAATGGCAAAAGCTTTTGATGTTGATAAATTTCAAATGGAAGCAGAAGGTCCAAGTATTTTAAAACTTGGTAATATTGATTATGAAACCTTCGTACTTGGTGAAAATGCAGTTTGGTCTTTGGCTGGTTTTAAAAATAATCAAAACGAACCAACGTTAAGTGTTGTGAATTCATACACGCAATTTAAATATGGTAAGAATCATACAGATGGAGTTTCAAAGCCGTTGGATTATGAGGCATTAACTTTATGTATGCGCAAGATCAATCATACATTTAAAGGTAAACATATTGGCTTACCAAAGATTGGCGCTGGATTGGCTGGTGGAGATTGGAATAGAATCAAAAAAATTATTCAAACAGAGTTAAAGGACATGAAAGTGTCAGTAGTAATTTATAAACCTTAAGAAAATGAATAACGTATACAGACACATAGGACCTTTATGGTTAGGATTTTCACTTGCATGTTTTGGTAAAATATCATTTATGACATGGCAGTTTTATGCAATTGTAATCCCATTCTTTATTTTATTACGTATAACAAAATTTAATCAAGACGAAGAATGAAATCGATAGAAATCAGCGATGACATGTATGCTAAGTTAATAGAACTTGCTATTGAGATGACGACTCAAGATCCTAGAGGCACAAGGATGCCACATCTTTTTCAAATTAGAGATTGGAAACGAGTTTATGATTGGAATTTAAATGGAAACACTAAATGTTGGATTGATCCTGACGCAGATTTTTGTGTTATAGAAACTTTAGCAGATCTAAAAGATTATTTAGAAAATTGTGACATACTTCCGCCAGAAAATATAGAAGAACTATGGGAAGATGGTTACGATATGCAAGATTGGATTGAAGAAAATTGTGAAGATTTACAAGAATGTTCATATTCGATGGAACCAGTTTATACTAATTCATTTTTGACTGCGAAAGCTGCTCAAGTACATTTAGATGCAAATGACTATCATTATCACAAAGATGCTGATGTTTATTTGAATCATGCTTGGAGAAATCCAGATGCAGAATTAGTCACAGAATTTTTATGTAGTTTAGTTAATAAAAAAATACACACGTAATGAGACAAACTGGTAAAACTACAAGATTAGTAGATGAGGCAGTTCAATATTTATTTGCTCACGGTTCGATTAGAATATTAACAAACTCTGAAATATACAATCCAAATTTCATGAGAGGTTTTAGACCAGAACAAGTCGATGTGTTTTTAAAATTTATTGACCCAGATACTAGGCCAGATAATAAAGCACAACGTCATTTTATCGACATGTTAAATAGAAGGCTTGCAATCGAACATGACGGAAGCACCGAAAGAATTAGTAACACAGAATTTAGAGTAGTATAACGATGAGTCAAACAGAATTTCACACAGGTAGATTATATCCAGTACGTTTAACTGGAACTCTAGAGGAAACTTGCAGAGCAATTGCAACACGTCATAATATTGAATTAGGCGAGGATTGGCAAGAAGACTTTAGAGAAAACTTTAATGAATATGAATATAAACGTGAAAGAGTACCTGAAGAGTATTTTATTCACGGAGAGAAACTTTATAGAGTAATCGATCATGAAGAGTCAAATGATGAAGATTATTTCATGAAGCTTAGTAGAAGCGAGGATGGAAGTATTTCATTCATTGGACAATTCTATAATGGAGGTACATGTTTCTCTGAGATGTTAGAAGAGGCGTTAGATGAATTAAAGCCAACTTATAAAGAACAATTAAAGGGGATAGTTGATGAAATTTGCGAGAAGCACAGTGAAAAAATGCCGATCACAGTTCCTGCAGCAGGCTCTCTAGTTTTAAAATATTATGGCATTGAAAAGGCCAGAGAATTATTCGTTGGAATTATTAAAGAAAATAACAACGATCCTTATAAGACATCAGCATATAAAGCAACATTAGAAACCATTTTAAAATAGAGATATGAGAAGATACAAAGTAAGATGTAATGTTAATGGTCATGTGCACGAACACACCATTGAATGTAGAGAAATGACAATTAGTCACAACGCATATTGTTTTTGGGCAGGAGAACATGGTGAAACAAATCGATTAATTTATTCGTTTCCGATTATGTTTACAATTATAGAAGGTTTACCAGATGGCAATAGCGAATCCTAGAATCCACGTAATTTGTGGTATATGTGGTTCAAATAAAATGTTTGAATATCATATTTCAGAAGAAATTGACGATGACACAGAAGAAACTTACAATGAGGTTTATATCTCTTGTAAAAACTGTGGTTCATTGACTGGTCTAAGTGAATTAATGCCAGAAGAGGAATGAGAACCTGTATTAGATGTAAAGAAAAGAATATCTTCGATAACAGAAGAATATGTTCAGGTTGCATGAAGGAATGGACCACGATGAGAACTACTGCCTTTGATACATTAGAATCTAAATATGGTAAAATGAATCCAGAGAATCATCCAACTTTTATTAAAGAGATGAAAAGACTTGAAAAGATTTGGAAAAGGGACAAGGATTTGTTTCAGTTAGAACTAGGTAAAATTTAACATAATTTTAACACTCCAGATTTTTTAGTCTGGAGTTTTTTGTTTATATTTACATATCTAATTAAAACAAAGAAATTATGAAAAATATACATGTATTACCAACAGAGAAACCGAGTAGAATTTACTTAATTAAATCAAATAACAAATTAGGTATTACTTCTAACAATCCAGAGTTTACAGAAAATTTTGGAAGTGGAACACAAAACCAACACATCTGCATCACTTCTAATGAAGAAATTAAAGAGGGAGATTGGGTTATCGATGATGAAAATGATATTTTAGAGGTAATCGAAATAGAACGAAATCAAGGACTTGCAAGATGTGTTAATTTCACCTATGTTTTAGACTCTTGCAAAAAAATCATCCTAACAACAGATAAAGACTTAATCAAAGATGGTGTACAGGCTATTGATGACGAGTTTCTTGAATGGTTTGTGAAAAATCCGAGTTGTGAGGAGATTGAAACGTTTAAAGTATGGTGGAGTGATGATAGTTATTCTTATGAAATCATCATTCCAAAAGAAGATTGGCTACTAAATAATCCACAATGTAAGCAAATAGAATCTTGTAGTAAATCATTATCAAAAAAATGTATTTGTCTAAAAGAAAAACCTAAACAAGAAACACTTGAAGAAGCTGCTAATAAGGCAAATGGATATAATGTCTATGCAAAAGAAACTAAAGCTCCAATTTTCAATGAAGGTTTTATAGCAGGTGCTAAATGGCAACAAGAACAAGACAAGAATAAGTATAGTGCGGAAGAACAAACCGATATTTTAGAAGTGGGTCAAATTCTTGTAAATGAAGAAACACTCGAATACGGATTACTACAGCACATTAAAATGTGTCTTGAATGTAATAATGAATCGCAAGCTATAAGATTACTTGAGAAGTATGGTTTTGAAAAACAAGAGGAAAGATATAGTGAGGAAGAAATTATGGATATGTTTCATAGTCTTAGTATGCATCTCCCTTTACATTACGAATTTTTAGTTAAAGAACAATTTAAAAAATAAGATATGGGAGGTTTAGGAGGTGGAATAGCATTGATAATATTGTTTTTCATAATGCCAATATTAGAATTTTTAATTGATAGAATTTTTAAAAACAAATAAGATATGGAAGAATATTTAATAAAAACACAAGTTTTGCATAATTACGAACTTATTATAATATTGATATTTTGTGTGATTATAGGTATGTTTTTTGGTCAATTTAAAAACAAATAAGATATGACAGCAGTAGAATGGTTATTAACAAAAATACCTTTTGATGTTTCTTTAGAATTAATAAAAAAAGGTATAACTAAAGAAGCCAAAGAAATGGAAAAGCAACAGATTATTGATGCCTATAGAAGAAGTACATACCAATTTGAAGTTGATGCAAAAATTAATTGCAGAACAGCAGAAGAATACTACAACGAAACATTTATAAACAAATAAGATATGAAACGCGGTGTGACAAGAATAGTTTTTAAAATAGGAAACTATGTCATTAAAATACCCAATCATTCTTATAGTCATTTTAATTTTTTAAATGGATGTTATGCAAATTGGTATGAGCGCAACTATTATAAAACATTTAAATGTATCGAAGAACAAAAAAATAAAATAGCGCCTTCATTATATTGTAGCATTTTTGGATTAATTCAAATACAGAAATATTGCAAACCCATTAGAAGAGAACTTACAGACGAAGAATTAGATCACTTCTCTGATGTTAGAAATGGGGAAACTAAAAAAGAAAATTTTGGTATTTATAACGATACAATAGTCTGTATTGATTATTCAAATTAATAAAAATAATTTAAAAACAAATAAGATATGACAATAACATTAGAACAAGCATTATGCATTGTAAGTATTGGATGGAATGAAGATACAAAAGAATTATAAGATATAGCAAATAATTTCATAAAAGAAGAAGCTAACAGACTTCATTTAATTTATCAAAAAAATTTAATTGAAGAAAAATTAGAACAACTTAAAAACAAATAAAATGAGTTTAATAGCAGCCGTAATAGTTATCGCTTTTGTACTTTCATTTAGCGATAGGATTTTAGATTTCTTTAAAAATCGTAAATAAAATAATTTAAAAATAAGACATGAAAGCAAAATTGTTAAAAAAGATCAGAAAAAGATTTTCAATTGTACATTATCCAGAAGGATTGTATATTTATCAGCAGTTCTTTAAAGGATCAGCAACAGCTTTAATAGATACAGAAAACTGTTTCTTTACAGAATATTCCTTTAAAGAAAAACAGGAAGCGTTTGATGAATTATATGCAAAGTTACAGATTATGATTCAAGATAATTATGGCACTTTTAGAAGCGCTAGAAAGAAACCAGTTACAGAAGTTTTGTGGCATAAAAAATAAATGTTAAAATATTTTTTTATGTCAAATGTTTTTGGTATATTTACATATCTAATTAAAACAAAGAAATTATGTTTCCATACTCAGCAATCGTAGCAGCTAATATGCTAAACAAACAAGGTCAAAGACAAGCTAATCCACCTAAAATTACAACATTAGGTGAATATACAACAGCAACTGACTTAGAGGTTTATGAACAACTTGTAGAATCTGCAAAAACAGTTGGTATTTGTGAAATGGCCGATATAATTTCAAATTGGCAAAATTTCGATTCATTATCAGACGTTAAGAAAAGATTATTTTTGTATGAATATGCTTCAACTTTTAAAAGTAAACCAACGTTTATCGAGAGAGTTAAAGATTATTTCAATATCTAAGAAACTTTATTATTTTAATTCATATAATATAAAACAATTTTAAGATGTCAAACAAAAAAGTAACTTACTCTTTTAGACCAATTTCAATTCCAAATATTATCTTTTCACTGCCAACTGCGATGATTGGTTACCAAATTCACTCAAGTGGTTTTTGGGCCTTTATGGATTTTATCTTTTGGCCATTAGCTTGGATTAAATGGTTTATCTTTCAAGAAGTAAATCTCACAATTATTAAATCAGCATTTGACTGGTTTTTAAAATAAGGTCAGTTATTCCCTTTAAAGAATAACATTAACTAGCATCCAACTAACGAAGGTTGCACAATAACATATATTATGAAAAACGATGCATTAGGCGATCGCATGAAAGAGTTCTATGAAGATAGAACCAGAATCAAACTTCCACGAAGAACATTCACAATTATCCGCATTGACGGAAAAGCATTTCACACTTACACAAAAGGCTTACAACGACCATTTGACCAAGGACTTATTGACGATATGAATGAAACGACAGCATATCTTTGTAAGAATATCCAAGGCGCTAAATTTGGCTATGTTCAATCAGACGAGATTAGTTTAGTCTTAACAGACTTCGATGACTTAGGAACTCATGCTTGGTTTGACAACAATCTACAGAAAATGGTAAGTGTTGCAGCTTCTATGGCAACTGCTAAATTCAATCAATTGAGAATGGCGAGAGCAACATGGGAAGGAAATGATATTGAAGGTATGTTAGATGTTGACGATATTCAAAACTTTAAACTTGCAATGTTTGACGCCAGAGCTTTTCAAATTCCATTCATTGATGAAGTTAAAAACTATTTTATTTGGAGACAACAAGACGCTGTAAGAAACAGTATCTCTTCAGTTGCTCAAAGTCTATATAGTACTAAAGAACTTCACGGTGTTAAGACTGATCAAATGCAAGAATTGATTTTCCAAAAAGGAATCAATTGGAATGATTGCGATTTTCGTAAGAAAAGAGGAGCTGTGATTGGTAAAGTAGAAGTAACCACTACTAATGAAAATGGAACTTTTACCAGAAACAAATGGCAAGAAATCTATACTCCTATTTTTACACAAGATCCATTCTTTTTAGCTGGATTACTAAGTAATTCTAAAGGAAATGTAGATGTTGAGCAAAGTAAAGTTCCATACAGTCCTAAATTAGGTGACTTAGTCTATTATCCAGTTGATGCTGCCTCATTTACAGTAATTGGGATTAGAGAAGGTGAAGTTGAAATTTACGGAGATTGGAGTGGTGGAACGCACAACACAAAAGGTGCCGGCTGGGTAAAGCTTTCAGAAATTGAACCTTACGATGAGAGTAAAGTAAAATATTACGACAAACAAGGAAAACCATATTTTAAAGAAATTATTAAAAACAAATAAAATGAACTGGATTAAAAGATTATTTGGAATTAAAGAAGTAGAACCTCAAGGTGTACAAATGAAAGAATCATATTACACTCTTAGAGGAACTTCTAAGACTACTCCTACTCCTATTGATAAAGAAAAACGTATGAGAGAAATTGTAGAAGCAGAACGCATTCGTCGTGATGAAATCTATGAACGTTCCCGTAAAAAAGCTAGAGAAGATGAATCTGACTTTTTAACTTCAATGGCAGTTGCAGCTGTAACTGATTCAACCTTAATTGGTGCTGCAGTTGGAGGCGATATCTTTGGCGCTATTGTTGGTGATGCGCTGAATGACAGCGATTCTAATTCAAATACAGATTCTAATTCAGATTCTGGTTTTGATGGAGGTTTTGGAGGTGGAGATTTCTCTGGTGGAGGTGCTGGTGGAAGTTGGGATGATAGTTCATCTAGCAGTTCAGATTCATACGACTCAAGTAGTTCTTATGACTCAGGATCTTCTTATGACTCAGGAAGCTCATACGATTCAAGTTCTTCAAGTGATTATTAAACCAAATAAAAAGACAATGACAAAGTGTAGATTTATCCTAATGAACAAAGGTGTTTGTGAAAGTGATTTTATTTGTGAAGTAGAAAAACCATTAATTGATGAATCAATAACAATGGAATTCGATGGCGAATTTAAAACGTATGAAGTAACATTTGTTCAACATACTTTTAATTTCATAGATAAAACGTTTAAATACGTTATGGTAACAGGAATTAGAAAAAACTAAAGAAAGATGACAATTAAAGAAAAAATAGATGCAGATTATATCATTGCATACAAAGCAAAGGATATTACAGCTAAAGCGGCATTAAGTAGTATTAAGGCAGCAATCACAAATGCTTTTAAGAGCAACGGAACTTGGGTTGCTACTGATGATGAGATTATTAAAATCATTAATAAAGGAATCAAACAACGCGAGGAATCCATTAAAATGTATGAAACTGCATGTAGACAGGAACTTGTTGACAAGGAAAGAGATGAAATGGAAGTCTTGAAAAAATACATGCCAGCTCAAATGACATCTGATGAAATCACATTGGCTTTAAAGGAAATCCTACAAGATTTATCAGTTACTATTACAAATCCACAAGCCTTACAAGGTAAATCTATCGGTGAATTTAATAAAAAATACCAAGGACGTGCAGATATTGGAACCGTTAAAGAAATCTTAGCTAAATTGGTATAAGTATGATTGTTCGTAACTTTATAAAAATAATTGCTTAAATGCTTTTATATTTAAATAATTTTACGTATATTTACATATCTAATTAAAACAAAGAAGTTATGACTGAACTAGAAACATGGCAAGAGGTTAATAAATGTGAAACTCCACAACATTTAGCTTTTATAATTAACAAATTAGCAGATCCTGAAGGAATGATTCAAGGTCGAGAAAGAAAGTTTGATGCTGTCAAAATGATAAAAGGCTTAAATTATTTTATGGCAGATGAAGTACCAGCCAATGTTCTTACCAGAGAATTCGGTATCAGACAACAAGCAATTTATTTAAAAACATTTTATAAGTAATTTATGGAAGCATTATACTTTTTAATACCAGTCGTTATTGTATGCATTGCGTTTATTTACGTTGCATTTCAACACGTTAGCAGTCATGAAAAATTCGACAGCTATCAAGCAAAAAAATTAATGAAAAAAAGAAAATCTAAAAACAAATAATATGAATCCATTATTTCTTACCGACGGTTACAAAACAGGACATCACCAACAATATCCTAAAGGAACAACTTTAGTCTATTCAAATTTTACTCCACGTAGTAATAAGTATGCACCTAAAGGTTGCGACCAATTAGTATCATTTGGACAACAAATGGTAATCAAACAAATTCACGAAGCTTTTGATAAAGATTTCTTTTCAAAGCCAAAAGATGAAGTTTGTGGTGAAATGAAACGTGAATTGTCAATGTACTTAAATACTGACTATGACGTTAGTCACTTTGAAGCTTTACATGATTTAGGTTATTTGCCAATTATAGTTAAAACTCTCGAAGAAGGAACCCTAGTTCCAATGAAGACTCCGGTTTTGACAATTTACAATACACATCCAGGTTTCTATTGGATTACAAATTACTTAGAAACAGTTATTTCTAACTTGTTATGGAAACCAATGACTTCAGCGACTATTGCACATGCTTACCGTAAATTATTTACATCATGGCAAGAAAAAACTGATGCTGAAAAAGGTTGGTTTGTAGATTGGCAAGCACATGATTTCTCAATGAGAGGTTTAGATTCTATCGATGCAACTATTAGTTCAGGTCTTGGTCACTTAACAAGTTTCTCTGGTTCTGACAGTTTACCAGCAATCTTTGGAGCAAGAAAATTCTACAATGAAACTGAATTTGTAGCAGGTTCTGTAAACGCAACTGAACACTCAGTTATGTGTGCTGGATCTAAAGAAGATGAAGTTGGAACATTTAGAAACTTGATGGAAACATATCCAACAGGAATTCTTTCAATCGTATCAGATACTTGGGATTTATGGAAAGTTTGTACTGAACATATTGTTACTCTTAAAGAAGAGATTTTAGCAAGAGATGGTAAAGTAGTTATCCGACCTGACTCTGGTGATCCAGTTCATATTATTTGTGGATATAGTGGTATTCATAATGACGAGTATGTTGATCCAACAACACCAGAAGGTAAAGGTGTTATTGAATTACTTTGGGATGTATTTGGTGGAACTATCAACGAACAAGGTTACAAAGTTTTAGACTCTCATATTGGAGCAATCTACGGAGATTCAATTACATTAGATCGTGCTGAACAAATCTTTAAAAGATTAGAAGCAAAAGGTTTTGCAAGTACAAACATTGTATTAGGCGTTGGAAGTTTTACATATCAATTCAACACAAGAGATACATTTGGTTTTGCAATGAAAGCAACCTATGTTGAAGTTGATGGAGTTGGTAGAGAAATCTTCAAAGATCCAATCACTGACGATGGAGTTAAAAAATCTGCAAAAGGTTTATTAAGAGTTGCAAAAAATGAAGATGGAGAGATTACATTGTTTGACCAAGTTAATTGGTATGATGAGAACAAAGGAATGTTAAAAACCATCTATTTGAATGGTCAATTTGAAAACCAAACTACTCTTACTGAAATTCGTGAACGTTTAAAATTGGCATAATGAATAAAGTTAAAGCATTTTTTGATGCAGCTGGAGCTTTCTTTCGTTGGAATTGGCAATATCCAACTACGCCACTTGAGAATTTTCAAGACGCTAAATTTAGATATGATGCACAGACAAATCCTACGCTTTTAAAAGCATTTAATGAATTAGAAAAATCAATTATAGAGCATTTAGAAAGAGAGAAAAAAGCCAAGTCAGAAACACAACTTAGAATTGAAAAGCTGGAGAAATATATTAAAGAATCTCCATGTCAAGATCCAAAGGACGCGTATGATATTAGAGCTTGGCAAAAAGAAATAGAAGAACTTAAAGCTACACAAAATGGAAGTAATTAAACCAGAACCAAAAAACAGAGTATATTCCGATAAAAGTGTTAAAGTATTTTTAGCAGGTTCTATTGAAATGGGTAAAGCCGAAGATTGGCAGGCAGTAATTCCTGAACTATTTAAAGATCGTAATGATTTAACCTTTTTCAATCCCCGAAGAGATGATTGGGATAGTTCCTGGGAACAAAAAGAATCTAATCCGCAATTCAGTGAACAAGTAAATTGGGAAATGAATAAATTAGATGAGTGTAATCTTATTTTCATGTACTTTTCGCCAGAAACCAAGAGTCCAATTAGTCTATTAGAGCTTGGTTTATATGCCGAATCTGGTAAAATGATCGTATGTTGCCCAGATGGATTTTGGCGTAAAGGTAATGTGGACATTGTTTGTAGCAGATATAACGTTCCAGTTTATAATACATTGGAATCTGCAATTGGAAGACTAAGAACAGAATTAAAAGACGTAAAATAAAAGCTTAAATATTTTTTTATGTCAAATGTTTTGTGTATATTTACAGAGTAATTAAAACAAACAAGTTATGACAAAGACACAAGCACTTAGATTAATTGAAGTTACTTCTCAAACTCAAGCAAACAATGGAACTCAATGTTTTCATGATCCATTGACAAACACAGATTACATGAGTTATGAGAGCGGATATGTTCGCCGTAAATACACAACAAAACACTGGAGAACTCGTAAAACCATTTTTACAATCTATCAGTTAAACAAAACTAAAAAGGTTCAACGAGAATTAACATGGATGCCTGGTAAATTTGTTGAATGTACTGAAAGAATCTTAGAAATGGATCCAAATAAAAGATTAGATATTATTTGCAGAGCTACTGTAAACTATCGCAAAACTTTAAATATAAGATAGTATGAAAACAATTATGCACGACGCATTAGGCCAAGTAAAAGTATTACTCGAAATTGAAAGAGCTGAAGATTATAAAGGTACAGGTAAAAGAGTAGCTTTAGTTAAATGCTTTATGAAACCTGACGAAGGTAAATGGGGTGATAGATTCGAAGGCTACGTATACAAAACATGGAGAGCTGGAACTTTAAAGCCAGAATATTATTTACTTTGGGGTAATACTGATGATTTAAATCAAAGAGGTATTACGCACATCAAAACTCCATCTGGTAGAGCAGTTTCTGAAAAATCAGCTTTAAAAAGATTACATGAAGCTCATAAGGCCATGGAATTTGTAACATTCAAAACTATTCACGACTAATGATTATCACATTAATATCAGATACGCACACTAAGCACCGAGAAATCAGTAATGATTTACCAGGTGGTAATTTGTTAATTCACGCAGGCGATTTAATGAATTCTGGTAGAAATGCAGAAGATATTACAGACTTTTGTGATTGGTTTGATTCACTTGAACAATACGATTATAAAATCTTTATTGCAGGTAATCATGACAGAATGTTTGAAAATAATCCAGACAGAGCCATGGAAATAGTTAATTCTTATAAGAACATTGATTATTTACAAGATGATTGGGTTAGAATAACAAATAAAGCAATTAAGCTTTATGGTAGTCCTTGGCAACCTGAATTTTACAGTTGGGCCTTTAATTTACCTAAAGGTGGACCTGGTTTGATGGCAAAATGGGAAGCAATTCCAAAAAACACAGATATTTTAATTACACATGGACCACCGCAAGATCATTTAGATATGAGTGGGCCTCCATATAATGAACCACACTTAGGCTGTGCCTTATTAAGAGAAAAAGTAGATGAGCAACCTCCGAAAATACACGTATTTGGTCATATCCACGGCGGATACGGCTACAAGTTTCACAATGGAACTCATTTCTTTAATGCTTCTATTTTAAATGAGAGATATGACTATGTGAATAAGCCAGTTACGTTTGACTGGAATCCAGAAACAAATGAAGTTACATTCTTGTAAAATTGTTCGTAACTTTTAAAAATAAGTAAGCCCAGATTTTTTAGTTTGGGCTTTTTTGTGTATATTTACATATAATTAAAAACAACAAATCATGTATTACTTTACAAAGAAATCAAGACTTAAAAAAGCACAAGAACTTAGATCATTATTCCCAAATGTAAAATTTAGAATGATTAAAGATGGATATTCAACTATCACGGTTGAAGTTAAAAATGCAACAGAAGATGAAGTTAAAGCTATTTATGAAAATGTCAATCAAATTATAGCTTCACCACTTCTTATGCCAAGACATGAATCAAAAGTAATTGTAATAGACTAATTTTAAAATATATGTACTTAGACGAAATACAAGAGTTTATAGATGCTCAAAATTCTACCAATTCAAACACAGACAAATTAAAAGTGCTTGAGAAATATGCAGATAATGAATCTGTTAGAAAGGCTTTAGAATACACATACAATACATTCAAACAATATGGTGTAACTTCAGAAAACTGTAAGAAGCTTAGTCATCTTTCAAGTTATGGTTATTCTTCTTTGTTTGATATATTAAATGATCTAAATTCTAGGCATCTAACTGGCCATAATGCAATTAGCGCAGTAAATGGCTTTGTGGCTGCAAATAAGAGACACGAGGAGCTTATCTTCAACATCATAGACAGAAACTTAAAGACAAGAGCGACTGCGTCCATGATCAACAAAGTGATTCCTGGGCTGATTCCAACATTTGACGTTGCTTTAGCTAATTCTTTTGATGAGAAAATGGCTAAGAAGGTTAACCTTAATGAAGATAATTGGTATGTGAGTCGTAAATTAGATGGCTGTCGTTGTATCTGTATCATTGATGAAAATGGCGAGCCTAAGTATTTTTCAAGAGCTGGTAATGAATTCATGACTCTTAAAAATTTAGATGCTGAGATCATTTCATTAGGCCTTAAAAATATGGTCATTGATGGCGAAATTTGTATGTTAGACGAAAATGGTAATGAGAATTTTCAAGGTATCATTAAAGAAATTAAACGCAAAGATCACACGATTGAAAATCCTTTCTTTTACATGTTTGATATTTTAACATTAGAAGAATTCGTTAACAAAGAAGGTACAACAAGTTTTTCAATCAGAAACGTGCAATTAGACAATCTTTTCTTTGAAAGAGAATTTAAAAACATTGGTTATCTAGAGCAAAAATTACTAATTGACGAGAGAATGCTAACCTATTATATTGGATTAGCCAAAGAAAATGCTTGGGAAGGACTTATGTTACGCAAAGATGCACCATATCAAGGCAAAAGAAGCAACGATGTACTTAAAGTAAAACAGTTTTACGATGCTGAATACGTAGTAATAGATGTACAGAACGGTCCATTTAGAGTTATTGTAGACGGTAAAGAAGTTGAAGAAGATGTAATGCGTAATATTGTAATTGAGCATAAAGGTTACAGAGTTGACGTTGGATCTGGATTTAGTCTTGAACAAAGAAGATTATATAAAGAAAACCCAGATGCAATTCTTGGCAAACAAGTAACTATTCAATACTTCGAAGAATCACACAATCAAAACGGTGGAATTAGTTTAAGATTTCCAACTATTAAAGCAATTTACGAAACTGAAAGAAACTTTTAAATTATGAAAAAGAGAAGCACATCAACCAAAGTTTGTTCAAATTGTTTAGATGAATTTGCAACAAATGAAATGTACACTGTAGCCAGAAAAAAGCACAGAGGTGTAGATCATGACACAGACGAATATTATTCACCTTATTGTGAAGATTGTTTAGAAGACAAAGAGTCATATTTAAGAGTTATTGAAAAACCAAATGTAAAATAATTATGGAACAAGGATTAATATTAGAAGAGGCTGCATTTAAGTTCTCACAAGACGCTAATTGTTTATCAAGTGAAGATGAATATGAATTTCTAGAAATAGAAGCCGTTTCAAGTTTAGGAATAGATAGAGATAATGAATGTTTCTTTATTTTAAAGACAAAGAAATGGTCAGTAGATTCAGCTGAAGATTTAGAAAAATTATTTGATAGAATCAGAGCTGTTGTAATCAAAGAAACCAAAGATGTCAAAACCCAAAATAAGCCTAGCACCACCAAAAAGTAAAATAGAGATACAAAACTATTTAAATTGGTTAGGTGAAGATTTTGAAATTAAAATTTTAAATAAAGATGATTCTATCGAAGGAGCTTTAGTTTTATGCGGAGGACCAGATATTGGTGCTAATAAAAATCGAGATGCATTTGAAATTGGATTAATAAGTCAAGCTATAAAAGAAAGATTGCCAATCTTAGGTGTTTGTCGAGGTATGCAGCTCTTAAATTATTTTTTAGGTGGAGAAGTCAAAGACATAGATAATTTAATAGTTGAAGATCACCAAGCTGATGATTTTAAAGATGACGATGATCACCACGAGAAAAAATCACATTATCATTGGATCAAAAGCACGGAAACTGGTGATATTTTCATGGTTAATTCAAGACACCATCAATATTGTTCATATCTAAGCGATGAATTAAAAGTTATTTATGTTTCGTTAGATGGTTTAACAGAAGCTTTTATAGGCAAAGAAGACATTTATTTAGGTGTGCAATGGCATCCTGAAAGAAAAGAAGGACCATTAAAAAGTTATCCAGAAATAATGCCAATCAAATGGCTTAAAAAAAGTTTGAAACAAAAATAATTGCAGATATATAAGTTATATCATTAATAAAAATATTTATAAATCATGATAACAGCAATTATTATTATCGCAGTAGCCGCAGTTGCTTATTTTATCTTCAAAGGTAAAAACAACAAAGGTGGAAACAAACCAAATGGTGGTGGTTCATCTTACGGCGGAGGTTCTTACGTTGGACCAGATCTTGGAACTTCAGGTTACGGATCAGATACAGGACGTTAATCACATACATTAGGATGCTTCCAGCAAATTTAAAAACTTTATATGGAAAAGCAAAACATAGCATCCTGTTTTTTTAAAAGACTAAGAGTATGGACGGAGCAGCAGAAATTCTAGATAGCAGAAGTCTCAGGTCCTAACTCTCTTGGGGATGTAGCTCAGTTGGCTAGAGCATCTGCCTTGCACGCAGAGGGTCGCAGGTTCGATTCCTGTCATCTCCACAAAAAAGGTTTCATTTAACGATGAAACCTTTTTTATTTTACCAGTATAATTATTAATTAAAAAATTAAAAAACATGCAAAATTTAAATCAGATCGAAGAGATTCTTAACTCAATCAAAGAAGACGCAACTAAATTTTTCGAAAAAGGAAACAAAGCAGCTGGAACCAGAGTTCGTAAAGCAATGCAAGATATTAAAGCTTTAGCTCAAGCAGTAAGAGTTGATGTTTCTGAGAAAAACAAAGAGGCTTAATTTTTGAAACAAAGCCAACTTTAAGGGTATAATCTTTACAATTAAATTTAAAACTAAAACAAATTAAAAATGAAAAAAGTATTTTTAGCAATCGCAGCTATCGTAGCAACAATCTCAATCGCTTCTTGTGGTAATGGAGCAACTTCAAAAACTGAAACAGCTGATTCTACAGCAGTTCAGGTTGATTCTGCACAAGTAGACACTGTTACAGTTGATACAACGACTGTAAAATAAAAACATTAAAGGTTTCTTACAGCAATTAATTCTATAAGAAACCGGTGTCGAAAGACGTGTAGGTTCGAGTCCTACCTCTCCAACGAAATTTAAATCAAATTGGAGTGTGGCGAAATTGGTAGACGCGCTGGTCAAAACAATAGAAACCTGAAAATTATTGGAATACCTACAGCAAATTTACAAACTTTGACTTTTACTCAAACCAATGTGTATTCCGTTTATTAATTATACAAGGATGGTTCCAGCAATCCATAAAAACTAGGCTGTTAACCTCGTGGTCGTCGGTTCGAATCCGGCCTTTGAACACAGCCTTAAGTGGCACGTTCAGAGTAGCTCAGTTGGTAGAGCACGTATAAAAGCCCATCCTGCTTATTATTAAAAAGTGTCTTGGTCCGCTCTGACGAAAGTCAACGACAAGGTCTCGGTAGGCAGAACGCGTCTGACCTACCCAAATGCGAAAGTAGCTCAGCTGGTAGAGCACGACCTTGCCAAGGTCGGGGTCGCCGGTTCGAACCCGGTCTTTCGCTCACTAAAGCTCAGTTCTTAGAATTGAGCTTTTTTTATGAAACAAAATGATTTAAATAAATATAACAACTAAAATATATTTTATATGATTAATATTTTCTCATACTGGTACAACTTCTTTAAAGAACTAAGATTGCTTTATAAGTACCGCAAAGCAGCAATATCTTTAAAAACTGAAATAGAAGCAGAAGGTTTAAGAGTTGATAATTTAGGTAGAATTTACACGGTTATTAATCTTAAAGAAGAATTGCTAACACAACCTGAATTAATGCAACAATCTTATGTGTTAGGTCAATTAGGTCCTTTAACCAATATCTTAATGAAATATGGTATGGCTGATAGTTCATTTCCTGAAATTCAAAAAATTGAAGGTTCAAACTCGTATTTAATTATTCTTTGGCCAGAAAGAGATTATGTAGAACTTGGTGAATTTGTTACAAGCACAGCTGTAACAGTTATAGCAGTTTGCATTGCTTGGTTAGCTTTTAAATATGTACCTTGGGCTTGGCTTACAGCAACAGTACAACAATTGGCGGCTTAATGAAAGAAAAGATTAAAAGAGTTGAGATAGATGGTATTAGACACTATCAAGTAAGTCAAGGCTCTAAAATTCTTGGCACATTTCCGTCAGTGACCGCAGTTCTCGGTCAAACATCAGACAAATCAGGCTTAGACAAATGGAAAGCTAAAGTTGGTGAAGAAGAAGCTAATCGCATTTCTACCAATTCTATGAACAGAGGAACTGTCATGCACCGATTAATTGAGCTTTATAAACCACTTAAAGGTTCTAAAGAAGACAGATTAGCAATGCTCAAAACTTTGATGATAAACGATAAAGAAATTACAGACTTTGATCAAACCTATATCGATCAAGGCTTTGAATTCTTTATGAAGTTCTACAACAATTCTAGTTATTTTTTCGATAGAGTTAAGACGGTTTTAGCAGCTGAAAAGTTTTTGTGGTCAGTTAAAGCTGGCGGTTACGCAGGTACTGTAGATAATGTTTCAGAGTTGATAGATGATACGGTTGTTGTTATTGACTATAAGAATTCTAGAAAGCCAAAAGAAGAACGTTGGATCCAAGACTATTTTATACAAGCTTCAGCTTATGTTATAGCTTATTGGGAAAGAACTGGTATTAGACCAAGAGGCGTTGAAATTTGGATTGCAAGTGAACCAGAATCATGTCCACAAATATTTAAATTAAGCGAAGCAGATATTAAAATCTATTTTAAACTGTTCCAAGAAAGATTAGCGGCATTTAAACAACTTTAATCAAATATATACAAAAAAATAAAAAATCTAATCATGGATAAATTAAACAATTTTTTAGCCAAACATGGCATTAAGGTAATTATCGTTTTATTGTTTTTAACGTATGTGAAATCTTGTAGTATTGACTCAGAACTAACCAAAGTTAAAAAACATTTAACTGTTATTGATTCTCTGCCTACTCAAAAACAACTTCAAATCGAAGGTTTGAAAGCAGAAAAAAGAATGATCCAAGCAACTGACAGAAAAATGTTAGATGTGCAACGTCAAACTGAAATCGATCAAGAGATAAAAAAATTAGAAAAATAATGCCAATTGAAGAAAAATCTGAAGGATTCGGTGACACTGTAGCAAAGTTCACGAAAGCTACAGGTTTGGATAAAGTTGCCAAAAAGGTTGCAAATGCATTAGGAGCAGAAGATTGCGGATGTAGTGAAAGACAAAAAGACTGGAACGAAATGTGGCCTTATAGTAAAAAAAATACAGAAGACAATGACACAACAAACTTTGGTTAATAGATTTGTAATCTCTACCTTTGTGATGCTATACTTAATAGTTTCAATAATTTCAACAATTCACGTTATAGATTTCTTTAGTATGTCAAACCCATATTGGTTGGCAGTTTCTTTAGCTATTGCGTTTGAAGTTGGAGCTGCAGCATCTCTTGCATCTTTAATTGCATTAGATAAAATGAATAAAAGCTTAGTATGGGCCTTATTCATCACCATTACTTTAATGCAAATGCAAGGTAACATGTATTACGCATTCAAAAATTTAAATGGTTATGATTCATGGGTTCAATTATTCAACTTAGTTGAAGAAGATCCTTTATATCAAAAGAGAATTTTATCTTTTGTTTCAGGAGCTATTTTACCTTTAGTTGCATTAGGTTTTATTAAATCTTTAGTTGATTACATTAAACCTGAAAAAACAAAGGAATTAAAAGACATTGAAGTTAATGAGCCATTAATCGTATCACCTTCTTCAGAGGTTTTAGAAGGACCTAAAGGAAATTATGGACCAGATGATTCTGGTTTACATGGAATTAGTTCTGAAGAATCAGCTGAATCTATTTTAGGTTTAACTGTTGAAGAAGAACCTTCAGTGGAAACATACGCAAAGGTTATCAAAAATGAAGATGATCTTAATGAATATCTTGCTAAAAGAAATGAAGTTAAAGGAGGATTAATTAATAAAAGTTCTGAAAAGAGAAATATTAAATTAGAAGACGATGCAAGACCAACAGGATTTACAGGAGCTTAATGTTCTAGAAAAAATTCAAGTTAACTTACCACCATTTTATTTAACAGAATCGCTTGATTCAGATTCCTTGAAAAAGGTTTTAGAGTCAAGCGATTCAGTTTACTATGGTTTACTTATTATAAAAAATGGATTCAAGCAATACTATGATTTTGCTACGTTAGACAATCCAGATTTCCAATTAACCGCCATGGTTAAAGTAGATTATGCTGTTGTTGGTAAAGCCAAAGCACAGACATGGTCTGTTACTCACCTTAAATCTTTATTATCTAAGAAGCCAAAATATAAAATCATGTGTGCTCTTAAAGATTTAAAATCAAACAAATACATTTATAAATTTAGTGAAACTTGTATCAAAGAAAAATCTATTTACAAACATATAGATGATTGCTACACAGATTTACAAATTATTTTAGACTCTTTCGAATAAACAAAGCCCAGCTTTTTTATATAAATAACATATAAATGTTATAACTATGATAGGAGTCTTTATTGATACGCTTGCACTTGGAGATACAATTGCTGCAATTCCAGCTTGTAAAAAGATAGCAAAAGCTTATGATAATGAAGAGGTTCATATCATAACAAACCATCCCTACTTATTTGAAGGCCATCCTTCATTTTCACATATTTCTAGACCAGAATCAACAGATCTAAATCACTTTCGTAAAGTGCATCGAATGTTTATGCCACTTGTTGGTAAATCATATCAATTACATAACGGTGAAACCATAGAGTGGAGATATTCTAACATGGACATCCGACAATTTCATGCCGTATCACAGGGATTTGCCCTGACTGAACAAGAAATGGAAACTGATTTGTATATTGAAAGAAAACGTGAGCTGCCAGTCAGCTCCTATGTGATGATACATCCAACATATACTTGGGAATCAAGAACTTGGGCTCAAGAAAAATGGCAAGCTTTAATAGACAAATTATTCGACGCAGGAATTCCAGTTGTGGCAGTTGGTAGAAGTGGTAAAGAACAAGGTTTCTTTAACGTTGACAAACCAGTAATGGATTTACATATTAGATACGGTGTTAATTTGTTAGATGATCCAGATAATGACGTGGCTGAATTAAGATGGATGATGAATAATCAAGCCATGTGCGTAGTTACAATGGACTCAGGTATTTTACATGTGGCAGGAACTACAGATGTTAATCTTATTCAATTAGGTAGTTCAATTGATCCAAAACTAAGAGCACCTTACAGACAAGGTTCACAAGCTTACAAATATCAATATGTAAAAGGCTCATGTGATTTGTTTTGTTCATCTAACATGAAATATAATGTTAAAGTGCATGGATCTATTCATGGTGTGCCACCGCAAGTTTATTGTTTAGAAGGAAAACCAACATTTGAATGTCATCCTTCAGTAGATCAAGTATTCGAAGCTGTTTTATCACATTATAATGTCAAGGCTAAAATCAAACTAGTTCATTTGTTATTAGAAGATGATTTAGATCAAGACAGACAAACAAAATCTATAGAGTCAATTTCAGAATTATCACGTATAGGAGTTGAGTATATTCAAGTTTGGAATAAGCGATGGACTGAAACACCACCAAGAGAAACTTTTACTAGACCAGATCAATACGACTCTATACCAATTAGACCAGGACATTATGGCGCCTTTAGAGCTTTTGCTGATGCAACAATCGAACACTTTACAGAAGATACAGATTTTTTTATTGTCTGTGAAGGTGATGCTATGTTAGAAGTTGATTTGAAAACAGCATTACAAAAAATAGACAAAGCTGCTGAATCGATTGTTAAGAATGACATTTCTTATTTTTCATTTGGTTCTAGGTTTTTATTAGAAGGCGATGGTTTACAAAGTGAAACCTTACAGAAAATAGAAGACACTCATTTGGTTAATAGAATCATAGGTGCTCAGATGATTATGTTTCCACAGAAAATTAGAAGATATTTAATAGACAGATACAAACATGCAACATGGGACGGCGCAGATATATTCTTAAACGATATATTCTTTGCCAAGTTTAATTTAGGTATGTTTGAAGAATCAATGGCTACACAATTAAGTGGAATTTCAGCCATAGAATCACAATATAGAGAATTTAAAAATTAATTATGAAGATTTTATACTTAGCACCTCATTTATCCACAGGAGGCATGCCAGCTTTTTTACTTAGACGTATTCAAGAAATGCAAGAATGGACTGAGCATGAAATTTATGTAGCTGAATGGACCAAATATTCAGATGCTTATACAGTTCAAAGAGATCAAATTGAAAAGCTATTAGACAAGGATCACTTTGTTTCACTTGGAGATTTAGCTGAATCAAAAGAAATTCAAATTGAAAAGAAATCTAAATTAGTAGATTTATGTTATGAATGTGGTATTGATATTATTCACATCGATGAAATTCCAGAAGGCTTTGATGGTTTTAATCCATTTCCAATTGAATTACAACAAGAGCTCTACGATACTAAACATCCATGGAGAATTGTAGAAACTTGCCACAACATTTGGTTTAATCCTTCGACAATGAAGAAGATTCTGCCCGACGGTTTTGCAATGGTTTCACCTGAACATGAATTAAAAACATTTAAAGACATAGATGTTACTAAGTCTCTGATTACTTTTCCATGGACTAAATCTAAGTCTGTTATTCTCAAAGACCGCAAGGAGATTTTAGGAGATTTTGGTTACCGTACCCAAGGAGAATTTCATATTATCAATATAGGCTTATGGACCCAAGGTAAAAACCAAAAGTACGCCATAGACATCGCACGCACGTTGTATGCTAAATATGGCCACACATACCAATTTCATTTTGTTGGTAACCAAGCCTCAAACTTCTCTGAGTACTGGCAACCACTTATGAATGACCTACCACCTAACTGTAAAGTCTGGGGCGAACGCGAAGATACATCGACGCTCTTACAAATGAGCGATCTAATGCTATTCACATCAAACTGGGAATGCAACCCGATAGTTTTAGCAGAGGCCGCATCTCTTGGTATACCAACCATGGCTTTTAACTTACCACAGTATGGTGACCAATGGACCAAAACACTAACACATTTAACAGGCGTTGCTAGTAAAGACGCTGAATCCGTTATTGGACTTTGTTTTAATCAAAAACCTAGAGTAGCTCGAGACTCAAACTCAGAATTTGCGCTGCAACACCAATACTTATATAAAAAATTATTAGCTAGCCCAAAGGCTAGAAGACCGATAGCTATGCAAGACACAAAAAAATGGCACGTAGAAATAAACAGAGGTATAAAATTCTATAACGACTCAGATAAAAAATGCCAAGTTAGCTTTAAAAACGCGCGCACTCAAGAAGTTTTGTGCTCCATGAATTTAGAGCCTAATCACTGGGGAGCGCCATACGAAAAATTCTTTATGCCTTGGCAAATTGATTTTCAGTTTGAAGGTTCAGAACCAGAAACATGGACGCAAGATCTAACTAATGGAGTTGTTAATATAGAATTTGGTAGCTCTTCTCTTGGCGATACGTTAGCTTTTATAGAAGCTGTTGTGGCTTTTAAAGAAGAACACAAATTAAGTAAAGTTAACTTATTAACCTATAAGAATTGGCTATTTGATTGGACATACTACAATAAAAAAGGCATCTACGCTATGCAACCAGGGACTCAAACACCAAGCTGTGATGCTACTTATGAAATAGGAGTGCACATGGCAAATGTTGGTCAAGGACCCGCTTGGTTTGAGGATAAAAATCCTAGAGATTGGCGCAAGATTTACTTAGGCGATATTGCAACAGATGCACTTGGTTTAGAACCTATTGGAGAAATTAGACCAAAACTTTCTTTTCTAGATCTAGGTCGACCAGTCGCTGGCAAATATATTGTCATTGCTACTCAAAGTACAGCGCAAGCTAAATACTGGAATAATCCAACAGGTTGGCAAGAAATAGTAGATTGGCATAAAAGCCAAGGCTATAAAGTTTATATAGCTTCAAGTGAAGAGAATGGTTACATGGGTAACTTTTATCCTAAAGGAGCTCAAAGATTACCATCAGATTTACAAGTAATTGCAAACTATATCAAACACGCTGACTATTTTATGGGTATTTCAAGCGGTTTAAGTTGGTTCGCATGGTCTTTAAATGCTAAGATAGTTTTAATCAGTGGTTTTACTCCAGAAATTTGCGAGTTTACTGATAAAACTTTAAGAATTATAGACAAAACTGTTTGTAATTCATGTTGGGAATGGGATCACTTTGATAAAAACAAATGGAACTGGTGTCCTAAGCATGAAGCAACAGAAAAACAATTTGAATGTACAAAATCAATATCAGGTTCTGATGTGATTACAAAAATTAAAACATGGACAAAATAACAGTAGTAACAGGTGGATGTGGCTTTATTGGGCATCATTTAGTCAAAAGACTTGTAGATATTGGTAAAACTGTAGTGGTTTTAGACAATTTATCAACCGGTAGATTTACAGATATGCCAGAAGGAGCCACTTTGTATAAAATGGATTTAACTATCGATGATTTTCCTAATTTACAGAACATAGATGCCATTTATCACTTAGCAGCTACAACCTCAGTTGAAGAATCTTTATCTAATGCACCTAAATACAAAGCTAATATTCTATCAGCCACTAAAAGATTACTAATTTGGGCAGCTGATATTAATGCTAGAAGAATAGTTATGGCTTCAACAGCTGCAGTTTACGGTGATCCTTCTATTATACCAACACACGAAGGTGTACCTGTGAATCCAATGTCACCTTACGCTGAATATAAATGGAGAGCTGAAAATCATTTAGCGCACTGTCATGGTAAAGGTTTGACTACAGCTTGTTTAAGGTTCTTTAATGTTTTTGGAGAAGGACAACCAACATCTGGTTCTTATGCTCCAGCCGTGGCTCGTTTCATGACGCAATACAATGATTTTGAACCTATTACTGTCACAGGAGATGGTTCACAAACCAGAGATTATGTTTATGTTAAAGATGTAGTTGCAGCTTTAATTATGGCCATGAGTAGAGACAATTTCTTTATTTTAAATATAGGTTCTGGTGAAGAGCTAAGTATTTTAGAAGTAGCTGAAGCTTTTGGTGGTGAAATTCAATTTATACCAAAGAGAAATGAACCATATCAGTCATGCGCAGATATTAAAATGGCAACAATAGAATTAGGTTGGACACCTTCGACTAGCATAATTTCTTGGATTAAGAAGAATAAATAAACTATATAAAAATTTACTATAATGAAAATTGAAGTTTCAAATGGAGAGATCTTAGATAAACACACAATCTTAAAGATCAAATTAGAAAAAATCACAGATCCCGCTAAAGTAGCAAATCTAAATACAGAATGGAAGATTTTAACACCTATTGTTGTACAAATTATAAGCGATTGTAAAGACCCAGAAATTCACACAGCCTATCAAGAAATGTACGATGTTAATTTAAAACTTTGGAACATTGAAGATGACATTAGAGATTGCGAAAGAAGTAATGATTTTGGTGATGAATTTATTAAATTAGCTCGAGCAGTTTATTGGACTAATGACGATAGAAATTTAGTTAAAAAGAAAATCGATGCTTTAACTGGTTCTACACTTACTGAAGAAAAGTCATACGCTGATTATAAAAAATAAACTATAGCATTATGGCTAGCACATTAGATAAATTTTGTTCTCTTTTTAAATCTATAGAATTTACTATTAATAGAGAGCCTATTAAACCTAAAGTTACAGAAAAGAAATTAGAAGAACAAGCCTTAGATAAAATATTAGTAGAGTTAAACAAAGCTTTATCTAGAGCTAAGGTTGAATTTAATGCGGCTAAAAAAATTCACAAACAAGGTAAAATGAATGCTAACGAATTGTTTGAGTTTGAGATGAGAATGATTGAAATTCGTGAGCAAATTAATAAAGTAAAAGAAGACTCTAAATACTCTGACGATGAACTAGGAGAATTAGATTTAGAATCTTGATAAATAAACCTATGAAAACAGTTAAATTATTCGAAGAATTCTTAGCAGAATCAATCGAAAACAAAGTTAAATTTCAGCTAATTAAATTCTTACACGAAGGTGTTAAGATGATCTCTGTTGATTCTATCAATGAAGGATTAGTCGATAAGGCTCAATTTGAATTGGATCTTATGATGAAAAATGCTGAAGGTAAAGGTGAAGGTGGGACTCCAATTATTAAAGAGTTTGTGCCTGAAGTAATGGCATTAGTAAAGAAATTTGCTGATTCTGGTCAAAGCGGTGGCTCAGCTCCATTTACGAGTGCAGTTATTGTTCAAGTGTTACAGAAATTATTAGCGCAGGAGCCACTTGGAGAAGGAATCATGGGAACAGACGAAGAATGGTCAGATTGTTCAATATACGAAGACGCTGAAGAAGGCACTGGAACTTTTCAAAATATGAGACTTAGTTCGGTTTTCAAAGAAGGTAAAGAAGGTCAACCATATTACTTAGATTCAATCGTATGGATTCCTGAAGGAAAAGATTATGGTTTTACAGGTCATGTTAGTATAACTGAGGGCAGCGAAGAACAAATTGGTTGTATGCATTATATTAAATCATTTCCATTTACACCAAAAACTTTTAAAATTGCAGTTAAAGAAAAAGAATATCGTAAATTAAAAGATGGTTCTTTAGTTGAAGAAGAAGGTGGAGGCTGGTGGGAAAGCTGGTTAGCAGATCCTAAACAATTAGATGAGGTTTGGGAATATTACGATAAAAAAGAAAACAAGAAATAATGAAACACATTAAACTATTTGAAAACTTCTTAACAGAAGCGGAAGACGGAACAGTTACCTTAAATGTAACTATTTCTAATATTGACCAATCAACGGCAGATGATTTTTTAAAAATGTTTGCTTTTATGCATTGGTGCGGTGCTGTAGGTTCTGGTAGAAGCTTTAAAGCATATTTTGACGGAGATGGTCATTTTAGACCGAAGATTAAAGTTGAAGGTATAGATTTAGAAGATGTTGATTTAACCGGAGATTATGATGATGAAAAGGATGATACACTTGACTTAGATTTTGGTGCATAATAAATTTAAAAGATGAAACATATAAAATTATTCGAAGAATTCGTGACTGAAAAGAAAAAAGTGTATGATTATGGTTGTGCTATGTTGTACTTTGATTTTCCTGAAATGGAAAACTTACATAAACAAATAGACGAAGAAGATGTCTTTATAGATCCTAAAGATGCTACATTTGGCCTAGAAACTGAACCGCATTGCACATTACTTTATGGCTTACATGATGATGTAAAACTTGAAGTGATTGAAAATATAGCTAAAAACTTTGTTTTTGGCAATTGTACGATTACAAATGCATCTCTTTTTGAAAATGAAAAGTTTGATGTGTTGAAATACGATGTAGAAGGTCCAAGCTTACACGATTGTAATGCTGAACTTAGTAAATTACCACACACAACAGATTATCCAGACTATCACCCACACATGACAGTTGCTTATTTAAAATCTGGTTTAGGTAAGAAATACATTGAAATGCTAGACGATACTAAAAAGGAGCTTAAACCTAAATATATAGTCTATTCCCAACCAGATGGTACAAAAACAAAGATTAATCTATAATGAAACACGTAACTAATTTTGATGATTTTGCAAATGAAAAGAAAGGTCTTTGGGCTAATATTCATGCAAAAAGAAAAAGAGGTGAAGCTCCGGCAAAACCAGGTGATGAAGATTATCCAGATGAAGAAGGATGGGAAGCAGCACAGGAATCATTGGCTGAAGCTGAAGGTAGAGATACTTTGGCTGAATTAAATGAAATGACTTTAGGTCAACTTGAAAGAATTGCAGACTATGCAAATATGATCAAGGACAGAATGACTAAAGGTGAACAATTAGAATCTTGGATGTATTCTCAACTAACTGTTTCTTTAGAAAACTTAAACGCTGTTCATGATGCAATGGATGGTAATGATGGAAAGGTAGAGTAATATGCAATACATTAAATTATACGAAGAATTTATCAATGAAGGTCAATTTGTTTTAAGAGACTTAGAAGACAAATATGGCATTGACTTAGATCTTTATGACAATGGTAAATTTTTAGAGTTGTCAAGAATAGTTATTCCAAAAGATAAAAGAGGTGAAGGTATTGGTTCAGAAATCATGAAACAAATTAACACTTACGCTGATTCTAAAGGTTTAAAAATATACTTAACACCTTCTAAAGATTTTGGAGCCACTTCAACATCTAGATTAGAAAAGTTTTACAAAGATCATGGTTTTGTAAAAAACACAGACAAGAGTGAAACAAGAAATACAATGGTAAGATTACCTCAATAATATGAAGAAAGTTAAATTATTTGAACAATTCTTAAATGAATTCGAAATACCTTCTAATAAGTGGGTCGACATGGATCTTAAGAAGATTGACAAAGAAGGCATGGAATCAATTTGGGCTATGTACACTAAAACATATTTAGATGCTGGTATGGATTTATCAGCTGATGATTGGGAAGAAATGCAAGCAAAATACAAAGCAACTGCCTTAAAAGATGTAGACTCAGATCATCAAGCAGATGCTTTTATCATATACAAGCCTACTAAATGGGGCAATAAAATAGCTTTGTTAGGTACTAATGGTAAAAAAGAAGCTAAATCCGATATTGTTAAAAAACTTTTACAGTTAGTTAATACTAAAGGGTGGTTTATAGAAGCTTCTTTAAGAATGGAAGAGTTATTGAGTCAAGCCAAAGCTCCCGTTATTACAGACAAAGAAATGATTGAAGATGTCGTTGGATTAGATAAAAAGCCAGAATTCACTGAAAATGGCTATTACACAAGATTTTTATCAAAAGCTGGTAAAAGAATTACAAAAAGAATATACGGTAAATTAAAATGAAGCTAGTTAAATTATTTGAAGAGTTTATTAATGAAGGTGTGCACGATAAAAATATCTTAAAGGCATTTTTCATGGCTGGAGGACCAGGTTCTGGTAAATCAAGAGCTGCTGAAGAATTGTTTGGTGTACCTGAGAATGGTATTCAAAGCATTTCATATAGAAACGGTCTTAAAGTTATTAATTCAGATCAAGCATTTGAAGTACAATTAAAGAACATGGGAGTTGATCCAAAGGATTTAGCTACTATGGACCCTAAGAAATTCACAGAATTAACATCTGGTGAAGATTCGCCAAGAGGTAAAGCTAAAAGAGTTACTACTTTAAAGCAAAAATTATACTTAGAAGGTAGATTAGGTATGATCATTGATGGTACAGGCGATGATTATAAGAAAATTGCAGCTAAAAAAGGAGCAATTGAAGCTTATGGTTATGATTGTTATATGATTTTTGTTAATACTTCATTAGAAGTTGCATTACAAAGAAATGCAGCTAGATCAAGATCTTTACCTGAAGAAATGGTTAAAGAAATTTGGCAGAATGTACAAAACAATATAGGTCACTTCCAAACTATTTTTGGTGGAGATAACTTAATCATTGTTGACAATTCAGTCTCTGGAACTGAACACTTTGATAAAATGGCAGGCGCTATTAATAAATTACTTAATAAACCATTACAAAACCGTATTGGTAAAGAATGGATTAAGGCCAATTCATAAAAATCATTAAATTTTTAAAATAAATGCTCAAATATTTTTTTATTTGGGCTTTTTTTTGTATATTTACATTATAATTAAAAACAAGAAGATGGACAAGAAAATAGTTTATATCGATTTAGACGGAGTAATGGTTGATTTAGAAGCTCACGCAATCGAAAGACACGGACCAGATGCTGTTAGACACTTAGGAAGATTAACATCAGTAGATAAAGAGTTGTTTGAGAATCCAGAGCCTATCGAAGGAGCTCTAGATGCTGTTAAAATACTTATGGAACAGTACGAAGTTTACTTTTTAAGCACAGCGCCATGGTCAAATGCAGAGTCTTGGAGTTCTAAAAGACGTTGGGTTCAAAAACACATGGGTAAATTAGCACACAAAAGACTTATACTTTCTCACAGAAAGGATCTTTTAATGGGTGATTATCTTATTGATGATAGACCTAATAATGGTGCTGCAGAATTCAAAGGTCAATGGATTCAGTTTGGTCAACCTAATTTTGAAAACTGGGAACAAGTTTTAAATTACTTAATAATAAAATAATATATAGACTATAAAATAAACTTAAATCATGCAAAAAGTAAAATTATTTGAACAATACGTAAATGAAGCCTTAATCTTTGATGATGGAACTACAGATATTGTACAAGCATCTGCTATATTAAAAGATGCTTTAGAAAAAGAAAACCCAGGTTATATCTCTTTAAGTAAAGGTGTTTTTGGTAATGATACAATTATGCTTTTGGTTTCATTTGAACCAAAAACTGAGTGGTCTCATGGTTATGTAGAAAATTCTAATTATTTTAGAATGGCAATTTACAAAGATGGTAAAATGGAAGTTTTCACACAGTCTTTATACGAACCAGGAAAACAAGTATCTTATGAAACTCGTTTAAAAATCAAATTTAGAAAAGCTACAGCAAAATCTATGAAAGATGCAGCTGATAGAGCAGTTAAATTTGTTAAAGAAGTTAAAAAAGCACTAGGTAAATAATATGAAACATACTTTATTATTTGAACAATTTGTAACTGAAAAGAAATCAAGTTACCAAATTTACCACAGAAGTTATACATCGGCTGTTGAGGCTGCATTAGAATATGCTGAATCACAAGGATATGAATATGACAAAGAAGAAACTGCCACTAAAATTGGCATGGGTCCTAGAAAACCAGGTGATGGTTTTACAAACAGATTTACTATCACTCTTTTTAAAGATGGTAAAGAACAAAAGAAAGCCCTTGGAATTTCAATATATGGAATGGGTGATAAATACGAACTAAACACATACATATCATAATGAAAAACGTAAAAGGATTTGAAGACTTTATTAATGAGTCAGTAAACGTTAAATATTGGGCAGATTACCATGAAAAATCTACAAAAATAACATCTGCGTCTAAAGTAGCAAGAGCTGTTGAAGACGAGGTTGAAGAATGGAATCTTAACAACGAAGATGGTAAAGACAATGAAGTTACCAACGGAGATGAAAAGAAAGTGATGAATTTAGCTCATGATTTCTTTAAAGCAGCCGGATGGATTTCAGCGGATGTTATTCAAGCAATGATTGCACAAGAAGCTATTGGTGAATCGATTGTTAATGAGGCTGACGAAAAACCATCATTAGATTCTTCAACAGGATTAATCTACTATTTTGATATTCCTTTTACATCTGAAGATATGGAAGAATTATTAAGCGCTAGTAAAGCTATCTTAAATGCAAAATTTACACCAAACAAACAATTTGAAATTCAACCAATGATCTTTATTAAAGATAAAGTTAATGGTGGAGAACATACTTTTAGTGTTGCACAAATTGGTATCTTAGGTGCATTCTTTGATAAAAACAAAAAAAGCGTAGCTTCACGTAAAGATTTTTAATTATGAAAAAGGTAAAATTATTTGAACAATACATAAACGAAGAAGTAAACTTTCCAGCACAATTTGAAATTGGAGAACCTGTATCGTTTATAACTGCGCCCGGTGATGACGAAAGATGGGGATCTGTAGTTAAAGTATCATTCACGAAAGCAAAAGTGTTTTATGATATTCTTGATGATTATACGTCAACTGTAATTGGAAATATTGATTCATGTTTTGTAAAAACATTAAAAAGCAATATAACATTAGGAGAATCTCTTAATGAAGCTAAAGATGCTAGTAGAGAAGAAATCATGGATATGATGGAAACTAAATACAAAATCAAACATGTTAGAACTTCTGAAGAATTTTTACGTGGAGATACTGACGGTATTTGGATTGCTGGAGATAATGGAGAAGAATTAAGCGGTAACAAAATATTTGATTACTACAACAAAAGTGCTAAATATAAAAATGGCGTACTTAAGAATGTAGTTGATGCTGTAGAGAAAAAAGGTTGGTGGTTTTCTTGGAATGATCCAGGAACAATGATGATGTGGCCAAAAAATTAATAAGATATGAAACACATAAAACTATACGAAGAATTTGTTAATGAAGCTCAAATTGGAGATAAATTAACCAAAAAATTTACAGAAGAAACTGGAATCTCAACATGGGATAAAGTTACTTTAAAATCAGAGTCTGGAACTTGGACAGTTGTAAGATTATGGGCACCAAAAGATCTTGGAGGTATGAATCCAGGATTACACGTTGAATTAACTAAAGGTAATTCTAGAGAACACTTTCGAGTTATGGATGATAATGGCGCTTTAACAGAATTTGGAAAAGAACTTAAAAAGAAATAATGAAACACACAACAAACTTTGAATCATTCATTAATGAAGCTAGTAAATTTTCATCTAATGGATTTACATTTACAATAATGGGAAGCCAAGACTCTAAAGGTTCTTATATCAGCTTTATACCTGATAGTAAAACTTTAGACGCATATACCAAAGAAGAATCAGCTGGATGGATCGATTCAGTGTTTAACAACATGGATTTTTTCAGAGACTGTATGGAATGGGATAAATCGCATCATGCTGCAGGAATTGTCTTCAGAGTAAACGCATCTAATTTAGCAGATTCTTTATTAAAAGAATTTAAATCATAATAGAAAACAATGGAACACATTAAATTATTTGAACAATTCGTTGATGAATTGGAAATTAAAGAATCAAAATACAATGGAAATGTGGCAGGAGATGCTGCTGAATATATTGCAAAAGAATTATCACACTATGTTAAAGGCATACTTGATCAACCTAATGACAGTGTTACTTACTTTCATTTAAAAGACAAGTCTTATAAATCTAAAGTTATTAAAACGTTAAAAGACGTTTATGGTTTAGAAGCTCAAGACGGTGGAACTCAATTCTCACCTTCTCCAACTATTAAATTTGATAATGATGTAATTTTAGAAGCAAAAGACTCAGACACATTCGTTGGAAATCCAAGCGAAGATCAAAGAATGGTAGATATTAGAGCTTTTAGAGGTTCAGTAAAAGATTTAACTGATTTTATTGATGATAAAATCAAAGAAACGCAACAATAATTTGAAACTTTCTAAAAAAGATTAATATATAAACAGTAGAACCTCTAATCCTCTACAAAAAATATCTAAATCTTTTATGGAAAAGTTCATCCCAGAAGTCGACATCACTTCTGAGATCGAGCCCAAAGAGACAAAAGGTCCAATTGTTGAAACTGTAGAAGCTATTATCGAGCAATTCGATTTTATTTCTATTTTAAACGAAGACGACGAAGAGTCTGATTGGATTTGGTTCGGAGTTGGTGGCCCGGCCTAAAAAGAAATCAAAAAGGAATCTAACTGGTTCCTTTTTTTATGCAATAAACTTTTCACAAGATTCACGTATAAATTAGACTTAAATATGTGAACGTGCTAGAAGAAATCAACGAGAAATTAGATCAGATTATAAAGGAAGAAAAGCTTGGCAAAGGCTTTGAATTTCGTACAGGCCAAAGAGAAACTATCACGGCTATTTGTAAAACATACTTTGAAGATCCAAAAGCCACCATTGTTATAGATGCACCTACAGGAACTGGTAAATCTATTATTGCCATGGCTTCAAGTTTGGTTTTATCAAGTTTTGACAAACAAGGTTATTTGATTACGAGTGATTTATCATTACAAGATCAATATGAATCAGATTTTTACAGATTAGGATTACATTGGCCTTCAGTTAAAGGTGCAGATAATTATGAATGTTCTGTTAACAATTTACCATTTTCATTAGGTGATTGTCGTTTAAAGGGTATGGGATATGAGCAAGCTTCTAAACTTGATTGTTATGGCAGCTGTGATTACTTACAAAATAGAGAACGTGCAATTAACCACAGAGTTTGTTTACTTAACTATGCATTTTGGCTGCTACAAAGAAATTATGTAGAAGATAAAAAGGCTGATGATGGCGGCTCACCGTTTGCACAAAGAGACTTTGTCTTTTTTGATGAAGCGCATAAAGTAGATGAGATTGTTCAAAATCATTTTAGTCCACGTATTGATTCAGATGTTTCTTCAAGAATCCAAACGGTTAACTCTTTCTTAGTTAAATGGGGTTTCTCAGAGCCTAAAGTTACCAAAAACAGAATCGATAGTGTTGTTTTGATGTTGTTAAATGAACGTGATAAGAAAAAGATCTTCGAGGCCATGGGTTACTTAAAGCAATATCTAGGTCAATATATGTCCATGAACCAAGAGATTAAAACTGCAGCCAAAAAAAGATTTAATAGTAATGCAGTGCCTAAAGATTGGCAAAATGCAATGACGGCTCTTGATAGAATCAAAGATGTTTACTGCAAATTTGATGATTACATAGACATTATAGCTGAAGTTGGTCTAGATAAAATGGTTATAGATCAAAACAGAGAAGAGGCTAAATTTACATGTATTGAAGAACAATGGATGATTAGAAAGCACTTACATGCAAAGGCAGAATTTAAAGTCTTTATGAGTGCTACTATTGGTGATCCGGCTTCTTATATGAGAATTATGGGCATTGAAAACGCAAGGTTTATTAGATTGACTAATGATTTTAGTTATGAAAAGTCACCAATTGTTTTTGTTAACCGTCATAAAATGTCTATGAAAGAAAAGGATCAAAACTTTGACAAGGTTTTAGCCATCATGGACAAAATAGCTTCTAAACATATTGGACAAAGAGGCGTTATCCACTCAGGTTCTTATGAATTCACGCAAAAAATATTAGAAAACAGCGCAATTAGTTCAAGATTAATAGCTTATGATGACTCCAAATCAAAAGCAAGCGCATTAGAGACGTTTAAAAAATCAACCGATGGAATACTTATTGGGCCATCTATCTTAGAAGGGTTAGACTTAAAAGATGATACAAGTAGGTTCCAAGTCTTCTTTAAGGTACCATATCCATCTTTGAATAGTCCTCATATCAAAGCTAAGATGCAATACATGCCAGATTGGTATGATTGGAAAACTAGTGTAAGTTTTTTACAAGGTGTTGGTCGTTCTGTGAGAAGTAAAGAAGATTGGGCTGTAACTTATGTGCTAGATGCTTGTTTTAGAAGCTTAATTAGCAAACCTGGATGTATTCCTAAAGATATTAAGAGTCGAATTAAGGCAGTTTAGTATTGGTTATCAATCAATTGAAAAATAATTGAAAAATAAACGCTAAATAATTTTTTTATTTGAATAATTAGTGGTATATTTACTATGTAATTAAAAGATAAACAAAATGAATACAATCATCCAAGTTCAACAATTCAGATTTAACGATGGCCAATATCGTAACGTAGAAGTTCCTACTTCAGAAATTACAGGCGATGTGTTTAGTGTATTAGACTTAGTATTTCACTACGGTCAGAATATGTTTCAACCACAGAATGCACCTTCAGTTTCTGTTGGTGATGTAATTAACTATGATCGCAGATATTTTATGGTTGCTGGTTTTGGTTTTACTGAAATTAAAAGCGAAACTTACGAAGTACTTAAAAGAGCTTGTAGCGCAGCTTGTAAGAAAAATAGTCGTTATGATTTAGAATTGTGGAATATGATTGGTGAAGAATCTTTAGAATACTGTTAATATGAAAGAAATTTATATGGAGCAAACATTACTTTTAATGGCTCAACAACAAGGAATGACAAATGGACCAGGAATAGTAGAAGCACTATTTAAAATCGGAACCATTAAACAAACCGAAAGTGGTATTAAATATTTAGTAATTGAATCTAAATCAGAAGAAAATGGAAAAGACTCTAATTAAAAAAGCAAAGCAACCACAAGAATCCAAAGAGTTTAATAAGTGGGCTAAAAAATTCAAAGTATCTTCTCTATGGACTGAAGATACGCCTGAGAAAAAAGAATTTATCAAAAGGCTACAAGAAGCCAGATTTGCACAGCAAATGATAAAATAAGTTTAACGAAATCTTAAATTATGTTATATAAGTACGATAAAAATCAATTAGTTTTCAAGTCTTTAAAATTAAAATCATATATTAAAGCAGCATCGCTAGGTGTTTTAGCCATAAGTTTAACCTCATTTTACAGTTACAGATTAGGTATCGATAAGGCTGTTAATGGTTTGACAGAATATGAAAAAGTAGTCTTGATTAAAAAATCAGATAGCTTTAATAGCCAAAAATTAGTGGCTATGATGAAAGGTTTGAACATTAAATTTGCTTGGATTCCAATGGCTCAATCGATTGTTGAGACAGGTCACTGGAAATCTAACATCTTTGTTGAGAATAATAATTTGTTTGGTATGAAAGAAGCTAAGCAAAGAGTTACGACAGCAGATGGAACTCAAAATAACCATGCATATTATGAATCGTGGAAAGAATCTGTGTATGATTATGCATTTTATCAATCAAGATACTTAGGTTCTATTAAATCTGAACAAGAATATTTTGAATATTTGTCAGCAAGTTATGCAGAAGATCCTAATTATATTCGAGTTTTAAAAGCAACTATCGAAAAGTACAAATTAAAAGAACAATTCAAATAAGAGATATATAGTTTATATTTATTTAAATAAAAGAAAAAGATTTACTAAAACATGAAGAAAATTAAACTATTCGAAGAATTCAATGGTGAAGAATCTATACAAGAATCATTTTACAGATTACCATCTGATGTGATTGGAAATGATTTATATCTAGTATCTAAAAATCTAATGAATTTTTATGATAGCGCAAAGGCAGGTAATGACGTAGATCCTGGTGTACTTGATAGTATTATTAAAAAATTAAATGAGATTAAAAAATCTGCTAAGAAATTTAATAAGGCTGAAGAGGTGCAAGGTACTGTATATGAAGCTGTTGTTACTGAAGCTGCCGTAAAACAATTTGAAACTGATTACAAAACAATGGTTAAAAACATTAAATCAGGATTTGGTTGGATTGATCCAGACTATGTAGAAGAAACTTGGGAGAATTCATCTGACACTATCAATTTTGAAATTGTTAAAGCTGAACTTTACAAAAGATTAATCAAAGACGGTTTATTATGGTTTGCTGCGGATAGTGGTGAGCAGAAAGGTAAACAAGTTAAATCTTTAAAAGAAGTAGGTGTTAAAGAATCATTAGTTAATGAAGCTTTTGAGGTTACAGTAAGCCTTAGACATGCTAAAGATGCTATTGCACTTTTCAATGACATGTTTATCAAATACGGTAAAAGACCGTCGACTGATGTATTCTCATTTAAAGAAAAAGATGCAGCTGTTGATTTCGTACAAATGTTGGTTAAAAATTTACAAATACCAATGGGTGAAATTAAAGCAGACGATGCAGTTATTAAAAATTTAAAATAAAGACATGATTAAATCAATTAATGAAAATGCTGTTGCGCCAAACGTAAACAACGGCTTGAGACAACCTGTTGTTTTATCCGGAGATTCAGTTAAATTACTAACAGAAAGATTAGGTGACGAATACACCGCACATTATTTCTACAATGCCGCTGCAAATTGGTGTTTAGGTGCAGGTTACAAGAAAGCTGCTGTATTCTTTACAAAAGAATCTGCTAATGAATTAGAACACGCTTTAAAATTACAAAAATATTTAGTGGACTGGAATGTTTTACCAGTTGTACCTAAAGTAGAAACGCATACAGATTTTGGTAATTTACCAGAAATCATCGAAAGATCATATAATCTAGAGTATGATTTATATAAAAAATACATAGCTGATTCTCAAGTTTTATTTACAAGTGACTTAGCCACATTTGATTTCTTACAAGAATTTAGAGGTATTCAAACTGAATCTGTAGCGGAATACTCAGATTTATTAAATGCTTTACAATTAATTGACATCGATAAGAGATTAGATCTTTTACACTTTGAAGAATTATATTTAGGATAAAAATAATTAAGCCCAAATTTTTTAGTTTGGGCTTTTTTTAGTATATTTGTACTGTAATTAAAATAAACAATTATGAGCAATAAAATAGTAATGACGTTTGAAGCATATCAAACATATAGTGATTATCAAAATCCAAAGAAAGGTAATTGGGGTTCACCCGAAGATCTTGTGGCTGATGTAAAACTTACAGTTAAACACGCTACACCGACATTTGATGATAAATGGATTAGGTCCATTGCAGACCAATCTGATGATGCCAAAGGTATTAAGTTTGAAATTAAATTATCAACTGGAGATATTTTACATGCTTTTAAAATAGGTTCAATGAGAGGCAGTTGGGAATTGTATTTGAACAAGAAAAAGAAATCTCAACAAGAGATTAGAACTGAGTTAATTAAAAAGTCTTTGAGTCCATTAGAACAATGGGAATTGGCTTGGAAATCACACGATACTTATTACAATTATTCTGATTCACATGACGTTTGGAAATCAGGTGTTGCTAGTGAGAAAAACATTGTAGCTTTATATGATAAATTAAGTGCTTCTGATAAAAAGAAAGCTTATAAGATTTATACTGAAAGAGACAACCAAAGTACTAAGAGTTTTCCAGAATTTAAAGGACTTTAATCAGATATATAGAACATGAAAACACACGTTAAAAACTTAGAAGACTTTATCGCTGAGTATCAAACTCCTTTCAATCCATCTTCAATGGCAAATATTGTTGTAGGAACTATACAAGGAGCTGGTAAAGTACCAACTACAAGCACAGGCGCTGAGTCTGAAGGAAGCATTATACCACTTACACAACAAGATCCTGTTTTACAATACGGAACTTGGTCACAAACTGCAACAGGTGTACGACGCCTAAATGGAACATATCCAGATATTTTATTAGCACAAGCTGCTTTACATGGCATGTCGCCAGCTGAATACTTAGCACACTACGGTCACTCTACCGAAGGACAAGATAAATAAATTTACACTTACATAATTAAGCGGTCTTTTTAGTCGATATATAATATGACTAAAAAGACCGTTTTTATTTATGTTTGAAAATCAAAACCCAGACCAAACTCCTAAAGAATTAATTGAAGGCTTATACAAAGCTTTTGAATCATTTCGTCGTAAAATGGAGGATCCATCTTATATCCAAATTGAAGGTGCCATTAAACAATTAATGGAAAATCAAAATGAAATGAAAGCTAGCATTTCAGATCTAAAGCAGAAATTGCTGAATCCTTATGATGGTATTGTAGTTGAAACTAAGAAAAATACTGAATTCAGAGAATCTCAAGAAGAATTAGAAACCAAAATGGATAAAATTATTGAAGAGCATAATGATTTAGTTAAATGGAAAACTTCAATCACTAAAGTTTTTTGGGCTCTTTTAACAGGTTTAGGTGGTCTTGTAACATATATCGTAACAAATTTCTTAAACAATGGTAAGTGATAAAATTTCTTTAATCTATGCACGTGAAGCAGTTAATAATATTCCAAACAATTCGTCTGGTATTATTAAAGTAGTTGACGCTAGATTAATTTACAAAGAATTTTCTAATAAGAATTCAAGCATTGGTGTTAATTTAAACTCAGTGTCTTTGTCTGGTTTAACACCTGCTCAATTTAAAAATGCAGCAGAATGTTCAAACATGAAATTATATCAAATATCGAGTATTGTTACAGATATAAACGGTTCTAATTTTATAATTTCATTTGACGATACTCTTAAAAGATACAAAGCGCCTAATAGTGAGAAATATCCTAATGAAATGCAAGCTATCTTAGATACTTTAAATCAAATGTATTTACCAAAATACAACGAGTTGGTAAACATTTGGGATAAATTATATACAGACGTTTACATTCAAGTTGAAGAAGATGCTAATGGTAATTTAACTATGCAATACATTGATTGCGGTTATATTCAAGGTCTTTTTGGAAGTAATAACGTAACGTATATTAAGAACGGTTCAACACATACTAAAAATGCAAAAGATGCGTTGATAGATTTGTTCGATAATTTATAATAAATATAAAAAACAGTAACATATAAAATGTCTAAAAAAATTAGCGAATATACATTCTCACATGGATTGCACAGAGGTGCTAATGGTTCATATATTCAATTATCTAAGGAATTATTAGGTAGAGCATTGACTCATGAAGAAATGAATTATAATTTAGCCTTAACTGGTGAGATTATTAAAAATTATGAAATTCTAGGTCATGGAGATCAAGGTATTATTGATCCTAATATTGATTTAGGTAAAACACCTGTTTTAAGTAGTCGTCAAACTGTAAATGGTACAGAATACTATTGGGATTTAAGTGAAGCTACTGGCGGTGGTGGAGGTGGAGGTGCTCAAGGAGCACAAGGCGCAGTAGGTGCAACAGGATCTCAAGGTGCAACAGGATCTCAAGGTGCTCAAGGTGGCATTGGTCTTTCTGGAACAAGTGGAACATCAGGTGCTAGAGGAGCACAAGGTTTTGCAGGTTCTCCTGGTTTACAAGGTGCACAAGGTGCAGCTGGAACAAGTGGAACTACAGGAACAAGCGGTTCTTCTGGTTTAACTAACGGAACCTCAGGTACTGATGGATCTTCAGGTTCTAGTGGTATTAGTGGAACTATAGGTGTTGATGGAGCACAAGGTGCTGCAGGTCAAGATGGAACAAGCGGAATTGATGGAGCACAAGGTGCAGCTGGTCAAAATGGAACAAGCGGAATTGATGGAGCACAAGGTGCAGCGGGAACTTCTGGTATAAACGGAGCTCAAGGAGCTACTGGAACTTCAGGTATTGATGGAGCACAAGGCGCAGCTGGAACTTCTGGAACATCGGGAATATCTGGTATAAATGGAGCACAAGGTGCAGCTGGAACTTCTGGAACTTCAGGAACTTCTGGTTCAAGTGGAACTGATGGAACTTCAGGTTCAAGTGGAACTGCAGGAACAGATGGTTCTAGTGGAACAGCTGGAACTTCAGGTTCAAGTGGAATAGCAGGAACGAGTGGAACATCAGGAATATCTGGTATTAATGGAGCACAAGGTGCTGCAGGACAAGATGGAACTTCTGGATCTTCAGGTTCAAGTGGAACTGCAGGAACAGATGGTTCTAGTGGAACTGCCGGAACTTCAGGTTCAAATGGAAGTTCAGGCGTTGATGGTTTAAATGGAACATCAGGGTCTTCAGGATTAAGTGGAACATCGGGAATATCTGGTATTAATGGAGCGCAAGGTGCTGCAGGACAAGATGGAACTTCTGGTTCTTCTGGATCATCTGGAACTTCTGGATCTTCTGGTGTAAATGGAGCACAAGGTGCAACAGGAGAAGCTGGATCTAGTGTAGGTCAAATATTCTATATGAATGAATCTGTTATTGTCGTTAATAATGGTGGTGGAGTAAATGATCTTAACGAGTTAGCAACGATGCCGACGGCTGCTGCACAACAAGTAGTAACTACAAATTTAACTTCTCTTCAAAGTGATGTATTAGTCACACAATTTATTACACCATCTGGATTAGGCGTTGCTGTTGTGCCCGGCGGAATTCAACAATTTAAAATGCACTTTACTAAAGGAGCGGTAGGTCATGATATTCAAATATATTTAAAAATAACACATACAGATTCAAGTGGAACACCGATTGCAGTATGGGGAACAACAACACCGGCGTTAATCGGGTGGGACACTGATGATACAATTCCAGTTGACATGTATCAAGATATATTCATACCGTCTCATTATGTTGATCCAACGGATAGAGTTCTTGTACAAATTTATGCAACTAACGACAATAGCACTAATAGAACTATTAAATTTTACACTGAAGGTATTTCTGATTATTCATACGTGATCTCATCATTAGGAGCTACCGAAGGTCCAACAGGTGCACAGGGAGCACAAGGTGTTAATGGTTCAAGTGGAACATCTGGATCTTCAGGAACTTCTGGTTCAAGTGGAACTGCTGGAACTTCTGGTTCAAGCGGAACTTCTGGTAGTGCAGGGACTTCGGGTTCAAGTGGAACGTCTGGATCTTCAGGAACTTCTGGTATATCGGGTATAAATGGAGCACAAGGAGCTTCGGGTTCTAGTGGAACTTCAGGAACTTCTGGTTCTTCTGGTTCGAGTGGTTCAAGTGGAACTGCTGGAACATCTGGTTCGAGTGGAACTGCTGGAACTTCAGGAACTAATGGTTCTTCAGGAACAAGCGGAACTTCTGGATCTTCTGGTGTTAATGGAGCGCAAGGTGCTAACGGAACTTCTGGTATATCTGGTGTTAATGGAGCACAAGGTGCTCAAGGAGCTAGTGGAACTTCAGGTATTAATGGAGCACAAGGTGCTCAAGGCGCAACAGGTGCTCAAGGCGCAACAGGTGCTCAAGGTGCCACGGGTGCTCAAGGAGCTGCTGGAACTTCTGGTGTAAATGGTGCTCAAGGTGCTACAGGAGCACAAGGTGCTAGTGGAACTTCCGGTGTGAATGGAGCACAAGGTGCTACAGGTGCTCAAGGCGTAAATGGTACTTCAGGAACTTCAGGAACTTCAGGTATATCAGGTGTAAATGGTGCTCAAGGTGTAGCTGGAACTTCTGGACTTCAAGGAGCGCAAGGTGCAACGGGAGCGCAAGGTGCTACAGGTGCTCAAGGCGCTAGCGGTACTTCAGGTGTTTCTGTTCAAGGTGCTCAAGGTGCAACAGGAGCTCAAGGTGCAACAGGAGCTCAAGGTGCTACAGGAGCTCAAGGCGCTACAGGAGCTCAAGGCGCTACAGGAGCTCAAGGTGCCAGTGGATTAACTGGATATAACGAAGGTGGATATGTGTCTGGAACTACAGTTCAATTAGGTTCACCTACGGTTGGTCAAACTCCAATATCTGTTAAAAGATTTGTAGGTACACAATTTGCTTGGAATACTAATGGTGCATTCGAAGCTTCTGGAAATATTATAGGTTTCTCAAGTATAACGTCTGATAATAGATTAAAAGAAAATGTAACACCAATTGATGGTTACGCGCTTGATAAAATAATGAATATCACGCCTGTAGAATTTGATTGGATCAAAGAAATGGGTAGAGGCCACGATGTTGGTTTTATAGCTCAAGATATACAAGCTCAATTCCCACATTTAATTCACAAAAGTGAAATCTTAAAAATGAATGGTGTTGGCGATGATACTGAGTATTTAACAGTTGATTATGCTAGACTTTCAGTTTATTTGGTTCAAGCTATACAAGAATTAAAAGCTGAGATTGAAATCTTAAAAAACAAATAAGAGTCGTTGAACTCTAATTTAAAATACAGATCCATTGTTTCTATTTGTGTAAAACAGATAATGAAGCGATGGATCTATTCTTTTTCAAAAGATCGTAAAACATCAACACTTGAAAGAGAATTTGATTTTGATTTTTTAGAGTTTGAATTAACAGCTAAACTTAGATTTAAAAAAGGATTTAGTTATCATATTCAAGGTTTTTCAGATGAAGGCGATAAAGATATTTGTGGTAAAATATGGATTGATTTTACGATTGATCCAATTGATTTACCAAACAAATGGTCTGAAATTTATTTTGATTTAATAGATGTTATGCGTCATGAAATGGAGCATCTAACACAAAATGGTTGGAATGAAAAACACGGTAAATGGCTTGAAGATGATAGTCTTGAAAGAAATTTAATAAATCAAGGTATCTTAGAAGCTTACTTATATCTTTTATTACCTAAAGAAATTGATGCTAATTTACAAGGATTGGCTTTAAAGTCTAGAAAAAAGAAAGAACCGTTGATAAATACAATTGAACAATACTTAGATTCTGAAGAAATTGATGAAGAAAGAAAAGAATCTGTTATTGCAGTTTGGAGAAAGCGAGCAATTCAGATTGGTGGAATTCCTAAGTTTTAAAAATAACCTATAATATGGACCCCGATAGTTTAAAACATGACAACTTGGAAAATAACACTACACAAGAACATAGCTTCGATCTGTTTGATCATAGCAACCTTCTTCAATCCGCTTGGATTCGACGCAGCATTCGCTTTAGTAATGAAGTGGACGGGATCTTTTTGGGTTACGGATTTAATTTTTTATTGCCTATCAGCTGTATTCTTTGGCTTGTATTTCTTTTTACGAAATAGATTAAAGAAAAAAGACAGAGATAAATTAGAAATCACAGAAGAATAATAGCTTACTAGCAAATATATAACATATAAAAATACTTAAATAAAATGGCAACAAGACCTTTCGCAAAACATACTGGTTCAGAAATTTCAGGAACTAAAAAATCTGGAAGTATATCAGCAGTAATACCATCTAATGTAAATGGATTTGATTTTGCATCAACAGAATTAAAATGGTATAATGGACCAGAAGAAACTGGACATATCATAAGCTTTGAAGGTGCAAGTAGAATTACACCAGATGGTACATATTCAACTTTAAACTTTGTAAGATCTGTGGATTTAACAGATCAATCTTTTATAGATTTAGTTGCACAATTAGCCGGTCAATCTTTTGTTAATACAACAAACGCAATGGCTTGGTTATCTTCTAACGATTATCATACAACATTTGAAGTTCCGGTTGGAACAACATTTGGATATACTTGGATCTCAGGATCTTCATTCCCAATATCTTCACCTGGTACAGCGGTAATTATCATCGATAATCCAACAGCTTATGACAAATATATCTGGCTTAGAGGTAGTTCATCGTATTATAATTCTGGTACAAATTCAGGTTCGGCATCTTCAACTGGTTTATCAGGAAGCCCAATTTCAATGAGTAATAGTATTACAGCTAGTGGTCAAACATTCAATTCTGGATCTTATATTACTATACCAGCAAATACTTTAAATTCACAATTTAGTGTAACCATGGGTGGTAGTGGTCAAATACAATTAGTTTATACTGATGCTAATACATCAACTAAAACTATCATTCCATCATTGTAAAAAATTAATATAGAATTTTAAAAGGTCTCTCAAAAGGAGACCTTTTTTATTTAGATAAATATTCTGAAACATTAACAAATATACACATATAAATTTTAAATAATTTTTAATAATGGAAAGAATAATACCAGATGATCCTAAGTTTTACGTATCTAGTAAAATAAGTTTTGAACATTGGCCTGACTTAGGTGAAGGCAAGTTTTACACAAACACAGGTGATAAAAAAATTGCAGTGGTTTATCAAACTTGGTCAACCGAGTGGTATTTACCATACATATATCATTCATTGTGTAGTCAAATAATGTATACAGACGTTCTAGAAATGGCTGATATTTACTTATTTGTAGACGAAGAGCGTTATGATTTTGCTATTCATTTATTTAGAAACTTGATAGCGAAAGAACAGATAATCAAAGTTCAGAAGCAATTTGCTGTTAAATACATGATTACTACTAATCCAATGTTGAAAAAATATGAAGTAGTTTCAGTAGTAGATGGTGATATGTTTTTCTATAGTGATACCAAAATAGATTTTTACAAAAATGTGTTAACACATACTGCAAAATCTGATAGACCTATTGCTATCAACGTTGAAAACAATTCGGCTTCAGTTTTCTTTGGAAGAAGAGATAATTTATGTACTTCTATACCACAAGACGAGTATATTGATTTCATGGCTGATTCTTTATCAGTAGATTCTGAATATGTAAAAGATTGGCTGGTAAATACACAATGGTCTTTAAGTTGCATATTCATTTATAAAACTAAATTCTTCGAAGATGCTAAATATTATAAACACGCATTAATAAACACATACGCTAAACAATATTGTGATGAAACAGTTTGGTTAGGATGGACTGCTATGCACGGTTTAACAACTTTAGACGTGACTGATGATTTAGGATATGAAGTTGTAATTAGCGTTCCTTTTGAAATGAGTATTGTTGAGAATAACGAGCCTGGTAAATTGTTGTTAATTCATCCACTAGTTGGCACATATAGAATTAACGATGATATGGTTACATTTATCAAACAAATTCAAGATAATTTTAGACTTTTTGTAAAAAAAGATGAAGAGTAATGAATGTATATTGGGTTTTAGAAAATTCTAAGAAACTAGATCCATTTTATTTGAGTCCGCTTGAATTAAAGTGCATGGAGAACTCAATCAAAAATTGGAAGAAGTTTTATCCTGATACATTGACTCACATTTATTGCGATGCAACCACTAAATCCTATTTGGAAAGCGTTGATTTGTTAAAAGAATGGCATGTAGTTAATACTGAAGTCTTGTCAAAACAAGATGATATTAACAGAACTATCTTTTGGACGGCATCAAAATTAAAAGTGATGAATGAGATCAAAGCACCATTTATCATGATGGACATTGATTTTTTAGTCTTAACTGATAAATTAAAACTTTCTGAATTAAAACATTTTATATTTGCAGGTACTCAAGCTGAATCTAATAAGATGTACGCTGATCCTAACAAAATGCCATACAGCGGTCTAATTCAAATGTTCGATATTCTATGGAACAACGATCACGTAATGAATATGTCTTTTATTTATTTAGGTGATGAAGAAATGAGAAAGGAATTTACAAATGTATCTAGATTATGGGAAGAAGTTTTAACATATTCATTTAGACACAAAAAGCATTCTACTGCTGAAATGACATTTGTTGAGCAATCTTTATTAACTCAACTTTGTACAAATACTGGCAATCGAATAGCGTCATTGACTAATGAACTACATGAATCTGAAAAATCTTATTTTAATTATCCACCAAATTGGACTGAATTAGGTTTAAAATACAGACAAGACTTTCACCATTTAGGTGATAATAAGAGAATGGCTCTATTTGATCAAGACGTTTTCGACCAACAAATGTTTATTATCACAAAATAAGCAACACACCAGATCTTCACCCTTGATTTATAGCTTCAAACCATGTTTGCTATTGTAAAATATTTTTGGTCGCATCCTGATAAAATTGGGATGTGACTGGATATAATCAAAGGTTCAAATACCATTTATAGATCTATTTTATGAAACTATTATCATTACTTTGATATAATAGATAGTTAAAAATATGTAGATTATGGCATTTTCAACCGAAAAGATTTTGATATTTGATCTCGATGATACACTTGTCATTACAGATGCAAAAATTCGTGTTTGCGATCAAAAAACAGGAACTTGTTACGAATTAACACCCGAAGAATTCAACAAATATGAGAGTAAAAAAGGTCAAGTTTTAGACTTTGATGATTTCAAATCTTTAGAAGTTATGAAAGCTGGTAAAATGATTAAGAAATACTTAGACATTTTAGCCAAAAACTACAAAGCTGGAAATGCAATCGGTATTATCACTGCTCGAGATGATGAAAAAATGATTTATGATTGGATGAAGGATCATGTTGGTTTTCATATCCATCCAGAATTGATTTGGTGCGTAAATGATCCTAAAAGAAAACTCAAAGGTGATATAGCTAGTAAAAAACAACAAGCCATGCAATGGTTCATAGAACAAGGCTACACCGATATTTCATTCTTTGATGATGATACACGAAATATTCAATTGATCAAACAATTAGCAAAGGATTTGGATGTGGACATCAAAACTCACTTAGCAAAGCATTAATCTAATCACTATATAAATGAAAACAATAAATTTACAATCTCAATTTGGAGATGAAGGTCAATTAGTGTCACCGGCATTACCAGAAGGTATTAGAAATTATTTAATTGATATTGATGGTACCATCACAGATGATGTACCTAATGAAGAGCCAGAAAGAATGAAAATGGTTTTACCTTACCCAGACGCAAGACAAATCTTAAACGGTTGGGCTAAAGAAGGACACATCATTACCTTTTTCACGTCGCGTACTGAAGAACATAGAAAAATCACAATGGATTGGTTGGAAAGACATGGTTTTATATACCATGGACTTTTAATGGGTAAACCTCGAGGTGGAAATTATCATTGGATTGATGATAGAGTAGTTAAAGCTACACAATTCGTCGGTAAATGGTCAAACTTAACAGAGAAGCAAAAAACAATAGAAGTCTTCGAAGACTAAACAAACTAAACTATGGAAAATATAACATTAGGACAAAAAAGAGTCCAAAGAAACTTTAACCCTTCGGCTAACCCAATTATCGAAGACCTAAAAGAACAACATGCAAATCTAATCGATAAATTAGAAATCATGAAAGACGATAAAAATGCTAGAGAAATCTCAATCGCTCAAACAAATATTGAAACTGCATGTATGTATGCAGTTAAAGCTCTTTTTGTTTAGATCTAAACAAACACATATAAATCAAAAGGACCTAAATGGTCCTTTTTTATTTTAATATATAAAGCATACGTAAAAACAAATTAAATTATGAAATATATTAAACTTTTTGAAGATTTCTTAAATGAAAGCGCACTTAATTTACCAGAAGGTATGGAGCAATTTCAAAAGGATGAAAAAGAAGAAGGTAAGAAAGCAGATATTTACTTAGCTAAATTTGATGGTAAATCATTTAAAGCGCAATCTACTGATAAAACGTTTGATGACGGCGTTCCAGTGACTAAAAACTTTACAAGAGGTGGTTACAAAGATGTAAAAATCAAAGGCGATCACTATATTATTGAAGGAGATACTTTCTGGTATTTTAGAGTAGATAAAACTTGGTATGCAGTTAAGCAATCAAGTTATCAAACACCACCATTTGAATATTAAATAAAAACTAACATATATGAAACATATTCAATTATTCGAACAATTCGTAAATGAAAAGGTATACCAAATGACAGGTTCTTATGGAGCCAAAGGTATCGCAGGTAAAGTCTTATTTGCATTTAAAAAACAAATCGAACGTATCAAATACGAAGGAGACGAAGCAGCTACCTTAGAAGAAATCAACAAAGTTTGGTCTAAATGGGCGGACAAAGACGGAGCTAAAATCATAGAGCAAGAAGTCTTAAAACAAATCAAAGACAAAGAGTCAGTAGTTTATATTATGGCCACTTTATCGGGCAAACCATGGATCAAAGATGAAGTAAATGGTATTAACGAACCAGGCAGAGCAGAATTACTAGTAAGATACCCAGCAGATTTAGTAATCAACGTTGGTTTCGCAGATGATACAGACGCTAGTAAATACACAAGAAAACTAGAAGGCATGCAAAACTCAGCCATTATCACTAAACAAGAGACAGCAGTCTTAGGTGAATTCGACACAGATGTTCTAGATAACAATATAGAGATCAGAGCACAATTACTTTTAACAATCGACGCAAAGTAACCAAAATCCCAATAAATCTTAAAGGTCAGCCCAAAAAGCTGACCTTTTTCACGCACGCAACCCAAAGACAAATACATATATTATGGGAATAGAAAAAGAAGAATGGAACAATTTCATAGATACAGGTAGTATAACCAGAGAAACCTTAGTCTTAATAGCAAACAAGATAAAAACCCAAAAATCTCTATCAGACCAAGAGATAGCCATCTATGCAGTACATCATTCTATAATAGAACTGTTATTAACCCAAAAGTTTAAACCTTGAAACCAACCAGATACCTAATAACCATACTAGCAATCCTAATCTTACAAGGATGTACAGTATACAAACCAATCCAAAGAGACTACCAAAGACAAGACTTTAGGATCTACCCAGATATAGAGAACCAAGGTATCAGAGTAATTATCTTTCTACCATCCAGACCGTCTAAAACACACAAATTTCAAAAGTAAGGGTTTTAAGCCCTTAAAGACATCAAGCCCTCACATGTCTTTATGATAATGTTATCCAATATTATCAAAACCAATTATTATAAGCTGTCAGGTCAGGCTGTAAGCCCACTAACTAGAATATATACGCGTTTGTTCAAGAAAGCCGCCCTTACGCATCCCAGACGTTAGGTAGCTATCTATCAACGCTCACACCTGGCGCAGTTCACTACCCCTGCTTAGCGAGGCCTCCAAACACCACAAAAACCCGGCATCCACTCCGAGTTCTTTGGTTCTTCCATCCCGGCGGGGTGAAAGAGATAATTAAAACAAAATTATGCTTGGGTGACTACCAGATCAGTTGCAAGTTCTGCATCTGCTTCTGGCTCCGGCGTGTTAAAGCCAAATAGTTTGTCAAAGGCGTCTTCTTCCTCAGCTAGTCTCTTCTTCTCCTCTGATACAAGCTCGTCATTGAATAGGTCTCGTGTGTATCTGGCTTCATCAAATTTGATACCGTTGCCAATCTCAAAGTAAAGTTTCTTACCTACTTGACCTAGTCTGTTTTTGGTGAATTCCATATAGCGTCTGTCTCCTTCAAAGGCAATATCCATCATGGCAGTAGTCATGTGTTTTAGTTTGTTACTACCTACAAAGACTCCGCCTTTGCTCATTTGCAAGATGGTGATAAAGGTTGTATAGATTGCTTTTTCATTTTGGCCTTTGTTATTGGCCGACATTAGGTCTAAGAACCATTTCTCTGTAGCTCCGCGGGACATGTTAGATTCCTCTTTAACCGTGTCATTAACCTCTGTGTAAGAGTCAGTTAAGACTATGTCCCAACCTTGGTTTAAGGTTTGCTCAATTACTGTCTTAGGATCTTCATAGTCTGCTAAGAATAAGATTGGTAACTGACCCCAATTTGGGAAACGTTTCAAGTAGCGAGCCATGTCTATCTGGTTCATTTCAGCTGAGATGAAAAGTGCTCTTTTCCCGGCGGAGTGAAGCGCAACTATAAGTTCTAAAAGAACTGTGGTTTTACCAACACCTGGTGATCCAGCTGCCATGATCATAGAACCTGGTAAGAAACCTCCGTCTTGACTAACAAACTTGTCTACTACTGTTCCTGTTAACATTGGTTGGAATAAATCCGGGTTAATGTTTAGATCATCTAGTCTAGTTAAGTTAATAGTCTGAGGAGCCTTGATGGCTGTTGGTTCAGCCTTGATGGCTTTGGCTTTTAAACCATAAGCGTCATAGTAATCTGCTGATGAGGTCATCTTTAAGACTCCATTAGCCATTACTCCGTTTATATTTATGATACGACCTTGGTTTTGAGCAACGTAACTATACTTGGCATTTTCAGGTGTAATTAACACTTGCTCCGCCGGGTCGGTAATAGATTTAAGATTAAAATTAGGCTCTCTGTTAGGAACTGCCTCTAAGATGTGTACTGTGTAAGATTGCTTAGTCATTGTGGATGTTTTAATGATTATAGAGCTAATATACTGCTTTTAGTTGACAATAAAAAATTATTTGTCAGTTATTTTTTCAAAAGTTACGAACAATGAAAGGACACACATTGTTAAAGCTATAACTGCGCAACCTAATTCATTCTCTACAGCCTCGAATTTAACATAGTTAAGAGCATTGCCATTTAAGATGTTTAAGGCTACAAAACCTGATACTAATGCTAATAATAAGGGACCGATGTTTAATTGTACTTTCATATCTGTTAGTGTTTTAATTATAGAGTAAATATACACATAATAGTTGACAACCCAAAATATTTAAGCAATTATTTTCACAAAAAAGCGAAAAAAAAGATCAACTTTCGCTGATCTTTTTACTGAGCCTTAACTTCGAAGCGGCCTGAACTCAGATTTATATTAATTCAATAATGAACCGTGTTGAACCAATTCACCTTTAAAGATGTCTGGCATTTGGTTAGCGTGATCATATTGTTTACCGAAGATATTTCCAGCTTGAACCATTAAGCGAGTAGCATCATAGTCTTGCATGTTAGTATCGATAATAGAGTTACCGTGAGAAGCGAAGTGGTTAACACCGTTAACTAAGTCCCAAATAGATGTATTAGATCTAGCTCCTTTCATTTGAGCAGCTGACATAAACTCAAAACCATTCTTAGCGTATGCATTCATGTTTTCTTTTAAAGGAATCCAGTTGTCTGTACGCTCACCAGCAAATTTCTCAATCATATAGTAACCATTTTGCAATTCAGAGATTGACGCTGGAGTAGCAATAGCTTGCTTAACTTGGTCAGAGAACATTGAAGGTGCAAAGTTACGTTTACGAAGATCATTTAATTGCTCGAAGAACTTCTCCATTGTACCAGCATCTAAAGACTGTAATGTGTAAGCCTCTTGAGCGAAAGCAGTAGTTAAGCCATTAGTACACCACATACGGTTTACATAAGGAAGAACTTGAAAGCCTCCGTTTGGTGAATTTTGAAAAGTAACACCACCTTTGAAAACCTCATCATTTAATCCAGCTACTTGGAATTCCGCTTTAGGATTAAATGTGTTGATGTTAACCATACCTTTCATAGGATCAATAGACCAGTTAGAAATTTCTAAACCATTTTGATCTAAGATACGGTCAACTACATTTAAGAAGCGATCGTTTGAAATCATATCAGTTGCATTCTTAGCAAGACCAATAACTGATTTGGTATTAGGATTAACAATTAATGTAACCTCAGAAAGACCACCAGCATTAGAAGCCATTGCATCTTTGATACGGTTAATAAAAGCTGTTTTAGTCTCTGTATTAAAAAGAGATTCAAACTTACCAGCAAATGTTTGGCTCATACCAATCATTTTTAGTAATTGCTTGAAAAAGTCAGTTGAAACTGATAAACGAGAGCCTTTATACTCGATAGTTTTATCATCAACAATATTGATGTCTGCAAAAGCTACAGTTCTACGAATAGCTTGAGAGTTAAGGGTTTCTGAACGTTTTTGTTCGATTAAAGGAGCTCCTAAAGTTGTAATTAATGCCATAATATCTAGATTTATAAGATTTATATAAGATTTATTTATTTTGTTTCAATTAGTTGTACATTTTGATCATCTCAGCAGATACTCTATAAGATCTACCATCGCGTGATACTTGTACTGGATTTTTCTGAGCTCTGGCTTTCCAACCAGTGATAATGTATTGCTTACCTTGAAGATCAATGCTTTGACCAACTTTAAAACCAGGTAAAGTGCGACTAGCATAAAGACCAAAATCAGTAGCCTCTTTGGTCATAGTAACACCGTTAGAAGCTTTAACTGCAGCTTGCACTTTATAAGTAACATTAGAAGCAGTGAAAGATGCATTACCTGCAGAGATTTCAATACCGTATTTTTTAGATAAGATAGCCAAAGCTGAATCGATATCTGAACGAAGATTTTTTACTGTGTTGCGGTCAAAAGATGTAATTTTCATAATGGATGTTTGTTTTAATTTGTATATGTAAATATACGTATAATAGTTGACAATAAAAAATATTTAAGTAATTATTTTCGCAAACTTACGAACAATTTATTAATAGAAAGAACTTAATGCCGCTTTCATATCAGATGGAGTAGATGCTCTAAATGAATTAGGATTAGGGACTAAGTTTGAGTTTTTATATTCCTTAGCAGCTTGAGCTATAGCTCCACGCTTAGTCTTAGCCCATACTGTATTCCAACCTCCCGTAGTGAAGTTAAACATCCATTCTTTATTAGCAATAACCTTAGGCGCCTTATTAGATTCCTTAGCCTCTTTTTCTGCAATAGTAATAAGAAGGGCAGAGATAACTGAGTATTGAGTACCTTGACCTACCAGAGCCTCTTTATAGTCAACTAATGCATTTTTAATAACTTGAATTTCAGAAGGAGAAAGAGATATGTTCATAATGGATGTTTGTTTTAATGTTATATGTAAATATAAGAACCTTGTCTGGGAATAGTAACTTTTGATTAAGTTTTTAGTACTCCATTCCGTACTCTGACAACTCTTTAAAAGAAGATACTGTACCACTCTCTACTAACTCAATTAAGCAATCAAATGCTCTTTGGTTTGTTTCGTAAACATATTCCTTTTGATTTTTGTAACAATATTCTAATAACTCTTTTTTCATAATAGGTGTTTGTTTTAATGTTATATGTAAATATACCACAAATAGTTGACAACCCAAAGCCTTTTATCAATTATTTTTCATAAAGTTACGAACAATTCCTTTTTAAAAAAAATAAAAAGCAGGTTGGAGTCTACTCTTCCTCCTTCTTTTGAAAGGACCGCCCCTGTTGAGGTCTTACCTCTGTTTTGAATGTCAGTCATCTAAGTCATACCTGTTGTTTTTTGTTTCATAAGCTAATATACGACAATCTTTTGACAATAAAAAACTTTTAAGCACTTATTTTCAAAAAAAATAGGAGCACTCTAAAAGAGTACCCCTATAAGAAATCTAAGAACAGTCTAGGTCTAGCCTAATTTGACTGCATTGCTAATACGACCTCTGGTAACATCATAAGCTTCGTTAATGATGCGGTCGTTAAAGTATTTACCAGCAACAACGTCTGAGACGTGAGTGGCGGAGTAACCAGTGGCTACTGATACATTAGCGATATCTCCAATACGCAATTTGCGATTTATAATAGAGACCTTTTGGATGTAGCTTAATTTATTATAGCTACCACGATTTGAACTTTTGTTCATATATTTGTGTTTTGTTGTAGATATTATACCAACTCAAGCTCCTTTGTTTCATTTGCTACAAAGGCAAGATCAGCCCAAGTTTTCGCGCCAGCCAAAGAATAATTAGTTTGACTATATAAGTTAGTATTAGACCAATCTTGGTTAATATCGCCAACACACATAGTCATAAACATAGACTCATCCATTAATTTAACTTTATTACCAACTCTAGCAAAGACAGTTAACCAAGTATTAGTACCATCAGCTTTAAATTCAATAGTCTGTAAGGCACCTTTTTTAAATGACTTAAATACAGATAGAGCCGTCTTCCAACGAGCACCTGACTCCCAATTACTAGCGATACCTAAATCATCTACAGTAGTCATAAATCCAGCTTGCACTTTAACAATAGCTCTATACTGACCTTGACGACCTTGGATAAAGTCTACTGCGCTAATTCTCTCTGAGTTAAAAAATGAGTTTTTCATAATGGATGTTTGTTTTAATGTTATATGTAAATATACCACAAATAGTTGACAACCCAAAGCCTTTTATCAATTATTTTTCATAAAGTTACGAACAATTCCTTTTTAAAAAAAATAAAAAGCAGGTTGGAGTCTACTCTTCCTCCTTCTTTTGAAAGGACCGCCCCTGTTGAGGTCTTACCTCTGTTTTGAATGTCAGTCATCTAAGTCATACCTGTTGTTTTTTGTTTCATAAGCTAATATACGACAATCTTTTGACAATAAAAAACTTTTAAGCACTTATTTTCAAAAAAAATAGGAGCACTCTAAAAGAGTACCCCTATAAGAAATCTAAGAACAGTCTAGGTCTAGCCTAATTTGACTGCATTGCTAATACGACCTCTGGTAACATCATAAGCTTCGTTAATGATGCGGTCGTTAAAGTATTTACCAGCAACAACGTCTGAGACGTGAGTGGCGGAGTAACCAGTGGCTACTGATACATTAGCGATATCTCCAATACGCAATTTGCGATTTATAATAGAGACCTTTTGGATGTAGCTTAATTTATTATAGCTACCACGATTTGAACTTTTGTTCATATATTTGTGTTTTGTTGTAGATATTATACCAACTCAAGCTCCTTTGTTTCATTTGCTACAAAGGCAAGATCAGCCCAAGTTTTCGCGCCAGCCAAAGAATAATTAGTTTGACTATATAAGTTAGTATTAGACCAATCTTGGTTAATATCGCCAACACACATAGTCATAAACATAGACTCATCCATTAATTTAACTTTATTACCAACTCTAGCAAAGACAGTTAACCAAGTATTAGTACCATCAGCTTTAAATTCAATAGTCTGTAAGGCACCTTTTTTAAATGACTTAAATACAGATAGAGCCGTCTTCCAACGAGCACCTGACTCCCAATTACTAGCGATACCTAAATCATCTACAGTAGTCATAAATCCAGCTTGCACTTTAACAATAGCTCTATACTGACCTTGACGACCTTGGATAAAGTCTACTGCGCTAATTCTCTCTGAGTTAAAAAATGAGTTTTTCATAATGGATGTTTGTTTTAATGTTATATGTAAATATACCACAAATAGTTGACAATAAAAAATATTTAAGCCTTTATTTTCAAACTATTTTTAGCTCCAGGAAGCTTCTCCAGGTAAGCTCTGGGGACTAACTCCTGGCAAGCTTCCTGGAGAGCTTACTGGCAAGCTCTTGGGAGCTATAGGCGCCAAACAGCTCTGCGGAGCTAATTAGCATAAAGCTTACTGGGTTAAACTAGCTAACTAGCGCTACTAGCCATCTAGCAGTACTACCAGTAGCTCCGGCGCTAAACAGGCTCTAGGCTTACCAGCAGCGCAGCCGGCGTACCTGCAAGCCTATTTCGCAATTTACTGTCTAGGGCTACAGTAAACACCTGCAAGTGCATGCACACCCGAGCTAGAGTAGACACGGGCTCTGAGGCTCATAAGTGTAATATGAAGCCTAGCGCAAAACGCGAATTAGCACTTTGGGACTTAAAGTGCTCTGGGTACGCATGCGCCCGGGGACATTGCGAGTTTTACGGGAATTCGCGATTAAGACCACTTTTTTATATGATGATATGTAAAGGTCATGGCTTAATTAATAATTAGTAATAGTGAATTTCGACTTTAGCCAAAGCGCATTGAGTGCCACAGCTGGGTCAAAGCGGCTTTTTGGGCCTGACAGGGCCCTTAGAGTCACTCCGAGGTCCTCTCAGTACCCTGAAAAAGACCACCGAAATAAATCTAAAAACACGAACTAACCCGGGCCCAAAAAACTGGGGCCCGGGAAATACGCGCCTCCGGGCCCTAATATATAGACCATGGAAGATTTAGCTCAAAACGCCGCCAAAGGTACCAATCAGAACGCCAACGCAATCGATGCGTCAGGACTAACCCAATCTGGTACGTCTAAAGGTTTTAACGCAAATGTGGGTAAACAGTCCTCTGAGCTTAAAGGCGCCGCCAAACCTATCAGTACCCAAACTGACTCGATCAAAACTCCGCCGGTTACTAAAGGCGCCGAAGGACTCAAAGGAGCCAAAGGGCCTGAGCCTGTTAGTATGCCAGAAGGCAACCGGGAAACCACCGGCTTCTCTGATATTTTATCAAAAAAGGCTCAGAGTTATATGTCGGACAAAGTGAAGGGCTCGAGTAGTCAAACACCCGCAGGAGAAACGCCAAGCCCTACAGATAAACAGAGTAGTATAAACCCAAAGGTGGCTGATGGGACCAAAGGACCTGAAAGACCGGAAACCAAAATGACTAAGCCCAACATGAACGTCTCAGACATGCCAAAGCAAAGCGCGCCGGCCTTTAAGCCTACTCCAAGTATTCAGATACCTAAATTTACTCTACCAAACTTTAAGCGTTAGAAAAAAGAGTATAAAATAATTGAAACTTTTTGAAACCTTTCTGGGCCCAGATTGTATAAGTATGGGTTTCTTCTAAAGGTAAGGTCTATTAAGGGGGTTGCATTGCGCCAAATCTCATTCTCATTCAATTTTAAAAAGTATATGTGTCCTTAGACTCATTTGAGTAGGGCCGCGAAATCACCGTTATTTAATAAAGTATGTGGGTCTGCAAGGGCTTCCTGAGTAGACAGAGACCTAATATATTATAATGGTATAAAAAAGAAAGTACTGTAATTTTCCTAAGGGCTTGAAACCCTGCGAATTAAATCCCCCAGCTAAGATTTTTCCCCATAAATAGTAAAATAATTGCTAAAAGATTTTTTAGTGTCAAAGATTTGTTTTATATTAGCACCCAGATTAAAAACAAGAAACAAAATGCGAATCTTTAAATATAACCTTAAAATAAATGTACTATGATTAAAAATGCAAATGTAAATCACGATCCTATAATGGGTCTAGTTAAATTAAATGAGTATGATAGTTCTACGTTAGACTCGACTATGTATATCGTAGATTCGAAAATACTAATAGTAACTTTTAAGAATGGTACCAACTATTCATATAAAGACGTAGACGCTGAAACTTACACTGAGTTTGTTTTATCAGAATCTCATGGATCTGCTCTAAACAAATTAATTAAAAACAAATTCGAAACTACTAAAATAAAAAAATAAAATGGCAGAGTTAACATACAATTATAAGACTAAGAAAATCGATGGACAACATGCGATGCTTTGTCAAAATTCAAATCCAGCTACTAGTAAATATGCAGCTTTTGCGCCAGAAAATGGGGCTTGTGATGTTTATGTAAAATGTAGTGAAAATTCTGTAAGAGTTTTGTGTAATGCATGCGTGCAAAGGTCTCTTACTAACTTAGGTAAAGTAACACAAGAATAATGATAAGTAAAAATGAACAAAAAGCAGAAGATGCATGGCAAATCTTGAGGATTCAAGGGGAATTCACAAAAGGATTTGATACATTTAATGAATTAGGATCTTGTGTTTCGGTTTTCGGTAGTGCTAGAACTAAAGTTGGTAGTAAATGGTATGAAGAAGCCAGAAAATTCGGAGCTCTTATAAGTAGAGAAGGATTTGGCGTAATTACTGGAGGTGGTCCTGGAATCATGCAAGCTGCTAATCAGGGCGCAAATGAAGTTGGTGGTAAATCTATTGGAATTGGAATTGAATTACCATTTGAAGCTGGTATGAACCAATATGTAGATCTTGGTGTTGAATGTAGATATTTCTTTACAAGAAAGGTAATGTTCCTTAAATATTCACAAGGATTTGCAGTATTTCCAGGTGGTCTTGGAACTTTAGATGAATTCTTTGAAGCAGTTACTCTTGCTCAATGCGGTCACAATATAAAATATCCAATCGTTTTAGTTGGTAAAGAATATTGGACAGGCCTAATCGAATGGTTAAAAGAAGTTGCTGTTGAAAATGGAATGATTAGCGATAAAGATTTAAACCTTTTTAGAATCGTTGATACAGCAGAAGAAGCTAGAGACAAAATTCGTGAATTCACGGAAAAATATAAAACAGATCAATCAACAAATTTCTAAGATGCTATTTCAAAAATTAACAGGGTATGAAAAAGTTGAAATCGCATCATATTTAAAAGAATACATCAAGAACAATAAAAATTCAAATTTAAGAATTTATATCGGATGTGATTCTCATAATAAAGGCGTATATACAACTTATGTTACAACAGTAGTGATCCATATCGGAGAAGCTGGATGTCATGTCTTGTTTCAAAGAGAAAAGATTGACAGAATTAATGATATGTGGACAAAATTGTGGAATGAAGTTGAAAAATCAGTTTCTCTAGCAATGTATCTCCGCGAAAATGGTATAAATATACATAACATAGATCTTGATCTAAATAGCAATGAAAAGCATGCTTCTAATAAATTAGTTGCCGCAGCTACTGGATATGTACAATCTATGGGAATAAAACCAAGAATTAAACCAGACCTTTTGCCTGCTGTGAATGCGGCAGATAATTTATCAAAATAATAAACAAATAAGAATGGATAACATTGAAGAAAGTTTCGGTAGAGGCGGCAATAAAAAGAAACCAAAGTCAACTACGTTGTTGGATCAATTTGGCGAAGACTTAACACAAATGGCATCAGAAGGTAAATTAGATGCTATTATTGGTCGTGAAAAAGAAGTACACCGTATATGTCAAATTCTTTCTCGTAGAAAGAAAAACAATCCTATTATTTTAGGGGACCCGGGTGTTGGTAAAACCGCATTAGTAGAAGCTATCGCTCAGAGAATTATAGATAAAAAAGTAGCTAGAACTCTTTTTAATAAAAGAATCATTTCACTTAATATCAATAATATTGTAGCAGGTACAAAATACAGAGGTGAATTTGAAGAGAGAATGAAAAATATTGTTGAGGAATTAAAAGACAACACTGATATTATTCTATTCATCGATGAGATTCATACTTTAGTTGGTGCAGGTGGAGCTGGAGGATCTTTAGATGCTTCTAATATTCTTAAGCCAGCATTGGCACGTGGACAAGTACAATGTATCGGTGCAACTACACTAGACGAATATAGAGAAAATATTGAAAGCGATGGAGCATTAACGCGTCGTTTCCAAGAAGTTTTCATCGATCCACCGTCATGTGAAGATACTGTTGAGATCTTAAAAAGAATCAAAGACAAATATGAAGATCATCATGCTGTAGTTTATACAGAAGATGCTTTATATGCATGTGTTAATTTAAGTGAACGTTATATTACTCAAAGAGAATTACCGGACAAAGCTATCGATGTTATGGATGAAGCTGGTGCAAAAATTCACATGCAAGAAATCAAAGTTCCTGAATTCGTTAAGAAATTAGAAAAAGAAGTTGATGATGCTAGATTAGCTAAAGTAGAAGCTGTAACCAAACAAGATTATGAACAGGCTGCATTCTACAGAGATGCTGAAATCAATAAGAAAAATGAAATTGATGCAAAAATCAAAGAGTGGGAACAAAACATCAGAGACAAAAAAACAAAGGTAACTGAAGAAGATGTAGCCGGAGTTATAGCTGATATAACTGGAATTCCTGTAACAAGATTAAATGGTGATGAAAAGAAAATCATCATGAAAATGGCAGACGAATTAAAGAAACTTATTATTGGACAAGACGAAGCTGTAGATGCTTTATGTAGAGTTGTTAGAAGATCTAGAACTGGAGTTTCTAGCTCTAGAAAACCAATCGGGTCATTCATGTTTTTAGGACCTACTGGTGTTGGTAAAACTGAAACAGTTAAAGCTCTTGCAAGATATTATTATGGCTCTGAAGATGCTATGATCAGATTAGATATGAGTGAATACCAAGAAAAATTCAACGTATCTCGTTTAGTCGGACCACCTCCAGGTTATGTTGGTTATGAAGAAGGTGGACAATTAACTGAAGCAGTAAGACGTAAACCATATTCTGTTGTTTTATTTGATGAAATTGAAAAAGCACACCCAGATACATTTAATACTTTATTGCAAGTTTTAGACGATGGTAGATTAACAGATTCTTTAGGACGTACTGTAGATTTTACTAATACAATTATAATCATGACGTCTAATATTGGTGCACGTAAAGTGGCAGAATTTGGAACAGGCATTGGATTTGATAGTGATACAAATATTGGTACAAACAAAGCCAAAGTTGAAGCTATCGTTAGAAAAGAACTTAAGAATAAATTTGCACCTGAATTTTTAAATAGAATGGATGATATTATTCTATTCGATCATTTAAAAGAAGAGGACGTTATTGCAATCGTAGATTTAGAATTGATGGATGTTATCGAAAGAATGTACGATCAAGGATATAACATCAAATTTACAAAGCAATCAAAAGTGTTTTTAGCTCAAGCCGGTTACGATCAACAATTTGGTGCTAGACCAATTAAAAGAGCAATTCAAAATTATGTAGAAGATTTATTGTCAGATAATATTTTAGATAATACAATGAAAGTTGGAGATAAAGTTTATACAATCAATCATATTAAAGGATCTGATAAACTTTCTCTAAAATAGTAGTATAAGATTAAAATACATTATTAATACAATATTATATGAATAACTTCTCAGAAACATTTATATCTTTAATACGTGATATCGAACGCAAAGGTTCGATATCACAACCTAGAGATCTTAAAGTCAAAGAATTAATTTATGGCCAAATAGACGTAGATTCGACTAGACCTATTGCAAATTTCGAAGATCGTAAATTTAACTTTAAATATTTTGCTGGCGAATTAGCTTGGTACTTACAAAAAGATACCAATATCGATTACATCAATAAGTTTTCTAATTTTTGGAAAAACATTACAAATCCAGGTACTAATGAAATCAATTCAAATTACGGTGCCTTATTATTCAATGATCAATTAGCATGGTGTTTGGATTCTTTAAAGAAAGATAAAAATACAAGACAGGCTATTGCATTCTTAAATCAACCTAAATATCAATTTGAAGGTAATAAAGATTTTGTTTGTACAATGTACTTAAATTTCTTTATCAGAGATAACAAATTGAATATGAAAGTTCAAATGAGATCAAACGATATTTTCTATGGTCTTACATTCGATGCACCATTCTTTGCATTCGTGCACCAACACATGTATCTTTGGTTAAAAGAAGAAGCATACACAAATTTAGAATTAGGCACATACACACATTTCGCCGATAATATTCATTTCTACCAACATCATTTTGAATTAGCAGACAAAATTAAATCTAATGGATCTGCACCTATTCAATATGAAATGATCTTGAAAAAACCATTATTCTACTATCACCAACATGTTAATAATAAATTAGAACAAGTAACATGCGTTAAAGGTTTAGATTTTATTAAAAATGTAAATACTCTAGTTGAATCAGATGCTACGCAAGAACAATACAGAGAGTTATTATCAGAATATCTTAATATAAAAGTATATGGCAAACATACCAACTCTCAGGGTCAAGCAATCTAATGATTCTATAGAAGACGTACACGACGCCATGCACGATGTAGATCTGTTTTATAGAAGAATAGTTCAATATATTTTAAATCGTATTGAGTTGATTGAAACAGAAAGTGTACTGTGTTATATTATAGATGATTATAATAACAAAAGTACTTTAATACTAGAGAATATAGGTGACAATTGGTCAAAATCTCTAGGTAAAGCAATGGAATATTTCGAAGGATTAGAAGAATATGAAACTTGCGACATGATTAAACAAATTAAACAAAATATTTAAAATGATATACATTCCAAAAGAACAAGAATTTCAAAGATACGCTAAATCAGAATTTGGATTATCTTCATCAAATTTAGATTCATTCCAAAAAGGTGTTAATGCATCGATGACTCCATATATTTTAGAAGAACGTGAACTACGTGCAGTACAAATGGATATTTTTTCTAGATTAATGATGGAAAGAGTTTTATGGGTTGCTGGTCCAGTAAATGACAATATGTCAACTGTAGTTCAAGCTCAATTAATGTTTTTAGATTCTGTAGGTAAAGAAGATATTACGATGCACATTGACTCCCCCGGTGGTTCTGTTAAGTCAGGTCTATCAATGGTTGATGTTATGGATTATATCAATGCTGATATTGCAACTGTAAATACAGGTATGGCAGCTTCAATGGGATCAGTTTTATTGGGTGCTGGAACAAAAGGTAAAAGAAGTTCATTAAGATTTTCAACAACAATGTTACACCAATCTTCAGGTGGATTTAGCGGAAATATTCAAGACGCAGAAATCGACTGGAAAGAATGGCAAAAAGTTAACAAAATTCTATTTGAACTTTTAGGATCTTATTGTGGTAAGACAGCTGATACTGTAATGAAAGACGCTACTAGAGATTTTTGGTTAAGCGCAGAAGATGCAGTTAAATATGGTATTATTGACAAAGTAGTTAAACCAAAATCTAGAAAATAATGATTTATATTTATATTAATACAGAAGATGTTGTAAAGTATCACAATATTCTAAAATTAGAATGGTACAGTGAAATTAAACCAGACACTGTATTATTATATTATAATAATCAAGAACACAATACTGTTATGGTAAGTTTAGAAATTAATAAATTTATCCATCTCACAGATTCAGATATTCTTAAACCAGTTGAATTATTAAATAACTAAAATGAGAAGAGATAAACAAAGAGAGCTTTTCGTAGAGCTCATCAATAAACAATTAGAACCATTCGGTAAAAAATACGAAGATGTAATAGATGATCCTAAATGGTTTACTAAATTTAAAACATCTAAAGCAGCTGAATCAGAATTTGCAGAATATGCTAAACGTAGAATTATGCAAGAATTAAAACTAAGTTCTAAAAATGCGGAAAATGAAGTAAGCTGGTTTATTTTACAATGGGGATTAACAGTAGATCCATTAGAATACACAGGAAACGAATTAAAAATATTTCAACCTAATAAAGAAAAGGTTAAAGTACGAAAATAAAAGTAAGCCCAGATTTTTTAGTTTGGGCTTTTTTGTGTATATTTGTAATAACATAATAACATAACATTATAATATAATAATATGAGTAGAGCTTTTACATGGTGGAGACGCTTTTATGCACCTATCAAATTACCGAAACAATACTATTTTAAGGGTTTAAGCCCATTACTTCAGCGCATAGAAGCTGGAGATTTTGAATTCAACCATTTACATTTAGAATGTAAATTAGAAGAAGTTGTATACGAAGCAGAATTGGAAGAAGTTAAAGCTACTCCTAATTTTAATAGATGTTCTGAAGAAACACAACAAGATATGTTGAATTATGTTCGTAAAAAATATAATAAACGCAGAGAGAAGATTTTATCACACCATTTAAGCGAAGAATTAAGTTGTTTATCTGAACTAGCTAAAGCTTTGTCTGAAGAATTCGAAATAGAATTAGACGAAGTTAATAATGTTATGGATTCTTTCGAAGGTACCACAAGACAATTATATTTTTATTTCGCATTCAAAAACAAAGGTGAAGAATTTAGCTTTGAAAAAGTAGATGCTATTCGCAGATACTTTGTAGAAATACCTAAACATATTTTAAAACCAGAAAATTCAAAATATCAAAAATACTGGGATAAAATTATGTCAAATTATAACTATGAAAAACAACAAATAGGTTATAGTAGAGTTATTTAATGGATCGTGAGTGGATAAATACCACATGGATGTATTAGACTCAAATTGGTTATTCTCAGAACCTATAGATTACGAACACAAAAAGTATAAGCTTTTATCAGCACTTAAGAAATATAGTGCGTTGATAAAATCTGACGAGCTGTATGATGTTTTGATAGAAATAGAAAATAGATTAGAGGATTTATATAAATACAAATACGAAAAAAACATACTAGACGACAGAATGAAAGTTTTGAAGGGTCTAGACTTGGATAACATGTCATTGTTATATGAATATCCAGAAAATTCAGAATATCTACAAATCATAGAAAATCTTTCAGACGAAAGTGTTGAACTCTTAGAAAAATTATATCGATTTCTAAGAGATAAATGGCGTATTAACTCAAACGCTATAAGTTTAACTGCAATTCCTACTAAAAAAATAATTTGGTCAGACGCTATTTTATACGTAATAACTCACGATAAAAAAGTATTAACATACCATTTTAACCGACCTTCAAAAATAGAAGAAGACTGGAAAAATTTAAAATTTGAATTTGATGATTTAAATGAAAATTATGATCTTCATACTTTAAGCGAAAACGTAAGCCTGGTTACAGTTTTAAATCCTGGTACTCAATGTATTAGAGCCGACGTTAAAAGAGAAATGCCTCTTGAAAATTGTCTTTTACCTATTTTAAAGTATGTTGTTTTTAATGCTATCAGAAAAGGTGATATATAAAACAAATAAAAAATAAATCCACATAATGCCATACGTATCAAAAGATGACGTTTTATTGTATATAGACGCTCCGTTAGATTTTTCACAGGGCACTGCGCAAGACGTTCAATTGGTAGTTTTTAAAGATTATATCAATAATCAATTAAATCTATCAACAGCAGACTCAATCACAGTCACACTATTCGATTCAGTCGGTAGAAAAACATATCAGTATTCACATCCACAATCTATTGGAACTACAAGTCCATTAGTTATTGGAACTACAGCCGAAGGAACACACGGATATTTAAATTTTACAATCACTGAAAGCCAATCATCTACTATTTTAACGGGTGATTTGTTTGTTGAAGTAGCTTTAACTTTTACCAATTATTATCCTACAGCTAAAACTTATATTTTACCTAGACTTGCAATTGCATCTTTAAGTGCTGGAAATGGAACAGGTGGTACTGGTGGAACAGGCGGTACTGGTGGTACTGGTGGCACAGGTGGAACACCTACAACAACTTATGGCAAACAAGATCAACCAGTTTCTAGATATTCTGTAGAAAATATAAATGGTGCAAATCCAACTAATTTTGGTAAAATGTCATTTGATAATGCACAACCAGAATTAGTAACTACAATCAAATTTAGAAATTTAGATATTGATAAAGTTAGAGACGGTATCTTAGAAAATTTCTTAATTAATAGAATTGATACTGACGGAGCTATTGGAACAATCACGTTAGTAAATGTAAATACGCCATATCATTATGCTGTTTATAAAATAGACAGTTGGGAAAGATTAGACATTACTTCAGGCGGTGGTATAGACAATGACAGTGATGGTATTGCAGTTAATGTAATATATGAAACAAAATCGCAAAGTCCAGTTTTAACATTTCCAAATTGGACTATAGGTCAAACTATAAGTTATAATTTAGATGCATACGGATCTGCAAATACTGGAAATATAAATGGAACTAGTGGAACTTCAGGTTCTTCTGGTTTAACAGGAACTTCAGGCATTGATGGTTTAGATGGAACTTCTGGAATTAGTGGTACTTCAGGTATTGACGGTTTAAATGGAACATCTGGAATTGATGGTCAAAATGGAACATCTGGAATCGATGGTTTAGATGGTACTTCTGGAATTGATGGTCAAGATGGAACTTCAGGTATTGATGGAGCACAAGGAGCTTCAGGTGAAAACGGAACTTCTGGAATTGATGGAACATCAGGTATTAATGGACAAGACGGTGCTCAAGGTGCTGCAGGTGAAAATGGAACTTCTGGTATCGACGGAACTTCTGGAATTAATGGAACTTCTGGTTTAGATGGAGCTCAAGGTGCTTCAGGTGAAAATGGAACATCGGGTATCGATGGAACTTCTGGAATTAATGGAGCTCAAGGCGCTGCAGGTGAAAACGGAACATCAGGTATCGATGGAACTTCTGGAATTAATGGAGCTCAAGGCGCTGCAGGTGAAAACGGAACATCAGGTATCGATGGAACATCTGGTATTAATGGTCAAGACGGTGCTCAAGGTGCTGCAGGTGAAAATGGAACATCGGGTATCGATGGAACTTCTGGTATTAATGGAGCTCAAGGTGCTGCAGGTGAAAACGGAACATCTGGTATTAATGGTCAAGACGGTGCTCAAGGTGCTGCAGGTGAAAATGGAACATCTGGAATTGATGGTATAAATGGTACTTCAGGTATCGATGGTTTAAACGGAACTTCGGGTATCGATGGAACATCTGGAATTAGTGGAACATCTGGTTTAGATGGTGCGCAAGGTGCTTCAGGTGAAAATGGAACTTCGGGTGTTAATGGACAAGACGGCGCTCAAGGTGCTGCGGGTGAAAATGGAACATCTGGAATTAGCGGTACTTCAGGTATTGATGGAACTTCAGGTATAGATGGCGCGCAAGGTGCTTCGGGTGAAAATGGAACTTCAGGTATTGATGGAACATCTGGAATTAGCGGAACTTCTGGTTTAGATGGAGCTCAAGGTGCTTCAGGTGAAAATGGAACTTCTGGTATTAGTGGAACTTCTGGTATTGATGGAGCACAAGGTGCTGCAGGTGAAAATGGAACATCTGGTATTAATGGTCAAGACGGTGCTCAAGGTGCTGCAGGTGAAAATGGAACAAGTGGTATTTCTGGTATCGATGGAACATCTGGTATTAACGGTGCTCAAGGATCTGTGGGTGCACAGGGTGCATCTGGCCAAAACGGAACATCTGGCGTTAATGGCGCTCAAGGTGCCACAGGTGCTCAAGGTGCATCTGGTCAAAATGGAACATCTGGTATTAATGGAGCGCAAGGCGCTGTAGGTGCTCAAGGTGCTAACGGAACTTCAGGTATTAATGGAGCTCAAGGATCTGTAGGTGCTCAAGGTGCTGCAGGAACTTCTGGATCAAGTGGTCAAAATGGAACATCTGGTATTAATGGAGCTCAAGGCGCTGCAGGAACTTCAGGTTTAAGTGGAACATCTGGATCAAGCGGTCAAAATGGAACATCTGGTATTAACGGTGCTCAAGGCGCTGCAGGCGCTAATGGAACATCTGGTATTAACGGTGCTCAAGGTGCTGCAGGAACTTCAGGTTTAAGTGGAACTTCTGGATCAAGCGGTCAAAATGGAACATCTGGTTCTTCAGGTGTTAACGGTGCTCAAGGTGCTGCAGGACAAAACGGAACATCTGGTGTTGATGGAACTTCAGGTTCTTCAGGTGTATCAGGCGCTGCGCCAACTGGAACTATAGTATCTTATAAAATGACAGTGAACATGAATGCAGGTAGTGTTGTAGGCATTGCTTCGGCTTCAGGACCAACTGGAGTTTTATACAATGGAACATCATGGAATTCAGGCTGGGGATCAAGTATTTCTGGAAATAATATCACTATCACGCATCCGTTAGGTAAAAGAATTTTAAATCCGCAAACGCACGCTGTGAATGGAGCAAACACATTTTCAATACCATTTACTGGTAAAACGGCATCTACATTTTCGTGTGTTCAGCCTGCTAGTTTTGCAACAGTTACTTTTAATGCAGTAACAGGTATTAATACAGGTGGTGTAACAAGTGGAACAGGAACATTAGATATTACGTTTCAATCAGAGTCATAAAAAAATAATTACACAATGAATCATTTAACAAGAGTACCTACTAGATTTTTAGTAACCAGAATAGTTTCAGGTACATCAATAGTATTAGATACAATTACCGATGAAACTGACGTGTTTTTTGGTTATCCAACTTCATTTCAAGTAGAAGCTGTTATAGAAATACAAACACACTCTGGTGCAAACACAAGAGAGCCATTTATATACAGTGCTAATGATATTAAAGTAGGCGACTGGCTTGCTCAACCAACTGGTAAAACTTTTTTAATAGAGGAAATAGTTGCAATTATTGATGATGGTAATATTATTTTAAAATTAAAAGATGAAAATTTATATAATTTAAAATCAGATCCTTCTCAAAGTGGTAACAATTATCCGGATGAAGAACAACCTGGCGCTATTTTTGAATTAGATGAAGACGGAAATCCAATTTTAGCAGGTATCACAAATCAATCGGCTCAATTTCCAGGATTAACTTATTGGGTCGAAGATATAAAAGCTAGATTTGAATATTATTCAGTCGATGAAGAAGGTATCGAAACAGATATTGATTTTGATCAAAATTTAGATGCTGAAGTTTTCGCAGAAGGAACTAATGGAAATGGATCATCTACAGGAATTACTATCGAATATACACCGTTTGCAGATTCAAATGTTGAAGTTAAAATTAATGGAATTGGCGTCAATTTAGGTAATGGTGTTTTAACTAAAGATTGTTACTTTTCAAATGACGGTGGAATCACACCAAAATTAACAAAAGATATTGAAGCTGGAGATATTTTATATTGGAATGGAGCTAACGCAGGATACGAATTGGATCCATTAGATGACATAGATTTCGAATATGAAGCATCTAATCTAGACTTATAATTTATTACTAATATAATATTGTATTTTTATTCAAAAAATATATAAAAGGCTATCAATTTCGATAGCCTTCCTTAATATATACATAACTGATAGACACTAAAGTTTATCTGCCATAAAAAAAAACATATCAAATGGCACAAATTCGTTCAAAACAAATTCAGGATTTCTTAACTACTGTTAACTGGAATTCTGTAACAAACAAACAAATTGTAAACGCATTCGACGTTGACGCTAGATTTGATTTAGCTGAAGGTTCTATCGATTCATTAGAATCATTAGTAGCTGCTGGTACAACTGATTTAACTGCTTCAGTTGACTCATTAGAGATTCAATTGTCTGCTGAAATCTATGATGCTAGGTTGTACACTTCTGACGAAATGCAAAGAGCTTCTGAAGCTGAAGGTGTAATCAATAACTCTATTGATTCATTAGAAGCAGCTTTATCTGCTGAAATCTCTGCTACAAACGGTGATGTAACTTCAATCGAAGGTAAATTCTCTACTGAGAAATCTAGAGTTCAATCAGTTGACTCTGCATTATCTGCTGAAATCGTTGCTGAATACGACAGAGCATTCGCTGCTGAAGGTACTTTACAAGGTAACATCGAAGCTGAAGTAACTAGAGCTACTGGTGTAGAAGGTGACTTATCTGCTGAAATCGTTGCTGAATACGACAGAGCATTCGCTGCTGAAGGTGCAATCAACAATTCAATTGATTCATTAGAAGGTAACGTATCTTCTATCGATACAAGATTAGGTTCTGTATCTGGTGATTTAGTTTCTTCTGTTGATTCATTAGAAGTTGCTTTAGCCGCTGAAATCTCTGCTACTAACGCTGATTTCGTTTCAGTTGATTTAGCTATTGCTGCTGAGCATTCTCATCACACAGCTGCTGAAACATCTTTAGACACTAAAGTTTCTGCTGAAACTTCTAGAGCTACTGCTGCTGAAGGATTATTAGACGGTAAAATCAACACTGAAAAAGGAAGAATCGACGCTATCTTAGCTGGTTCTGCTGCTGATTTAGATCAGTTCGCTGAAGTTATTACTTATTTAAATTCTGTTGACTCTGTTAACGATTTAGATTTAGTTAACTACATGTCTACTGCTGATGGTAAATTTACAGTATTAAATGGTTCAGTTGATTCATTAGAAACAGCTTTAGCTGCAGAAATCTCTGCTACTAACGCTGATTTTACTTCATTAGAAGGTAAAGTTTCTGCTGAAGATTCTATCGAGAAAGCTAGAGCTATCGCTGCAGAAGGTTCATTAGATACTAAAGTTTCTGCTGAAACTTCTAGAGCATTAGCTGCTGAAGGTGTAATCAACGGTTCAATCGATTCATTAGAAGGTAATGTATCATCTATTGACACAAGATTAGGTCAAGTTGGTAGTACTTTAGTTGATTCTGTTGATTCATTAGAAGTTGCTTTAGCTGCCGAAATCACAAACAGAATAGCTGACGTAGATGCTGAAGAAACAAGAGCATTAGATGCTGAAGGATCTTTAGATTCTAAAATTGGTTCAGTAAACACTGTTGTTGGTGATAACTACGATTATTTATCAAATGAAATCACTAGCGCTAGAACTTATGCTAACGATTTAGTAACAGATGAGCAAAACAGAGCTGAATTAGCTGAAGGTCAATTATCAACTGAAATTTCTAACTTAGACATCACAGTTAACAACAACTACAACACTTTATCTGGTTTAATTTCAGACGAAGAAACTAGAGCTATGGATGCTGAATTAGTATTAACTAATGATTTATCTGCATTATCTACTGAAGTTGTTAATGAAGTTGCATCTATCGACACAAGATTAGGCGCTGTATCTGGAAACTTAGTTGATTCTGTTGATTCATTAGAAGTTGCTTTAGCTGCAGAAATCTCTGCTACTAATGTTGATTTCGCATCAGTTGATACTAGAGCTGGTCAAATCGAGGCGTTAAACACTGCACAAAATGCATCTATCGATTCATTAGAAGTTGCTTTAACTGCTGAAATCTCAGCTACTAACGCAGACTTCACTTCATTAGAAGGTGTTGTTTCTGCTGCTGATTCAGTTGAAAAAGCTAGAGCTATTGCTGCTGAAGGTTCATTAGATACTAAAGTTTCTACTGAAACTTCTAGAGCTGAAGCTGCTGAAGGTGTATTAGACGGTAAAATCTCTACTGAAAAAGGTAGAATTGACGCTATCTTATTAGCTGCATCTGCAGACACTGATACTTTTGCTGAAGTTGTTTCATTGATCAACGCTGTTGATACAACTAACGACAATGCATTCGCATCTTACGCTTTAGCTACTGATTCTTCTATCGATTCTATCGAATTAGCATTATCTGCTGAAATCGTTGCAACTAACTCAGATGTAACTGCAATCAACGGATCAATCGATTCATTAGAAACTGCTTTAGCTGCAGAAATCTCTGCTACTAACGCTGACGTTATCGAAATCAATTCTTCTATCGATTCATTAGAAGTTGCTTTAGGTGATGAAGAAGCTGCAAGAATCGCTGGCGATACTTACAAAGAGCAAACTGTTACAGGTATTGTATCTGGTAAAGCTTTCGTTTTATCTGCAGGAGTTAAATTCGCTTCAACTAACGACTTAGAAGTATTCGTTAACGGTTTGAAAGTTGAATTTACAACTACAGACGGTATCTCTTTCGAGATCGTTTCTTCTTACGAATTAGAAGCTACTGATAAAGTTACAGTATTAGGTATTCAAGCTTAATCTTAACTTATTAGTTATAATACTGAAAGGAGACCCACAAGGTCTCCTTTCTTTTTTTGATAAATACAGAAAGAAAAATAATATTTAAAATATGACTATAGGAATTACTATCGGATTAACCAAAGAGTATGAATCTCTGTGGGTTAATGGTATTAAATTAAATGCATTGTTTTTAGCAAATGCGTTAAGTCAAATAGAAGGAAATACCGTTTGGATTTTAGATACTTCTAGAAAGGTAGAAGATTTAACCAAAGTAATGTGGGATATTAATAAATTTCCAGTTAAAGATTTTTACAAAGCACACAATGAAGTTGATGTTTTAATAACTTTAGGAACTTCTTTTCCAGAAGAATCTTTAAAAGCTTTTAAATCAATTTCACCAAATAAAAGAGTTGTAAAATACATGTGTGGAAATAATTACACAGTAGACATGGAAAGATCATTATTCACAGACGGTAAAAATTTAGGTAAAGCAGCGTGGGATATAGGTGCCGATCAAGTTTGGTATGTACCTCAACAAGAATATCAAAATCATTATTATTATGAAACTATTTTTAAAGCTGAAACATTTCCTGTACCTTTTGTTTGGGATCCAATGTTTTTAGAATCAGACATAGCACATAAAATAAAACACGGAAAGAAAACACCTATTTATAAAGAAGGTGTTGAAAATGCTAAGAAAAGAATTTCAGTATTTGAACCAAATTTAAATGTTCTTAAATTTGCAATGTTACCGATATTAATAACTGAAAGAGCTTATAGAAATAATGTAGAGTTCGATACTTTATTTATTGCTAGTGGAGAAAAGTTATTGAAGAATGATTACTTTAAATCTATGATTGTTAATTTAGATATAGTAAAAAATGGAACGCCTAAAGTTAAATTTACGCCTAGATACCCAGTTTCTCATTACTTGGCAGAAAGTGCAGAAGTAGTATTATCACATCAATGGGAAAATCCACTTAATTATTCATATTTAGACGCATTGTATTTGAATTTTCCATTAGTACATAATGCCGACATGATAAAAGATATGGGTTATTATTATCCAGATTTTAATGCAGAAATAGGTTCACAAATGCTTAAAACTGCAATCGAAGATCATGATCAAAATGCTGCTGAATATAATAAAAAACATCACGAATTACTTAAGAGATATACAATAGAAAATAAAAAGTTAATAGAAACGTATAAAATGCTTTTAGAGAATTTATATGAACCAAACAAACACAATCTATCTCATAAATATGATTGGCAAACAAACACATATTTTTAATAATGTCAGATATACTTAATATTTTAAATCAATTTAACAACGGTTCAGATGGTTCTTCTCCAAAACCTAACATAAAAAAGGATGGTGAAAACAAAAAGATACCTTTAGTTACATCAATAGAAGCATATACACCAAGAGAATTATCTGAAATTTTAAAACCTAAAATTTCAATAGTGATGCAGTCGTATTTAGGTGAATATAATGGATCTAGGGAAGACTCTATTAAAAAATTCAATAGAGCTATTGAAAGTTTTAAAAATCAAATTTACAAAAATTGTGAATTGATTATAGTAGCTGATGGATGTATGTTAACATTTAACACATACTTGGCAAAATATCAACACGATGCTAATATTAAAATAGCTTACGTTGATAAAAAAGGCGTGGGTAAAATGTATGACAATGTCAGCGAAGATAAAAAATTCTACAGAGGTTTACCAAGACAAATAGGTTTGGAAATGGCCACAGGTGAAGTAGTATCATATATGGATTCAGACGATTTTTTATTACCAACATTCACTTTAGGTATTTTATCGTCGTATAACATGAAGCCTGACGCAGACTGGTTTATCAACAGAAGTTGGTATGATAACATAGAAGCTGATTGGGAGAAAGAAACAGTGTTCGATTCTTTTGATAGATCAGGCGCTATACGAATAGAAGGTATACCTAGTAAATGGGCCGCAACTAAATTAAAAGACAATTTAATAGTTTTAAGCCCATGGTTATTAGCTCATAAGAAAAGCGTTAATATAAAATGGAGAGATACTGTCGGTCACAGTGAAGACGTGGATTTTAACACTAGATTACGAATGGACTATAAAAACGGTTTCGTATATGCAGTACCAGCTTACGTGAGATGTCACTATACTGGTCAATGGGATTATTAAGAATTTTTATCTTTTAAACTGTTTTTAAAAACGCCTAAACATATACTTAAAAATTTCTGTCTAGCTTTTTCATCATCTTTGGTATACCACTGATACGCCATAGATGACTCGTACTTTTGAATTTCTTTTTTAAGATCTTCATTTTTGAGTTTTATATTTTGAATTTGCTCTTCACTAATATCTTGTAAGTCCAAGTCTAAGTTACTAGCAGTTCTTAACAATAAACCCCAATCATAAGAGTTATTTGCTGTTGTAGCATTCTCATAACATTCTTTTAAAAATTGTGCTTCTTTTTCAGAAGCACTTTTTATTTTATCAGGATGACACTTTAAAACTATTTTTCTAAATAATTTTTTAAATACAGCATCGTTGTGATTTTCAATTGGCTCTTCTTCTTTAATTTCTGGGGTTTCAACACTAGGATTATTAGAAGGCATAAGTGCTTTCATAGCTTCGTTGTCACCAGACTCAACCATTGCATTTCTAAATTCACTTTCTGCAATAGACGATATGTCCTTGACATCAATTAGAGATTCGTATAGATAATTGTAATCTCGTAATATTTTTTTTAATGTAGCACTATTATTCATGTATTTGCACTATTAGCGTTTATATTTATGATATATATTTTAACAAAAAAATAGAGGTAATTACCTCTGTCTTGTAAACAAAAACAAAAAATAAAAAACAATTCATGGCACAGATTAAAATCAAACAAGTTGATGGTTTACAGTCTATATTAGATGCATTAACTGTCGCTGTTACATCTGGTTCTTTGAAATCGTCTTACACACAAAATTCTCACGGCTTTACAGCTGGTATGATTCTTTCGTATGTTGATGGTTCTTGGGTTCCAGCAGATGCTACAACAGAAGAGACCTTAGGTAGAATCGTTGTAGAGAGTGTAACAACAAACACATTTGTTGGAGTTCAAGTTGGTACTATCACAATTCCATCATGGGATTTAACACCAGGTTCGTACTACGTAGTAGACGAATCAGGAACAGGTATTCCAGCTGAATTTACAACTAACGATGCTTACAATGTAAGCAACCCTGTTTTACAGGCATTAACATCATCGATTGCTCACGTACTTCCTTGGAGACCTTCTATCGGAAAACAAATTATCGAAGTACCCGTTTCAATCACACAATCAATCCTTGCATTACCAACTTCTGGTAATTATCAACCTACTGGTTTATCAATGCAATTTACACCGTTTAAAGATGGTTCAGTAAACGTATTAATTAACGGTATTGCTGTATTAGAAGGTGACGGTGTTAGAACAGCTGAAGCTTACTTCTCAAATGATGGTGGTTTAACAGCTAAAGCTTCTGCAGATATTGAAGCTGGTGATGAAATTTACTGGAATGGTGATATTGCAGGTTTTGATTTATCTGGTACAGATCAAATTGACGTTGAATATCAAAGAACAACAAACGCTTAATCAAAAAATAAAAACAAACATTAAAAAATGGCAACACCAATTATTAAAGCAGCCGGATCATCTGGAACTTCAGGTAGTAATGGCTTAAACGGTACTTCTGGTTTTGACGGTTTGGACGGTACTTCAGGAACAGCAGGAACTTCAGGTTCTAACGGTTCTTCTGGTATCAACGGTACTTCAGGTACTGCTGGAACTTCAGGTTCTAGTGGAACTGATGGAAGTAACGGTTCTAGTGGTTCTTCTGGTACGGCTGGTACTTCAGGTACTGCTGGTACTTCAGGTACTTCAGGTTCAAACGGTTCATCAGGAACATCAGGTTCATCAGGAACAAACGGTTCAAGCGGTTCATCAGGAACTGCTGGTACATCAGGAACTTCAGGAACAGCAGGTACTTCAGGTACTGATGGTTCTTCAGGAACTGCAGGTACTTCAGGAACTTCAGGTATAGACGGTACTTCAGGTACAAATGGTTCTTCAGGTTCAAGCGGAACAGCTGGAACTTCAGGAACAGCAGGAACTTCTGGTTCAAGCGGAACAGCTGGAACTTCAGGAACAGACGGTTCTTCAGGTTCAAGCGGAACAGCTGGAACTTCAGGAACAGCAGGAACTTCTGGTTCAAGCGGAACAGCTGGAACTTCAGGAACAGACGGTTCTTCAGGTTCAAGCGGAACAGCTGGAACTTCAGGAACAGCAGGAACTTCTGGTTCAAGCGGAACAGCTGGAACTTCAGGAACAGACGGTTCTTCAGGTTCAAGCGGAACAGCTGGAACTTCAGGAACAGCAGGAACTTCTGGAACTTCAGGTTCTAATGGTTCTTCAGGTTCAAGCGGAACAGCAGGTACTTCTGGTACAGCTGGTACTTCAGGAACAGCAGGTACTTCTGGTACTAATGGTTCTTCAGGAACAAATGGTTCTTCAGGTTCAAGCGGAACAGCTGGAACTTCAGGAACAGCAGGTACTTCAGGATCTGCTGGAACATCAGGTTCAAGCGGTACAGCAGGTACTTCAGGAACTGCAGGTACTTCAGGAACTTCAGGTTCTAATGGTTCTTCAGGCTCAAGCGGAACAGCTGGTACTTCAGGCGTATCAGGAACTTCTGGTTCAAGCGGTTCTTCAGGAACTTCAGGTGTAAATGGAGCTCAAGGTGCTGCAGGAACTTCTGGTTCAAGTGGTTCTTCAGGAACTTCAGGCGTATCAGGAACTTCTGGTTCAAGCGGTTCTTCAGGAACTTCAGGTGTAAATGGAGCTCAAGGTGCTGCAGGAACTTCTGGTTCAAGTGGTTCTTCAGGAACTTCAGGCGTATCAGGAACTTCTGGTTCAAGCGGTTCTTCAGGAACTTCAGGTGTAAATGGAGCTCAAGGTGCTGCAGGAACTTCTGGTTCAAGTGGTTCTTCAGGAACTTCAGGCGTAAATGGTGCTCAAGGTGCTAGAGGTTTCCAAGGTTTCCAAGGTGCTCAAGGTGCTACGGGTGCTCAAGGTGCTCAAGGCGCTACTGGTGCTCAAGGTAACACAGGTTCTCAAGGTGCTCAAGGTGCAGTAGGACCACAAGGACCTACTGGTGCTCAAGGTAACACAGGTTCTCAAGGTGCAAGTGGAGCTACTATTTTAGGTAGTTCACAAACTTGGACTGGTGTTAACCAATTCAGTGGTAATCAAGCAACTGGTTCTGGATCAAACCCAGCTTTACAAGCATACGGAACTAACGCAGGTGCTATGATGGCATTCCACAGAGGAGGTTATTATGCAGTAAACTTTGGTTTAGATTCTGACAACGTACTTAGATTAGGTGGTTGGTCAGCTTCTGCAAATAGATTGCAAATCGACATGTCAGGTAACCTTACTATGTCCGGCGATATTACAGCATATTCTGATGCAAGAGTTAAAGAAAATGTAGAAACTATTGCAGATGCATTAAATAAAGTTTTAGCTTTAAGAGGTGTTTCTTACAATAGAACAGATTCTGATGACGATTCTAAAAAAATAGGTGTAATCGCACAAGAAATGCAAGAAGTTATTCCAGAAGTTGTTCACGAACAAGCTGACGGAATGTTAGGTGTTTCTTACGGAAACTTAGTAGGTTTATTAATTGAAGCTATCAAAGACTTAAACGCTAAAGTAGATTCATTACAGAAATAAACAAACAGAATAGATTAAGTATAAAGCTTAATCCTTTCAAAAAGCTCGATCGAAAGGTCGAGCTTTTTTATTTTAGATAAATAAGATATTAAATAACACAACTATGATCGATCAACTTACACAAAATGCAGATACTAGATGGTATTTTGATTCAATTTATAAAATTGGAGATGAATACAAAATAAATGGCTGGATCTATAATTCACAATCAGATATTACAGATTATTATTTAGATGGTGAAAAATTATCAGTGATTAGAACAAATAGACCAGACGTAAATAATCATTTTGGCATATACAATAATCCTTCTAAATTAGGTATTTCATTTAGAATATCAACTGACTTAAAAGAAACGATTTTATCTATAGAAGTTAATGGAGAAATTATAGTCTTAGGTTCTATTTTAAAATGGATTGTTTATTATTCTAAATTTAACAGAGATCACAAAGATCTTATAGTGGTTGACAACTTTTATGAAAATCCAGATTTAATTAGATCATTTGCTATGAATTCTTTAGGGTTTCAACCATCTGATTATCATAAAGGTCAAAGATCTAAAGAAAAATTCTATCTTCATGATACGAAAGAAATGTTCGAAAAGATAATAGGTCGTAAAATTATAAATTGGGATAATCCTAATTATGCAAATGGTGTTTTTCAATTCACAACAGCCCAAGATCCTATTGTTTATCACGTAGATACTCAAACTTACGCTGCTATGGTTTTTTTAACTCCAGATGCTCCGTTAGAAACAGGTACAGCATTTTACAAATCAAAATTTACAGGAGCTACTATATTTGATGGTACGCACGATCAAGAAGAATTTAATAAAACATTTAAAGGTCTTAGCACTAATTTAAATTTTTATGATAGCACACAGTACGAATTGATGGATGAAGTTGCCAATGTCTATAACAGATTAGTTCTTTTTAATGCAAAAAGAATTCATGCAGCTACTAAATATTTTGGCGATGAAATAGAGAATGCTAGATTTTTTCAATTATTTTTCTTTGATGTAGAATAACATATTATGATATTACATATAATTACACGTTGTAGTAAACCTACAAATCTTTTAAGAATCAAACAATCTATCACAGAAGTTATAAATAATGACAGCGCTAACATCGTTTGGCATGTTGTATTTAGTACTGATGTTTTAAAGGATATTGACGCTGAAATTTTAGAACAACTTAATGTCAAATGGATTAAGATGTTATTTCGACCAGATGCTGGTAATTATACGTGTTTAAATTCAATTATAAAAGACATTGACGAAGAAGGTTTTGTGTATCTTTTAAATGATAATAATCTATTACAAGAAGATTTGTACAATAGATTAAAAAAAGTACCGGCAGAAAAAGATATTTTTGTATTTTCGCAATGTGTTGGTTCATTAGAGAGTAATTCTTTTTTTAATAGAATTGCAATGCCTGAAAATATAGCTCCTACAAAAATAGATGCACAACAATACGCAGTTAAATTACAGTACTTCAAAGATAACAAGTTCGTTGATAATTATTTAGCGGATGGTATGTTTATACAGAATCTTTACCAGAGATACCCAGATTTAACGGAGATCACACAAGACATCTTAGCTTATGGTAATGCTCTAGAAAAAGTAAACAAAGCCAGACATCCCAGAATACTCTATATAGGAGAAGGAACCCCAGTTTTAAAAACCAATAATCCAGTTTCTTGGGAATCTGATGAGCTAGATGTTAGATATTTAGAAAATGATTCTGAATTCATCAAAGAATACATGGAATTTAAACCAGACGCAATCTTGACGATCGGCGAAGAGAGTTTATTCAATAACGTATATAATGCTCCTTTAGAAATTAGAAAATCTTGGATTAATTTAGAAAAATTAGAAGATGGTGCTGGAGAAAAAGTGTATTACGCGGCTATGTTTAACATGTTGCAAAATACAAAAAGATATTTAGTTTCTTTTTTTACACCAATTTACAATACCAAACACAAACTTTATAAGACGTATGAATCTTTAAGAAATCAAACTTATGATAATTGGGAATGGGTTATAGTTAATGATTCTACAGATGGAGGATTAACATTAAAAATAGCAGAGCATATTGCGTCATTAGATCCTAGAGTTAAAGTTTATGATTTTAGAGAAAAATCAGGTGGATTGATAGGAGAAGTTAAATGGAGAGCAGCTTGTATGGCAAAGGGTGAAATCTTAGCCGAATTTGATCATGATGATTATTTAACTCCAGATTGTGCAGAATATTTAATAAGAGCTGCAGAAAAACACACAGATGTTGGATTCTTTTATTCAGACTGTGTTGAGTCTAGAGAAGATCATACATCTCTTATTTATGGAGAAGGTTTTGCTTGCGGTTATGGCGCTTACAAAAAAGAAGAAGCTTTAGGCAGAATATATGACGTGAGTATTGCACCCAATATTAATCCTAAAACCATTAGACACATTGTTGGAATTCCTAATCATATCAGAGCTTGGAGGCGAGATGCTTATTTTTTAGCAGGTGGTCATTGCAGAGGCTTAACTATTGCCGATGATTATGAATTAATTATTAGAACATTTTTGACAACTAAAATGTTAAGAATTCCAAAATTGTTATATGTTCAGTATTTTTACAATGACGGTAATGAAATGAATACTCAAGATTTAACAAGAGGTGATATACAAAGACGTGTTAAAACAATTGCCAGAATTTATAACAATGCAATCAAACAAAGATTTGAACAATTAGGTAAAGAAGATTGGGCATTTGATCCAGATTTTGCAGAAAAAGCTTTAGACGTGCCTTCTAGATTTGGTGATGCTGAACAACATGTTAACGAAACGTTTGTTATAGAATAATGATATATAGCACATGAAAGGTAAAAATAAAATCATGTTATTCGAGCAATTTTTAAATGAGTCTTATAAAAGAGATGAGTTTCAAAAAGTTATAATCACGCGTAGAGCCGAATTAAAAGATTCATTTATTACTGGACCAAAATATACACCCAAAGATTATTGGGTTGTAGTTACTAGAGATACTGAATTAGAAAGTGTACCTAAGGATTTGCCAGTTTTGTGTTATGATAAAAAGACTTTAGAAAAATTACTAGACGAAGGTATCATTCAAAATGATCAGGTTTATAATAAATTAGAAGCTCGTAAAAAAGTAAGTTCAAAAGCAGAATTCTATAAGTTACACATAGACAGCGGTTATATTATGCCAACTGTTTTAGATAAAAATGGAATCAAAGATCTTAAGTTTCCTATAGTTGCAAAGCCAGATAATGAACATAGCGGCTTAGGTATTCAAGTTTTTAAATCTAAAGAAGAATTAGATGACGCAGATCTAAGTAAATTTTCATCATTCTCAGAAAAAATAGACATCAAAGAAGAACATAGATTTTTTGTTTGGCGTGGAGAAATGATTCAGTGGACTCAAAGAAAACCAATGGATGATGAAACTGCAGATATTGCTAAGAAAAATCCAGATCAAGAAACAAACTTTTCATATATTTTAAGAAATGAGCAACCTAGTGATGATGTTAAAAAGGTAATAGCTTATTTCTCAGAAGCACACGACGATTTGGATTTTTATGCTATTGATTTAGCAGAAACAAAAGACGGTAAAATTTACGTCTTCGAAATGAATTCAGAACCCGGAGCACTATTTGGAGTTATGGCTCTCGTATATCAACGCATCTACCAAGACTGGTATGAAAAAACCATAAGCGATGATACTGTTCAATTACTAAAAGATTTTAGACAAAAGGATATTGAAGCTAATAAGAAACAAAATCCTAACTGGAAGGTAAAAGAATAAGAACAAAAGATTTTTTTATGGGTTATCCTAACAACACATGTATGCACATCACGATATATGTGCATCACATGCAAATTGACGAACTGTTTGATTTTTTAAACGATAGAATCGACACTCCACCACCTTATTGGTACCATCACGAAGACGCACCATATTCAATCTCAGGGGGTTATGCTGCTGTTAATGTAGATTATCATAATTATCAAAAGATCAGAACTGAGAGAACATGGGACAGTCCCTTAAATATTTAAAAACTTTTTTGAAAATAAGTTAGCCCAAATTTTTTTATTTGGGCTTTTTTGTGTATATTAGCTGTATAATAACTAAACAAAGAAATAATGTATAAAGCAGAAGAACTTAAAAATATGCTTTTCGTAGATATCGAAACAGCATCTTCTCATGAAAATTATGAATCATTTGTAGATTCATTAGGGCCTAACTCAAGTATGGAAGAATGGTGGGCTGATAAAGCACAGTATCTTAAAAAAGATCGAGTAGAATTAAGCCAATTGTCTAATGCTGAAATGTACAATACACAAGCTGCTATATTTCCAGAATGGGGTCGCATTGTTTGTATAACTATAGGCCAAGTTAAAATAGATTCAGATGGAATTCCTAATGATTTTAAAATGAGATCATTTGCAGGTGAAGATGAGAAGGCTATTTTAGAAGAATTCTTGCCAACACTCTCTGCTATTTTTTCAAAAGCACCTTCTATTCGAATCGTCGGTTTCAATATCAAAGGCTTTGATATTCCTTATATCTGTAAAAAAGCTATGATCCATGGCGTTAAATTACCATATCAGTTTCATTTGCAAAACGTAAAGCCATGGGACAATTGCCTTTTAGATATTTCAGATATTTGGAAATTTGGTGGTTGGAACGGTGCAAAATTAGGTGTTGTGTGTGAAGTAATGGGAATTCCAAGTCCAAAAGAACAATTAGCCGGTGGAGAAGTTAGCGCTACATTTTGGAGAGGTGATTTAAAACTTATTACCGAATATTGCGAAAGAGATGTTAAAGCTACAGCGAATGTTCTGTTAAAAATGAGTGGCTTTGACACTTTGACACTAGATTCTTAAAATAAATGACAATATGTCAAATTATTTAGCTTGGTATAAAAATTGAAGGATATTAATTAATGGCAATAAAGCCAGAAACTATAAACTATAAAAATTATGTTTGGACACACGGGAAAAAGTTCATTTGAAAAATTAGCTGAAAAAATGTTTGATAGTATTGAACCGACATGGAAACAAGAATTCAGATTTGCAAATCCGTTTAATGATACTAGTTTAGAGGATAATACACTAAGTATCGCATTACCTGGATTTTCTAAAAAAGACATTAAGATTGATGTCGATGGAGATTTACTTGTTGTTTCTAGTAAGGTTGAAGAAGCTGATGAAACAAAATTTAAAAAATCTTTTACAAGATCATTTAGATTAATTAAAGACATAAATGTCGATACTATTAAAGCATCAATGGAAAATGGTATTCTATACATTACATTTGAGAGAAAAAATGTGACAAAAGAAATAAAAATATCTTAAATTATTTTTTTATGTCAAATCTTTTTATTATATTTACAGTATAAAACTATAAGATATGTTTGCAGACTACGAAAACGACGAATTTGAAATGGATGACGAAATGTCACAAGAAGAAATTATTAACGCAAAGCAATTATACAATAGTTTAGTGGATAGATTAGTCCGCGAAAATTATGAATCTATTGCTAAAAATGGTATCGATATTGTAAATACTAAAATTCATAATCTCGAGCCAAAACAAATAGAACAATTAAGAGGCACTTTGGATTTTATGATTGTGTATTTTACAGAATTAGAAGAGTATGAAAAATGCGCAGTTTTACACAAATACGTCGAAGAGCTCAATCAATAATTTTTGGAGGTAAATATAAAATTTAGGGCACTTAAGTGCCCTTTGTTTTTTAATCGAAATATATAATACAATATTAAAATAATAACTATGGAACCAAAAGCATTAACAGACATTGCAACTCAACTTAAAAGAATTGCCGATATGATGGAACGTAATGAAAAGCGTAACCTTATTAAAAATGACGGTATAGAAAAAGTTAAAGAGGCAATTAAAAAACGCAAGAATGAATTATTACGAAACATTGAAAGTTCCCAAGACAGCAAGTCAGGAAGAGATTAAATCTGCGTATCGTAAACTTGCAAAAGAATATCACCCAGATAAAAACACAGGTGAAGATACTAAACAAAAATTTCAACAAATACAAGAAGCTTACTCCGTTTTAGGTGATAAAAACAAAAAACAAGAGTATGATTCTAGAAATAGTCAACCTAATCTGGAAGACTTATTAAGAAACTGGGGATTTGGTAATAATTTCGCAGATGATTTTAATATGCACTTTGGTGGATATAGAAATAATCCAAATGCCAAAGGTCAAGATATTAGAGTTACAATTCCTATAACTGTAAGTGAAATCTATAATGGATTTTCTAGATCGATCGACATCGGTACTGGCAGAATTAATGCTAATATACCTAAAGGTGCCAGAGAAGGTTCTAAATATAAAATGGCAGGCAAAGGTCAACCTAATCCTTTTAATTCTAATGCGCCCGCTGGAGATCTAATCATTAATATCAATGTACAATACGATGAAAATTATATTATACAAGGTGATGACGTCATGATTGAAAGCTTTGTCAAATTCTATGACATGATTTTAGGTACTAATTTAGAGATTAGAATACCAAGCGGTAAAATCTCTATAAAAATTCCAGAAAATACATCTCCGGGTAAAATATTAAGAGTGCCTGGAAAAGGCTTGCCAATCGCAGGTACAGAAATGTCAGGTGCACTATTAATAAAAATCAATACTAATTTTCAAAATTTAAATTCAGAGCAATTATCTTTAATAAATAGAGTTAAAGAATTAGATTAATTTAAAAACACAACAAACAGTTATGATTATCATAGATGTAAACGGTAATATAGAAAAAGCTCTAAAAGAATATAAAAGAAAAGTTGCTAAAGTTAAACAAAACCAGCAACTTAGAAATAATCAAGAATTTAAAAAACCATCTGTAACTAGAAGAACAGAAATAACCAAGGCCAAGTACGTTCAGGCTATTAAATCTCAAGCGGACCAAGATTAATTTTATTAACATAATAAAATTCTGCAATAATCCACTCGGTAAACGCTATGTAAATATATAGCATAAGATAAAAATACCACAAGTACACATGAGCTACATATCAAATGAGGAGAAAGATCAACTCATGAGATCTAGTTACTATATAATAACACGAAACTTTACTAAAACGGTAAATCGTTTCATTGCGTTCCAAGATGGAAGTAATTCTATTGAAATACCGCACGGTATAGGCCAAAGATCCAAATTTATAGATTTATTAATTAAATACTTCGAAGAAGTCGAAGAGTATGAGAAGTGCGACAAACTCGTGAAGCTGAAAGAGTTAGTCGTGGATGCAGGTGATTAACCACAAATTAAACAAAAACTAAATTATGCAAAAAAGATCAGCAGAAAGTAAAACAAAATCAACTAGCAGCAGACCAACAGCTGCCAAACCAAAAAAGACAACAGTTAAAGAATTAGATTTAGTAGGAGTACAATTAAAACCAAGTCAACAAGATTATTTTCAGCAGATCCAAAAGAACGAAATTACATTTTGTTCTGGACCAGCAGGTACGTCAAAAACATTTACAGCGTGTTTTACGTCATTACATTTATTAGCCACAAAACAAGTTTCCAAAATTATTTTATGTAAACCAATTCAAGAATCTGGAGAAAAGTTAGGATTCTTACCCGGAGATATTGCAGACAAAATTGATCCATACATGCAATCTTATATTTCAAACTTCAAGAAGATTGTAGGTGATGAATTAACAGAAGGATTAATTTCTTCTGGAGCAATAGAATTCAAACCACTTGCATTTATGAGAGGTGATACCTTTGACGATGCTTTCATGATTTTAGATGAAGCTCAAAATGCAACCTTTAAACAACTTATGTTATTCGTAACTCGTATGGGTAAAAACTCTAAAGTTTTAGTAACAGGTGACGTTAGTCAATATGATATTCCTAAAGCAAGCGCGGGTCTTCCTGGATTTACAGCCTTAATGAAAGGTGTTAAAGGTGTAGGCGAACATATCTTTACCAACAAAGATATTGTAAGAGCTAAGATTTTACAAGATGTCGTAGACAGATACGACAAATGGAGAGTAGACAATCCAGAGAAATAAAACAAAGTAAAGGACATGTGTATAACTATTATAACTTTTAATAATATACACATGTCTGACACTAGATACGTAACACTCAAATCACATTATAACGAAGACCAATCAATCATAGAAGTTGGCGTAGACGAAGCTGGCCGAGGATCTCTCGCTGGTCCAGTCACAGTAGCTGCATGTATAATGCCAGTTAATTTTTCACATCCATTAGTTAAAGATTCAAAGCTTCTTTCTGAAAAACAAAAGGAAGAAGCATATAAGATCGTAATGGCAAATGCAATCGCTTGGTATTGTGTACATGTAGATGCCAAATTAATAGAAGAGCAGAATATTCTAAAAGCTACTTTACACGGTATGATGCTAGCATTAAGTGGTGTTGAAGAAACTACAGATTTTGATTTTATCTTAGTCGATGGAGATCAATTCCATGGCTATAATGGTAAAAATTACGTAACGATCGTCGGCGGAGATAATAAATATACATCGATTGCTGCAGCTTCTATTATTGCAAAAATCAAACACGACAATTGGATGAGAGAATGTGAAGAAGGCAAAATATACGGATGGGCTTCTAATAAAGGATATGGCACTAAACAACATTTAGATGCTATCAAAGAACATGGTCCGTCTGAACACCACCGAACAAGTTTTATTTCACATATTGTTACAAAAACAGCAGAATTATTTTAATGAGAAATTTATTTAATGGAATTATTTTATTGACGATCGGACAAGCTATTGTTTGGTTTCAAACTAATGGACAATTTGTATGGCCATTCTTTAAAAGAAATCCTTTAATAATAGCGTTAATCGGCGGTAGCATAGTTTCATATACATTTATTCTCGGTACCAAAGAATTAGCAACTTATTATGAAGGTGCTCTTTGGCCTGGTAGATTTATTGGATTTACAGTTGGTATGTTTACATTTTCAGCCTTAACATATTTAATGATGAATGAAGGCATTAATACAAAAACAGGTATTTCATTAATTTTAGCAGCAATTCTATTAGGTGTTCAGTTATTCTGGAAATAAATGTTAACAACTTTTAAAAATAAGTAAGCCCAAATTTTTTAGTTTGGGCTTTTTTTTGTATATTTACAGAGTAATTAAAAACAAATACAATATGAAATATTTTTTAGTCTTAAGCGCAGATCAAATAACAGAAGTTAAAAAACAAAATTTAGAAGTTGAAATTTTAAATGAAGATATTACGCCGTCGGGCGGAATCTCTATTCAAATTACCATTAAAGATGGTACAGATCTTTTATCTTTATTTTACGCTGGCGTTTATTACGCACTTGATAAAAAAATAAATGACTAAATATTTTTTTATTTCAATTTTTTTTAGTATATTTACTGTATAAACAAAAACAAAAATATGAACATTCAAGAATTCAAATGCAACGGTTTTAGCAATGCGCAACAAGCCAACAATGTTAAACCAACTATTCAAACCGCAATTTCAGTATTTAGATTACGTAAAACCAACGAAGAGATATTTGCTAGTTTTCCAAAAGGAGATGATTATCATTTAGGTACTAGATTTTATGATGATGATTCTGTAGCTAGTCGTATATGTTCGGGCTTAGTAGAATACGCAGAAAAACAATTGTACAAAGAATCTGGTCAATACGCACCATCTTTAATCGTAGAACAATACATCGATGCATTAGTAAATTCTTTAAGTGGCTCAGAAATGGATCAAATTATTTTAGAAGGTATGCGAGATTGTGCTTCAGCTGATCATTGGTATGCCTACGAAAAACAATGGAATTAATCAACATATAATAGATATGAAAATAAATTTAGGGTACTGTTGTATTAATATGACTTTGCAAAAAGAACGTAAAGTTACTATTGGTCGTGGCATGATTAAAAAAACATTTGCAGAAAAAGGTATTAATTATGCAAGCGAATTAGCCTTGGCAAATGTCAAAGATATGGTAGAAATTATCAAATGGAATCATAAGAATGGAATTTCATTATATCGTATGAGTTCTGACATGTTTCCTTGGTGCAGCGAATACGAACTTAAAGATTTGCCAGATTATGACAAGATTTGTAATGTTCTTAAAGGTGCAGGTACTTTAGCTAAACAATACGACCAAAGACTAACCTTTCATCCCGGTCCATTTTCAGTATTAGCTTCGGCAAATCCAGACGTGGTTACAAAAACTATTCGAGATTTAAATACACACGGCGAAATCATGGATCTTATTGGTTTGCCTAGAACGCCTTATGCTGCTATCAACATACATGTTAATACAACAGCGCCAGATAAAGCGTCTGCTATGCAAAGATTCTGCGAAAACTTTAAACGATTAGACGATTCGGTTAAATCCAGGCTTGTGGTAGAAAACGATGACAAGGAGTCACAATACACAGTTCAGGACTTATATGATTCTGTGTACAGTAACATACATATTCCTATAACTTTTGACTACCATCATCATTGGTGTCATCCTGGTGAATTAGATCAAGAGGCTTCTTTAAAATTAGCAGCAAAATCTTGGCCTAAAGATATTAAGCAGCTTACACACTTTTCTTCATGTAAAACTATTCACGAAGATGCTTCTCAAACTAATAAGCGAGCACATGCAGATTACTTATATGACAAAATAGATTCTTATGGCTTAGATATTGATGTAGAAGTAGAAGCCAAAGCCAAAGAATTAGCTGTATTTCAATATTTGAAACAAAATAAATTACAATTGGTATAAAAAGATAAAAACAATATGTCAGAACTTAAATTAAAGGCGTTAAAAGCACGCTACACTGCACAAAGATTAGAAGCTTTGGCTACTATCGAAGTTTATATGTCAAATTCTGTTGGAATTGGCGAACATCCTCAAATCATCGACGAGATTGATAAATTGGTTAGATCGGTTGATGAAGCTGATGGTTTATTAAAAACGTTGAATTCTATTTTTAAAGTAGAAGAAGTAGAAGAAACTACGTATAGCGGTGAGAACGAAGCGCCTAAACAGTCAGAAAACTAAAATTAAAAGAGGACAAAGTCCTCTTTTTTTACGTAGATATATAATCTAATATGAGCAAAGAACAAACATATAATGATTATCCGAAAGCCGCAACCGCAAATGCACAAAAAGCAATTGACTGGAAAGAAAAATACGGTCGCGATGTTGTAACTGCGGGTACTGAAGTTGGTTGGCAAAGAGCCCATCAATTAGCCAAAGGAGAATCTTTATCTGAAGATGTTGTTTCCAGAATGGCTCAATTTAACAGACACAGAAAAAATTCAAAGATTGCACCAGAATTTAAAGACGAACCTTGGAAAGATAGAGGCTATGTAGCTTGGCTTATTTGGGGTGGAGACGAAGGTGTCGACTGGGCTATGGAAACCATGGACAAAATAAATAAAGAAAAAGAAGTATCTGAATGGCTTGATACTTGTGAGTCTTACTTATATTCACTTGATTTTTTATATGAAGGCAAATTAAGAGACTTACAAATGCAATCCAGCGAGTTATTACAAAAACTCGGAGAAGCCAGACAAAAAACTGGAGAGCTTAGACAAAAAGTAACTGATCTAAAGAGTAAAAAAGCTGATGTTTGGAAAATTCAAATAGCAGAATTGAACATTAAGAAAAATGATCTTAAAATTCAAATGTTGTCTATCGCAGATATTGTAAATAAATTAAAAATGAGATACGTAACAGAAGGCTTAACTTTTAACGAATTTCTAATTATTAACGAATCACTAAAAAAATTAGATATATAATCTTTAAAAACATAATAAAATAATATCATTATCATGGCAAAATTAAAAACATTCGAACAGTATGTTTCAGAAATGGACAGAGCTGAAGAAATTGAAAAAGAAATCGTAGACTTAGGTACTCCAGAAGAGGAATCGCCAGAGGATGCAGACAAAGTACAATCACCAGAACAAGAAGCTAACGAAGCTAATGACGTAACAGGAACTGAAGCAGATGAGTTAAAAAATGACTTAAATGACAAAACTCCAGAAGTTATTGATGCTGATGGTAAAAAATACGCTAAAGCTGAAGATAGAGCAGAAGACGATTCAGCTGAAGTAAACAAAGATTTAAAAGATCAAGCTGAAGGTGAAGATATCGGTAAAGAAGTATCTGAGGCTGAAGAAAAAGAAGAAGCTGAAGAAACTCCGGCGGAGGAAGAAGCTGAAGACGCTGAAAAAAAAAGTAAAGACGAACCTAAAAGACCAGTAAGTGAAATTCTTAAAGAGTGTTATGGCATGATGAAAGAAGAAGCTGCTGCTTGGGCAAATGATGAGCATGACGAACACACTATTGAAACGTACATGACTGAAAATGCTGCATTAGTTGGTGCATTCGCTGCTAATACTTTAAAAGAAATGAGAGAAGACTATGCATTAGAAGCATACGAAGCTGCATGTAACCAAATCAAAGAGGCTTTTTGTAAGAAAGTTGATGAGGCTAAAGATTCTAATATGACTCCAGGAGAAAGAGAAGAAGAAGCAGCTAACCAATAATATATAAGCGTATCATCTTATATTTGAAAGGAGACCAATTGGTCTCCTTTCTTTTTGTAAACAAATCCCAGGAAATTAGTATAAATAACTAATAAGATTTAAAATATGCCTAGAATTCCAATAGACAAGATATACATGCAAATAGCCTATCAAGTGGCTAAACTATCTTATGCAGAAAGACGTAAGGTCGGATGTGTAATTGTCAAAGACGAACAGATCGTTTCATTTGGCTATAATGGAACACCTCATGGATTTGACAATGAATGTGAAACGTATTCACATGATGGTTGCGAATGCACTACTAAAAGAGAAGTCCTACACGCTGAATCAAATGCGCTAACTAAGTTAGCAAAATCTACCTTGACTTCTAAAGACACTATTCTTTACACTACTACACTGCCTTGTTTTGATTGCGCTAAATTAATTATTCAAGCCGGGGTAAAGGAAGTTTATTATTGTGAAGACTATCGCGACATGTCAGGTATTATGTTATTACAGCGCGCGGGTATTGAGGTCAATCAAGTGATTGTCTGGAACAATGATTAATTAATTTATATAAATAACTAGAGTATGGGATTTAATGTAAGACATTATCCAGAGGACGTTACAGTACTAAAAGACAAACTAGCCAAAGAAGGCTCTCAGTATTTTTACAATATGTACCTTAAGAGAGTAGACTGTTGGATGGGTTCAGATAAGACAAAGGAATCAGAACGATTTATAGATAAATTTATGGAGAAGTATAATGAAACAAATATTGAATTTCATAGCATCTCTGAGACACAAGAAGCGTAATCAGACAATTATGAGTAATAATACAGAACATTTAGAAAAAACAAGGGTATTCCAATGGATCAAAGGGGATTCATTCGGAAAAGTAGTAACCTTAAAGGAAGAGGATAGTGAATTTTTATATTTCACAGACGGCTCTCAGATTTATAAGACCGTTGCTAAGGAATTCTTATTAGAATCATTAGACGGTGATATGCCTCTACCAGATGCTAAGCCTTTAGGAAATGGGTCTAAGGTTAATTCTAGAACCAGTATTATAGCGGAAAATGTGTATGAAGATAAATCTCCCACGCAAATTTCCCAGCAAATCCCCCAGCAAATTTCCCAACCAATCCCTACAGAAACGCCACTTCAATCTCTAATTGCCAAACTATCTCAGAAGAATGTGGAAACTGTAGATTTTAGTTTAGGAATTAATCTACCTAAAAAAGAAGTCTTTGCTATTTTATTAGAGAACTCAGATGAAGAGCGAGACGAATTAATAGACACTATCACGGAATCAGTAGCCTCCAAAATTGAAATAGATAGTCTAAAGGAATACTTAAAAGAACAATTAAATACTTACATAAACAATTATTACAATGGCTAAAAAAACAACATCTTTCAGTAGACGCCAAAGACGCGAAATGTATCGTAGAGCTGGATTCTTAAGAATCAAAAATGATTATAATCCATTAGGACCAGTGATGGCTAATTGGTATGCTAAAACTAGAGAAGAAGGTAAACAAATTCACGAAGCGCATACTAGAATGGTAGAAACTCAAATCGAAGAGAAATTACAAACGGTACTTAATAAGTCTAAAGAAACTTGGACAGAATTAGGTTATAACGACGCTGAAATCAAAATGTTAGAAGAAGCATTCTCATTGAGAAATGTTAAAAACAGAGAAACATTTACAGCTGACAGAAAGCAGGCTAAGAGATTAGAAAAAGAAGCTTACAAATTAAAACTATCTAGAGCATAATGCAAAACATAAGATTAGAACTAGCAGATAATGGTATTATCAAGATAGTCGAAGATGATAACATCAATGCAGCAGGAGAAGTGTATACTTCTGTTACTGTATATGATTTTGAAAGTTCTAATGCTACTGAATCTAAGATTAATTTCATCAATGATTTAATCTTAGATTCAGGTCTAGAGCTTGGTAACTCTAAAGATAAAAACCAAATAAAAATATCAGTGGACTGGGGTGATGAATATCAGCCTTCAAAAACTGAAATCGAAGAAAAGATTAAGACACTTAAAAGTGATCTTAAACACTTCGAAGAGATGTTATAAATGAAATTAATCATAGATTGTGTTTGGTGTTCAAACAGAAGAGATTTTGTCAAATTTTTAAAAACAGCGGATGCTTACGAATCTGTAATAGATTACTATGCGATCAATGTTAAGTTGTCAAAATCTGATCCTGATGGAATTCAACCACCAGACACGATCATAGGATTACATTTAGTTAAAGGTATTCAAGATGCCAAAAATAATAACAAATCTAAATTACTTTACGTAATTAAAAATCTAAACGCAGAAACCATCGAAACAGTTTCTGATATGTTTTGTTCAATATATGAAATAGAAGAAAATGAAATGAGCATTTCTCTATTCATTATTAACAGAGACGATTATCCTGGAAAAACTGTTCTATCTAAATTCGATTCTGTTAAATTCATTGAAAAAGTATGATACGTCATCGTTTATTTTCAAAAGGCGAAACAGTATACGCCTTACTTTCTAATTTTAGATACCCTAATGTTTTATTCCCAGTACAAGCTGTCATATACGATGTGAAGTTTGATACAGATATGCCACAATATCAACTTAAAATAAGTAAGTTTTATGATGATGTTGCATTCTTAAAAAGATATTTCTTTGGTCTTACGTTCAAGCGTGACTTTGATGCTAAACAAACTAAGATCAATCTTAAGCGATCACTTTATCCTACAATACAAGATCTAGAACGAGTGTTCACTGAAAAATGGGAAAGCTATATGATTGCAGTAGATTCAGTATATTGCGTAAAGACGCAAGGTGAATTGAAAGAGCTCTTTAACTCACTTCAAGATCACTTCGTTGAGAAGAATATCAAAGATTTATGGGATCTAACCAGTCGCTCCTTTTATTCAAAGGGACAATACTACTACCACGCTCGTGGAGAATTCGAAGCCTCACTTAAAAAATTCTTAGCTGATAGAGTTAAACCAGAAAAAGATTATTTCGATAAATTATTGTATAGAGCTGATAATAAAGAATTAGACAACATAGAATAATATTAAATAAGATATATATGTAATAAGGCCGATTAGGCACTTAACATATATAATTTAATATGGAATTAACTAAAGAACAGATTAAAGCAGCGAAAGATGCAGAATTAGCAAAAAAAGCTAAAGTAAACCTTAAGACTGGTAGTCAAGCTAAGATAGACGCTTCTAAAAAAGATTTACTTGGAACGCCGCCTATTGCAGATGAAGATGTTATTTCTCCTGATCAAACATTAGCAACACCAATAAATGAACTAAAACCTAGCGAAGATATACAAGGTCTTAAATTATACAACAATAAAGCTTTATCTACTTCATATACTACAAAAGACACTAACGAAACTGTTCATGGTAAATCTACACAGCAATCTATTTTTAATAATTTTGCATTATTTAGATTTAATGGAACTCCGTTCAAAGACACTACAGAAGATTCATACAATACTGTAGATTTTGGTGATAGTAGTGTATACGAAAACCCAACTGTATCAAAGATAATTGAAAGATGTAATGCTGGCCCAGGTAAAAGTTACAAATATGAATGGTCTGATTTTGCTCTTTGTAAATACTTAGGTAAAATTCCAAATAATCACATGATTACTTTACGTAGATTTTCATTTCCAGTTGGTGATGATATTATGAATTTGCAAATGTCAGGTAAAGATGGTAAACTTAAAGACGTACCTCAACCGGACGTTGCTAGAGCTATCACGTGGATGTCAGAAGTTACTGGTAATAAATTAGATGAAATATTAAAATTTGATTACAATTATAAATGGAAAACCGTAGAAGCTGATGTTCAAACTTTAGATTCTCAAAATCAAGCTAGAAGAGGTAAATTAGGTTCATTCATAGATAATAGTACAATATTAAGTGCATTGAATGCAACAGCTAATGGCGTTGATGCCGCTGGTAAAAGAAGAATAGAATCACAAGGTTCAGGTTATGATGCTTTTAAAGAAACATATCCAAACCACGTATTTGGTCCATATAATTCTATTAGATCTATGAATGTTAGAGACGGCGGTATGGAATTCAATCAATCATTTACGCTTAATTTTCAATATGAGATGAGAGCTATAGGTGATACAAATCCAAAGGCTTTATTTTTAGATCAATTTGCAAATATGTTAGCATTAACATATTCTAATGCACCATTTTGGGGTGGAGAAGTTAGATATTTAAATTCAGGTCAAGGATCTATAGGAAGACCTTTAGGCGATATAAGTAAATTACAAAATGGAGATTATGGTGGATTTTTTAAATCTGTTTTAGGTGATTTAAAGGGTTTATCCGGAGGAGGAACAATGGCGGGAATTACAAATTTATTAGGTAAAACTGCTAATAATTTATTAGGAGGTGCTTTGATGGATTTATTTAATACACCGCAAGGCGGTCAAATTGCAAATGCTCTTTTAACAGGTGAAGCTACCGGTTCTTGGCATGTTACTATTGGAAATCCTTTAAATCCTATCGCAGTTATTGGTAATTTAATATGCGAAAAGACTGAAGTAAAATTTACAGGACCTTTAGGACCTTTAGATTTTCCAGAAAATTTAGAAATTTCAATTACTTTAAAACCAGGTAGACCTAGAGATAAATCTGAAATTGAATCGATGTTTAATTCAGGTAAAGGTAGATTCTATATAACACCAAAGGGTGGTCCAGATATTAATAAAGAAAAAATAGCGGGAACTGCTAAAGGTGATGGAACACATACTTCAGCCCCTAATTTATATGCATCTAAATCAAGTATACAAATGACTGAGGCGGAATTTGACGAATACAAAAAATTAGCTAACGGATAATGAATTTAAAAACCTTTGAAAATAAAAAAATAATTGATGGCGTTGTTGCAATGACAGAACCTACTTTATTATTTTCGTCTTCTAGCACAGAAATCATAGATAAAATAATAGTTGGTAAAGAATATGCGTGTAGAATAGATCTTTTAGCTAAAAGATACTATGGGGATGCTAGTTATGCAGATTATTTATTGAAATATAACAACATCTCAAATCCATTTACAATCGGTGAAGGTGATATTTTATTAATACCATCTATAAAATCTGGTTTAATTAACTTTAAAAAGCCTGTTGATAAATTAACTGAAGAAGATGGAGACGTGATTAGAGATAAATTCTTAAAAACCAAACGTTTACCTATAGAAGATCAAAAACGAATAGAATATTTGAAAAGAAAAGCTGCTCAATATCCAAACGGTGCAAGCGAAATATTACCGCCGAACGTATTAAAAACAGGAGGAGCAAATGTTACCATTAAAGATGGTGTCATTAAACTTAATGGTACAATAGATTTAACTAAATAATTTTATGGCAGACGCAAATCAAAATACGCCAACTGGATCTACAAGTCTTAATAGACATATTTTAGCTATCTTAGAACCAACTATTAAATTAGATGAGATTAAGATAGATTCGCTAAATGAAGAGGCCGGCGATAGAAGTGAAAACTCTAAGCAGATAGGTTCATGGATTCCATTTGTAAAAATCAATAATATTATCATTAGAGATATTAATATCGATTCATTTAGTTTGGATTTATCTGGTTTTATTCCAATGGTTCGTATTTCATTTTTAGATGCAGATCATACATTTTCAGCCGATGCATTGCCAAGAGATGGTGATGTAATTAGCGTTAGAATAGCATCAAGACAAGATAAAACTTTTAAAGATATTAGAGCTGATTTTTTGATCACTAATGTTTTTAATAGTGAAAAAGATCCAATGGCAGATCCATTACTTATAAGATCATTTCACATGACAGGCATTTTAAAAGTGCCTGGATTAAATGTGCATGAAAGTGTTGGTTATCCAAGTGATAATACTGATAAACATTTAAAGGATATTGCAAGTACTTTAAAATTAGGTTATGCAACTAATATAGATGCAACCAATGATAAAATGGCTAGACTTTGTCCATTTGATAGCAGATTAAATTTCATACAAAAATTAATCAAACATTCATATATTAGTGATAAATCGTTTCAAACAGGTTTTATTGATCCATATTATTATCTTAATTTTATAGATTTAAATAAAGTTTTTAATTCTAAAAATGAATTTGAAGATAGTTTGATGCATGTTTTTAATAGAGGTTATACTGATGCTACCAATTCAGTGCCTGAAATTGATTCATTTAAAAGTCAATTGCTTTTATCAAACCATTTAAATTTTGGAGGTAGTTCTCAATATATTAGTGGATATGCTATTTCAAACAATGCAGGCGGTATTTCATTTGCTAAAGGAACCAAAACAAAATTACAATATTTTGAAAATGATTCAGATGAAAAATTAGTTTCATTTGATATTGAGCCGATTGCATCTGAAAAAATGAGAGATAACGAAGAGCCTCTAAAGGGTAGAAGAGGTGAACAAGATTATAAAGATGAGATTAGACAACAATATGCCGGCAGAATGGACGTAGATCCAAATCATGGTAATACGCACATAAATTATTATTCTTCATCGCTTATTAACGATATTAATAAATCTGAGATTTATAAAATGGGATTAAATGTAACTCTATCAACGCCAAATCATGGTCTTTATAGAGGTATGAAAATACCAATTCTTATTTTTACAAGAGAAATGCAAGAAGGTTTCGCAGCTAAAAATACTAAAGACAAATTAAAAAATGCTAATTTTAAAACTTTAGGTGAAGAGTTAATTAAAGAAGACATATCTAAAACTGATCCATTGGAAGATAAACAAGTTTTGGATGAATTTGTAAGTGGCTTTTATGTAATAGACACTATACGATATGAATATACTGCAGGTGCAGATGAACCATTTTTGCAAAAATTAACTCTATTAAGAAGAGAATGGCCTACTAAATTAAGTGCACTTACCAAAGAAAATGTAGATGCCGATGCAGCAGCTAAAAAGTAAGATAACTTAATAATTTTAATATATACAAAAAAGATTAACGATAAATGGCATTTTTTATACAAAACGAAGCATTTAGAAAAGCAGGACTTTTTAGAAAAGGTACTAAGCTTAAAGCATTACCGTATCAAGACCCTACTTATTTAGGCTTCTTATTGTTATTTCAATGGAACGATGTTAAATTAAGCACAAACACGACAGGAACATCAACACCCGATGCTATTATATCTTCACCTTTGTTTGATCCTTCTGGCGCTGAAGCATATTTAAAAAGATTAGTAGTAGTTAATCCAAAATATAAAAGAAAATTAGATGCACTAATAGCATTTAAAACAGGTTTACAAAAAATTAACCAAGATATGCCATGGTATTGGCAATCAATGTCAGGCCTAGATAAATTACAAGCATACGACACAAATGAACCATATATTGGAAAAGACGGAAATGAAATAGCATTAGGATGTTTAGAATCTGTTAATTTAGCAATAACTGGTTTAATGAGAAATTACAGAGAAGCTACATTCGATGAAGAAACATGGTCTTATGTTTTACCACCTAATTTAAGAAAGTTTTCTGTTAAAATATACGTATCTGATATTAGACCTCTTTTTAATGATGATACTAATACTAGTGCTGCAGCGCCGGCCGCTGAACTTGGTAAAGTAAGTAGTTTTAATGTAGATCCTAATATAGAAGACCAGCAAACTTTAGAAGTTAAAGATGTTGATGTTGATCTAGTTGGTTCTAATAAAAAACCATATCTTGCATTCCAATTAACTAATTGCGAATGGAATATCCAAACCGGTGTTACTTCTTTCACAGATCTTAAAAATGATGCTCCAGAAATGGCTTCTCAGATTATAGCTTTTAATTATGAAAGATTAACTGCTGTTGAAATGATTGCAATGAATGGCATTATAGATGATGCTATAGTAGCATCTATTGGCGCTCAAGCTCCAGCTCCTATAATTGAGTCTCCTAAATTGAGTAAATTCGAAGAAGCTAAAAAGAGAGCTACTGAAGATATGAAAAAATTGGCAGAGAAGAAAAAACAGGAAGCTATTACGTCTGCATCTTCTCTAGTTAAAGATAAAACTGGAATTCCTTTTACAATGGACGGCATGAAACCTAAATTAGAAACCGAGGGTATTTACATGAATTTAGTCAATAAAATAGACAATGTAACAAATGTACAGCGTTTAAATACTAGACAAGTTGCAGAATCACTTTTAGGAAATGTGTATTTCGGAGCTGGCCAATCTATACAAGACATTTTAAATAATGGCTTACAAAAAGCATTAGGAAACGTATACAAATAAAGAATGATAGATAGTATATTATAGTACTATATTATTATGCTTGACACTTCAAAAATTATAAATTGGATTGGTGAAGTTGTAGACAATGCAGATCCATTAAAAAATGGAAGATGCAAGATAAAAGTCTATGGCAGATTCGATAATATTCCCAAGGATTCTATTCCATGGGCTTCTCCTATGAATAGACTTTTAGGAGGACAGCATACTATACCAAGCATTGGCGATATTGTTGAAGTTACATTCGATAACGATAACATATACATGCCGTTGTATACATCTCAAGTCAATCAGAATAAAAATCTTAAAGATAAAGTTATTAACAAAGAAGAAGATTCGAGTAAAGTAACTTCATTCTCGTTTGACGTAAATAGAAAATTCATCTTAACATATAGTAAAGAACTTGGTTTTGTGATCGGTAACGGTTCAGATGCTGAATCGCAATCAATGATTAGGTTTGACAAAGATGGTAAGATATTCTTATACTCTGATAATATATTTGTGTCTAAAGATGCAAATGACGAAAGCGAACCTACAGCCAAAGGTGAAACATTAAGAAAAACTTTAAGTGATTTTATAGATGCTATCAATGCACATAAACATTTAACGCCTTCTGGTATTTCAGATGTACCTATTAACAAAGCTGATTTTAAATTAATACAAGATGATTTAGAAACTATAAAGCATGTTGGTGGAGTACAATCTGTTGAAATGACAGACGAAGAATTAGCTGCTGCAGATTCAGCATCGTTAAGTGGAGGATCTATTAGTTCTTCAACGTTATCTGCATTGGACGGTAGTTCAAAGCCTGATCCTGACGCATCTAAAAAGCTTAAGAAAGAAATAGATTCATATAAGACTGATAACATAGTTTATAAATCTGGTTCTAAAAAACCTAAAGCTGTGCCAAGATCTTTGATCATGGCTATGAAAAAATACGGTATTACTAGCCCCTTGCAAAGAGCTCACTTTTTAGCTCAATGTGCACATGAATCTGGCGAATTCAAATGGCGCGAAGAATTTGCTTCAGGTTCAGCGTATGAAGGCAGAAAGGATCTTGGTAATACTCAACCAGGTGATGGTGTACGTTTTAAAGGTCGTGGCTTTGTTCAAATTACAGGACGTGCAAACTATAAACAGTTTTCGAAATACTGCGGAGAAGATCTTACCGCTAATCCAACTGCGTTAGCGACTAAGTACGCTGCAGATACTGCAACGTGGTTTTGGCAAACTAGAAAATTAAATGCTTATGCAGTAGATGATTCACTTGCAAGTATTAAAGCAATAACACGAAGAATTAATGGAGGTTTTAATGGTTTACAAGATCGTGTGAATAGATTTGCAGACTATTGGGCCATTTTAAAAGATAATCCAAACGCATTTACATAATATAGATAAATATTCTAATGAATTCATTTAGAGACGGACATTGGCTTGGAGAGGTTATCGATAATAAAGATCCTCTTAAAAATGGCAGATGTAAGGTTAAAGTTTATGGAACTTTTGATAATCTTACAGCTGATACCATACCATGGGCTAGTGCAGGAAATAGAATGGCAGTTGGTCAGCACTTAATACCAAATGTTGGTGATATAGTTGCTATTACTTTTGATAATGGTAATATCTATGCACCCGTTTATTCATATCAGATTAATCAAAATAAACAATTAAAGTCTGAGATTTTAGATAGCACATCAAAGCCAGAAGATGTAATAGCTTTAATATACGATGCAACTAGAAATTTTAGATTTTATAAATCTGAAGAAGATGGTTTAATCATTACGACAGGTAAAGATAAAGACTCTCAACCGATGATTAAGTTTAAAGATGATAAAATTTATTTAAACTCTAACAATATTTTTATAGCAACAAGTCCAACTGATGAATCAGAACCTGCTGTTAGAGGCGAAACATTAAGAGGTATTTTAGATGATTTTATGAATGCGTTTAATTCGCATACACATCCAACACCGACTGGACCTTCAGGTCCTCCGATTGCACCCGAATTACCTAAGGTAAAAGGTTTACAATCTAAATTAGAAAAGATTAAGCAGAAAAAGTAGATAGATAATCTGTAAATAAAAATAACTATGCCTGCACAGTGGCCATTATTCATAAATAACGTATCTTCAAAAATGGCGTCTAAGTCACTTAAGACATCAGACGATATGGCTATGCTTATTTCTCAAGAATATTTCAATGCAGTCAAAACTTCACAAACACCTTTCGGTAACATTCACCAATCTGGTCAAAAAGCAATTTTAGATGCTGGCTTTAAAGAAGCATTTAAACAACTTTATGAATCACATGCACCTTCATTAGAAGATAAAAAGTTAGATCCTACTTTCAATGATCTTAAAGATGCTTTGCCAATTCCTAACATAAATGCAAATATAGATAAAGAATTAGAAGCTTGTCTAGCAACTAAACTAGAATATGTGTTTTATGATTTTGGATTTATAACAAGTCCTGTAGTCACTAAAGAATTAATCACTGAAATTAAATATACAGAGATTGAAATTCCGCAAATACTATTTAGTGGCGTCGATGGAGAAGCTCCTTATTCATTTACTTATTCTATAGATGGTGTAATTCAACCAAATATAATGTCTGATAAATCTGGTCAAATCACAATTGATATAGATAAATCAAAACCCGGTAGTTTTGAATATAGATTGATCGGTATTACAGATGCCAAAGACACTCGCAAAGAAATGGATTCTTTCGTTATTGTAATAGTACCTGAAAATAAATACGAGGAAACTTATATTAAAGAAACTTCAGTTGATTTACCTAAATTAAAAGAAGAACAAATTATCGAATTATTAGCCAATAAAGTTTATTATCAATATGATAAAAGCGAAGAATTTAGACTGTGGTTAGATCGATTAAAACATGGTACAAACGCAAGCTTGGGTAATAAAGTTGCATCTCTTGTTAAAAAATGGATTAGTGAAAATAAAAAAATCACTTTAACATACAATAAGCATAAATTTCAATCTTCGCACGAAGATGTTAAGACTTTACCAGATTTCGTAAAAGAAAAAGAAATTATCGTAAAATTTACATATCATCCTATAAAAGACAGCGTTAAAAAAGCTGAACATAAATTATTAATGGCATTGCCGGCAGTCACAAATCAACACGAAACACGTATAGTAAATGAAAAGGTAGACTTATGGAAAATCGAAAGAGACAGATGGAACAAAGATAGAATTGACTGTATCAATAAAATAGCAGATTCTTATAAAAAAGAAGCAGATAAAGGATCTGACGAAGCTTACGATAAAATAGCTAAAGCTGTTATTGACTACTGGATGTCGACTGCAACTAAACCATTTCAACCTGGGCCTCCAATCCCGCCGTGTATGATACCAACGCCTGGCACATACATACCTGTTTATTATGGTTCACAAAAAAAATTAGCAGCCAATATAAAAAGAGCCTTGAATAGTGGTAAATATTTTGAATATCCACCGACAATTCAACCTGCCACAAAAGTAGTTGCATCTGCATTAGCGGTTGCATTTGCTTTACATTTATTAGAATTAAAATTTATTTACATGGGTCAAATATACGTTGGCGTTTCAACAGCACCGATGGTAGGCTTCGTACCTGTAGTATTTTAAGAGCAATATATAACTTAATTATTTAAAAACAAAAAAAATGACAACACAAAAAAGAACAAGACTTTCAGCTACTGTAGAATTAGAAGCTCCAGCGATTGAAGTTGTAAAAAAAGAAACAAAAGAAACTAATCGTTTCCTAAACGCAAATCAATCTCTTGAAGATTTTGATTGGGACACACACGCTGCCGATTGTCCAAGTAGAATGAGAAAGGGAAATCCTTTTGTAAAAACTAACGGAGGTACAAAGGTTTATTATCAAGGCGCTGACGCACAAAAATGGTTTGATTTATACGAAGGTGTTATGGCAGATTTCAAAGCTGTTATTGAACCAAGCGAGCATCATGATGGTACAATTTACTCTATGAGTAACGATTGGGCTATGCTAGACGTAGGACACAGAGAAATGGTTTATATCGATTTAGGTAGAGAACCATCTTCTATTAGAAGTCTTATTGAAGTTGGTGCTAAATTCACTGTTAGAATTTTAAGCACTAAAAATCAAAAAGGATTTATCTTAGGATCTATTAGCGAAGGAATGCGTCAAACTATTATTAATGATTTGAAAAAATCAATTGATACTGGAAATACTGCATATATCGGTACAGTTACTAGCATGATTCCAGGTGGTGGTTACATGGTTAACATTCAGGGAATTGACTGTTTTATGCCAGGTTCATTAGCAGGTGCTAATAAATTAGCTAATTTTGAATCTATTATTGGTACTGAAATGTACGTTGTTCCGGTTTCTTATTCGCATGAAAAAGGTACAGTTGTCGTATCACACAGAAAGTATTTGCAAGCAATGATCCCTAACGAAGTTGAAAAACTTAAAACGGTTGCTAAAGATCAAACATTTACTGGAGAAGTTACAGGTTCTGCTAAATTTGGTATCTTTATTGAATTTAACGGATGTCTAACAGGTATGATTCATATCAATGACTTAAACGAAGAATGGGTTGCTAAATTAGAAGCCAAAGAAGTTAATCCGGGTGATGCAATAGAGTTTGGTATTAAAGAAATCATCTCCGAAAAGAAAATTATGTTAACTCAAAAAGAAGAAGTTGAAGTAATTAATCCATGGGACGGCTTAGCTGCTAAATATACAGTGCCTGTTTTAGTTCAAGGTACAGTTAAAGCTACAAAAGACTACGGTATCTTTATCACAATCGAAGAAGGCATCGTTGGTTTATTGCATATCTCTGAATTAGAAGGTATTGACACTTCTACAATTAAAAAAGGAGATCCTATTGCAGTTACAGTAACTAGGATTGATGAAGCTAGCAGAAAAGTTTTCTTAAAACTTTAATTGTTAATAACTTTATAAAATTAATTAGCCCGAGATTTTTTAATCTCGGGTTTTTTGTTTATATTTACAGTATAATTAAAACAGATAAATAACGTATGAACAAAATTAAATCATATACTCAATTTTTGAATGAATCTAACTCTACGAATATAGTAAATGTGATATTGGATGCTTTAGAACCAACAATTGTTAACATGTTATCTCAATCTGAAACAGCGTACATTAAACAATTTAGTAAAGAGTTTTCTAAATATGAAAGAGAAATTACTAGACTTACTCTGATATATGATATGGTTAAATCTATTGAAGCATATACAATGCCTTCTGATAATTTACTTTCAATTAATGCAGGCGGAAGTCCTAAAGGAAATATAGAAATAACTGCACAAATACAAAGAGAAGGTGTTACGTATAATTTTTCAACAGAAGTAATTTACGCCGGAGGTTATAACATACAAAGATTACATTATCGATATATTACTAAAACAAGTATTCCTAAAACTTCTAGTAAAATTATAACTCAAGAATATAGTGACAAAATTAAAAAGATGTCAAAGCTTGAAAAAATCAATGATGAAATATCAATGTATGAATTTAGAATCAAAAGAGCCGAAGAATTATATAATAAAAATTCTAAGTTAAGCGATGATCAAATAATACAAGCCATAAAAAATGATCCTAAAGATTCTTGGTATGAATGGCCAACTTGGAAGGAAATAGTAAAGAGAGACGCTGCTAAAAATTACAATAACGATGAATCATATTACAACGATCAGCGAGAAGAAGGCATAGCTAAAAGAATTGAATCTTGGAAAAGAATCAATGTTCATGACAAACTACGCAACATAGCTGATTACAACAAAACAATCAAGAAGTTACAAACAAAGTTAGATGCTTTGTTGTAGATAATTTGTAAGGATATATATAGTGAACTAATAACATTCATTATATAAATGATAAACCTTAAAGACTCAGACATTTTATCAAAAGCTCTAGTCGGAGTAGAATTCGAATTCTATTCTAATACAAGCATTGAAGATACAGCCAAAGAAGTTGGCAAATTACTTGGTAAGAAAATACGTGTAGAAAAGAAAGCCCATAGTGAATTTCAACCAACACAGGATGAATTTAAAATGGAACCGGATATGTCTGGTGGAGCTGGATTAATTGAATTAGTTACAGGCGCTGTTCCTTATTCTGCATGTAGATTAATGATTATCAAGATGTGTGACTGGATTAAAAAGAATGGTTACACTACAGATAGATCTTCTATTCATTTAAATTTAAGTTTTAATCCAGAATTATCTGGTAATAAAAACTTACTTTCTAAAATGAATCCTTTAAAATTTATCTTGGATTTTAATGAAGACAAAGTTTGGAAAGCATTTCCAAATAGACAAGATTCAACATACGCAAAATCAATAAAGTTTGTAATTCCTAGAATTGAAACATATTCTTATAACGGTGAGCATATTAGTTCAAACAACTTTATATTTCCTAGAACAAAATACTACGGAGTTAACTTTGAAAAACTTCAAAAGAACTATCTTGAATTTAGATATTTAGGTGGTGAAAACTGGCATGAAAAATCTGCTAAGATTTTAAATCTTATGGATTATTTCTTAGTTCAATTATGGACAACTGCAAGTGACAATCAAACATCTTTTAATGATTTAAACAAAATCGAACTTAAAAAGATTTTAGCAGATAACAAAAAAGTAATTGATCTAAGAGTCGATTGGAGAAATATCGAAAAGAACTTTCCAAAATGTAAATTCACAGTGGATATGTCAAATGATCCTGGTGTTTTAGATTTATATTGGCCACAGATAAAAGAAAGAGTAGCTTTGTTATTTACTCAAGGTCAAATGGACAAAGGAAATATCAATTATGATTCTGATGCTGGTAGAATTCAAGTACAAGATGGACATTTACCATATTGCTTTCAATTAGAAGCTTATGAATTTATTGGATGTTCATTACAAGGTGAATTTACGTATTGCGATTTCTTTACATGTGATATACAGTCATCTGATATTAAAAATTGCAATATCTATTATAACACTCAAGTCAATAATTCAAAAGTAGGTTCATCACAAACAGCATGGAATGCAGTGCTTAAAAACTGCTATGTATATGGATCTGACACTATATTTAAAGGAACTATGCAAGGCGGAATCTTTAGAGAAGGTAAATACGATGCAAAGTTTGCAAAATTTGATGATGTTGAGATAATAAAATCTTACAAAATATAATTAACAAGTATGAGCAATATTAACGACGGACAATTACCAGGTATTACTACTCCACCATCTTGGGATAGTTCATGTGCTAATGATTTTTTAAATCAATTAGCAGACGATATTACAGGATCTTGTATGATCCCTATGAACTTACCCAAAAAAGAAGTTTATAACATAGTGCAACGCGCTAAGAAATGGTTTTATAAAAATTATGAATACTCTATGAAAGAGAGTTTTTATATTTTACCAATAGCTCTTTTTAAAACAGATTATTTTAAACAGACAAGATCATTTACTTTACCAAAGGAAGATCCATTGACAGGTGGCGGTGAAGTATATTCGGTTTATGGTGTTCGTGAAATTGGATCTAGATTTGGTTCTGGAACTTCAGTTACTTTTACAACGGGTGACTTCGCAGTAGAAAGAATGTTATATGGTGGTCTTTACGGAGGTACTGGTACTGTTGCAGGCGCTGAGAATTTACAATATTATGTAATTAACGAAAGTTATTTTGATTTAACTAGACAGATCTTAAATAATCCATTGAGTTTTAATTACAATCAATTAACACACGAGATTCGTTTTACTGGAGAATTGCCTAAAAAAGATATAGTTTTAGAAATATATGAAACTATTCCTGAATGTGCTCTTTTTGCAGATGAAGCATTCTTTAGATATTGCTCAGCAAAAATTAAAATATCTTTAGGAAATAAAATGCAAATCTTTGGTTATAATTTACCAGGTGGAATCTCAGTTAATGCTGATGCAATTCAAAGTCTAGGCGAAAGTGAATTAGAAGCAGTTATAGAAGAAATCAAGTCTGATGAAGGTACAGATTGGATGATGCATTCTTAATAAAATATATACTTAATGGAATTCTATATAAAATCTATTGAAGATCCACATTTTGACAGGTATAAACTACAATCAGAAAGTGACATCGCACAAGCAATTACACAACTTGAAGTTCTTCTTTTTACTAAAAAAGGAGAAGTTTTAGGTGAACCCGATTTTGGTTGTGATTTAGAAAGTCTTATATTTGAATTCAGCTATAATGATTTTCAGTTAACTCGTGAAATAAACCAACAGATTGACAGATATTGTCCATTAGCTAGAAGATTACAAACAGTTGTATCTACTACGTATGAAAGAGGTGAAGATAGAGACGCTATATTTATAGACGTAACTATAGATTCTCAATATCAAATCAAAGTAATAATATAAAACATTTAAAACTAAATGGCAAATTTAAAATTTTTATCAACATCTAGAATTAAAGCAACTGAGATGTTAGACGACACTAAGACCTACATAGGTCGAGTGTACGGTCGTTTAGGTGAATTGTTTACAACAGCATCACCTTTTTCACAAATTATACAAGTAGTTTCTGAATTAGGGGAATTGATATTCTTTTATGTTGAAAATTCAACAGTTGAACAAAATATTATAACTGCTCAACAACCTGAATCAGTGTATGGTTTGGCTAGATTAGCTGGCCATGATTCATACAGAGGTGCCAGCGCTATTGGTGAAATTAAGATTAGATTGAATACGTCTTCAGCCGGTGACATCGCAGGCAGCACGTTAAACATTCCAGCTAATGCAATTATCACATCTCAATCAAATGGTTTAAAATATGCACTAAGAACTAATGCAGATCAATTTAGAATTGAAAAATCTAATTCTAATTATATCTATATTCCAATTATACAAGGTGTTTTTGAAACGCAAACAGTTACATCTAATGGAAATGATTTACAATCCTTTAATATCATAACTAGAAAAAGTGATCATGATAATGTTACAGTTTCTGTTAATGGTGAAAAATGGGAAAAGTATGATTCTTTATATGATATGAAACCAACAACTAAAGGTTATTTAATCAAAACTGGAATTACAGGAGGTTTAGATCTTTATTTTGGTAATGGTAACTTTGGTGCCGTACCACAGACTGGTGCTTCTATTCAAGTTGAATATTTAGTTTCTAGAGGTGCATTAGGAAATTTAAATCACTCTAAGGATTTAACCTTTAAATTTGAAACACAAGGTTTTGATTCTATGGGAAATTCTCATAATTTAAATGATGTCTTAGATGTTCAATGTACTGTTGCACCAATCATGGGCGCAGATGAAGAAAATTTAAACTTAACTAAATTAATAGCTCCTTTAGCTTCAAAATCATTTGTTCTTGCAACACCTGAAAATTATGAATACTTTTTATCTAAATACGGAATGTTTTCTTATTTAGATGCTTATAATACAACCGATGATGGATATTTAGATGATGACAATATCATTTATTTGTTTATGTTACCTGATGTTAAAAGAAAATTAACTAATAATCAAGATTACTTTAGTTTGCCAGTTGATGAATTCTTCTTTTCACAAGACGAGAAAACGGCAATCTTAACGACTTTAGAAAAATCAGGCCAACAAATGGTAACTACTGAGGTTCAAATTGTAAATCCTGAAGTTTTAAGATTTAGAATGGACATTAAAGTAAGATACTTTGAAAACTATGCTAAACAAGATATTTTCACAGAGATTAGATCTAAAGTTTCAGATTATTTAATGAATATTACTAGAAGAGATCGTTTGCCTAAGTCAGACATTATTGCTATAATCGAATCTGTTAATGGTGTTGACTCTGTGAATGTTAGATTTGTGTCTGAGACTGAAGAAATAGCTAGAAAAAATGGTTATTACACAGTAACTTCTACAACAGTTACACCTTCTACACCAACATTACAAGATGTTGGAAATGGTCAATCTAAATTTGTATTCTTTAAAAAGACAGTAACAAAAACCACAGTAAACTTTGCACCCAACGATCCACTTCCAGAATCAGTAATTGGTTTAGATTCATTTGGTGATATTATTTTAGGTAAAGAACAAGTAGCTTTATTTAGAGGTGATTGGACAGATAGAGATGATGTTACAGTTTTAGATAATGCTTTATTAGGAGAACAAGCTGCACTTTCAGTTTATTTTGATGAGCCTGCTAGACCTAATACTATTTTCTCTACAATACAAACACAAAATAGAAAGAAAATATAATGGCACAAAACGAAGATATGTTAGATGGTTTATTCAAAAATACTAAAATAAGTATTTATGATGCAACTGATTCTGCAAAAGATGATAGAAAAAATACAGGTTATGATTTCTCTGAAGATCTAATGCGTAAAAATCTTTCACCATTATTATTTAAAAACGAATATTTAGCCAACTTTATCAATCTCATACAGTTACCGATAATAAGGTTTATAAATACAGTAACGACTCTTAGAGTATACAAATCATATACTGTCAAAAAAGACTATACGAAAGTAAGATAACATGACAAAATATCAAAATTTAAGATTTTTTAACGGAGCTTCTGGAGAATTAGATTTTTCTTATGATTCAACACTAGAACTTTGGACAGGTTCAATTTATCTGCCTAAAGTTTCGGTTGGTTTATATGAGACTGCTAATTTATTCGTCTTTGAAGAAGTCGTTACGTCTTCTGGTGTTTTAGAATATGTTAGACCTATTTCAGACGATGCTGATGAGAATTTGTTTCTTTTTGATTTGGAGTCAGATTTTGATTTTAGTGAAGACATTAAATTATATTCAATAGACATAGTTGATAATGAATATAATGTATTAGAATTTACTTCGTATTCTGAAGAAATCCTAGCAAAGACAAATTCAACAAATGTTATAACATATCAACAAACTAATCATACTTCTAACGTCGCTGGCGAAACTCACGATTATAAAGAAGTTTCTGATTCTATTGATAAAACACCGATTTCTTGTAATATTACTTTACATTCAGATGTTGAAGGTATTCATACTAGAACTTTAAATATTTATGCAACTGAAAACGGCGGCTATGTTCACATTGCAAAGATTTTAATATATGGAGAAACAGAAGCTGAAGATGAGAGATTAAGTGTATTACTTTCAAACATGGGAGCTTCTATCAAAGAAGAAGACGGTATTATCTTTAGAGATTCTGATATTAATGAAATTTCAACAGATTGGAAAATCATCAATAATAAAAGAAAAGAATTACTCTTAGAAGCGCATAACATAATGCCATTTATAGGTACCTATAAAGCTCTTTTGAATGCTATGAAATTTTATGGTTATGATAATTTAACTATAAAAGAGTATTGGTTAAACATCAATGAACAAACACCAGGTTTTGGTAAATTAATGGCCGTTGCAATACCTAATCAAGATACTCATGGATTTTTAGCGTCTAAAGCTGATAAAATAGAATTACCTAATTCTAATCATAAGAAAACTTCTAGATTTTCATTAGTTTATAGAATAAATGAACCGACTGGATCTTTAGATGAATGGGATTTACCTGTTGTAAAAGAAACATTTGATTTTACACCAGACGAAGTCTTAATAAAATTATATGGCTTAAAAAGAAAGTTACAAACAGAATACTTGCCTTTGCAAGCTAAGATTATAGACATCACCGCCGAAGGTGATTTCTTTAGTCAATTTACGCAAAACGTTTGGAATAATCAAAACACAATCCAAGTACAAAGTGCAGGTATTGAAGTTGATTTTCATGTATTTCCAAAAAGAAGATTGTTTATAGAAGATTTAAGATTAGTTAGTCAAGACTTAGCAACTGATACCAATTCTTTTCCATTACAACCAATTTTAAATACTAGCGTTATTGCAGATATTAAAGATTTCTATAATCATTATTATGATAAAGAATTAAATACGTTTACTACTCTAAGTAATGTGCCAATCGGTTGCCCTGTTGTTTTAGAAGCTACCTCGCTGTCTGATTTTTATGACGATGCAGATTATACATGGAATGATACAGACTTAGCAGCGAATGACTATACTAATAATGGAGCATCTATTTACACATGGGACAATATTTGGTCTAGAGATGTTTATGAAATTGAATGGATTGTAAGTGGACCTAAAGATTATCTAGTAACTTATAGAGGCGCTGTCAAGGATCTTTATAACATGGCTTTAGTATTGCCTTATTCTGGAATTTATAATGTTACATTAAATATGTATGACTTATATAATTCTAGATCATTTACAATTAAAGATTCTGAAATAAAAGTTGAAAATAAATCTGTAGAGATTTATGGTTTATATGAATGGAAAAATCACAACGAATCTTGGGAAGATCAAGCATATACTTGGGATTTAGCAGGTGGATTCTATGACTTTTCACAAGATAGTCCAGTCTTGGTAAATGATATGATGGCTTCGTGGTATTTAACACTAGACAGAAACAACTACATATATAATGATGCAGCTGGCGTAGAATTTTCTACAGTTAGTAGATATTTAGATGTTAGTTCTCCAACTTCTTTTAGTGAAACAACAGGTCCTTATATTTGGAATAGATTAAAACAACAAACATGGAATGATGCTTTAAATAATACGTGGGATTCTACTAGAATCGGCTCAGATTTGGCAGCTTCATTTAAAATAGATATTAGACAAAATCACTTTCCAAATGGATATTATAATGGAACACCATTAACTATCAAATGGAGAATTCCCGGTACTCAAGAATTTATTTACGAGTCTTATACTATTCAAAATCCATATCCAACAGATCAAACAGATATTAATGCCTGGATTGCAATATGTAATGAATTAAATACATTAACGCCTGCAACAAACCCTATTTTTTCTAAATTCACATGGAATCAAGTGATAATAGATGCAGATGCAGATGGTTTATATGATACTGATGATTTTGCATACGAAATTCTAGCAGTTGGTAAAGAATATTCTTCAACTTATGATTTTGAAGATGTGTATTTTGAAAGTTCAACTGGTGGTGAAGTTATTGGTAAAGTACATTACACTGCATATAATCCTACATGGAATGACGTTGTTGTGTTTGATGATCATGCAAAAGTAACCTTAATGACACACTTGACATTTGCATTTGAAAAAACAAATATGCCAGGAGTAGTTTCTTGGAAATGGACTATAAATAATACTTCAAATCCACTGTTTGAAGAAGTTACTTGTTATAACCAATGGTTGACTTATTTGTTTTCAGAAAGAGGCGATTATGCTATAAAACTAGAATTAATAGATAGTAATGGAAACAAAAATGAAATCACCAGAAATATGCTTTCTATAGTCAAAGCTGAAGAATTGTATATTTAGTTTCAGGTTCAATTTTAAAGATGATATATAATACAATAATACGTGATAAAGCGTCACATTAAAATAACAAACAAACTGTTCAAAAATGGCAAACATAACTTTAATTTTAGGTACTGACAGCGTTTCTTCGTCTAGAGTAACTATCAATGACAATTTCGCTAACGTTAATAACGATTTAGCCTCTATTGCTGGTGTATTAGACACTACAAACGAAACTATTACATTAGCTGGTGCTAGTGCATTTGGTTCATTAAACGTAGCATCTAATAAATTCATAGCAAATTCAACTGCTGTAACATCTGCTGTTCCTGTAACTATTAATAGTACATTTACTGCTAATGCTGATGTTGCATATTCTATTAGAAAAATCGGACCAATTACTGGTACTTCTGATTTACCTGCAGCTAATGCGTTTTTGCATTCTACTTATATTGTAGATGCTTCAACAATCAATAGTGTTAATTTACCTGTTGGTAATGCTGGACAAGAAATTACTATCATGGCTAATGGTGGAACATTAAGTATTGATACAACATACGTTTCTGGAGCTACATCAATCTCTTTAGCAGATAAAGCAACATTAACTGTTAGATTCGCTGAAGGTTTTTGGAATATCGTATCTAGTTATTTAGCTACTATTCTATAATTGAATCACAAAACATAAAAGAAATTTCGCTCAATGGCAACACCATTAATTAGAATACCACAGGAACAAGGAGGAACGCTATATGCCTTTTCTTCATCAGCAAGAGATTTAACAAGGTCTTATTATAATCCAGATTTAAACTTTGAGTTTTCAAAGTTTGCTTTGGTTAAAGTACCTGTGATGACTGCGCCTGCTCAGGGTTCTACAAACAACTACATACAATTTAATAAATTATTTGATGCTTCTGGTGCTGCATACGACGATACTACATTAAACGGTAATGCAAACATTCATTTTGCACAAACATTTCAAAATTATGCATTAAACCTTGAACAGTTGGTTTTAAACGATGACGATTTTGATAGTGCAATTTTTAGTTCAGATGCCGAAAAGATTTTCTTTAAATATTTAAATAGAATTGGAGCATTTCAAGCTAGAACAGCAACTTCTCAAGAAGCTGTTGGTTCTTTAAGTAGAATGGTCGAATTAGACGATTCTGCTTTAACAGGTGCTGAATACGAAAGAGTTATTAAATATTTAGGAAACATAGACGTTTCTAATGACAAGAATTATAAAGGTGATGTTTATAATGAAATTTTCATTAATGTACCTTCTGCAGTTGGTTATACACCAAACGTTTTATTAAAATCTGCAACTTATAATACCAATGCTTTACAATATGTTCCTGGAAGTTTTATCGAAGGCAGAGCTGGACAAACGCATCCTGATATTAATCTTAATTTAGAAAGCATTACAGATAATGCAAATTCTGAAATTATAATTGATCCTAATGAATCTGGAATTGTTGAAAATGCTTTAGGTATTGATTTTAATGCATCGTCATACGCTAAAATAGTAAATGACGCTCAAATGAGTTCTCTTTTTGATTATTCTAAAAGAGGTGGAGATTTCACATTTAATGCTATTTTAGTTTACTATGATTTATATTCTAAATCAACACCTACAAACAGATCAACTAATTTATATGGTGTTTTAATATTAGATAACTTTAAAGAAGATCCTAATGGATCTGGTTGGTTTATTCCAACTCAAACAAAATATAAACCTAACGATATTACTGGTTTAAATGGTAATGCGTTCTCTTTGAAATTGAATGTTAAATTTAACAGTTCAATGGATAACGTGGGTGTTGAAAATAACATCAATGATTTTAGTACATTTGGAATGGACATCTTTTTAGATACTGTTTCTGCACTTAGTAATGCTACTAAATTATTGAAAGATGCCGATACAAAATATACAGAAATGTTTGCAAGAGTTGCAGACATCGAAAGCTTAATTTTAACTTCAGCTGATATAGCAGATGTTAAAAATAGAATTTCTGACATTGAAAAAGACGTAGCTAATGCTAAATTAAATATGTCACAGTCTAATACCTTATTAGCATTGATTCAATCTACCAATCTTAAGATCAATCAAATGTTAGATGGTACTGTGCCAACTTCAGTTCAATATAACATTGATGTTATTAAGCCAGGCCCAGGTATAAATATTGACAAATCAACTAGTAATATTATCAAAATCACTAATACAGTAGATGGTTATGAAATATGTGAACCTTATTTGTTTGATGTTACTCCAGTTTCATTTTTAAACTGGGTAGTTAGTTCTAAAATAGAAACAACTGCACCATTTGATCCAACGTTGGCTAATAATTATGCTATTTGGTCTAGATTAAAACCATATACTAATAGAATTGCTATCGATGTTAATTCATCAAACGATGCTGTTAATGATGTTAATATATACATAGACGACACAGCAACAACATGGAAGAAAGGTCAAGTTGTTAAAATTAAATTTAACAATACCATTAACATGGCAGGTTTTAACGTTAAAATTTGGAGTTTAAAATCTTCTACTTTAGGTTGGACTTTGATTTCAACATTAAGTAGTTCAAACTTTATAACAACCAAACCATACGTTGAGTTAATATGCACTGATGCTGTTAATAAACAATTTGAACTAGATATATTAAGATAATATGAGCGCTAATAATTCAATCTCTCAACTACTTGAACAATTTATTGAACTTTACAATAATTCTTTAAGTACGTTTGAAAAAACTAACGAAGCTATAACAACAGACAAAGAAACTGTTGCTATAGATCTTTATGATCCTAAAAAAGGTTCAGTTAAAACGGTTCAGATTCCATCATTTGGTTTTTTGAAAAGAGAAATTGAAAGATTAAATGGTAATTTAGATGCATTAGCTGGAACTACAAGTACAACGTCTAATGTTAAATTAAAGGATGGTTCTTTTAGAAGAATTATTACTTCTAAATTACAAGGACCAGCCCCTAGCATTACTAATCTAGCTGCACCTACTGCATTCAAAACTAAAGCTAATGAATTCTTTGAAGATTTTTTAAATCCTCTATTAACAGTTAGTTTAAATGTAAGTGGTCAAATTCCAACAACTACAGAAAAAGCTTATATTGAAAGATATGTTTTTGATAGTAATGATGTGAATAGTATTCAAGCTTTTAATTCTTTATATAAAGGATCTAACAACATCGACTACGATACTTTCATAAATGATATTGCACAAAATAAATATGTTTATAGAAAAGATGCATCAGATATTGATATGCCATCTAGATCTATGTCATATTACGGTAACTTTGATGTTTTAGGTATAGATACTGCTGAGAAGACACTGGTTGTCGATGGGACTACTCAAACTGTAAACGTTAGATTATTTACGTTAAATCAATTGACGTACTCAGATTCATCTAAAACGCTAAAGAACACAGAGACACTTAAAGTTGGAGATTTCTTGGTTGTTAATTCAAACCAATATTCAACTAGATATAAAATCACAGCATTAAATACTGATACTTTACAAGCTGAATTAGATTTAATTGAAGGTTCAGAACCTATTAGAATTGGTGCTGGAGAATTAAAGATCTATAAAGATGTAGATGTTGCAGTTAATATTGATGTTAACGTAGCATTTAACGAATATCAAGTTGTGTTTGTTAAAGCAATTGATTCAGTATCTAAGATATTATCTGAAAGCTTTTCACCGGGTGTTGCATTTTATTCTAATGAATTACAAATAGCAACCGAAAATGGTACAGTTATGAATTTAGCTGACTATTACAGATTAGAAGTTGCAGACTTTGGTCAATTTATTAAAAGTTTTAAAATCGATTCTATTCCACCAGCATCTGTTGGTTTAGTTCCTAATGCACCAGTATTAGACACTGCTAATTTTAAAGTAGTTCAAGTAAATAAGCATTTAACTGATAATGATTCGACTAATAAAATAAAACAACTTAAGAACGATAAGATTGCTTCTGAACAAAATCTAAAAAAATTAGATGACGCGATTGCCAAAAAGAAATCATCGATCAATACTGTAAAATATAAATCTACAGTAGAAAGAGACAGAGATACTAACGAATTAAGTACGCTAGCACAAAAGAGAACTTCAGAGTCTGCTCTGTATTCTTCTGTTGTTAGCGAAATTAAATCTATTGCTAATTCTAATAATTTATCAAACGTTGCCCCTAAATATAAACTTAGAGGTTTTTGGTCTATTCCAGAACCTAAGAGTTCACAAGGTGTTGTAGAACAATCAGTAGTTCAATTTAAAATAAGATACCGTTACGTTTCATCTAATGGTAAAACTTCACAAATTGATCAAATACCATTCCAAGACGGAAGCACTACAAAAACGGCTGCTTTTTCAAATTGGATTGAAGTAGATGGTCCTGTGAGAAAAAGAATTAAAGATGCTTCTGGTAAATTTTATTGGGGAACTGATAGCGAAGAAGATGCAAATGCTATTAATTTTAATTCATTAGATATTGCCATTCAACCTGGAGAAAAGGTAGAGATTTCAGTTAAATCTTTATCAGAAGCTGGTTTTCCAGCAAATTCAATAGAATCAGATTGGTCTGACATAATGACTTATGAATTTCCAGAAGGTGAATTTACAGGAGATACTTTATTAGAAGCTATCAATGAAAATTCATTAGAAACTGTAAGAATTCAAATTACACAAGATTTAACAACAGCTGGTTTATACACACACTTAGATGATTCATTCACAGCTAACTCTAAATATTTTTCACATAACGCAACTTCAATTGCATCTGGTTTCTTAACAACTGAACAAAATCCAGTTAGTTTATTTGACAAGTTAGTTGAAATGCAAACTCAAATTGAGAAATTAAAAGCTCAAATAGCTGGAACTCTTGGAGAATTAGTAGTTTATATTGAAGATGAATCTGGAGCGCAAACTTCAGTTTCTAATCACACGACTGTTAAATTATTTGCTGGTTATTATGTTGATGAAATTACAAATCAAATTGACAGAAAAGGAGCTATTGTTACTAAAAACTTTAAATTAAAATTAAGTAATTCAAAAGCAACTGATTTAGAATTAATAGCTAGATTGGTAGGAGATAGAACTAAAGCTGCTTATGGATCTGGTGCATCTACTGTATTAGGTGTTGCACCTGGTGTAATTGATCCAGTTGTTTCTAGTGATACTTATTATGCAAATGAAGGTAGATATGATTTGGTTCCATTACAATACCAAAACATAAATTCTAATATGACAGGCGTAGATTACATGAACAGTACTCCATACCAGTCTGGTCAATTAAGAGGTCAATTTCTTTATTCAAGATATAAAAATCTAGCCAATGACGCTGAACTTTATTCAATGACACCGCCAGACACAGATTATGGCGTTACAAGCTGGACTGTTGGAAATGGTGTAGATGATTTTGAATACGGTATTAATTATAAATTCGGTACTAATCCAGTAATTGTAGGATCAGGCGAATCTAGATATTTTAATTTTGCTAATGCAACATCAGCAGCATACGCTGCTAACAATGGAACTGACGATTTTATTTGGTCAGGCGATTATGATAGCAATGGATTACCTAATAGAACTTCATTAAGTACTGCAACTAATACTGTTAGTAAAACTGACTATGATAATGGTTTATTCTTACACAAAGATCACCCTTTATTAAATGCTGGTAGTGCATTGACACCTTTAAATATTGCAGAAACTGGATTGGTTTCTATGTCAAAAAATGCACCAAGAAGAGCTAATATGACAGACGGATTATTCCAAAATCCATATAAAAGAGCTCATTGGAAAATGAAATCTAATACTTCAACACCGATTGATGTATATAGAAGTTTAAAAATGTCATTTAATGCAGAAGATCAATTCTTATTAGGTGGACATTCATGTGGAGCTTATTTATTTTTAAGCCCTATTGAAACTACAAGTTTAACGGTAGATGCTGATAATAAATTTGGTAAAAAGTCAATCTCACAAGGAGCTACTAATGCAATTTCAGTTGATTTAATATTCCAATATAGAATGACTGATTATTTTGGAGTTACATCTAGTACAACGTCTGCTAATAACGCAGGAAGAGTCGGTGGAATTGCTTCTACAAGTTTAACAAACCTAACATATTCTAAAAAGATAGGATTAGATATTTTAAAAGGAGAAAACGACGTATTCTCCTTTGATATTGAAGTTTATGCTAAATACAAACCAGAAGGTTCATCAGTAGCTAACGTAACTAAAGAAATGATAGATACTTTTAGAGTACCTAATTATCATGGTCGTAGAGAATTTGTAGATTCTGAAAATGATTTCTCAACACCAGGTTCTATAACTTCACTAAGATATATGTAAATCATTAGTCCTTCTATTTAAGATATATAAAGTAATAAATAGAAGGACTAATACATGAGTTTATCAACAAATTTTAACACTGCAAATAATCAAATTGACGATCTGTCATTTGGTATTTTAAGAACTAATCCAAAGCTAAGTACTAATATAAAATTGGTAGTTAACTCATCGGGTTCTTTATACATGGATTCAATTGATGCCAATGCTACACTAGCCAGTGCATCTTTTAAAAAGTTTCCAATCAATCCATCTGGCTTTTATTCAACTGACGTTTCTAGATTTTATAGAGATTTGCCATTAAATTTAAGATATGATATTTTTAAACAAAATTCAGATCTTTCTGTATTTGGTGATTATTCAAAACAATTTGAAGATCAGTATCAATATGGTGCTTCTTTTAATTCAACTAAGTTATATGATGAGCAATACAAATTCTTAGCTCCTATTTGGTTAGATAAAAAGACGCCAAATCATTTTGTAATATATCGAGTAGAAGATACAGATTATGACACTTTATTGGATGATAGTTTAGCTTCTCAAAATAATAGAATAATGCAGCTTTTAAATAAAGCTACTATTGTTAAAACATTTGACATAACTAATAATTCTAATTTAGGAAAATACATCGCTAATCACGTTAATAGTCCTTCTTTTCCAGTAGCACCTATTATTCAAAATTTTGATGCAAACAGTCATACTACGTATTGCGGTATTGATGTTGTTAAAGGTGGTTTTGTTGAAAAAAGAGAATATACAAATAAAGATCTATTAATAGATAAAATAGAAATTCTTAATAATCAAATCATCACAGAAGGTTTCGAAAGAAATCAATTAGCTGTAGCTAATTTATTAAACATTGAATTTTTATTTGATGATGAATTAGCAACCGATTATAAAATTTACAGATATTTTGGACTATATGTTGATTCTTTATATGAAGGTGAATTTAAAGTAAACGATATTATAAATAATGATGCTGAACAAAGCATTATTATAGAAAATGATGGTGTTTTATCTTATTATGATTTGCCAAATGGTATATCACACCAAGATATGTTTTTAAATACAAAAGATTTAAGTTATCCAACATTAAACTGGATCAAATCTCCATACAATAATTTCTTTCACGTAAAAAATGGAGTTAACTTTGATAACACTAAAAAATTACCAGTTAGTTTAGATAATAAAACAATAACTGAATTTACTGATGATGTTTTAGCTGGAACTCTTAAGATTAGTGTTTTAACTAAAGATGCAAAAGACTTTATTAAATTTAAAATTACTGAAGCGCCACATCATGGTGATAAATTATACTTAACTGCTATTTCTGAATTCAAGGCCGATAATTTCAATCTAACGCCATTTACTTATATGGCTGATAATTATTTACAAGCTGGTAAGTTTGAACAACAAAGATATTCAACACAAGGAGATTTAAAGCATATTTTACACGCATTAGCTTCTTGTATAACACATTCAGATAATCCATTCGTAGCTACTATCGTTGATGATACTATCGTGATAGAAGATTACGCACAAGGATATGATAGAAATTCAGTTGCATTTGGAGTTAGAACTGGTAATATTTCAGATTTCATTAATGTCATATCTGGCAAAATATCTAATATCAATAATTCTATTTTACCTGTTGGTAGCTTAGTTGATTTTAACGATTGGACTAACTATGCAATGACAGGTGGTAAAGATGAAAATAGATTTATATACTTAGAAAAACAACAATTAGGTAACCTTAGAAAAGGTCACATAATTAAAGATCCTGTATTCAATACAAAATCAGAAGTTTTAGAAATCTTAGAAGATGCCTTTGATTCTAATTTTTACAGAGTGTGTTTATCTAAGAAGATTAATAAATTAAATACGTACACTAATTTAAATTATTATCAATCTCCGGTTACATATTTCGGTAAATTTAGCGCATATAATTTAAAGGACTTTGATTTTGATTTTTATGATACTTCTAATTCAAATTATGCTGAATTGGCTTTAGATGATTTAATAGTAGCATCTAGCGTTGAAGGTACATATTACAAATATTATGATTTAGCATGTTCTTCTTCTTTTTTAATTGGTCATGAAGAATATTACCCAAGTTTAGTTTCTTTAAACGAATCAGATATTGTAAATAGATTAGAAGATGTTGGTAATGGATTTAATGTTGATTCTAAAATTATTATTAAAGATTTAAAAATATATTCAGAATACGATAGATTGCATGAAAATGAATTAAAAGAAACTTCACTTTTAAGCAGAGTTGTACCTTATATTAATAAATTTGCACTAAAGGATTCTTTTAATGCAAGAATGAATCCGTATTTATTTACAGTGAGCGAAGCATTTGGATCTGACAACATGTCACCTAATGTAGAATCTGGTTTAGAAAGAAATCCATTGGATTATAATATGGAATATTTTCATATCAATCAAATTCCAACATTATTTAAATATGATTCTGATAATTTTAGCAAGCTTAAGAGTTATGTTAACTTTTTAAATGATGGAGAATTAACAATAGACAATCTTAAAAGCATTGATAGAGATTATTTTAGCAAGTATTTTGTATGGGAAGGTGCGTATCTAGATTTTTCTAAAGTTATTAGCATTTCTTCTGCGAATGGTGCAACATATATTACATTTGACAAACCAATAGATGAAAATGCTGTAACCAACACTGGTGTTACTAAGAAGAACGGAGTATTTGTACCTCTTACTTTACCATTTTTAAACGTTGATAAAACGATATTAACTTGTCTTGGTACTATACCAGCACAGAATGGTATAGTGGTTGGTGATTTATTTCAAATCAATAATGCCGATGTACAATTTATAAAAAATAAAACTAAGAAATTATATACTAAATTTAATAAAGGAGATGCTTACAATTTCTCTGACACTATATTTAGAGGTTTAAAATATGTTTATAAATCAAGAAAAGAGAATGTAAAAATCATTCCTTCTGAGTATGTGAATGATAACTTAGCAAATGATTATAAGTTTGCTGTTATTGTAAATCTACAAAAAGATTCAAATGAAACTAGCACAAGTATTGATGTTATTAAAAATGACAAATTCAAATTTATCTGTGTTTATATTAATATTTCTTTACAAGAAAATAACGTAAAAGAAATATCTCATAAAATTTTATATGAGCTAAGACACTCTTACGTTGAAGATACGTTATCAAATAGCAAGATTCAAGGTGCTTTAAATATATATGAAGCTTATGCCAATATAACTAATTTAACTTCTACTACTGAAGTTGTAATAGATGGCTTAGAAGATATCGATGGTAAATCTCCAGCATTTGAAAAACAAATTAGTATTACAGAACAAGGAGCTTATTCATACTTATTATTTGACTATAACGGTAACACTTATGCTTTTCAAATTTCTAAAGTATTAAGTGATACGTCTATTAGCGTAATTGGTTATCCTAAAGTATGGAATAATGTAACTAATACTGTAGGTGCTGACGCGCCAGCTATAATAGAAATCACACCAGTTGATCAATCTAATTTAACTTATACATATTACGGTGGTGGATGGGACGCATTCAAACAAAACCTGGATGATATTAAAGCTAAATCATTTAAAGAGATATTTAATGATTTTACAAAAAAGGTAAATTATATCGACGTAAATGAAATTGGAACTATCGCAAATGATTCTTTCGTTTTAGAGATTGAAAATGGAACACCGTTTTATAAAAATGCATATATTAAAACTGCAGTAGATGATGATAAACCAAAATCTTATAAAATATCTTCAGCTGAAGTAGGTAAGAAAATTGTTGAATCAGAGACTCCATATAGAACAATCTTGAGAAGAATGAACGGCTATTATGTACCATTAACTAAAGATGTTTTATACTTCACTGACATATATTCAGAAAACAAAGCTTTAAAAAATAATGCAGTTCCAAATAGAGAATTGTTGATTTACAATAAATTCAATAGAACTGGAATTGCATTTAGTTCTTATTTCGATACATTGGGTTTAAATGATTATGGAATAATTAAAAACTATTTTTATCATAAAGTAAACACTGAAGCACCAGATAGCACATTAAAATTATCTAGCGGTACAGATAAATTACCACTATATCCTAAAATTGGTGAAATAGCAATTGATAAAAGAGATTTAAATATCTTACAGTCTAAATATGCTGAAAATTACTATATTAAATCAGGTGCAAATAATGAATATTCATTTGTATACGGTACTGTTAATCCAATTGAAGAAAAAGCTTTTATGGCTTCTACGATAATGAAAGTTTCAAATGTTTATGAAATATCTTCTTTTAGTGAAATTAGATTATCTAACATAGATGAATTAAATTCTTATAGAGAAAATAACAAAGGTTCATATTCATTGGCTTGGACAGAAGTTGAAGATAAAATCTATGCAGATTTTTATGTTAAAAAAGCAGTTTTAGATGAATTATTAGAAAAAGGCATTAAATCTTCTTTCGATAGTTATATAAATCCATCAAAATCGTATGGTGATTTAACTACAACGTCTGATGATTTACAAGTATATTCAGAACAAAATATAGTGCCAAGATTTATTATACAAAGCATTAACATATATGCCAAGGAAGGTAAAAATATCAATTCTTCATTTTTAAATCAAGCTGATCCTTTATTAATAGACACTGATATTTATAAGAAACAAACTAATTATTCTACTGAAGGCTTTGTACAAGAACGTCTTAATTTTAGATTAATATATAATAAAAAACCGTCTTATAACTATGAGTTTAAAGTCGTTGTCAAAATAATAGCGTAACATGTCTATCATAATAAAAGAATTATTTGAAAGTGATTTAGATCAATACAACAATGATTGGTGGTCATCTAAAAAAATTGAAAAGTTAAATTTCAATTTTGATCAAATTCTAATATCCGGCGGTGGACCTGCTGGACCTCATGGTTTTCCAGGAGATCAAGGTTTAGATGGAGCAAAAGGTCCAATTGGACCACAAGGCGCTATCGGTTCTCAAGGTGCTATCGGTTCTCAAGGTGCAGATGGAGAAACTGTTTGGCTTAAAAATGAAAGCGAAACTATAGAAAATATCACGCTAAAAATAAATCAATTTGGTAAGTATAATCCTACCAATTTTTTATTCGGTATTTCTAATAGTACAGATGTTTTAAATGAATACAATGTGCCTAAAATAGGTATTTTGGGTAAAATTCATACAAAAGATGGTTACAATCAAAAGAACGTTGTTTTTTCTGATGAAGAATCAGATCAAATAGTTTCATTAAATTTATTTAAAGAAAATCAAAATACGATATTGGAGTATGGTTTTGACGATACTACTAATACTGAGTTTGAATTAATAAGTGATGAAGCTGTTTTAACATATAACATTAATCCTAGTACAACATCAACATTTGGTAATTTCAAAGAATCTTTATTTAAAATAAAGTCTGCAGATTCAACATTCGGTGATACAATAGAAACTAACGAAATACAAGGTTCTACTAAATTTAATACTGAAACTCCAACTACAAATTGGATTGCACAATCAATAGACACAAACGGTAAAATAAAATGGGTAGATCCTCTTAAAGTTATACCTGGTTTTCCAGTTGGTAGTATTATTGCTATTAATGCTGAACAATTTAATAGTAATAATTTTTTAATTAATGAAACTAAAACAGTAACCACAGAATATTTGCATAACACGAATGGTGCCGGTAAAACTAATACAATGTATCAAGGTTGGTATATCTGTAACGGTAAAACTTGGAAAAAAGGCGTTATTACGTATGATTTACCAAATTTAAATGCATATACGTATGAAATAGATGAAGATACTTCTGGAAATTCTAATCAAGAAAATATAGTTTCTAGTCCTAGTAAATTATCTATTTTAGGTGGTTCTGATTTAAAATTAAATATCACGCAATCTGGTGGTACATATAGTTCAACTTATACTAATCACGAAACTACCAATCAAACTGAAATATTTAATTCAGATGGTTCATTATCACAATCTGATTCTAAATTAATTTATATATGTTACTTAAAAGAAATTGACATGTATTGGGAAGATGCTACAGTTATTCCGCCAGCGCCTACATTATATGATATAAATTTATCTTTTAGTTCAATGTCTAGAGCTGAAGCATGCCAAAATCCAGCTTCTGCGTATAAAATTGATTTTGATCCTGCACTTTGGGCTAATTTAGGAGCTAATTTAACAGGTAAATTAATATATAACGCAGCGGGAAATACAATCGTAGGATCTGGTTATTATTCAAATGGGGGTGTAGTTAGAACATTCGTAACTGAAGCCTTTGTACATGTTGAAAACTGTCAAACTGTAAATAGCTTTACTGCAACTTTAGGACCTAATATGTTTAACTTAAATGGTTCTTCAGCACCTTATTCAGGTACTGATATAACAATATATGCTGACAATAGTTCTTTTATCAATGCAACTAAAATGTATACTAATGCAGCTTCTACTCCGTTTTATTATGCGCCGAATGGTTGGTATAGAGTAGGACTTTATAGAAGATACTGGAGTCAAGTAGAAGGTTCTTTTATTGGCGCTGATGTTTTTGGAGATTATATAATGAATATATTAGGATCTACAAGTAATCCAAGCGCAGATGGAGATTATATGGCTAGAGCTTCTTCTGTCTTTAACTATTGTAATCAAATATACGACGATATTATGTATCTTTATACTGACGATGTTACGTTTATGAGTACTGAACCGTTTATAAGTCCAGTTTATAGAAACATATATTCTTTAACAGGTAATGAAGGTTATGAACCTATAACATTGATTGAAAATAATGCGGCTTACGGACTAGAATCAGGCTTATTTCACAGATATTGTTACGATGGAGGTGTATTGCAAAATAGATCTAAATGTCCAATCAATGGATTTACAATATAAAACAGATAAATAGATAATAAAAAGACCAGTAATATAATGAATTTAAAACAAATATTCGTAATTGACACAGATAACGAAAAGTTAGATAAGGTTAATTATAACTTCGATCAGATTATTGCAAACGGAGCAGGCCCAATGGGTGCTCAAGGTGCAATGGGTGCTCAAGGTTTTACTGGTTTAACAGGCGATCAAGGACCTCAAGGTGCACAAGGACCTCAAGGTGCACAAGGACCTTCTGGTAATGATGGTGATACTTCATGGAAAATAAATGTAGGTACAAATAACGTAACGCTTGTACCTATTCACGACGATTCAACATATACAAATCCGCCTTCTATTATAATTGGTATTGATAAAGCTGATCCTAGATATAATGATGTTTTAACAGATGCTACTTTATGGATTCATAGAAAATCTAGTGTTTTCAATGATAACTTTCAATTGACTGATGATAGCAGTGGTTCTACAAAAGTTTCTTTTAGATTATTTAAAAGCGCAGGTGTTGTTAAATATGCAGAAGGATTCTTTTCGGGTGGTGGTACTATAAGATACGTTGCAGATAAATTCATCTACAAAAATGCAACTACTGAATTTGCTAATTTAAGCGCAACGCAATTTAACGTTAAAGTACCTTCTCTATTTGAAGGTAATTCTGAATTTAAAGGTGCTAATTTAAAAATCAACGTTGGTTCTCCAGCAGTTGATAAACTTTTAACATCAACAGATAATCAGGGTACAGTTGCATGGAAATCTATTACAGAGATACAAGCTGGTGTTCCGGTTGGAACTATAGTTCCTATTTTGTCTTCTGTTTTTAATGATTCTAATAACTTTGAAAAAGGATTTAATTTACCTAATTCTACTTCGCCATTAGAAGTTTATTTTGGTAGAGGTAAAAACAATTACAGAGGTTGGTACTTGTGTCACGGAGAAAATTGGATCAAACCTAACACAGCTAACACATATACTGTTCCAGATTTATCTTCTTTTACATACCATATTGATGCTAATCCTTCAGGTGCTGGTCAAGGTGTTGCTGATAAAACAGACAATGTACAAACTATTGTTGGTGGAAGCGATATGACAATGATTGCTACCTTTGCAGGTAGTCAGTACAGTATTATATCTTCGTTTGATACATCATCAGTTTCTATATACAATCCAAGTTCAGGCGGAACTCAACTTGAAATGCAAAGATTCATATATGTTGTGTTTTTAGGTGAAGATGATCTATATTGGCAAGATAATGGAACAATTGCAGGTAGTAATTCTGATTTAGTATTTAATAACGTAACGTTTAAATATGCAGATAATAATGTTATAACACCGACACAATCACTTATTCCTTCTAATTTAGGATCTTCTAGTTCTGGTGGAACTGCGGTAGGTACATTAGTTGTACCTGGTAATAATCCATCTTATTCTGCATGGAATTCTGTTTATAATTCTGGAACTTGGACACAATCGACATTAGATGATGCGTGGAAAAATCCAACTTTACAATATTGGACTGGAACTGCAGGTGAAGATGTTAAATTATATACAGATACAAATTTAAATTCGTTTGCCGCTCAAGGTACTTGGATTAAAAATAGCTATTTAAGATTTGTTAAATCTTCAGATGGTAAAGTATTTGATAATGGTACAGGATTCCAAGAGGGAGACGATGCAATGGCAATATTAGTAGTTAGTAATACACATTCAGGTGGTGGTACGACAGGTACTTCATTAATAAATACTAACTTTACTTTAAATTCAAGCGTTAGTGCACCAACATGGAAAGGCTCACCGACATACGCATATCAATGGCAGATTAGTACAGATAACATTTCATGGTCTGATATTTCTGGAGCTACTTCAGCTAATTTAACAACGTCTGAAGCTGGAACAGGTACAGTATATTATAGAGTAACTGCAAAAATAAATGAGCCTGGAACAAACGGCGTTGGTAAATCTTTTTATGCTACTACACCAATTACGATGACTCTTCTTGGAAATACAATTTCAGGAAATACCGTGGTAAATTGCTCTACACCAACTGTTGCTACCGGTTATATTACAGTAAATGTTGCTCCAGCTGTTATAAAATATTCTACGCTTGGAGGATATTCATCTATTAATTGTTTCTGTGATAGTTCTTTAGATATACAAAATGTTGGATCTTATTCAGCATATAAATCAAATCAACAACCAGCTGATGAACAGTTTATAACTATATCAAGCACTGGAACTTATTCATTTACATTAAATGCAATTGGACCAGTGTGTAATACATGTGGAAGTTGGGACACTAGAATTCAACTTCAATAAAATTAATTAAAATGAAATTTATTAATTCAATCTATAATTTTTTAAAAGGCTTAAATAAGAATACTATTATTTTTATTTTAGGAGCTTTATTTGTCTTGTTATTTTTAAAACAATGTAATGATAAAACAAATCTAAAAACAGAATTAAATCAAGTTAAAATTGAAGCTGAAAGAGCTCATAATAATTATGTAGCTGCACAAGATACTATCAAATATTATAGAGCTGAAAACGGTGGATTAATAGCAGAAAAAAGAGCTTTTGTTTTTACTCAAGAAGAATTTGAAAAAAACTACAAAGATCTTAAATCTGAATACGTAGATGCTTTAAATTTGGGTAAAAATTTAAGTAAACAAAATGTTTTACTAAAATCGCAGATAGAGATTTTATCTACTATTAAACCAGAAGGTACAGTAGCTCAACTTAACGATTCATCTGCATTTATTAATTTTACTAAGTTTGATGATTTTGGAATGGGTAATTCTAGAACATTTACAGGTAAAGCTAAAGTTTTATATTTTGATAAAAAATTCTTATTAGATAGTACACAAACTCAATTTGATATTAAACAAAACATAAAGTTATATGCATCTATAGACGAATCTAAAGGATATAAAGAAGTTAAAATGGCATCTTCATATCCTGGTTTGAATGTCTTAGATATTGAAAATATAAATTTGATAAATAATAAACTGAATGAAGCTCCTAAAAAGAGAGATCGTTGGGTTATGGGAGTTGGAGTTGGTTATGGCGTTTCTTTAGTAAACGGATCAACTTTAAGTTTATCACCATGGATTGGCGCATCTTTACTATGGACACCTAAATGGTTACAATTCGGAAAATAATAAATAATATAAATGGCTAGATCATCAAAATTTTTAAGATTAGATAAAGACGTATTGCTGGAATTCATTTACCACGATCAGTCTAATCCTGCTTTGTCTACTATTGAAACTGATAATAATGGAAGCCATATTAAATTTTTAAATACGGTTGACGGAGATAATACAGCGTCAAGATACCTAATTCACGAATTAGGTGGAGATGTTGTAAATTTTACTGTAGATGTTTCAGGTATTTACATTGCTGTAAACAATTTTTCTAGAAGAGAATTACAATTACAAAACGGTAAAACATACGAGTTTGATTTATCTAACTTGGCAACACCCTCTAATTTTTCTATTAATGCAGGTGGTAGTTTTACTATAATTGGTTCTAAAGCTATTTATGTTCCTAATACAAATGGAACTTATTCATATTCATATAACGATAACGGTATCGCGTATAACGGTGGTTCAATTATAGTAAGTGATAAAGCGAATCCTTTATTTGCAACGCCAGATCAAGAAACTGGAAATACAATTAAGACCGGAACTGGTGAAGTTGGTAGATATTACGCAGTAGAATACAATACTGATGGAACTAAATTTGCATTATTAGACAATACATTAGGTTACTTAGCTACTCAAAATTGGAATGGTAGTACATCTATTTCTAATGAAATTATTGCAAGTAATTTAGTTAATTACGATACTATAAGATTGCACTTAAGAACTGGATTTTCATTCTCTAATAGAGGATATGAAGGTTTCTTATTTCAAGTAAAAGCTAAAAGAAATTCAGGTGTTTACAACTACTTTACTTCTTTAGCATATTTAAATTATTCAAACTACGAACTTCAAAATCCAACACCTTTTGTTTTAGGAGGAGTTGCATTTTCTAAATTCATTGAAGTTAAAGTACCTTCATTAGTTGACATGTATGATAATACATTAAACTTAGATTTTGAAGAAGCATTCTTTGGAACTCAAGGTACACAAGATGCTTTAAATCCTACTTCTAATTATGAAATAGTTTTTAAATTAATCGATAGCGTTTATGAAGTTAATAATGTAAAATATGTAGATGCTGCTGAAGTTCTATTAGTTACATTAGCTCAAGAAGATGAATATCAAGATATTTCAGCTGTTATTGAAGAAGCATCGGACGGAGATTACTTTAAAATCTATGGATTAAAAGATGGATCTATTGATAATTTTGCTAGATATGTAAATCTAAGACATCAAACTTCAGGAGATGACATTACAGTATTTCATGATATAGAAGTTTTAGAACAATCTGGAAATACATTTAATCAAACTTCAAACGTAACTTATGCCCAAGTTGATAATTTAGACAAGCCTATTTTATTTAGACCTATTATACAATCTGCTAATATAGCAAATTCTTTTTTAATTAATTATACATTAAGAATTTACAACGAAACAGATAATACTCAAATAGTAAAGCAAGCTTCTTTAATTTATAAGAAACCTAGTAAGTACGCTAAGAGAATGATTCAATTGAATAATGTTTTAGCAACTACTAAAGTTTACAATAAAATTGCTAGCACGGCTGCGAGTTCTTCTATTAATAATTTTGTTAATTCTATTAGACCTTCAGTTGGTGAAACTAAATATGTACCTGTTGCAGTAAATACAACTAATATTAATGTATCAAGTACAAACGTACAATTAGATGGAGCAAATGTAACTGCTTTAAATAATATGACATATTACGGAATGGGTCAGGGTTCTATAACTCTTTCTAAAGTTTCAGATAATTTTATTAAGTTTAGAATTGCACAATTAGAAGCTGATACTTTAAAAGAAGTTTCATTAGTAAATGCTGAACAAATAGAATTGATCTTAAAAAGCGGAAACATTGAACAAATCATATATGCAGATCCTACATTCCCAAATGTAGATATGGGTAAAGGTGAAGTTTTATTTAAAATTGATAAATCAGTTGCAACAAGATTTGATCAACCAGATGCTAATATAGCAGGCGATACATTTTACATAAATATTAAAAATGGTTCAACATCATCTATGTTGTATCATGGAAACGTAAATATCATATAATGATTTTAAATAGTAGAAACAATTTATTTAACTTTAAGTTACCTAGGACTTTTATTCCTAAGGAAGTTGCTGACAAATATAAAAAATATTTGAACAGAATTCCTGGCAATTTAATAACTGAGCCTATTGACTTTGTTAATTATTCTATTCAAGGTATCAATTTACCTGGTTTAAGTTTTGATCCTATTAGTCAAAATAATAATGATGGTACTACTAGATATTTTAGAGGTGCAATACCTATTCAAAATGTAATTGATAGAACATTTACTATTAAGATGCAAATGTTAGATGGTTATATCAATTATTGGATCATGCAAGATACTCTTTTGTATTATTATTCAAAGGCTGTTAAAGAACCTTATACATCTGATTTAAAATTACAAATTATGGATGCAGAAGGAATTCATCTAGTTTCTGCAGTGTTTGAAAAACCAATATTACACCAAATTTCAGAGATTGATCTAAATATGAGTTCTAATATTGCTGAGTTTGATACTTTCGAATTATCATTCACATATAATAAATTTAATATCGAACTAGAAATAGATTAATATATAGGATATGAAAACATTTGTACAACACTTAGAAGAGCAAAAAGTAACTGGTTCAGAATGGACTTTATTACAAGAATCTTTAACTTCTGAACTTACACCAGAATTAGAAGAAAAAATAGATAGAGCTATTGACGAATTTATGGCTCAATATACTAATGAAGACGGTATCGTTGAAATCGCAAGATTTAATGAAGACGTTACCAATGAAGGTTTCTTAGGATCTATTTTAGGTGGTTTAACTGGTTTTGCATTAGGAACTTCAGTTGGTAAAATAGTTGCTAAAGCTTTAGGTGTACAATCTGGTATTTTATACGATTTACTAACTTCTAGATTAGTTGGAGCTGCAGTAGGTTCTGCTCTTGGTACTAGATTCTAATTCATTTAATATGAACATAGTCGCTATTGACTTCTCACTTAATTCACCCGGTATTGTAATTTCAAAAAAGGATTCAGTTCACTTTATATCTTATATTAAAGATGGAATTGGAACCAAAGCTGAAACTAAAATGAATGAAGAACTTGCTTTATGTAAGGACATCTCTTTTAAAATACAACCAACTTTTACAACTTCAAAAGACTTCTCTGAAAAAGAAATATCTAAGCTTCATCGTTTTATAACAATGGCTAAAGATATGATTGAAATGATTCAACCCCATATAGATCTTAATGAACCTATTGTTTTTGGTTTTGAAGGAGTTTCTTATGGTTCAGGCGGAGGTGGTACAAACAATCTAATTGATTTAGCAGCTGCTGCAGCTATCTTTAAATATTCTCTTCTTTTGTATTATAGAGATTATAAAGTTAACATTGTGACAGTTGCTCCTACTACAATTAAGAAACATGCAGGCAACGGTAGACTCAAGAAAAGGGAATTGTGGGATGTGTTTGTTGAAAACCAACTTAACGATTCTTTATTAAATGAAAATTCTGTGTGGGGCTTTGCCAACAACCTTAAAATTGGGGCCAAAGTTCCAAAGCCCTTTGATGACCTTATTGATGCTTATTTTTTAGCGTCATACCTTAGGGCCCTTTAAAGTTTTAAACCCTTCCCATAATAACCTTTCACCGACGCTAAAGAACTTAACTTATATAGGTTTGGCCCCGGTTTGTTTCAAAAAAAGTAAAAATAATTTAAAATAAATTAAAAAGAAACAAAATAAGGTTGAGATATATAAGATAATATGATTCTTAATAACTACATTCAAGCACAAGAAATGACAACTACAGATCATTTTGATTTACACAACGTCTTAAATAAGATGGTGTTAATGGATAAAATTTCTCAAGAAGAAATGGATAATCTCTTAACTAAATCAGGTTTAACTAAAATAGAAACCGGTGTATTCAAAGATGAAAATGGTGCAGTGTTGACCATGAAGGTTTTGAAACAGTAATTTTTTATCATATATAAAAGGTATAAACAGCCTCACGAAGAGGCAAACTAAACAATTTAAACGTAATTAAAGTATTAAAGACATGGCAGAATTTGACATTTTCAATCTGAGTGTAACCGATGTTGACACTCACGAAACCGCAACAGCATCATCTACAAATGATGTTTACAAACCAACAGCCGATCAAGGCAAAGACGGAACTTACAAAGCACTTATTCGTTTTGTTCCAAACCCAGCAAATCCACGTAATTCATTAGTTAAAAAGTATGTACATTGGTTGACTGACGCTTCAGGCGAAGGTAAACTAGTTGACTCTCCAACTTCTATTGGTGAAAAGTGTCCTATTGCTGATGCATTTTTCAAACTACGTAAGTCTGATTCAGCAGTAGATCGTAAAATGAGTGAGAAATTAAAAAGACGTGAACAATACTACGCTCTTATTAAAGTAATCAAAGATCCTCAGTTCCCAGAAAATGATGGTACTTACAAAATCTTCAAATTTGGTTATAAAATCAAAGAGAAAATTGATGAAGAATTAAAACCAGCATTCGGTGAACCAACACAAGTATTCGATTTATTCGAAGGTAAAAACTTTGAATTGATTATTACTCGTCAAGGTGACTATAATAACTATGACAAATCTAAATTTTCAGCTTCTAAAAGCGCAATCAACATTGATGGTAAAACAGCTGAAAAAACTAAAGAGGTTATGTCAGCTATCAAGGCAGAATTAGACAAAGCTCCATCATTAGAGCCTTATGAGTACAAACCATGGGACGATGAAGCAAGAGATTTTGTTAATTCAATCTTACGTCAGTATTTAAATCCAGGTTCAGCAATGGACGAGATCGTTAATACTAAGAAAGCAACAACTAAAGCTACAGCAGCTGCAAAAGCACAAGAAAGTTCAGATGATTTCGATTTCGATACTACATCTGCACCAGCAGCAAGCGCTACAACTTCAAGTGTTGATTCTTCAGACGATTTAGATGCATTCTTGAATGACCTTGACATCTAAAATATCAGAACAACTTAAAGGTAGAATTAAATTATTAGTTAAGCAAGTTATTACCAAAGAACATGCTCAACCAAATAAACACACTCTAAAAGACATGCCAGGGCGAATAACTATGGCATGCCCTTATTGTGGCGATTCAACAACAGATGATAATAAGAAGCGTGGCAATCTTTATTGGGCTACGCTTCAATATCACTGTTTCAATTGTTCACATCACACCGACGTATATGGTCTTTTAAAAGATCACGGCATTAGATTAAATACAGATGAGACCATTGAAATCATCGATTATGTTAAAGAACATAAATTAGAAACTCGTGATGTAGAAGTTTTACAACACGGTATCTTTGCTAAAGTTTTAGAAATAGCACCAACCAAACAAGAGCTTAGACAAAAATTAGGATTTGTCGATATAGAGCCAGGTGATCCAGCTTTCTTTTATCTAAGAAAGAGATTATTATCAAATAAATTAGAACATTTCATGTATTCGCCTAAAGATAAAAGGCTTTACATTTTAAATATAGGACCAGAAGAAAAGGTTATAGGTATGCAATCTAGAACTTTGGTCAAATCTACAAATAGTAGATATTTAACATACGACTTAGGCAAGCTTAAAGAATGGCTAGGCACTCCTTTAGAATTAACAGAAGAAGAATTAGTTCCTATTAACAAAATGTCAACATTGTTTGGTATTATGCAAGTTAATATGATGATTCCTGTTACGATCTTCGAAGGACCATTAGACAGATTATTCATGCATAATTCATTAGCATTAGCTTCAGCTCACAGAGACACTGAAGAATTAGATGAAATACCAACCATCAGATATATGTTTGATAATGATGAAACTGGTAAAAAGAAGATGATGCAAAAGCTTAAAAAAGGCAAAGGCGTATTTACTTGGAATAAATTTCTAACCGAAAATAAGCTAGATACATATTCTAAACAAATAAAAGACTTAAATGACTTGGTATTAGTTGCTTTTCAAACAAAGAGCAAATGTCTAAAAGAATTAGAAACTTATTTCAGTGATTCACAATTAGACGCATATTACCTATGATTTTAGAAAGATTATTACAAATGGTTGACGAAGAACTAGAAGATTTTCAAAACGAAAAAGAAAAAAGAAAGGGTTTAAAATCTCTTGTCGATTTTACTTCTACGAGCACGCAATATGATGGTAACGCTTTGGGATTTGAAATTAAACCAAAGTTTAAACAAAAGGTAAAATCTTCTATTTATATTAAAGAAGACAAGAACAAGCGCTCACTATTTTAAAAAGTAACACATGCAAGATACACCAATATCAAAGGTAGTTAATAAAGTTGTACAATTAGACGAATTATTCGGCACACAACGACTATCATGGACTAACAAAATCAAAGATTTAGCTGAAGATTTAAAACATGGAGAAAACTTACATGAAGTTGCTTCATATACTTTAAGTTATAGGCAAATATTGGTTGAAAACATTGCATCTGTTTCGTCTAAGATTAGAACTAATAAAGCTAGAGTAGACAAAAACTTTAAAGAAGCATGGATTCGTTACTATCAATACGAATACAAATTAAACGATAAACAACGCGAGAAATTCATAGAAGCTGATATGGCCGAAGACTTACAGGTCCAAGATTTATTAGTATCTCACAAAGAATTTTTAACAGCGTCTATCAAAACTCTTGATAACATGGGCTTTGCAATAAAGCAGCGTATGGATATGAAGCAGATTTAAAAATATCTAATATGTTTTGGTTCTAACCCTAACAGAGGATAACAGATTTTTAAGGATTGATGAGGCTAATGAACTTGAGTTAGAGCAATTAAACATTTCACTAACAAAAAGAATTGATAGCTGGAGATTTAATCCACTTGTAAAGCGAGGCTTATGGGACGGTTATGTTTCTTATATTAAAGATGACAAATGGATTCCAGTAGGTTTATGGCGATATGTCATGACGCTTTGCAAAGAATATAGATTCGAATTAAAAGTTAATGGTATCACAAGACTTTTTGATCCTAACATTACCATGGAATCTTTTGAAGCATGGGTTAATGATTTCTTTAATGGATCAAAGATGGTTCCAAGGGACTATCAAGTAGAAGCAGCTTTCAATATACTTAAATTTAAAAGATGTTTAGCAGAATTAGCTACATCAGCAGGTAAGACTATGATTAGTTTCATGGTCGTTTCATATATGCTTGAAAAACAAAAAGCAACTAAGATTTTATTTATAGTACCTAACGTATCTTTAGTAGTTCAAGCTACTGAAGATTTCTATGAGTACAATTGGCAAAATAGAGTTAAGATCAAAGTGCAACAGATATATGCTGGTCAAAAATTAAAACCAAACGCAAATATTGTTATAGGTACGTATCAGTCACTTGTTAAAAAAGACAAAGATTATTTTGATGAGTTTGACGCAGTTATTGTCGATGAAACGCACAAAGCTAAATCACAATCTATTAAAGACATTTTAGCTAAATGTAGAAATGCACATTATAAATTCGGTCTTTCTGGTACTTTGCCAAAAGACGGTACGCTTGATAAATTAACTTTAATGAGTCAAACTGGCCCAGTAATTACTGAGGTTAAGGCTTCATTCTTACAAAAAGAAGGACACATTGCAGGTTGTAAAGTTAAAATCATTGAAATGGACTATGCTCCAGAATCAGCTAAAATTGCCTTTCAAGAATTGGCTCAAAATAAATACGAAAGTAAAGATGTTTTTCAACTTGAACAAAATTATGTGGTCAACAATCAAGCACGCCTTGACTTTGTTGTGTCTGTTATATCCAGAATTCCAAGGAATTCTTTGGTACTTTTCCATAGAATCGAACATGGCAAGAAAATATACGACGCCCTTAGACAGAATAGCGATAAAAAGGTTTATTACGTCGATGGCTCTACAGACTCAGATATTAGAGAAGAACATAAAAAGAAGATGGAAAACGGTGAAGAAATCGTTATTGTAGCTTCTTATGGTACATTCTCAACGGGTATTTCTGTTAAGAAAATTCACAACATCTTTTTCACAGAGTCGTTTAAATCTGAAGTAATTATTAGACAGTCTATTGGTCGTGGTCTAAGACAACACGAGTCTAAAACAGATGTACTTATTATAGACTTTGTAGATAATATTTGCACTTTAGAATGGGAAAACTATCTATATAAACATGCTCTTGAAAGACAGCGTATATACAGACAGGAGCAATTTGAATATGATATTAAGAAAGTCAAATTCGAAGGAGATATATAATTAACATAATAACTTATTAAAAAATAAAAAAAGAATATGTCAGTACAAAAAATTTCATCATTTAAGTCCTTTACTGAGGTTAAAAATCAAACAAAGGCAGCTCAACTTCATGAAGAAGGTAAAGCCAAAAGAGCAGAAATCGTATCTAAAATCGGTGCAGCTCTTGAAGAAATGGGTGTTACTTCACTACAAGAATTAGATGAAGAAAAAAGAAATGCCTTAGTTGCTAAAATCTTTAATGAAGATGAAGCAGAAGAAATTGAAAAAGATATTGTTAAATTAGGTGAACCTAAAGAAGAAGATCCTAAAAAAGGCGAAGAATTAACAAACGAGGCAGTTATCAATGAAGGGACAAGATCTCAAATTGGTAAAATTGACAAGTCAGGTAAAATCGTATCAACTTACGTACATTATGATGGTTATCCAGAGAATATGGTGCCATTATTGAAAAATTACAAAGACACTAAATCAGTAGATCAATTATTAAAATTAGGTAAAGCTGGTATTTCATACTTAGATGCTAAAATTGGTGATAAACCAATGGATTTCAGTAATCCAGAAAAAGGCGTTACTTTATTTTACGGAAGAGATAGAAATGAAAAAGGTGACATGACTACTAAAGCAGATGTTAAAAACGTAGCTAAGTATTTAAAAGGTGTTGCAAACCAATCGGGTGCAGAATACGCTTATTTATACGATGAAAGAGACGGTAAATGGTACATGGCTGACACGTACGAAGATAAAGAATTAAAACCAGTTGCAGAATCTTTATTAACTGAAGGTAATGCTTTTGGAGCTGCAGTTACTAAAGCTAAAGAAGCTGGAGAAAAAGAATTTGAATTTGACGGTAAAACTTACAAAGTTAAAGAAGATAACGCATCTGAATTTGACGTAATTGATGATGTATTTGAAGCAAACTACAATGTTTCTAGATCAGCTATCGGTAGAATGGGTGGTTTAGTGCCAATTAAAGAAATGAATTCTTTAATAGATTGTTCTAAAGCAGTTATTGAAGATCTATATGAAGAAGGTTTTGAATTAGATGAAATCATCGGTTACATTGCATATAGAATCAATGATAAATTTGAAGGCATGTATGAATCAGCATTAACTGAAGGTTCACACGGAATGGCTACTAAATTACTTCAAGCTATTGTAGATGGAGATTCTTCTAGCGCAGAAGGTATTAAAATGTCAAAAGAATTAGCACAACATTATATTGATTGGATTAGAACTTCTCCTTTCGGTAAAAAGAATGCAAACTTACCATTAGAAATGTTAGTTAAAGCATCTCACAACTGGGGTATTGAAAGAGGTTTAGATTCAAAATTAAAAACTGAATTAAAAGGTTTAAAAGAATCTACTGAATCAATCGAAAGCGATGACGTAAACGAAGCTAGATCGATTAATAAAATTCAAACAGAATGGACTAAAGTTACTAATGCAATGAAAGACGCTGCAGCTAGTTGGAAAGCAGCTGAAGGTGATGCAAAAACTGCATTATTAAACACTTTAAAAGAAATGACAGCAAAAAAGAAAGCTTTAGAAGCTGAATTAGATGCAGTTGTTTCAGATAAAGACAAAGACTTAGAATTAGCAATGGAATCTTTAGACGTTAATGAAGGTTTTGAAGTTCATTACTCAGATGGCGTAAGAGCATTCAAAAAATTCGGTAACCAAAGTCAAGCTATGGCTTTTGCAAAAGACTTAATCAAAAATAAAAAAGGTTTACAATTCGTAGATGTTTTTAATGCAGGTTCAGGATTTCACTCAACATCTGATACAAATGCTATCGTAGCATTTTGGGGAGATGGTTCTTACACAGATAACGTTTCTAAGAAAGATGATAAATTAGCTGCTAAAAAAATTCAAGAAGCTGTAGAATTTAATGAAGAAGACATCAAGTCTGATGATCAATTTAAAGAATACGCAATGACAGTTTTAAAAGATGCATTCAAAGATGAATTCGATGAAGCTAAAGCAGAAGATGTTATCAAAGGAATTCTTGGTAAAGTTGATGGCGATTACGGCGCAGCTATCGGAATGTTAACAAGTTCTTTAGGAGAATCAGTTACTAACGAAGCTACTGTTGAAGTAGATGCTACAGACCCTAAAGATAAAAACTTAGCTAAATTATTAAAGAAACACAATGTTACTTTAGAAGTAATTAACAAAAAGGGACCATCTGGTTATCCAGAAGTTAAATTAACTGGAGATACTAAAGATCTTAAAGCAGTTTTAGCAGATGACGAATATGGCTGGGATGATGAAGATCTTGCAGATTATATTGAAGAATCAAACACTGAAAACTAAAATATCTATAAAATTAAAAAGACCCAATTAATCTTGGGTCTTTTATATTTCTCCTAATATGAAAACACTTTTAAATTATACAGAGTTCCTTATTGAAAAATGGAATCAACAATATCCAGACATTATCTTAGAAGGTGGAGCAGCAGGTCACATGATGCATCCATTTGATGATGAAACTCTTACATTCGGTGAAATCAAACACATTATTGATGGTGCATTAGAAGGTCGTTTAGATTTCGAAGCAGCTCCTACTGAAAAAACAGATGGTCAAAACGTATTTGTTACAGTTAAAAATGGTCAAGCAATGTTCGCTAGAAATAAGGGACAGATGAAACAACCAATAGATCTTAATGGAATCACACAGATGTTTCAGGATCATCCATCAACCGGCGTTAGAGATACATTTACGTTCGCTGCACAAGATTTGGCCAGTGCGTTACAGTCGCTATCTGCAAAGGATCAACAAGAATTTAATGATGGAACCTCATTTATGAATATGGAATTAATTTACTCTGGCAATTCAAATGTAATTGCTTATGGTAAAGATGTTATTCAATTTCATGGCATGGTTCACACTGATGGAGAAGGTAATCAGATAGGTTCTGATTCTAAATTAGCTGGTAAAATAGCAAACGCATTAAAATCAGTTAATTCACACGTACAAAAAACATTTGAAATCATTCCACCTCAGGAATTACAAATAGGTAAATCAATTGACTTTGAAGAAAAGAAAGGTTATTTCTTAAATAAGGTTAATGTTTTACAAAAAAGATATAACTTACAAGATACTGAGCCAGTTTCTAAATATCACGAAATGTGGTGGAAAGAACTTATAGATAAAGACTTTTCAAAATTAGACGAAATTGACAAAGCAGGTTTAGTACAAAGATGGGCATTCAATGACAAGAAAACTTTAAATATTAGAGATCTTGCAAAGAAAATGGATCCAGCAGAATATAAAGCATTTCAAAAATTTGACAAAGAAGATTCAGTTAAAAAATTTAAAGAAAACATTTTACCATTTGAAAACTTATTCTTAGAATTAGGTTCAGTTGTATTAAAAAATGTTTCTAATCTTTTAGTTGCTAATCCAGCTCAAGAAATGCAGAGACTACATACACAAATTAAAACAGAGGCTGATAAAATCAAACAAAACGGAGATTTAACTCAATTAGCTAAAGTAGAAAAAGAATTAGCTAGATTAGATTCTATCGGTGGTATTGATTCTATCGTACCTTCAGAAGGCTTAGTTTTTCAATATAAAGGTAAATTATTTAAGCTTACTGGAACATTTGCTGCCATTAATCAGCTTATGGGTATTATAAAATACGGAAGATAAATAAAATAAATCTATAAATATTTTCATATATCAAATAGATTTAGTATATTTGTAAAACAAAAATAAGAAAAATGGCATTACAAAAATTAAGAGATTTTTATCAAGGTACGAATCCCAATACATTTAACGACATGTTAAAATCAAGAGTTGTTGTAACTGAAAAGATTGCAGGAGCTTCATTTCATGTTAGAAGAGCAATGGAAGGTTTTGAGTATTTCAAATCTGGAAATAACGAAGCTATGAATATTATAGATAGAACGTTAACTTCAGTATATGAAAATGCCATTAAACACTTTCAAAGTTTAACACTAAACGAGAAAAATCAAATGCCAAGCGATTGGAAGTTTGGATTTGAATATTTACCAGAAGCTAATATGTCTTCTATTGAATACGATTCAACACCTTTCAATTTTATGATATTAACACACATTCAAGTTTTAGGAACTAATGGCAAAGCTAAAAAAGTTTTAACAGATCCTAAAATTCTAAAAGAATGGGCACAAAAATTACAAGTACAAGGACCATCAATCATTTTCGATGGTATGTTAAACGAGGATCAAAAGAGAAATTTAGTGACATTGCTTTCAATGTCAAACGAATCATACGCTAAAAGATTTGGAAATGAAGCGTTCACCAACCACATTTACAAATTATTTAATCCAGGAGCTTATAAAACCATTTTAAATGAAGATTTGGTTAAACCAATCGACGGTTTAATAGTTTCTTTCGTAGATTCAACACAAATTAAAAGTTTTAAATTAGAAGAATTTAAACCAGCCAATGAAGCTGAAATCTCTAACAGAGAAGCAAGTCACATGTATCAAATTACAATGGTTGATTTGTTAGAATTCTTTTCAACAGTAGATTTAGACAACATTGAACTGTTAGAAACAGCTTCAGATAAAAGATATATTGAGTTAATTTCAGCAATGTACAATTCGTATGTTAAAGAAAATGCTACTAAATATGTCGGAGTTGATTTTGGAGCAGCCGATTTTTCTAAATCTGCATTATTCAATATCAATACAAAATATATTGACAATGAAAAGACATTAGAATATTTAGAAAATCCAGTCTTAGCAGAACTTTATAAAATTATGTTAAGCTCTTTTTCTAAAAAGAAAATAAAAGAATCTGCTTTGCTAAATTCAAATATACTAGAACAATTAAATCAAATTATTGATGTAATTGAACAAAAAGTATTTGTAGAAAACGCAGATGAAAATGCAATTCACAACTTCAATAATTTCTTAATGCATAATAAGATTTCTGCTAGTAAAACTAACATGAACGAAGCATTAAAAATTAATTATTCAGAACAAGGTAAAGAAAAAGTAAACATGTTTGTTGGTAGATTCCAGCCATTTACTCTTGGACATGCTAAAGTTTTAGAAACAATCCACAAACAAAATGGTTATCCAGTCGTAGTATTTTTGGTTAAAGCTGCAAAAGCACAAAAGGATGACGCTGTTAAAAGACCATTTGATACAGAAACACAAATTCAAATGTTTATGCAAGTGCAAAAGCAATATCCTTTCTTAAAAGAGATTTTTGTAATTCCAACAGCAGGCATCGATGTTATGTTTAATGAAATGAGACCTAAATATGAACCAGTTTTATGGGGAACAGGTACAGATCGTTTCAAAACTTATGGCTATCAAGTAAACAATGACAAATATAGAGATGAACTTGGTGTTTTGCCAGAGTTTGGTTTATATGAGATCAAAAGAGACGATGAAGATATTTCAGCAACTAAAGTTAGAGAAGCTTTATTAGCTAATGACAAAAAGACTTTTGACAAAATGACACCAAAAGCTTTAGGTCCTTTATTTAATGAACTTAAACAAAAGTTAGAAACTTCATTAAAGATTTCAGAAGCTATTGAAACAGAAGCAAGTACAGATGTATTAACCTTTGAACAATTTAAATTAAATACTAATATTATTAAATAATAAAATGGCACAAACGCACGGAGATATTAAAGCTAGATTTGCTAGTCAATTAAATAAAAATGAAATATTTAGAGTACTTAATGAAGCTGCAAACGATTCATTAAATGGTGAGGTAAATGCACCTGGTTCTCAACATCGTAACATGGTTTTAATTGATCAAATTAAAAAGAACGGTAAAATTCAAGATTATATAAATTTTGCATCACTATATCCCAATGGACAAGCTTCAGCAGTACTTATTAATTTCATATCGAGTTTAAATCCAAAAGATTCTATTGAATTAGCAAATAGTTTATATTCTTTAAAATCACCAAATGAATTAAAAATATCAATGTACTCTAATAAAAGTAGTGTATTAGGAAGATTATTCGACTGTATTCCTTCAAGAGGTTTAGGTCGAGGTGAACCTATGATAGCTTGGACAATTAAAGGCTCTCAAATTCAAGGTGGTAGTGAAAGCTTTGATGTACTTGTAGGTAAAGATAAATATGAAGTTAAAGATTATTCAGGTCAAGGAAATGCAGCTATTTTGGCAGGTGTTCGTTCAAAAGTAAGTAACTTTGAATTCTGGAAAGAATTAGTAGATACTTTAAGAAGACTAGATAAATTAACAGGATTTTCAACACGTTCAAAATTTGATGTGTCTTTGTATTTTACACCAGAATTAGTTGCATCTATTAATGCTTTATTAAATAGACAACATGTTATTTTATCAGGAGAATGTAATCTTTCTGATTTAGCTAATTTTAGAAATTTCTATCAACAAGCTAGCCAAATTCAAAATTTCATGCATGGTTATACCAATGTTATTTTAAGAGGTCCAAATGTAAAACCTATTGAATTGAGTATTGATCTATTAGATCCAGCTGATGTTTCTGGAGATACTATCACATTTCATATTGCTAAAGCAGATCAAACAGATACTTATGTTTTATCAGAATTAAAGCGTTTAAAATATGTTAGAAATCCTAAAGATTTAGATAATGATATGCAAAAGGCAGTAGATCAGATCCACGCTGGTTTAACATATATCGTATTTAGAAAAGATGCCATTAATGTAACAACAGATTTTGTTCCAACTGCAATTTCAATTTCAAGTTTAAAATTTGTTGAAAGAAGCATTAAAAATCCAACGGAATAATATTATCTTAATATATAGATAAAGAAAAATAATAAAAACTATGAATTTTCAAAACTTTCTTAATGAGAAATATAGCAAAGACGACATCAACACTTCGTATGGCTTCTTTGGTGCCATGGAAGATGCGCATAATGAAAAAATAGCATACGAAATATTCGATGCAGCTGTTAAAGACTTAATGAAAGAATTTGGTCTTAAAGATGCTGAAGCAGTAGCTTTATTAAATAGCAAAGCAGGTAGACAAGCAGCTGATGCAATTATTATAGGAGAATGCGATGATAGCGCTGTAGCAGGAATGTATTGGTATTTTGGTAAAAATAACAAATCAAAAATCGTTAATGCTGCTAAAAGTGCAGTTAGTGAATCTAATGAATTAGATGAAGCTTCTAAATTTGGAGCTCCAGCTGGTTTAACTAAAGCTCAAACTAAAAAGGTTGCAGAAACTTTAGCTAAAGCAATGTCAAAAGTCGATAATGCAAAAGTAACAGTTAATCTTAGAACATTAGAAGAAGATTCATTTGATTTAGATTATAACGGAGAAGAATACGATGGTGGCTCATATAATATTTATGATGATGGTTCTGTTGTTAATCACGCAGTAACACCTAATGAAATTTATGGAACTTCTGATTCGTCAGTTGAAGACTTTATTAAAGGTTTAAAAAAACCAGTTAAAGAATCATTTTTAGATGCATACGATGAAAATTCAGAAGAACTAGATGAATCTAAAATCACTTTAAAAAGACAATATACTGAAAATTATCCAGCTAAAACAGCCGGAAAACATGCAGCTATTAGAAATAAAATTATTGAAGCTTTAAAAGACGGTGAATTAACCAAAGAAGAATTCGATACTTTAGTTTCTGGATTAACAGAAGATTCTAAAAGATGGTTAAGAAGAAATTCAACATTCTTTAATATTCAAGAAGATAAAGTTGGTTTAACTAAAACTGGACAAAGAATCGCGGCTACTCTTTACCAAAGTGATTATAAATTAAAAACAAACGAAAATAACAATATAAATATGGAAACCAAATTCATTTATGAATCATTTTCTGAATTCGTTAATTCAATTGATGAATCTTTTGAATTAGTTTCAGAATCATTTAAATCATCTATGTTAGCCGGCTTATTTACAAGACAAGGTAAATTTGATGCTACATTAGCAAAAGCATTTTACGGAGCTACTAAATTAAAATTAGATCAAATTGAAGACGAAGATCTTATTTCTACAACACCCGCATTAGCATACAAAAACAAATTAGAAAGCTCTATTGTTTTTTATATCTCTGATGTAGAAAAACCAAATACTTATGCACCATCAGATGCGTATTATACAAGTAAAACAATTCCGGGTGAAGGCTATTTATTAGCTGTAGCTTCAGGAGATAATAAATTCTATGATAACGTTTGGACAGGTGGAAGATGGGACAGAAATCCAAAAAATAGAACATTAAAACAAGTTGATAACAATCCAAGTGATTCAATCGGTATTAATAAAAAATACAGCGGATGGGATGCAACAGGACTTTACAATGTTAAAAGAATTTCAGAAGTAGCTGATAGAGCAATTGTAATCAATACAGCTTTATTAAGACAAAAGTATTCAGCAGAAGCTGAAAGAGCAGAAAGAGCAGCAGCTAAAAAAGGTGCAATTGCATTTAAATCAGATAAAGATTTTAAAGCTGAAAACATGGCAAGATATAATCAAATCATTGCTCAAAAAGCCACTCAAATGCCAATGGATAGCTTAGTTGCAAAAGCAATCGAAAGAATGTCTGAACAAATCAAAGACGGTTTAGCTAAACAAACTAAAGGACGTTACGGCGAAATTATCGTAGGTACAAATGCAAAAGGCGCTGAAGCTAAATTAGCAGATGTTGCTAATCACATGCAACGTATCTTAGATGATTATTCTGGATATGTTCGTGTTGTTGCACAACAAGAAGAATCAGTTGCTAAATATGGAGAAGCAGAATCTTGGTATAAAAGAGAAGTTGAACAAAAAGCAAAAGAACTTAAAGACAGACTTGATAAAATAGATTCTTTTTCATATCTTTGGTAATCAAAATCAAAATAGACAAATATAAAATGAAACACATTCAATTATTCGAACAATTTATTAACGAAGCTAAAGCTGAAGTTAAATTAGGTAGAGTGACACCTAAAAACATAGATGAAAAGGCACAACAAGTATTAGAAGTTTTACAAGGAGCTGTTGGTAAAACTATCAACGGAGAAGAACTTAAAAAAATGGTTGGTAGAAACTGGGGAGGTCCAGGCGCAAGTAAAGGTCTTAAAAATGCTAAAATTGAAATTATTGCAGTTCACGTAGGACATAATAACAGCTATATTTCTATGCAGTTTGTATATAAGACCGATTCAGATTTATTCGATAACCACGCCGAAGGTAATCAAAAATTAAAAGATCTTGAAGATTGGACTAAACAAGCACACGAAATGCGTCCTATGAGAGCAATCGATGGTAGTAATAAAGAATATAAAAGCGATGCATCACACCAAGTTAAAGAACTTGTATTTAACAGTTTGAGTCCTAAAAACTTAGAAAATGCATTATCTATTTTAAAATTAGGTGATATTATCCTATAAAATAAAACATAAACATGCCAGCAAAATCAAAAGCACAACAAAGATTAATGGGACTAGCTTATTCAGTTAAGCAAGGTTACATGAATATTGCTCAAGTTGGTGCAGAGTATAAAGATAAAGTTAAAGAACTTGTTAATTCAATGAGTATCGAACAACTTAAAGATTATGCTACTACACCACACGAGGGTTTACCAGACACTGTAGAATCAGATTCAAACGAATCTATGGGTTTTGCAACTGGATCAAATGGACCGCAATCTGTTGGAATGCCAGGTATGGGTATGGGTAAAATAGCTTTACCAGATTTAGGTACAGGCGCCGTCGGTTCTGGTGATAAACCAGCTGGTAGAGGCGATGCTGATGATGAATACGAAAAAGAAAAGAAAAAGAAAAAGAAACGCGAGAAAAAGCTAGCGAAATCATACGAATCTTTTATTTTCGAAAAGTATGGAAAGCTTTAAATAAACAAATTAAAAAAACTCAGTATAAAAGCTGAGTTTTTTATTTTATAAAGATATGGATATATTCAAAATATTTAAAGTAGATTATGAAAAATGGTCACATGCTGCAGTTGATAAAATAATCAAATGTGTAGATACTTCTAATACTGAAGAACATTTTCAAACTTGTAAAAGAATGATAGATCAATTTGTATTAGCATCTGTTGTAAATTCTAATTTTAATGCAGATGAATTACAAAGAATTACTAAATTACTAAACACATATTTAAATACTAAAAAAAGTCTAACCGTTGGTTAGACTTTTTTATTTAACGACCTTGTCCTCTATACTTTTTCTTGTAGTTTTTAGAGTGCTTGTTGTTAGATTGTTTCTTTGATGCTTTACCAGATTTTTTAGTCTTTTGAAAAGCGCCACCGTTTGGAGAAGAAGCTTTAGCCATTGGTTATCAATAGTTTATTTAAGTCGGTTATTCGACAAACTATTTATTAAAAAAGTTGCTAAAATATTTTTATATTTGAGATTTTTTTTGTATATTTACTACATAATTAAAAGAAACAAAATGAAACCATACACGATTTATTATTTACATTACAAAGATGAAATGTTATTAGTTCCAAACTGGAGCAATAAGTCTGATTTTGTTGCATGCGTAATGGCTGAAGATGCTCAAATGGCCATAGATAAAGTAAAAGCATTTACATGTGGCTTTATTAAAGTTATGGGAGTTGCCTCGGGTAGAGAAGATTGGGTGAATGAAAATGGTCCAATCGATAACGGTAAAATTATGCCATTAGGTGGTTGGCCAAAAACTGAAACAAATTAATTCGTATAAATATAATATCTAAAACATAATCTATGAACATATTAGACCAAGCAAACAAGATTATTAATGAACGCTCTGAAGAAAAAGAACGTCAATACGGTCCATTTGAAGAAGGTATGCGCAGAGCCGCACAAATTGCCAGCGGTATGACTGGTAAAGATTTTTCTGGTAGTGACATGTATGCAGCTTTAGTTGCATTAAAATTAAGTCGTCACTCATACAACTACAAACAAGATAATTTATTAGATGCAGTAGCTTACTTAGGTGCTCTAGATAATTATGTTGAAAAATTCGGTTATAAAGACACTGAAAAACCAGTTACGAATGAATAATCAAGAGTTTAGTTATTTTACAGACTACGTTACTGACAAATCAGCTAAGATTGGTATTTCAGCTCTTGTTGGTAAATTAAGCCCTAAGATTAGTTCGCATAAATCTGCGTGGTGTTTTATGATTGCCAATCAATTGACAAATGCTGGATTTGAAAGCGTAGATGTTATCACATCTAACGAAACTGATTGGAATAACTATGACATTATCTTAATCGATCATGGTATGGAATTCAAAGGCAACTTTAATATTTTTGGAGGAGCTAATGATGATTTATACAATCAAATAATTCGCATTAAGAGTAAAGTTAAGATGTACAGTTTACATCATGAGATGCCATGTATCGGTGCTTTAATTGAACAACGATTAAAAACAGGTACAGATTTGTTTAAGACTTTAGAACAAGACATTGATTTGATCAAAGGTATTTGTGCTAATGACATTCCTAAAATAGATCATATTGAAAAAACAGACAAGCTTTGTTTTGGCGATAGTCATTCATTTGGAATGTATCAAGCTGGTTATATGTGTCAAAGACACGATGGTTTAACAATGCACGGTGCTCTTAAAAGAGGATTAGATTCTTACATTTATCCATGGATAAAAACATTAACGTGTTATATGGGTAATATTGATGTTAGACATCACTTGATGAGACAAGCTAATCCTAAAAATGCAGTTGAAATCATGATGAAAAATTATGAGCAACAGCTTAAAGCGTTACAAGAAAACGGAATTAGTAATATTGAATTGATCCATGTTTTACCAATCGAAAATGAATCAAGAGTTTTACCAAAAACAGGTTATTATAAAGACACTCCATTTTACGGCTCTTGGTTAGAACGTACTCAATTGTCTAAAGAAATCAATAACTATATTGATGAAATGTGTAAAAGAAATAATTGGAAAGTTTACAAACATTCGGATGTTTATTTTAATGATAAAGGTGAATTAACGTTTGATGTGATGGAACAACCAAAATCTGTTCATATTTCTAGAGAGTATTATCGATGGGACATGACAGCAAATTGCCCAAACAAAAGATTAGAAAAGAAAACAATGTCTTTATTTTAAGACGCAAACATAAATTTATGAAATATTTATATTTTTCTGCACCTTGGTGTGGACCTTGTAGAATGTTAGGACCAATTATGGAAAAGGTTGGCCAAAAGTACACTGTTGAAAAAATTAATGTAGATGAGAACGAAGAGTTATCAGCACAATTTGGAATTAGAAGTGTGCCTACTGTTATTTTAGTAGATGAATCAAACACAGAATTAGAGCGTACTGTCGGTGTAAAAACCGAAGGAGACTATTACGATATTTTTGAAAAGCATAACGCATAATGAAAATTCAAACTACAAGATATTACGACGAGTTTATAAGATACTTTGATCTTGCACAAAAGCAGCAAGATCTTTGTAATTTAGGAACAGTTGGATATATGGAAAGTAATATGGGCGATTCTTTAATGGAGCACATAGAACTTTATGATGTTGTTGAAAGAAAATATGCAGGTTTTTCTCAAATTGTAAACGATATTTTTTATGGTTGGACACCAGAGCATCCTTATTGGGATAAAATGAAAAATGGCATTTACACACCACAGCGAGAAGAAGTTGCTAAAAACTGGACAGGAAAGCAGAAAACATTTGGATTAGAAGAATGGCTTTATCTTTTTATTCTGCACAGAGTTACGGGTTCTGGAATTAATTATGCAACTAAACCTTCCGGTTATCACAACACAATCTTATTTCATTTACATGAATGTGATACGATAGAAGATATGTGCGAAGTGATTAAATCACACCAATATCCATTTTATACTTCAGTTGGTTATCAATTTCCAGCCTTTCCAAAGCCACCAGAAAATCAAACTAATTCAGAAGATTTATTTGTTGGTATGACAGGATTTTCTAATGAAGTAAAATACACTTACAAAAGAGGTGGAGATTATTATCTTTGTGAATTTGCACCAAGATTAGCTAGAGAATTAGCAATATATTTAACAACTGGAGAAAAGAAACAACTTAGAGAATTAGGTGAATGGCTTTTTAAATGGAACTATGATAATGGGCTAAGAGCTTATAGATTTCAATATGCTGCAGTTATTGCAGACATCGCAGATTGGTACCCAGAATATGTTGTTAGAGAATCTATGTTTTACTATGGAACTAACGCAGTAGAATGTATTGGTTATTTAGCAGATCCTGAAAATGGTAAAGGTAATAAAAAAGGAGAAGAATTCTTGGATGCTGTTATGACTAAGATCTATGCAGATACAGGATCGCTGCCATATAACGCAGAAGACGTGGCCTGTGATTATATTAGATGGATCGAAAACTACTTAAGGCCAGGAAAAGATTACAACCACGTAGACATGGACACAGTCTGGAATAGTAGTACAATAAAAGATCATCCATTTGGCAGACAAAAAGCCATGTTAGATTTAGGTATAGTTAAGACGTTTAATGGAATGACTAGTCACCCATCGGATGATAAAATTTTAGTAGAAGCTGGCCTAACAGTAGATCAATATAAAGAAATGGTTAAAAAAATATACAAATAATGAATACTTTATTAGCAGAAGATTTTATAAGACCAGATGCTTGCGAATTACCAAAAGCAAAAAAGAAATATCAGCAAGCAGAATCTTTGTTTGAAGACGAAGGCGTTCATTATACAAACATCGAATATCCAAATACGGCTGATGTTAAAATGAAAAATGGCAAGCCTATTGAATCTTGGATGAAAGATTGGACGCAAGAAGAACGTTTTGATAAATTCTTTGAATTTTGCGAAGCCTTTGATAAAAGACAAGACAAATTATTAGCTGAAGATTATCAGATATTTTCACACAGATTACACTGGCATGAACATCCTTTTTGTGATTTAATGAAAGATGTGACTGATCCAATGAAAAGACTTTGGTATACTTTGGTGTTTTCATTTACAAATGAGCATTGGGGAACTTTAACAATGTTAATTAATGATGGTGAAGAAGCTCTTAAGAAACATTTTAAAGATAATAGACACGCACGCAATGATCTGTTTCAGATATACTATCCAAAGGGCACAGATGTTAAGGAGTGGCTTCTGTGGGGTCCAAAAAGAGCGGCAGAAAAAATGTCACATGTTCTAGAGAATTTAGACAGACCTTATACGATGATGGAATTTGCTAAAATCATGGAGAAGTATTTTAAAGAGGATCAAAACTTTAGAAGTCCTTTATATCCATGTAAAAATGCAGCTAGATATTTAGCCATGGCATATCCACATTTAATAGATCCAGAAACACCTTTATATGGTGGAACAGGACACTTTGATGGTATGCAACAAGTTTTTAGCGGTGTTAATGTTAATGGTAAAGTTAAGTACACTATCGGTAAAAACGGCGAATTTATTGCCGAGAATAAATATGCTGAGTTGTGGTTAGAACAAATGGAAACTTTAGTTAATCATCCTAAGAATCCAATGACAAGCCAAAAATGGTTAAACATAGAAGATAAAACATGTTTCTTTTATAAACACATTGCAATCTCACATGGTGTTAAATCACCAACAAAAAGAATACCTTATACTTGGATATTTCCAGAATCATTTTCACTTAAAAAAGATTAAATGTCACACAATAATCATACAAAAAGTAGTTTTAATCAAGACTTAAATTTAGCTTACCCAAATAGAGATGCTTGGTTAGAATTAGCAGGAGATTGGAAAGATCCATTTCCAGCGCCTATTGTAAAAGAACACGAAGGATTTAATGTAGTTAGAGAAGATTTAATGGGCTTTGGTTCTAAGTGTCGCTTTGGTGATATTTTAGTTCAAAGTTGTCCATCAGATACTTTAGTTTATGTACAGCCAAGATATGGTTTTGCTGGAATTTCATTAGCTTATTTAGCTGAGAAATACAATAAAAAACTAGTTCTTTTTAGTCCAAGTCAAAAAGAAATTTCAGATCATCAAGCCATTTGTATTGAAAGAGGCGCAGATATGAAATTCCGTAGAATTGCAGCAATGCCAAATCTTAATAAAATTGCAGCTGATTGGGCCAAAGAAAACAATGGCTTTTTTATACCTTTAGGTTTAAGACACGAATTAGTTACAGCAGCTGCAGTTAAAGTAGCTTATGATATGGCACAAGTACACGGTGAACCTAAAGAAGTTTGGCATGCTATTTCAACTGGTGTTTTAGGTAGAGCTTTGCAAATTGCATGGCCTAATGCAGAATTTAATGGAGTTGCAGTAGCTAGAAACATCAAAGATGGTGAAAGAGGTAGAGCAACTATTTGGTCACATCCAAAAGAATTTAGCCAAAACGTAGCAGCTGAGTTTGAACCGCCATTTCCAAGTGCATTGAATTATGACGCTAAAGCATGGGAATTAATGCTTAAAAATGGAAATCCTGGAGCTTGGTTCTGGAATGTAGGAGGTAATCCTAAGCCTGAAAATGAAGACACTAAACAATCAATCAATGCCCAAAGAGAATGGGGCGAAATCGTAGACGTAAAATAATAATTATGAACAGACCAACATTAGCATTTGCAACTATGTGTAAAAATGAAGAACACGTCATAGGACAAGTTCTTGATGCAGTTGCACCATATATTGATTATCTAGTAGTTGCCGATAACGGTTCTACTGATAGAACGTTAGAAATTGTCCAAGAGTTTATGGATCGTACTGGAATTCCAGGAGAAATTCATAACGATGAATGGCTCGGTTTTGACAAAAATAAAAACATGATGATGGAATATGTACATGGTAAAACAGATTACGTATTGCATTTAGACGCTGATGATATTTTAGCAGGTGATTTTAGTTTTACTAATGACGATGCTGGTGAAGATGCATATCACATGACTATGAAACGTGGAACTGCAACTTACAAAGCAACAGTCATTTATAATAATAGAGTGCATTGGAAATTCTGTGGAACAGCGCATACGATAATTAAATGTATTGAAAGACCTCATTACACAGTAGGAGATTTATCAACAAGAGGTTGGGTTATATGCGATCCAGTTGGATCAAGAGCATTTGATCCTAAGAAATATTTTTACGATGCTGAAAGATTGAAAAAGCAATTCTTCGATACTTTGGTAGATGATCCAGATGGATTAAATCACAGATCAGCCTTCTACTGTGCACAGAGTTATATGGATTCTAACATGATGATAGAAGGTTTACAATGGAATAGGCTTTATACAAGATTAAAAGATACTTGGAGTGAAGAAAGATTTGAAGCTCAAATGAGAATTTCAAGATGTTTAATGGCTATACCAGATTCAGATCCAAATTTAATCATTGATGAAATGAATGCTGCTATAGAAATTTCACCAGATAGAGCTGAACCATATTTTCATTTAGGTACTTATTTAAATAAAATAGGAAATCATGAATTGGCTTATGATTATTTGAAAAAAGCCAAAGACATCTCTTTAAAATATGCACAAAGTAAATATTTATTATTTGTAACATCTAATTGTTATGGTAAATATGTCAATGATGAATTATCAGTTGCTTGTTTTTGGACTAATAGAGTTGAAGAAGGCGTTAAATTAATTAATCAAATTATTAATGATCCGGACTTTGAACATGCTAAGCCGAGACTTATCGATAATTTAAATCATTTTAAAAATTTAGAAGCAAGATTACAAGATGCTTAATAAGAATTACGATTATTTAATAGTCGGCGCAGGTTTTTACGGCTCAGTTTGTGCATACGAACTGAGCCGTTTAGGCAAGAAAGTACTCGTGATTGATAAAAGAAATCACATCGGTGGAAATGCATATACTAAAAAAGTAAATGACATCGACGTTCACCAATACGGAGCTCATATATTTCACACAAATGATAAAGCTATATGGCAATGGATCCAACAATTTGGAGAATTTAACAATTTTAAAAATTCACCAATAGCTAATTATAAAGATGAGATATATTCTCTTCCATTTTCAATGTGGACTTTTTACAAATTATGGGGAACTAAAACACCAGAGGAAGCCAAAAAGATTATAGATTCACAAAGATACACTGGTCCAATTACAAATTTAGAAGAGCAAGCACTTTCTTTAGTAGGCACAGATATTTATGAAAAGCTAATCAAAGGTTACACTGAAAAACAGTGGAAGAAATCAGCTAAGCTTTTACCAACTTCGATAATTAAAAGATTGCCAGTACGTTTTACATGGGATAATAATTATTTTAACGACAAATATCAGGGCATTCCAATCGATGGCTACACTAGTCTATTTGAAAAAATGTTAGAAGGTATAGACGTAGAATTAAATCAAGATTATCTAAAAGACAGAGATTATTGGAATTCTAAAGCAGATAAAATAATTTACACAGGACCAATAGATGCCTATTTTAATTACAAGTATGGTGATTTAGAATATAAGACAGTCAATTTTGTAACAAAGACCATAGAAAATAAAGACTTTCAAGGTAACGCTGTTGTAAATTATACAGATGCGACTATTCCATATACAAGAATTATAGAGCATAAGCATTTTAATTTTAAAAATCAAAAAGATACAGTAGTTTCTTGGGAATATCCAGTAGACTATAAAAGAGGCGTTGAACCTTATTATCCAGTCAATGACGAACGCAACGCATCTATTTTTAAAAAATATAAACAATCTGCAAGTAATATAAAAAATATATTTTTTGGTGGAAGATTAGCAGAATACAAGTACTATGATATGCATCAAGTTATAGCATCTGCTTTGTCAGATTTGAAAACCAATACATTTTTTAAATAATTCAATAGAAACAATTAAGCCTTTTTAAATATAACCTGAAAAATAAGAACATGGCAAACATAGACAACGAATGTAAAGATTTAGAAGTTAATGACTTCTACGATGAATCTACGACCCATTTAGCAGATATAATGGAGCATCAAAAGGAGATGCAGGAAAAGACTTATGGAATTAAGTTTGAAGATATGACAATCCGTGAAGTAATGAATTTTTGGCATGTAAATACACACGCTGTGATTGATGAAATTCACGAGATGACAGACGCTTTAGGTGGTATTAAAGACGGTAGCGGTAACGCAGTTTGGAAATACTGGAAAAAAGATTTCGCCAAGTATGACACTTTAAAAGTTGCAGATCTTTCTGAAGGCGATAAAAAAGAATTGTATATGGAATGGATCGACATTCTGCACTTCTTTATCAATTACGCAGCTTCTATTGGCTTAGACGCAAAAACAGCATATAACTATTACTTCACAAAGGCAGCTGAAAACAAAGCACGCCAACAACGCGGATATTAATATGCTATTAGACATTGAACAAAGAGAGAAAGAGATTATTGTTTCGTATTACAATAAAGAAGGCACTATAGATTTTAAACGTTATCCAATCACACAATTTAAAAATTGGTATGTTTGTGATCCTAAAGAAGCTGGTGCTAGTAGAGATTTTAAAAATTGGGATGGACGTTCAGTGAAACTTTCACAAGCTAGACAATTTAATAAATTTTCATTAGTTTATTTTATGGATGGCTTACCAGAAAAAGACAAAGAAGTTATTTACGAATATAATTCACCTAGAACATATTTCGTCGATATTGAAACTGAAATTGTCGATGGCTTTCCAAAAGCCGAAGAAGCTAAATCAAGAATCTTAGCTTTTTCTATAGTTACGCCAGACAAAAAGGTAATCGTATTAGGTTTAGAAGACTTAGAGTCTGATAAAATTAAAAAGATTGAAGATGACACTAACGAATACATGAAAAAATTTGGTGATGAGTGGACCTTTCAATATATTAAATTTAAAACAGAGTATGACATGGTTTATACTTTCGTTTATAAATTTATGCCGAAGTTTCCTATGATGACTGGTTGGAACTTCATTAACTATGACTGGCAGTACATTGTAAATCGTTGTAAACATCTACAGATCGATATAGTTGGTTCGTCCAGAACAGGTTCATTAGATCCAGAAGACAGTAGACCATTACACATGGGAATTCTAGATTACATGCAATTATATGACAAATATGATAGATCTGTTAAAGTAAAAGAGTCAAACTCTTTGGATTACGTTTCTAGCCAAGTGTTAGGTACTAATAAGATTAAATTCACAGGATCATTACAAGATTTATACAGAGATAACTTTACTAAGTACATCTATTATAACGTAATTGACTCCATCTTAGTTTATTACATTGATAAAAAATTAAAATCAATGGATGTACTTATTACTCTTGCATCTATTACAAAAATGCCATTATATAAAGCAGCTTCGCCGGTAGCAGTAACTGAAGCCTTGATTGCAAGAAAAATTGCATCTGAAGGTAAACGTATTGGAACTGAAGCTAGAGAAGATAATAAAAAAGACGGTCAATTTGCTGGAGCATTTGTTAAAGAACCCATTGTTGGTTTTTATGAAGGAGTAAGTGCATTTGACTACGCATCGCTATACCCATCTATTATGAGACAGTTTAATGTTTCTCCAGATGCTTTCATTGAAAAGGTACAGACTTCTAAAATAGAAGAAAGACGTAAAGATAAAAATGTTATTGTTTGTGAAAACGGTGTAGTTTATAAAAATGAAGATTCTATTCTTAAAAAAATATTATCAGATCTTTATTCACAGAGAAAGGAATACAAGGGTATGTCCTATGAATATTTTCATAAAGCAGAAGAGCTTAAAAAGAAAATAAAGGCTCTTGAAAAAGCAGCTCAATAAGTTCATGAGTATTTTGACAATAATATATAACTAACAAATAAAAAATTTACAAATCATGAGCAATATTTTTCAAAAAAGAGTAAATATTTTACCATACGAATACCCTTCATTACTAGCATATAAAGATGCAATTAGACACTCATATTGGATCCATACAGAATTCAATTTCACAACAGATATTGATGATTTTAAAACTAAAATCACAGATCAAGAAAGAGAAGTTATTAAAAGATCGATGTTGGCTATTGCTCAAATCGAGGTAAATGTTAAAACATTTTGGGCAGATCTTTATAAGAGAATGCCAATCACAGAAATCGGAGATGTTGGTATGACATTTGCCGAATCTGAAGTAAGACACAAAGATGCATACGCTCAATTACTACGAGTTTTAGGTCTTGAAGAAGAATTCCAAAGCGTTGTAGAAATTCCAGCTATTAAAGATAGAATCGCATATCTATCAAAATATTTAGACGGCACAAGAAGCAAAGACAATAAGATGTACACAAAATCAGTGTTATTATTTTCTTTATTCATCGAACACGTGAGTCTATTTAGTCAATTTTTAATCATGATGAGCTTTAACAAAGAGAAAAACTTATTTAAAGGTATCTCGAATGTAGTTGAGGCTACTTCAAAAGAAGAAGAAATTCATGGTAATTTTGGCTCAGAACTTATTAACATTATCAAAGAAGAAAATCCAGAATGGTTCGACGAAGAGTTTGAACAATTAATTGATTCCGCATGTAAGAAAGCTTATATTGCCGAATGCAAAATTTTAGACTGGATCTTTGAAAAAGGCGAATTAAGCTTCTTGTCAAAAAACACAATTCAACAGTTTATTCAAAACAGATTTAACAATTCATTACAAAGAATTGGTATGAAACCTGTGTTTGATGTAGATTTTCAAGAAATTGAAAAGACGTTATGGTTCGATGTAGAAATTCTTTCAACCAAAGAAGGTGATTTCTTTTACAAAAAACAAATCGATTATAACAAAAAAAGCAAGTCTATTACAGAAGACGATTTATTCTAAAAAACAAAACATAAAAAATTAAATGGATTATAAGAAATACTACTGGCTAAATGAAGACAGTCGCACATTTTTATCAAGAGGCTACATTACTGAAACGCCTGAACAAAGAATCAAGGACATTGCTAACAAAGCAGAAAAGTATTTAAAAATTGAAGGTTTTGCTAACAAATTCGAAGACTATATGTCTAGAGGATTTTATAGCCTTTCAACACCAGTTTGGATTAACTTCGGAAAAGATAAAGGACTTCCAATTAGCTGTTATGGATCAAATGTTGATGATACTTTAGATAGTATCTTAAATGGTTCTAGAGAAATTGGAATGATGAGTAAATACGGAGGTGGAACTTCAATTTTCTTAGGAAACATTAGAGAAAGAGGAGCTAAAATTTCAACAGGTGGAACAGCAGACGGACCAGTCCACTACGCTAGAATGTATGACACTACAGTTGATGTGTGTAAACAATCAGAAGCAAGAAGAGGAGCATGTGCAGCTTGGTTACCAGTAGAACACAATGATATTTTAGAATTTTTGGATATGGGAACAGAAGGAAATCCTATCCAAAATTTACAATACGGAGTTACTGTAACAGACAAATGGCTTGAAGAAATGAAGGCTGGAGATGCAGAAAAACGTAAAATTTGGGCTAAAGTAATTCAAAGACGTAATGAGTTTGGTTTTCCTTACATTATGTTTAAAGATAATTCCAACAACAATTCACCATACAAAGCATTAGGTCTTGAAATCACAGCTTCAAACTTATGTTCTGAAATTCAATTGCCAACAGACTCTTTTAATTCTTTCGTATGTTGTTTAGGTTCTATTAACCTATTACATTGGGATGAATTAAAAGACACAGATGCTATTGAAATCTACACGTTGTTCTTAAACGCAGTGATGGATGAGTTTGTTAAGAAATCTTACAATATGCCAGGTATGTCAAGAGCACATAGATTTGCATCTCAACACAGAGCATTGGGTGTAGGTGTATTAGGTTATCACTCTTTATTCCAATCTAAATTAATTGAATTTGAATCATTAGAAGCAAAGCAATTAAATTATCAGATCTTTAAAACACTTAAAGAAAAAACTGAATCAGCTTCTAAATTTTTACATGACGAAAGAGGTTATACATCTTTAAGAGAGGGATTTGCAAATACAACTTTAGTTGCAATTGCTCCAACAAAATCAAGTTCATTTATTCATGGTCAAGTTTCAATGGGAATTGAGCCAATTAAATCTAATTATTTTGTAAAAGATTTAGCTAAATCTAAAACAATCTATAAGAATCCTTTCTTAATTCAAGAATTAGAAAAGTATGGCTTAAATACAACAGACGTTTGGGAAGGAATCTTAAAGAAAGATGGTTCAGTTCAGCACTTAGATTTTCCAACTAAAGCAGTTTTTAAATCATTTATTGAAATTACACCAAGAGAGTTGATCACACAAGCTGCTCAAAGACAACAGTTCATTGATCAATCACAATCTTTAAATTTAATGATTCATCCAAGTGTACCAGCTAAAGATATTAATCAATTGTATTTAGCAGCACACGAAGAAGGCGTTAAAACTTTATATTATCAATTTAGCCAAAGTTCAGCACAATCATTCGCAAGAGATATTCTTGAATGTGCAAGCTGCGAGGCATAAAAGATCCGGTGGCTTGAAATACAGCCACATTTTAGGACCGTTTTAGTTAACGGGTTGGGCAGGAAACAAGTTCGCTACTATTCCTGCCCTTTTTATGTTTTAAGGAGATATATAATAAAATAATTTCAAATATATTTTTTATTTCAAATAAATTAATTATATTTGTATATCAAAAAACAACAAAATTATGAAACACATTGAATTATTCGAACAATTTGCAAACGAAGCAAACACAAATGGAATGCCACAGTCGATCAAAAATTTATATAGCGATAGGGATGCGATGAGAATTAAAAAAGCGTTAACGTACGGCATTACACCTAGAGATAATAGTCCAGCAAATGCTATTTTAATATCAGCACTAGAAAGTAATGAACCACAGGATAGAGCTAATAGTATTAAAAATGTCATCGACGTACTTAATCGATATTTGAATGATGACGTTTATATGAATGCGGCTAAAATCGATAACTAAAATTGATAAATAAAGAACCACTCCTCAGGATAGAATCGGAGGACCTACTCATAAGAGTTTCAACCTGTCAGTAATGACAGGTTTTTTTATGAAACAAAATGACTAATTCAATTATAATGCTTAAATAATTTAATTTAAACACAAAAAACATGAAAGTAGTTATTAACAAAGTAGATCAGAACAACTTTGTAGCATTCATTAATCGTTTGAGAGTTATTGATTCTTTTGTCTATTTCAAAATTAAAGACGAACAAATCATCTCTTCAGCTTATTTGCCACAACGTGATGCTGTAAAACACCACACGCTTCCAATTTCAGAAGTATTTCAAATTGATGCGAGTCAATTAACATCAGACAAAGACCTTAAAGTGGCTTTCTTTGACGCTGGTAAAATTATCGAAGCATTCAAACAATTTGAATACGATTCTATTCAAGCAGAAATTGAATTCGTAGAAAACGATGAAGACTGTGTAGCTTCTACATTTAAAATCTTTAATGACGAGTTAGAAATCGTTTTAGCTTGTTCAGAACCATCTTTAGGTTACAAAGACTTAACAGAGTCTCAATTACAAAATATCTTCATGACTGAAGGTGCTGAAGTTAACTTTGATTTATCATTCACTGATACATCTAAGATTAAATCTCTTTTCAACTTAGATAAAGACGAGACTTTTGCAATTTCAACTTCTAAAGAAGGCGTTCGTATTAAAGGTAAATCTTACAACAAATTAATCAATTCAACTAGCGTTTCTAAGGCTAATGTGACTGTTTACAAAAAGTATTTGAACTTGTTTGACAAAGAAGATTATTCTACTTATGTCTTTAACAATAGAGTAGTTTTACGCTCTAAAGATTCAAACACTCTTTTAACAATCGCAACTTGCCAAAGCACTGATTAATGACTATTGAACAACTACTTAATAAACCAGAAGACCAACTAACTTTGGTTGAGCTTAAATCCTTAGCAGACTTTTATTCAAACGAGTCTGCTAAGTTTACAGCTTATGAACAAGCAGTTAAGTTAACACTTAACTCGATCTACGGAGCCTTTGGTAATAAGTGGTTTCACTTCTTTAATATTGACATTGCTGAATCTATTACTTTACAAGGTCAAAATGCAATCTTATATTCTGAAAAGATACTTAATAAGTACTTTCAAGAATTCTTTGTCAAAGATACTAAAATTCATGAAGAATTAAATATCAAAGTTAAAAGAGCTTGCGTTAAACCAGCTGTAATTTATATCGATACGGATTCTAATTACGTCCAATTTCAAGAGATGTATGAATCTATCGAGTGGTTAGGTGAAAAACTAGACATTGTAACGTTTATTCTTAAACTTTACAATTTACGTATCAAAGATTATATCGTTAAGTCACTAGACAAATACGCTGAAAATAGAAACACTGATTCATTTTTAGAATTTGAATTGGAATCTATCGCATACTCAGGTATTTGGATGGCTAAAAAAAAATACTTGCAGAATTTAGCATGGGACGATAAACTTGGCGTAAACGAAAGACATGCAATGTTAAAGAAGATCAAAACCATCGGTTATGATACTATTCAATCTTCAACACCAATGTTTGCTCGTAAAAAACTATCAGAAGCATTACAAATTCTTTTTGAAAAGAAGCCAACCCCAGAAACTTTAACAACTATTGTTTCATTTCTTAAAAAGGCTAAGAAAGAATTTAAATTAGCACCGATAGATGAAATCTCTTTTAACAAGAGAACAAACAATTTAGAGAAGTATATTGTAGATGATCATGTTGAGTTTCAATACGGACTAAAATGTCCACCCAATGTTAAAGCTGCTGGATTTTATAATTACTTAATGAATAACAATCCTAAGTATAAAAACAAATACAGAATGATTGGTAATGGTGAAAAGCTAAGATTATTCCATTGTGAACATAAAACATGTGAGATCTTTGCATATTTACCAGGTGATCATCCTTATGAATTTGCACCAGCTGTAGATTATGAAACTCAATTTGAAAAATCAGTAATTGATCCATTGAATAGAGTTTTAGGCTGTATTGGTCTTCAGACATTAAACAGAAACTTAATTTATTCAACTTCATTATTTTAATATGGATCTTTTAAAAAACTACTCTGAAGAGCAGATCGATTTTGTTGAAAAATACACAGAATTGTATCATAGAATTGAAACCCTACAAACTAGAATGTCATTAGTTGAAACAGATTTGAATAATGCACTAGAAGAACTAGAACAATTACGAGAATTAGAAAAAAAACAAATACAAAATGGCTAAAAGCAACAAAACATTCACGTTCGATGATTTGAACAATGAATTAGCAAATTTAAACCCAATGGGTTCTGTAATGGAAATGTCAGATTTCAGTGAGATTACAGAATACTTAGATACTGGAAACTATCACTTAAATGCGTGTGTTTCTGGATCTCTTTTCAAAGGATGGCCAAACAACAGAGCATGTTCAGTGGCTGGACCATCAGGAACAGGTAAAACTTTCTTAATGTTAAATACAGTAAGAGAAGCTATCGAAAAAGGTTACAGCGTCATTTATTATGACTCAGAAGCAGCTATCGATAAAGAACTTATGAAAAAGTTTGGCATTGATATTTCCAAAGTAAACTATCAACCAGTTAATACTGTACAAGAATTTAGAACTTCTGTAACTACAATTACTAAGAAGATGCAAGAAGCTAAAAGAAACGGCGCAGAATTACCTAAGGTGATGATATTACTGGATTCTGCAGGTAACTTAGCTACACAAAAAGAGATCGATGATGCAGCCTCAGGCTCTGATAAAGCAGATATGACTCGTTCTAAAGTTTTAAAATCAATCTTTAGAATTATCATGACTCCTTTAGCTGATTTAAAGATTCCTTTCTTATTTACAAACCACACTTACTTGTCACAAGACTTTATGCCAACGCATACTGTTGGTGGTGGAACTGGACCAGAATATGCAGCTTCTATCGTTTTAATTTTAACAAAAGCTCAATTAAAAGATGGAGCAGAAAGAGTTGGTATTATTGTAACTGCAAAACCAGCTAAAAATAGATTTGCAAAACCACATCCTGTTAAATTCCATTTGGATTTCAGTAAAGGTATGAACAGATATGTTGGTTTAGAGCAATATGCAACTTGGGATATTTGTGGAATTACAAGAGGAACAATCGATCCTAAAACCAAAGAAAAGATTCCAAAAGACAGTGCTAGAACATGGATTGCAAAACACTTAGATACTACAGTTTCTAATGCAGAATTCTTTAGTGAAAAAATGTTTACTGAAGATGTTTTAAAGCAAATCGATGCACACATCCAACCTATTTTTAATTACAATTCAGATACTACTGGATTTACAATTGATGATATTATAGACGAAGATTAATATGAGTACAGAATTACAAGAACTAGTTGAAGATAAATTACCAATTAAATACATCTTGGGTATTGAGAATGAATTCGAAACATACCCAGATGCATTTGATATAGTTTATCAATATCTTTTAAAGGTTAAAAAGAATCCTGAAAGATACAAAGGTACATTTACCAAATATGCTCTTGTGACTTATGAATTCCCAACTGCGCCTGTAGAAAATATAGACAATGCTTTGAAAAGAGGATTAGAACTTGGTCTATTAGAATGCACCAATGAAACAGAAGACAAAGAAGCTTATAGAATAATTTTAAACCCATTTTCATAATGAAGTTCGGACAAGATTTCGAGAAAGTATTTTTTAAGCTTTCATTACAAAAACCTAAATATTTAGAAGCCATTAAAAAAGGCTTTTATACAAGTGAAGAAATAGATGCAATGCACTATTTAGCTACTAAGTTTTATGAGAAGTTTCATGAGTCTCCATCAAAAGAGCAAATGAAATTGTTAATTCAACGAGGTAAAAAAGAAGTTGATGAAGATTTAATAGACATTATTTACTCTTCAGATCTTACACAATATGATGAAGAGTGGATGAATTCTACTGCTGAATCATGGATCAAGTGGAGAAACTTTGATACGACATTGATTGACACCATTGAGTACGTCAAAACAACACAGATTAATCCTGATAACGTTGATGATATTATCTCAAAGGTTAAAGGTTTAATCAATGATAGAAATTCACTTACCTTTAATTCAGATTTAGGTTTAGATTTCTTTAATCCAACAGATCACTTTCAAGAAGGTGTTACAAAATTCTCAACAGGTTATAATTTCTTAGATAGAGCTTTAGGCGGTGGTTATGACAAAGATGGTACTTTAGTTGTTTACGTAGGTGAACAAAATATTGGTAAGTCAATCTATTTAGCTAATGACGCTTCTAACTTTGTAAAAATGGGTGTTAACACTGCAGTAATTACAGCAGAGATGTCAGCTCATAAATTTATGAAGCGTATTGGATCTAATGTTCTTTCTATACCAATGACTGAATATGACGACAAAGCTAAAAACGTAGATTATCTTAGAAGAAAGTTAGAAACGGTAGGCGATGGTTTGACTCCACCTGGTCAATTATTTGTTAAGCAATTTCCAACTTCTCAAGCTACAGTACCAGATATCGAAGCTTATTTAAAACAAATCGAAGAAGAACGTAAAATTAAATTAGGTGTAGTAGTTATCGACTATATTAACATCTTGTCAAACTATAGAAATCCAAACTCTGAAAACACATATTTAAAGATCAAGCAAATTGCTGAAGATTTAAGAGCCATGGGAGTTAGAAACAAATGGTTAATTGTAACAGCCACACAGATTACACGTTCAGGTTACAATTCAAGTGATATATCTATGACAGACGTTGCAGAATCTGCAGGTCTTTCACACACGGCAGACGTCATGTTAGGTATTATTCAAGACGATATAATGAGAGCCAGTTATGAATACTGGTTAAAGATTTTAAAGATCAGAGATGGTGAAGGCCGAGGAGTCAAATGTAAATTAGCTATTAATTATCAATACATGAGATTAACAGAGACCGACGATATTTCAAATTCAAACATACATTCAATATAAAACAATGGAACAAACTCCAACACCCAATCCGATTAAAAGAGATAAAATATTTGATAATACGTTTGAAGAACAAGATTTTCAATTAGACTCAAGTATTTCATTTCAAATCTCACCACAATATAGCGATGATCGAGATGAAGAAGATAAAATTCAATTAGAGATGATTAGACGTGATATTCATGGTCTAATAGATAAATCTAGATTTAGATCATTTAATGACTTAGATGATTTGTCTCAAGCTAAAAAGCTTAAAAAGATGGACATCAATGAGATCTATGAATTTATTGTCTCTGAATTAAATTTAAAATACTCACAGATAGAATTATTTTCTGAAACTTCAGATTATTTCAATATCAATCCAACCAAATTTTATGCTTCTTTAAGCAATAAATTCAAAGAAGAGCTAATCCAAGAGTTAGACATTAGAACTAAAATTTTAAAGAAGAAAAAGATAAATCGTTTATTTTAGATGATAGAAGATAAAAAAACAAATCAACCAGTCAAAAGAGTGTGGGTCCTTGGGGATCTGCACTTTGGCGTTAGGTCTAATTCGATCGAATGGCTTGAAATTCAACAAGATTTTTTCGAAAACGTATTTATTCCTACATTAAAAGAGCATGTTAAACCCGGTGATGTTTTAGTACAGGTTGGTGATGTCTTTGATAACAGACAAAGCATAAATCTTAAAGTATTACATTATGCGATAGAGCTGTTCGAGAGACTTGGCAAGATACTACCAACACACGTTATTTGTGGAAATCATGATATTTGGGCTAAAAAATCAAACGAAGTTACTTCAATTGATACTTTAAAATGGATCCCTAATGTTAACATCTATAAAAAACCAAAGGCATTAAATTGGAATGGTAAAGAAATTTTAATGATGCCATGGAGAAGAGATGAAGATCATGAGATTGAAACTCTACTTAAGTTTCCAAAAACAAATATAGTTTTCTGTCACTCTGAAGTTGCAGGTGTAGCTTTAAATAATAAAGTTAGAAACTTACACGGAACAGATAGCGAATCATATAAAGGATTTGATGCAGTTTACTCGGGTCACATTCATTATAGACAAACTAAAGGTAAACTTAGATTAGTAGGAACTCCTTATGAGCTAACTAGATCAGACTCTGGTAACGCTAAAGGATTTGACTTAGTAGATTTAGAAACTATGGAAGAAACTTTCTTTCAAAATGATAGATCACCTAAGTTTTTAAAATTCAATCTAAAGAGTCTTTATATGGTTCAATTAGGTGAATTTAAAAAACAAATTGAAAATAACTTTGTAGACCTTTATGTTCCATCTAAAATTGCAACATCAAGCGCTCTTTCTAAATTAATCAATAGAGTACAAAAAATATCTAGAAAAATAGAACCAAACATCTATGAAGATGATGATTTATTAGACAAAGATTTGTACGACATGGATCAAATAGAAGATCTTTACAAAAATTACAACATTTTGCACTTATGTAATATGTATGTTGATGGCACACACCACGGCGATGATGTGAAACAAAAGCTTAAACAAACATTAAAACAACTACACGATAGAAGCGCATACAACTACGATCTTGATATATGAGAATAAAATCTATTGAATTTAAAAACTTTGCATCTTACGGTAATAAAGCTCAAACTTTAAGCTTTGAAGATGATAAAGCAGAATTGTTTTTAACAACTGGTAAAAATGGCGATGGTAAAACTACTATCGCTAATGCCATTGTGTTTGGACTATATGGAAAATTAGAAGGTGTAAAATTACAAGACTTACCTAATAGAATTAATAAAAGCTTAATGGTAAAGTTAAAGGTTCAATGTAAAAATATTGAAGTTGATATCGAGCGAGGACTTGCGCCTAATCATTTTAAAGTAATGCTTAATGGCATTGAATTCGATAAAGCCGGTAAAAAATCAGTTCAAGAATATTTAGAAGAAGAAGTATACGGCATTCCTTATCATGTGTTTAAAAACATTATTATTCTATCAGTTAATGACTTTAAGTCATTTTTAACCATGTCTAATAATGACAAGAAGCAAATCATCGATAGATTGTTTGGTTTCTCTATTTTAAATGACATGGCTAAGTCTATTAAAGAAGAGCGTAGAAATCTTAAGATTGATTTAGATTCATTTGATAGAGAATTAAAACAGATTAATGAAAACATGACATCTGTTCAAATGAAATTAAACCAATTATTGGCGGAATCTAAAACTAAGAACAAAGAAAAAATCAAAGAATTAAAAGAAAAACTAATTCAATTTGACGATAATAAAAAGAAGTTAGAAGAAGCTAGAGATAAAATAAAAGAAACACTAGGCAAACAAGCAAAAGATTTAGATACTAAAAAATCAGAATACAGTAAGTTAAAGCATGAGCATGATGAGCTTAAAAAGAAATTAGCTCTTTATGAAAAGAATGCATGTCCAACTTGTGAAGCACCTTTAACTGGCGATTTTCACACAGATAGAAAAAATGAAATGGAGCATAAATGCGAAGGTATGCCAACTGTTTTATCTTCTTGTGAAACTGAAATTAGAGATCTTGCGTCTGAAATTACTGCATTAAAAACCAAAGAAACTCAAGTCTTAGAAAAGGTTTCTATGTTAAACACTAATATCAGAAACTTTAAAAATGAATTGTTAAGTATTAAAGAATCTATTGACAATAATGGCCAATTTGATCATTTAAAACAAATCATTGAAGACTTTGAGAAAAAAGAAGCTGAGAAAGCAATTAATAAAGACAAGACCAATGTTGATTACATATTCTTAGAAGCTGTTGAAGAAATCTTAGGTGAAGGTGGAGTTAAAAATTTAGCTATTAAAACTATTTTACCAGGATTAAATGCAAATATTGCAGCTTTAAGTCAAACGATGCACTTAAGCTTTCAACTAAAATTCAACGAGAAGTTTGATTGCGTTATAACGCATTTAGGTCAAGAGATTAATGCAATGACTTTATCAACGGGAGAACGTAAGAAGGCAGATTTTGTTATCATTATTTCAATCATCAAAATTCTTAAATTAAGATTTCCACAGTTAAACCTATTATTCTTAGACGAATTATTAAGTTCAGTTGACCAAGATGGTATTTACAACATCTTAAAGATATTGAGCCAGGTTATAAAAGAAAGCAAGATAAATACATTTGTAATCAATCATACTCCGCTACCGCACGAGATCTTTGATAAAAAATTACACATATTTAAAGAAAACGGCTTCTCTAAGTTTGAAATAGAGGCAATTGAATAAAAATATATAAATTAATGTCAACGTACAATTCAAAATATAATGCAGACGATTCTGTAGTAAGACATATTATTATAGGCCTAATTTCAGACCTTAATAATAAAATTTACTTTTACAGACAAAAGGACAATGATACTAGAGTAGTCGTAGATGTTCCATTTTATTATTCAATTACAGGAGATGATCAATTCTTAAGAGATAATTTCTTGTTTACTACGCCAGATGGTTTAGATTGTGTACCAGATAAAATGTTTGCAGATGGTAATTATGATTCTATACCAAGAGGTGTTGCTAATTTAACATCTTTAGCTATAGATTCAAGTAAATTAGTTAATAAAGGCGTTAGAGGATCTTATACTAAATTAAATAGCGAAGGCGCCATGGAAGGTTACAATGCTGAATTTACAATGATTCCAGTAACTCTTGGCTTTTCAATTGAGATTTTAGTAGGTTCACAATTAGATTCCTTAAAAATCACCGAAATGATTATTAAGAGACTTTATAAATCTAATTATTTTAACGTTGACGTTGGCCACTTAAATGAAGGTACTTATAGAATAGCTTCATATTATGCCATGCCAGATGATTATGAAAACGAAAGACCATTAGAATTTACATTTGAAGATAAAGATAAATACAAAATTACATTCTCGGTTGAAGTAAATTCATTTATACCAGCATTTGAATTTGATACAGAGATACATTCAGGTAATAGAATGTTTGAAATACTATCGACTGTAACAGATCAAAAAATTGAAAGTTTTACGCGAGGGTCTAATACAGACGACGTGAATATTATAGATAAAAATGACATATAATATTAGGATATATAATAAAAGATAAAAAAATTAACAAAAAATGAGAACAAATATTCTTGCTCCTTTAGTACAATCAGAGACTTCTGCTACATTTTATTTAAATGGTAGAATTTTTGAAATGTCAGGTGACTCAGTTTCTTTAGTAGAAACTTCAAACAATGCTAATTTAAACGCAGCAATCGCAGCTTTTGAAACTTTTGAATTTAGCGAAAACAATGTTAGGTGGTATTTAGGTACTTCTAGATTTAACTATAACATTGCAGAAAACAAATTTACGTGGGGTAATTCAGAAATTGTATCTGAAAGTTTCTCTAAGCATATTTTTGCAGGTGGTGCAATTAGATATGAAAACTTAAAAACAGCTGAATTGTTCGAAGCTATTCCAGCAATGTTAGAATCATTTATCGTTTTAGATATGGTTGCATGTTTTGAAGGAAATAACATTACAGTTGATTTAATCAAAGCTGATGAAAAACTTTATGTTTCTAGAAACAACAAAGGAAATCACATCTACAAATTCTTCGAAGCTAAAAATGCAAATGAAGCTTTAGAATATGTTAAAGAACAAACAGGACAAGATGCATCTGAATTCTTAATTGAATCTTTAGAAGGTGAAGCATCTAGTTTAGCTAACGTACAAGCACAAATTAATGAATTTCAAGAAACTATTGCTTTCTTAAAAGATCAAAGAAACGTATTAGCTGAAGCTGATAGAAATTTACCAGAAATTAAAGAAGCTAATAACTTTCTTTTATCTGAAATTAAATCATTCGAAGCTAAGATCGCTGAATTACAAGCATAACATTTCATACAAATATTTAAAAGGGGTCGCTATTGCGTCCCCTTTTTAGTTTATAAACAAAATTGAATATTTACGTATAATAAACTAAAAACAGACATACATTGGCAACAAACACAAACATTACAGAACAAAAACCCGCAGTTGTTGAAACCACAACGCCGGTTAAGAAAACGGCCAGAAAGAAAAACTATTTAAATAATAGGGATTTATACGATCAAATCGTAATTTCAAAAGAGCAGGAAAAGCTAACTAAAGAAGCAGAAAAAATGCTTATTCTTTTGGCGGAAAAAGCAATTAACAGAATGAAATATGTTGATGAAAAAGACAGAGAAGATTGTCTATCATTCGCTATTTTGGATTTGTTAAAGTATTGGAAAGGCTTTAATCCTAAATACACTAATGCATTTGCATACTTTACAGAAATCGCTAAAAGAGGTTATGCTAAAGGTTGGAATGCAATTCACCCAGAAAAATACAAAGGTACTATCTCATTAAATAAAGCTAATTCTCACAACGGAGAAGACAGCGATATGGGTGGAATTTACACAATATAACAATGTCAATAAAAAACGTAAGACCTACAAAAAAGTCAGGATTCAATCAAGGTTACTATATACCTAATGATCCAACTAAGTACGTTGGTCCTACTCCAATCATATACAGATCTTCATGGGAAAGAAAGTTTATGATGTGGTGTGATAACAATGACAAAGTTATGATGTGGTCCAGCGAGCCGGTCCAAATAGAATACATATCTAGAGTGGATAATAAAAAGCATATATATTATCCAGACTTCTATATGAAAGTTCTTCAAGAAGATAATAATCTTAAAGAATTTCTAGTAGAAATCAAACCAAAACAACAATTGATAAAACCAGAGCCCCCGAAAAAAGCTTCTAAAAAAGCTTTAAGTTCATATCAATTTTTAGCAGAACAGTATATTAAGAATTTAGACAAATATACGTTTGCAAAAGAATATTGTAAAAATAGAAACTGGAATTTTATAGTTTTAACAGAAGACTCAATTAATGGATTACGTTAAGAAAGAAATATTGAAAATGATCAAAGAAAACAAGAGCAAAAAAGAAGCTCGAAATGTTTCTGAGAAATGGTTTTCAGATGCTCTTAAGAGTAGAAAAGATAAATCGGTTGAGCGTATTGTTAAACCATTTGAACCAGGTAAAATTTATGTATTCGATTATGTCAATCCATTAACAAAAGAAACTTTAGAATGGTGGGATATGAATCCGGTCGTTCTAGCTCTTTTGCCAATTGACAAAACAACAGAGTGCGGTATTAACCTAAATTTATTACCAGTTAAATTCAAAGAAGAATTCTTAGATAATTTCTATAAGATGTACCACTCTCAAATAGCTGCTCAAAAAACAGGTATTAAAAAAGACAATGCTAGTTTACAAAGTCCATTAAGATCTTTAAACTATGAAGTTGTTAAGAGATATTTAGACAAATATGGCTTTGGATTTGCCATAAGAAGATATAAAACACATCTTAAAAAGAATCAAGCTGTGGTATCTTATGAGAGCTGGGCTAAAATAGCTTTATGCGATTTTATAAAGTTAAATGGTGCTAGTCCGTGGAAAATCAAGAGACTTTTCACAGAGTACTATAGAAATATGAATATATAATTAAATAAGTAAAAACTAAATACAAATATAATGGCAGGATTCGTAGACAGAAACGGACCGTTTAGTACAGGTAAAAGACCTTTTAGGTTGAGCGATACTCTTAAGAAGTTATCGTCGTTCGGTATGTATTATGACGACTTAGTATTAAGACAATCACAGGCGATCGGTCCAATGGAAGATCAATTTGGTTATGGCCAAATGAACTTAATGGGCGTAGATTCAGATGACATTTATGGTGCATTTGCTGCACTATCTATGGCAGATACTAACATGAGAAAGAACCTTCCGTTCTTTGACATGAATTATAAATCTAAAAGAGATGAATTAAGACAATTTTCTCTTTATGATGAAATCGAAGACATTTTAGATATTCTTTGTGATGAATCAATTGTATTTGATGAGAAAAATTTCATAGCAACACCAACCCTAATTGGTATGGAAGTTTCTGAAGAAGTTACGTCATACATGCATAAATCATTTAGAAATATCTACCAATATTTTGGATTTGCTGGAGATCAATCAGCTTGGTTTTACTTTAGAAAATGGTTAATTGATGGTTATTTGTCATTTGAGATCGTTTATAATCCAGAAATGACAGAAATTATTGGTTTCAAAGAAATTGATCCAACAACATTAGTTCCAGGTTACAACAAAGAAGATGGTAAAAAAGTTTGGGTTCAGTTTAAAGACGATCCAATCAAAGAGCGTAAATTATATGATGCGCAAATTATTTACATCTCATACTCTTCTATTACTACAGCTTCACGTATTTCTTACGTAGAAAGATTAATCAGAGCATTTAACTTATTAAGAGTTATGGAACATACTAGAGTTATTTGGGCTGTTACAAATGCTTCATATAGAATGAAATTTATTATCCCAGTTGGTGGTAAATCTAAAACAAGAGCAAAACAATCGTTAGCTCAATTGATGAATAACTATAAAGAAGTAGTTGATTTTGATTGGGACTCAGGTGTTCTTAATACCAATGGTAAACCAATGTTACAATTCAATAAAGAATATTGGTTACCTTCAAAAGACGGTGAACAACCAGAAATTGAAACTTTAGGTGGTGAAGGTCCTGAAATTAATGACGTTGAGTCTTTAAAATACTTCTCAGATAAATTAAAGCACGTTTCTAAGATTCCATATAGTAGATTTATGTACGAAGATGGTGGTGGAGAAAACAACATGGCAGCTGACGGTATGATCAGAGATGAGATTAAGTTTGCTAAATTCGTTAACCGTTTAAGATCTTCATTCCAAGAAATTTTAGTTAAGCCTTTATGGTTACAAATGTGTATTAAATTCCCTGAATTTAAAGAGGATCCAATGTTTAGAACACAAATCGCATTAAGATATAACGAAGAAAACATGTTTGCTGAAATGAAAAACATGGAAATCATGGAAAAACGTTTAGACTTTATTTCTAATATGCGTAATAACTTGATGACAACGAATCCAATGACGATGGAAGAAGAACATTACTTCGATTTAGATTTCTTAGTAGATAAATACTTGAAGTTAAACAATGATGATAAAACAGCCAACGACGCTGCTAAATCAAGAGCAGCCGCTGCAAAAGCTGCAGAGCCAGAAGATCCAAACGCAATGGCTATGATGGGCGGAATACCAGGTGCTGGTGGATTCTAATAAAATAAAATGAATACATATAATATGAAAAAATTAATTAAAACATTCGAACAATTTATATTTGAAGCTGAAGCAGTTAAAGCAGAAGACTCAGATGTTTATATCGATGATGTATCAGCTGATGGTTCAGACACAGTAATTAAAGCTGTTGAAATCTTAGGAGCTATTAAGGCATCTGCAACAGAAAAAGAATTTAAAGACTATTTCTTTCAGCAATATGGCCAAACTACTTTAATGCCAGAAGATATGGCTAAACTTTGTAAATATTACAATGAATATAAAGAAGAAGAAAACAAAGAAAAGGCTGATTCTGAAAAAGAAGGTGAAGATAAAACTTCTACCGAAGAAGATCCACTAGCAGGTTTAGACACAGATTTACCAACAGGTGAAGACGGAAAATAATAATATTAATTTTTTACATTTTAAACAAGGATATATAATCCAAAATATACTATAAAAATATATGAATACAAATTCAAAACTTTTGATTCTTGAAAGAAGTGGTTCTACATTAGCATTCGCTCAAGATAATTCAGGTGCTTATGTTCTTGAAGGCGTGTTTGGTGAAATCGATAAGTTAAACAGAAACAATCGTATCTATACCGAAGACGAATATTTACCGCAAGTAGAAAGCCTTCAGGCTAAAATTAAATCATCTAAGTTATTAGGTGAATTAGACCACCCACAAAACTTTGACATTTCTTTAAAAAATGTTTCTCACATTATTGAAGAATTAAGATATGACAAAGACAAGAAACAAATCCTTGGAAAAATTAGATTATTAGACACTGATGCTGGTAAACAAGCTAAAGCATTAGTTGACGCTGGTGTACCTTTACACATTTCTTCTAGAGCGGCTGGTACAGTAGAATCTAACGGAAAAGTTAAAATCAAACAATTATTTACTTACGATTTAGTTGCAGATCCTGGATTTGCTAATGCTGAATTAAAAAGAGTTAATGAAGCATTTGGTTTTGAAGATAATGAAGATCTTTTAATTTACGAAATCAACCCAACTGATAATAAACAAACACAAATAAAAGAAGAACAAAACATGGAAAACGCAAGATTCGTTAGTACTGATGACTTCAATAGTTATTCAAAATACTTAGCTGAAGAAATCAAAGCTTTAAAAGAATCTCTTACAGCATTAACTAGCTCTGAGTCTACTAACGAGGAGATTAAAAATCTAAAAGAGTATTCTTCTTATATAGCTGAAAAATTAAACCAAGCAATTGCTTATTCTGAGCACGTTGCAGAAAAAGCTGATCAAGGAATTCAGTTCGCTGATTCATTAGCAGAAAAATTAGACCAATCAATTCAATATTCTGAGCACATCGCAGAAGGTGTTGAAGCTATCAAAGGTTACACTAACTATTTAGCCGAGTCGTATAACGAAGGTGTTATGACACACGAAAACGTAGTTAAATATGTAAACTATTTAAAAGAAAACTTAGAGAAAGTTACTGAATACGCAGAATACGTTGCAGAAACTGTAAACTCTAACTTATTAATGGAAGATGATACTGATGCAGGTAAAGAATTAACTGAAGAGCCAAATGATAAAACTCCAGAGGTTATCGATGCAGAAGGTGAAAAATATCCAAAAGCAGAAGATGCAGCAGAAGATATCGAAGACGAATTAGAAAAAGATATCGAAGCTTCAAAAGCTGACGGTGAAGATACAGGTAAAGAAGTTACTGAAGAAGTAGAAGCTGATGAAGAAGAAGCTGAAGAAGTTGCTGAAACTGAAGACAAAATGGATGCTTACAAGAAAGAAGTTACTGAAAAATTAGCTTCATTAGTTGAAAGTGCTAAAGCAAAATCAGTAGCAGAACCACATTTCTTTAAATTCATCGCTGAATCTAAGAAAGAAGAATTCAATACTTTATCACTTGAAGAAAAAACTGTAGTTGCAAAAGCAATCGAAGGTAAAGGTTTCTTAACTGAATCACAAATCTACGCTTTATGGAACAACGCATTAGCACCAGTTCAACAAGCAGAACCTTTAGTAATCTCTGCAATGCCATCTGAATATAAAGAAACATGGAATTCTTTATCAGAAGGTAAGAAAAATCAATTGTTAGCTCAATCTAAATACCACAGATTAGAAACAGAATATCAAGTAAGAAATTTCTGGCAAACAAGAGACTTAAGAGAAGTTGCTCAAGTTATTGAAAAAGTAGAAATGGTTAAAGAATCTACAGAAGAAGCAAAACAATTACCATACGATATGACTGGTGTTGCTGAATCTTTAAATAAAAGATTTAAAAAATAAGAATTTTTAAAAAATTAAAAAATTCACTTTTTTAAGTAGATATATAATCTAATAACACAAGAATAAAATATTCGACGCTCAGTTAAGAAGCAAAAAACTGAATTATGTCGAGCCGTAGATGCAATCTACACAAACTAAACATAAAAAGAACATTTAAACAAAATGGCACAATTAATTAACGAAGCAGAGATCAGAGAAACATGGTCTCCAATTATCGAGGCTGCTACAGGTATCAATGACGCTAGCAAATTAGCGTGGATGTCAGAGTACTGCCACAACCACAAGTTGTATGAAGATGCAACTGCTCACATGAGCTTAGACCCAACTATGAACTTAAGAGGTATGGGCGTAGTATCATTTCCTTCAGGATTTGGTTCAAACCCTACATCATTAGGATCAGGTGACAAAGCTCCAACTTTATTACCTTTAGCAATGCAAGTTGCTGCACAAACAATCGCTTTAGATTTAGTACCAGTTATTCCAATGGCAGGTCCAATGGGATTATTATCTTACTTAGACTTCGTTTACGAAGGTGGTAGATTAGACAACGGTGTAGCTCCAACTTACGTTAAAGCTGCTGGTGTTACTGGTGATATCGCTGCATCTGCAGGTGATAACGGTGCATACGAGTATGCTGGTAAATCAAGAATTGATGGTAAATCTATCTATAAAGTAGGTACTATTGATGCTGCTAACGATACTGTAGCTGAAGATTTAGAAGCTGCTGGTGCAACTGTTGGTTCAGTAGAATTAGTTAAAGCATTAGAAGATCACTTACCAGGTTTCACTGCTAAAGATTCTGAAAACGCTTACACAAGAGAAGAAGGTGAAAGAACTAATGAGAAATTAATGGGTCTTTCTTTATTCAGTAAAGCTGTTGAAGCTAAAACTATTCAAGTAGCTGCTGCTGTAACTAGAGAGCAAGTTCAAGATTTAAAACAATTCGGTGTTGATGCTGTTGCTCAAGTTGAAGCTGTTTTAGTTAATGAATTAACTCAAACTATTAATGATTTAATCATCAATAACATCGCTACTTTAGGTGTGTCTAACATCTCTAAAGCTACTGCTGCTGGTGAAATTTCTGCAACTTCATTGAACGTAAACTTATATGCTGCTTCTGATTTCCAAGGTGGTAAAACTGAAGGTTCTGAGCACAGAAAAATCTTAACAGGTATCTTAGCTGCTGCTAACTTAATCGCTAACAGAGGTAGAAGAGGTGCAGGTAACTTCGCGGTTGTAGGACCACAAGTTGCTACAGCATTACAATCAGTTGCTGGTTACGTTCCAAACCCATTCGCTAATACAGTATCTCAAGCTGCAGGTGCAATCTACCCAGTAGGTTCTGTAGCAGGTGTTCAAGTTTACACTAACCCTAAATGGAAGTGGAATAACTTTGACGTATTAGTTGGTAGAAAAGGTGACGGTAACGGTCCTGGTTTAGTATTCATGCCTTACTTAATGGCTGAATCAGTTCAAACTATCGCAGAAGCTACAATGGCACCAAAAATTGCTGTTAAATCTAGATTCGCATTAGTTGAAGCAGGTTTCCACCCAGAAACACAATACGTGAAATTCACAATCGGTCAAGTTGCTGGCGCTGCTCACACTTGGTCTAACTTAATCTCTTTAGCATAATCTCTGATTAACTAAAAGATTTTAGTACATAATTAAAAGGCTTCCAAATTGGAAGCCTTTTTTTTGCTCAAATTTTAAAAGATATATAATGTATATAAAAATAATACTATGAATATGAATTTCGAGAATTGGTATAGTAAAATGTTAAGCGAAACTGCAACAACTACAGTTTCACCGACGGTCACGGTCGATGTTAAACCAAAAACAGATGCTATTGCAAATGTTCCTAGCAGAGAAGACATAATAAGTGATGTTGATTCTATCATGACACAATTGGATCAATTATCAGCTCAAGTTAAAGAAGATTTCAATATTGAAATTTTAGATGAATCTCTTGTATTAGAAGGTGCATGGGATGATACAAAAGATAATTTCGGTTCTTTATTTGGCGATCCAGTATTTCAATTAGTTGGTTTGGGAATAGCAGGTATTATAGGAGCTTTAGGATTAAGCGTTAAAGCTGTAAAAGATACTAAAAGAAATAGTGCTATTGGTAAAATGGTCATGGGAGATTATGCTAAACTTAAGCAACTTAAATTACAAGAAGTTAAATTAGAAGCTATTCAACATCAATTAGAAGAAAAGAAAGATGATATTGAAGCGGCTAACGAATCGGTTATTGATGAAGCTAATCCAGCTGCTCAAAAACCACAAGCGGGTTCAAATGCTCAAGCTAGACAAAAAGCTATAGCAGATAAAGAAAAAGCTTTAAAAGCCAAAGAAGCTGAAGCTAAGAAAAATGCAGCTGCAGCCAATAAAACAACTTCTAGTGATGAAAATGACGCCAGAGATAAAATGTCTGAAAAAATAGAAGCACAAATACAAGCAGTTATAAAGAAAAGAGATGTTTTAGATACATCTATAACCACATACGAAAGTACATTAGACGCTAAATACGCTGAAGAAAAAATTACAGGATTTGGTTCTAAAAAAGTACATACTTTAATTGCATCTGCAAAAGATGGTGTAGCGCAAGAAGTTGCAGAAGCAAGATTGAAATTCTTTAGTGAAAATTTATCAGATGAAGCTTTGAAAGAACTTAAAGAAAGTCTTGATGCTATTAACAGAAGACAGGCTAAAAGAACTGAAGAGATTAATAAAGAAGCAGAAGAAAATGCTGCAAAGGCAAAAGAAGTTGCAGTTGAAGATGAAGAAGTTAAAGCAGCTTTAGATAAAATTAAAAATCCAAATGCAGACGCTGAAGAAGAGACAGAAACTGAAGAAGAACCTAAATCTGATGATAGCGATGGTGAATCTGATCAAATGAAAGCTCTTAAAAAATCAGAGGAAGAAAAAGCTGATGACGAAAAGAAAAGACAGGAAAGATCAGCTAATAAAGCAGAAGATGATAAAAATGCTGAAAAAGAAACCACTAAGAATACCAAAGACGGTAAACTAGACAGAGTGGAAGATATGATTAAAAAAGAAACTGAAAGGGTTCAAAATAATCCAGAAGCTAAAAAAATCAAAGATAAAATTTCAGAATTAGAAGGCGCTATCGAAGAGCTTAAAAACAAAGAAAAGAGATCTAAAGAAGACGATGATAAAATTGCTATGATACAAAAAGGTGTTGAGGCACAAAAGAAACAATTAGACAAAGTATCTTCATCTGATAAATTAGAAAAACTAAAAGATTTAAAAGATCAAATTGCCGCTAAAGAAAACTGGCAATTAGAAGGAACTGAATTAGGTAGATTATTTGAAATGGAAATTTCAAAGCTTGAAAAAGAATACATGATTAATGAATCAAGCTCTTTAAGTATATCTGATAAATTTAAATTATTAATGGGTTAAGATTTTTTACCCTTTTTAACTAGTCTAAAGAACTCTTGTTGTTGATTCAGCAAGAGTTCTTTGCATTTCTTGCGAAACTCAACTGAAGATTTTAAAATTCTTGAATCTACCATCGGAGCCTTTAAAGCATCATGATAATCTGGATGAACAAAGTTTTCCAATGAAAAATCACTCATTTTAGCTTTGATTGGATTGCCAGACAATGCACAATACCAATCAATCGTGTTGTAATTTTCTATAAGATCTTCTTTCTGTATAATTTCACCAGTAGACCAATCATAGAATAATTTATTAGTAGAGCTTAATCTACTGACAGAATATGAGTTTTGTTCAAATAATATCAAAGCAAATGCATCAGACTGGCATCTTTCTTTAAGCAATGGATTTTCTATCAATAATCTTTTTTGAGATTTTGACAAGTTGGCAAACCTTATGCCAAACCTATTAGTTGGGTAAGGTCCATTAGTTCTTTCTATCTTTGGATGTTTCTTTTTTGCTGACATACTGAAACTTATTTATCATATTTAATATAACATGTATAAACATAAAAATATGATTCGAGCACTATTTACAGAAAAGTACAGACCTAAAAATCTAGAGGACTTAATTTTACCAGACAGAGTAATGAATAAGTTCAAAGATGGTTTAACCCAAAACATGCTTTTAGCTGGAAGTCCAGGTACAGGCAAAACTTCAACAGCTAAGGCTATTGTTAATCAGTTTAATTTACCATATCTTTACATCAACGCATCAACAGATACGTCAGTAGAAGTTATTAGAACTCGAATCACTGATTTTTGTTCAACTATGTCAGTTTTAGATGATCAAGGTAAATTCAAAGTAGTTTTATTAGATGAGGTTGATGGTGTATCAGACCAATTCTTTAAAGCTCTTAGAGCAACGATGGAACAATTTGCAGCTAATTGTAGATTTATTGCAACTTGTAATTACGTAAATAAAATTCCAGATCCAATTCTTTCTCGTTTTGAAGTTATTAATTTTGACTTTGACAAATCAGAAGAGACTGAATTGACTAAAAAATACATTAAACGTGTTTATGAAATTTGCGGCAAAGAAGAAATGACAATAGATAAACCAGCTTTGGTAGAATTTGTTAAAAGAAACTTTCCAGATTTAAGAAGCACTTTAAATAAATTACAAGGTTACAAAACAAGCGGCACTACTAATATTACAGTAGAAGACGTTAAGAAATTTAATTCAGTCTACAAAGATCTATTTGAACTAATCTTTAATGAAACTGACCCGGTTAAGAATTATAAGTTGTTGGTTAGTGAATACTCAAATAGAGTAGATGATGTTTTACAATCACTCGGATCTGATTTTGTAGAATACATCCAAACAGAAAAACCAAACAATGTAAAATCTATTCCACAAATTATAATTTCTGTAGCAGAACATCAAGCACAAAGAGTGCATGTTATTGACCCAATCATTACCATGTTATCTTGTGTTTATAAATTACAAGAAATTGTAAGATCATAAGAAAAAACATCTAAAAATATTTTACCATATCGTGGAAAATAGTTATATTTACAATAACAACGAAGAAGAAATGAGACTAGGCAAACACACATTATTAATTGACGGAAACTACTTCATATACAGTAGGCTTTTCGTTATGCCTAAGCCTTCTAGTGGAAAGTTACTAGAAGACGATAAAAGCAAAGGTCAATTTATGAGAAAATTGGCAATAGATTTCGCATCTGAAATTAGAAAAATGCAACCATTTGTGGATCGTATTGTCTTGGCAATTGATTCTAAGTCATGGCGTAAAGACCTTTTTCCAGAAGCTGAGTACAAAGGCACCAGAGTGCAGAATGAGACAGTTTGTTGGGACAGCGTATATCAAATATATGAAGAGTTTAAAACTGTTTTGGCTAAACAGGGTGTGATCGTGGAGCAGATTCCAGGCGCAGAAGCCGATGACATCTTATTTGCATGGTCAACTTACTTAAATGCTAATGGTAAAAACTGTATTGTTTGGACCGGTGATAGAGATTTAATTCAATTAGTAGATTACTCTAAAGCAACTGACGGTTATACATTATGGTACTACAATACCAAAAAGAAATTAATTGTATTTGAAGGCTTTAATAAAATGATTGCCACAGATATCGACGATAGAACTGAAGACGATGATGATTTACTTTTTAATTTGGCTAGTAAAACTTCATTCTTAGAAAAAATGAGAATGGACGTCATGGATTGGATCAAAAAGAATGGTATTGAAATAGAAGAAATTAACTGTGATCATTTTATCTTTCAAAAGATTTTAATGGGTGATAAATCAGATAACATTAAATCTGTGGTTTCTTGGGTTAAAGGCGGTAGAACTTATAGCATTACACAAAAACAAGCTGATAAAATCTTAGATCAATATCTTAAAGAAGAAGAATCATTTGTAATTGATCACATGTTTAGTGATGCTCAAGTTGATAAAATCGTAGATATTACGTATAGAGTGGTTAATAACTCTTCTAAGTCTCAAATCAAATTAAGATTTAATCAAAACTTAGATATTATGTTATTGCACCATAATACTATTCCAGAACCTATTCAAGAACAAATGCAATCTGCTATAGAAAAAGATGTTATTATAGAACCTACTCTTAATAAATTGACACAGATGGAAAGAATTCTAGAAGGTAACAAATGGATGGCAACTAAAGCTGAAAATGCACCTAAAAGTTATGATGCTTTTTCAGATTTAGATACATCTAATGAAAAACCCTTGACTAAAAATCTAAACGAATTGTTTTAATATGGCACATATTTCACAAGAAGATCAAGAACAAATAGACTTGATACTTTTAGAAGCTAATGCATATAACTTAAAGTGGGAAGTTATAGACTTCGCAGAAAAAGAAATGGCTAATGGTGTAGATCCAGTCGAAGCACACCAATTAGCTTTTAATGAATGGATTAAATAAAACAATATGCAATTAGACGATACTAAATTATTTGACTTTGTAAAAATTATGTTTACAAAGAAAGCTGATTACGCAAACATAAAAGAGCAAACAAAACGAAGACATCACTTTATGATTAATCGTTTTTTTGCTATTAAGTTTCCAGCAAATGCACAAATGTTCAATAAGAATGGTATCAATGGAGCTTCTGTAATTGATAGTTGGAGCTTAGTTGCTCAGAGATTTACTTCTGTGCCAATGTGGATTTACACAAAAACCAAAAAAGCAGCACCTAAAAAGGATGAATACATACCTAACGACGACGCTTTAGAATTGTTTATGAAGATTCATGAAATTGGTAAGAGAGAATACAATGAATTAAAGAGATTCTCGCCAGATGAATTAGAAAAAGAATTGCGTAAATTAGAAACAACAATTAAAGTTTATTAATGACAAATTTCTCTGTTTTAGACGCAACCGATATCATAGATGTAATGTTATTTAAATATAACTACTATGATTTTAAAATCTGGACAGGAGCTAAGAATAAATTGAATTACATTGAAGTAAACGATCAATCTATTTTAGTTTCGCCTAAAGATTTAAAGAAGTACATTGAAAGCACATATCCAAATGAATTGAATAAATTTAAATCAATTGGATCAGAATTCTTACACAAGGATGCTAACTCGATCTATTTCTTTAATACGATGCTTAAAGAAATGTCACGTTTAAAGTGGATCAAATTGACTCTAGATAAAAGTAAAAATTATTCTAGAATGATCGACGATAAAGTAAACGGTCCAAGAATTACATTTTCTTTTAAAGTTCTACACGTTACTTACAAATTATTCGAAATGTTTGATGAAGATGAACTTAAAGTTTTCAATAGCATTTTGACAGATTTACAAATATTAGAGCCTAATAAACCATACAAAAGACACAAGTTAAACTACATTTTAACAAAATTAGATAACTTTATCGAACAACAAGCTCTTAACCACACCGCTGAAGTAGAACCAGTAATTATATTTTTAGATTCAGTTGAAGAAAAGCTAGAAGGAGATAATCCAGAAGTTTTGTTAGTTACAGACTATTAGATTTATTTCTTGAATATATAGTTCAGGAAAAAAGTCTATTGTTTAATGAGTTTAAAATTTAAATTACCAGCATTTAATAGACCTGCTTTTTTACGAAACTTTGGTAAAAGAGAAGGTTTAGTGTACACAGTCATAATATTTTGGATAGCATTCGGTATCTTAGGAGCCTTTAAAAAAGCTGATTTTGCACAAATGGCAGTTTATTTTGGTTCTCTAACAGCTTATGTTGCAACTTATATTTGGGCAGAAACTAAAAGACCAAGTTTAAAAACCGGTTTAGTTCTACCAGGCCCAAGTTCTAGAAGAGAAATCATGATTTATTTTGTAGTTGTCTTATGGGCAATTGCAGGTATTTTAGGTATTTTAAATGGAGTAAATCTTTCTGATTTATCAGTTTATTTCATATCATTAACTGGATTTGTTGCCTCTTGGATTGCGGGCGAAGTTTACAAGCCGCAAGATGAAATTAAAATAGATAATACAAATGGTTAAAGGATATACAGCAAATGAATACGGTGATTTTTTAATAGCTTCTATTAAAGATCCATATACCGACGTAGAAAAAGTATTAGATTGGAATATTCTAGTAGGACTTTCTGATTTAAATACGGTTGGTAGAATATCTTTAGATATAGATTCTATCGATGTATATGGCGTACAAACTAATTTTTTAGGCTATCAAACGGGTGACAAAATAATAGTTGGTAATAATATTCTAACTATAGATTCAGTCGTTGATGCTAATCACATGATTTTAGTTGATCCTTCACCTGTCACAGCAGCCAATGTTGTTTTCTATAAAGAACCTAATCAATATTCTTATTTTGATTACGAATACAGATTTTCTCAAAATCAAGGCGGTGGAGTTTATTCAGAATTTAGACCTCTAACAAAAGATTTAAACTTTGGAGATCTATTACATTTGCAATTTGATCCAAGAAAGCCATTATATTTAGATGTAAAATGTGAAGTTGCTGCACTTTTGCCAGCAAACTCATTAACTATATTATCAATTACATATACTTTACAAAGAGATAACGGTATCATAGAATCATGCCCTCAATTTTGTACAGACTGTTTAGATCCTTATTTATATAACGGATGCGCTAATATTAGAGTTAATTGTGATGATACTAATCAATTTCAACCATATAATTTAGGTAAATCTCAGCAAGTTTATTTACAATTATCTAATATGGTGTCAGACATATTTGGCCATCAAGTTAAATATTTTAGAACTGAACCAGATCAAAGAACTAAAGACGTTATTTTGATGGAATATTCTTTATTCCATGTTGCAGATGAGCAAACTATTAAAATTTTAGTACCAGATAATGAATTTCCACAAGAATCTTCAATTTCATACGATATGTTTGGAATGGATTTTGAAGAATTTGAAATTCATATAGTTAAGAAAGAGTTTGAAGAAGCATTCGGATACGGTAAGCAGCCTAGAAATAAAGACTATATGTTTATTCCTATTATCAATAAGATGTACACAGTAAGCTCGGTTTCTTTAGGTGATCGTTTTAATGCAGCTATATCTTATTGGAAACTTAAATTAACAAAATACAGTACTTCTAGCGCTGTTGAAACAGACGGATTTACAGAATTAACAGATATGATAGTTACCGGAATAGATGAAGTTTTTGGTGCAGAAATTAAAGATGTACAAGAACAAGTTACAAAACCAGAACAATATCAAACAGTTTCTACTTCATACAGAGATGGTATTAGACAATTCCAATCTAAAGACATTAAGATTGTTGACTATGATCTAAAAAATAGATGGACTGTAGTTTCTAAAAACTATTATGATCTAACTCAAGTTGATAAAACAAACGTTGCTTTAGAATACGTTAAGAAAAGTAATTTAAAAGCAACTGATGATTTTGCTTTAACAGCATGGATTTCACCACAGTTTGAAACTGCAAATAATACCGAAGACTATTTTGTTTTTGGTGATTATGTTTTATCTAATGGTTTTAGATTGATGCTAAGCCCGTTTGCATTTACTGTTATCATCAATGGCATTGCGTATACTTATGCGCATAATATGATTTTTGCAAAAGATAAATGGTATGCATTTATTTTAAATGCAAGTAATACTTACAGACAATTATCACTTCATGTTTATGCATTAGATGCAAATAATAATGAAGGACTTCCACAATTACAAAATAATGATTTAATTCCAGCTTTCCATGAAACTAAAGAATTAAATAATGCCATGATGTGGAATTCTGACACCTATTATCATTTAAATGGTGCAAAATTACACATAACTAATATTAGAATGTTCGAAAAACCAATAGAATTAGAACAACATCATAATGTATTAAATCAGTATGTCGTTAGAGATAATCAATTGGCTCTTATTATTGATAACGCTATTCCTTCAATTGGCTTCCAGAAATTCAAGAACGCTAGATAAATTAGATACATATCTAGTAAATAATATAATATTATGTCAGAAGAAAAGAAAAGAAGCATCAGCGAACAGGCTGATGATATACGTAGAGAATTAGACGAATTGATAGGTACCGATGATTCTATAACAGATGTTGTAGATCAAGACCCTATTTTACCCCCTGCTAGAATTAGATCTAATGTTAGTTTTACTGAAATGAAAGGTGCTGCTAATAAACAAGCAGAAAAAACTATAACAGCTTTAATGAAATTCTATTTAGAAGAAGACATCATCACCAAAGATGAATATGTCATGGCTAAAAAGAAAATGGACGAAATGACAATGAGCTCATTAGTTTATCAACTACAAGCAGGTGAAAGAGCACTTACTATTTTATTAGAAACTATAGAAGACGGTGAAATGGCACCTAGAATGTTTGAAGTTTTAGCAACATTACAAAAATCTATGTTAGACGTTATTAAATCACAGACAATGTATTTGATGGCAACCGAAGAATCTACTAAGCGTATTGCTAGAGATATCGAAATGTATAGAAAAAATGTAGATAAAACAGAAATTCAAGCTTCAGGTGGTTCTATAGAAAACGGAAACGTACAAAGAGGTACAAAAGATCTTATGCGTCTTATTAGACAAAGTGAAGGTATGACGGAAGACGCAGAGACAATAGACATTGAAGATACTGAAATAACAGAAGATTAATATGAAGCATGTAAAATTATTCGAACAATTTTTATTTGAAATAGGAGATTCATCTTCTAAAAAATATAAATATAAGATTACTGGTAAATTTAATGATATGTCTGAGTTTAATAAAAGACTTTATGCTAAATTTAAAACAGAGTCAAAATTAGAATATACGCTAACTGTTATAAATATAAATTCATTCTTAGATGTTGATTTTACAGCAAACGGAGAATATGACGAAACCAATAGAGGAGAAATGTTTAGTGTAATGGCGACTATCATTGACGTTGTAGAAAATATTTTAAATAATAACGAAAGCATTCGCGGTATAAGATACGAACCCAAAGAAAATGGAGTAGATAAAGGTACAGGACGAGATAGATTATATAGAATTTTTCTAGAAAAATCTGTTAAAAGACTTGGAAAATCAATCAAATTTATACAACAAGGCGGTACGGTTTTCGGTATAATAACACAAGATTAATATGGCAGAAAATGTAAGCGATAATAAATGGATCCCTAGCGAATCAGCTGATGTTCAAACTGCAAAACTAGTATGGTCCACGAAAAATGTTAATGACTATATTTTAGCATTAGATAAAGGTTATAAACCAAATGTTAGTTCACCTTTTTATGAAGGTAAACAACACCTTAAAAAAGGTAATATTGTTTTTGAGTATACAGACGCTGAAATCCAAGAAATAGCTAAGTGTGCCAAAGACATTGTTTATTTTGCTGAGAAATACGCAGTGGTAATGACCGATGATGGTATTCAAAAAGTAAAACTTAGAGAATATCAAAAGGTTATGTTACGTAACTTACAGGATAATAGATTTAATATCGTATTGGCATCTCGTCAAATGGGTAAAACAGTTACCGCTTCTATTTTCAATGCGTGGTATATTATTTTCAACTACGATAAAAACACATTACTTTTAGCCAATAAGGCAGACTCAACTAAAGAGATTATCGATAAAGCTAAAGTCGTAATTGAACACGTTCCATTTTATATGAAACCTGGAATTATCAAATATGACGTAATGAACGTTAGAGCTGATAATGGTTGTCGTTTAGTTGGTCAAGCTACCACAGCTAAAGCGGGTATTGGTTTTACCATTCATAACTTATATTTGGATGAGTTTGCCCACGTTCAATCTAATATTGTAGATTCATTCTATGAAAACGTTTACCCTACTTTATCAGCTTCTAAAATTTCAAGGATCAATATTACTTCTACACCAAATGGATTTAATAAGTTCTATGAAATTTGGTCAGCTGCAGAAAAAGGCGACAATGCATATACACCATTAAGAATTGACTGGTGGCAACACCCTGATAGAGATGATGCGTGGTATCAGAGAGAACTTAAAAACTTAGGTTCTGATCATGCATTTAATAGACAGTACGGAAATGAATTCGTTTCATCATCCACGCTGTTATTATCTCCAGGTTCAATGGCAACTATGAGAAAAAAGGCAAAGAAATTTATTCATCACGAATTAGAAGACTTTGAAAATATACACATCGATACAAATGGTTATTTGATGTGGAATCCAGATTTTGATTTAGATACGACTGTTTTAGAAGATAAACGTTGGTTGTTTTCTGTAGATATTGCAGAAGGTAATGGAGGTGACTATTCTATTATTAATGTTTTTGAAGTAGAACCTATGAGCAAAAAGCACATAGATAAAATTGCAAACCCTGGAGCAATGTATGACTTCTTTAGAATCAATCAAGTTGCAATATTTAAATCAAATGAACACGTTATTGAAGATTTTGCTAAGATTTTATATACATTAGCATGTGAAGTCTTTAATCCAGAAAACGTGAAGATGGTTATTGAATTTAACACATACGGAAGTATCTTGTTACAATATTTACAAACAGTGTTTCCTCAAAGAAATGAATTTGAAGATGAGATGGTTTTAAGATTTAAACACCGTCACGATTCTAAAACATTAAAGGCAGGTTTAAGATTAAAAGCAGATAATAAAGCTGTTTTTTGTCAAAACTTTAAAAAATTAATAGAAGCTAATAGAATTTTTATTAATGATATAGATACTGTTAATGAAGCTTCTCTTTTTGGAACTTTAAAAAATGGTAGTTATGGAGCTCAAATGGGTCACGATGATGCTATTATGACAGCTATTAATGCCACAGAATTCTATGGAACTACAGATTATGCAGATTTTGTCGAAGAATTATTAGACACAATTGACGAAAATTTACACGATTACATGGAACAAACGCTGTTTAAAGATACAGATTCACAGGGTGATTTACAATATGATATTTACGACTTATTAAAATAATAAATTGCAAATATTACATTGATATATAGTCTAAAGATAAAAAAATACTTATAAAATTATGGCACTTAGTCCTCAATTATTGAACTTTAAAAGTTCTGGTGTTTACAGACTTGAATTTGACAAGTCTCAAACAACAACTAACAACGTTCAAACAATCAGATTAGTAGTTGGACATTCTAAAAAAGGTCCTTACAACACTCCAGTTTTTGTACAAACAGCTGAAGAATTTAATGCTATTTTCGGTTCAATTGACACGAATTTAGAAAAATTAGGTATGTTCTTCCACAGATCAGCATTAGCTGCTTTAGGTAGAGGTCCAATTTTGGCTTTAAATATCGCAAACATTGATGAAAACGATACTATTGCTTTCCAATCTCCAGTAACTAATGGTTCTGTTGATTCTATTTCAGCATTAGACGGAGCTAACGAATTAGCTAGTTATTTTAACATTGATAAATTCTGGTTCCCAGAAGATAAAGCAGTTTTAGATACTATTGGAAACTTAGACGAAGATAGAGTTTTAAACTTTATTAACATTAAACAAGAACCTATCACGGTTATTGTAAGAAAAGCACAAGATGTTGCATCTTTTGAAATTTCTGCAAGAGAATGGTATGGTGAAGGTAATGTTCCATCATTCTTAAATGATTTTGATTTAGTTTCAGATTTCATGGTAGATGTATTCGTTTTCAAAGGTAAATTTAACCCAGCAGATATGGACACAGATCCAATCTACGGTGCATTTTTTGATGCAAACGGTTTAATCAAAGGAAAATTAAATGAATTTTCTGCTTTAAGACAAGTTACATTATTAGCACAATACACTGGTTCATTAATTCCAAACTTTAAAGATTTAGAAGGAAGAAACTTATACATTGAAGCTGGTATTAACCAAGAAGCTAGAAGAACAGGTTTATTCTGTGCAGTTAACGAAGATTTAGTAACTGATGAGAATGGAACTAAAGTTGATTTAGTTGGTCATATCTATGACGAAGCTGAAAATTATGAATTACTTTCATATATTGCAGAATATGTACAAACTAACGTAACTACTTATGAAGCAAACATCGTTGAAGTAGCTAATGGAGCTTCAGCAACATCTACAGTTTTAACAATTGATGGTGAAGATTTAACAGCTGATTTCCAAATCGGTCAATATTTATTAACTTCTACAGCTAATACTTACACTGAAATTACTAACGTTGCTATGAATGGTTTAGATACTGAAATCACATTTGATTCAGCTACTTTAAATTCAGCATATACTTTAGTAGGTCTTGGAAGTGTTAATGTATATGATCAAATTGTTACAGCAGAATACGCACACGATAAAGTTAAAGAATTAGCAGGTGGAACTTATGCAAATAACGCATCTACATTCACTATGACATATTCAACTTCAGGTGCAGCAGATGCATTCCCTATCAAAAAAGGACATTATGTTGATGCATTAGCAGCTAACAGATTAGCTAAAGTACAAAGAGTACAAAGATCAGGAAATGTATGGACAGTAACTTGTAGCCAACCAGTTGCAACTACATGGTCAGGATTCTATAACATTTCATTTGAAGAAGCTACCGTTTCTTACAAACCATTGGTTTTAGAAAAAGCAACAGTTTCTAATAAAACAATTTCTGGAGTTTTATCTCAATTAACAGGAACTGGTTTATTCGCAGCTTTAGTTGACAAAGACGTTATCGATTTTAGATATATTGTAGATACTTTCGCATCTTACGAAGATGGTTCTATCTTAAACAAGAAAGAATTAGCATTCTTAGCACACGAAAGACAAAACGTAGCAGCTATCTTAAATGCGCCTACAGTTTCAGATTTCAAAAAATCAACTGATCCATCATTCAAAAATGATAACAACGAATTTAACGTTGCTTACATCAAAGACGGTGGTAACTTAGATAAAAACCCAAGTTCATTATATGCTTTACCTTCTATCAATGATGGAGCTAATTACGCATTCTATTATGGACCAGGTTTATTAGTAAGAGAAAATGGTAAAGACACTATTGTTCCACCAGCAGCTTACGTATCTAATAACTTTATTGACAAATATTTCAATGCTTTACCTTGGTCAATCGTTGCAGGACCTAGAAGAGGTGTTGTATCAGGAGCTAATGTAGTAGGTGTAGAATACGCGTTTGACAAAGCTGATAGAGATATTTTAGAACCATTCGGTATTAACCCAATCGTCTTCCAAAGAGGCGCAGGATTAACTATCTTAGGTAATAAAACAGCTCAACAATCGGTTAAATCTGCATTATCTTCAGCTCACGTAAGAGAGGTATTAATCTATATCCAAGACGGTATGGCTAACATTCTTAAAAACTACGTATTTGAATTTAATACAGCACAAACAAGATTAGAAATCAAAACTTTAGCGGATGCATTTATGCAATCTGTAAAAGCTGACACAGGTATTTACGATTTCCAAAATATTATGGATCAAACAAATAACACTGATGATGTTATCGACCACAATATGGGTATTATTGATACTTTTGTTGAACCAGTTAAAGGTTTAGAAGTTGTTGTTCACAGAACTACTATTTTAAACACAGGAGAAATCAAAACTGGAAACTTTTCTTAATTGATATATAAAACATAAGATAAAAATAATATAAAGTAAAATGGCTTTACCACACTATTCGCAAGACCAGACTGCAAAGAAAGGTCAACAATATGAACCAGTACAAAAGAATTTATTCGAAGTTACTGTATTGCCTCCGACTGGAGTAGCAGATGCTCCTTTATTAATTCAACACGTAAACACAATCTCAGGATTGGAATTATACAAAGGAATTGAAGCGGTTGCACAAAAATTTAAGTTCTCTACAAGATCTTTCGCTGGTATGCCTAGTGAAACTTCTGTAGATGTAACTATTAATTTTTCATTAAACTTAAACAATGCTAATCAAGCATATTTGTATAAAACAATGAGACAATGGTATAACAAACAGTTTGATCCTCAAACTGGTGTTATGGGTCTTAAAAAAGATTACGTAGGTACTATTGTTATCGTTCAGTTCAATAGAGCTGGAGATATTTATAGAACAGTAACTTTAGAAGATTGTTTTATCACAAGTGCTTTAGGATTTACTGCTGAATTGTCATACGCTGAAGCAGAACCAGAATCTTTAGAAGTTGCTTGGAGATGTGATACTTGGAAAGAAGTATTAGCATAACAACATTAAAAAGGATGGGACGCTTAAAATCCCATCCTTATTTTTTGATTTAAATATATAATATAATATCAACATAATCTACATGTCTAAAGATAAACTAACTAAAAAATTGCAAGTACTTTTAAGCGAGGACGAAGTTTTCATACTTAATCGTATTATCTTAAATGATGCAATTGAACGAGAAGAAAGACCCATTTCTATTTCAGCTTTTATTAGAGAGCTAATTCGCCTTGAAATAGATAGTCGCTCAGATGAAAGCAAAATATGGGACAAAAATAAAATTAATAAACTTAAATCTAAAAAGTAATGCAAAACAACGAGAATGAAAACTTAGATCTAGATAAACAATATGAAAATGTTGTTAAACAAAGAGAAGAGTTACCACTTAGTGAAACTGTTATTGAAGAGCCTGTAAATCTAGGTAAAGTTCAAATGGACAGATTCGCTACACAAAAAGCAGAAGACGCTGATTTCCACTTAGGTTATCACCCGATTCCAGTTATTAATTTACCTTCAGGTGGTATGTTTTACCCAGAAGGAACAGAAATTTCAATTCGTTCTGCAAAGGTTGCAGAAATTAGACACTTTTCAACTATTGACGAAACTAACGTTTTAGACGTTGACGATAAATTAAATAATATCGTAGAGTCTTGTACAAGAGTTTTATCAGGAACTAAAAAAATGTCATACAAAGATCTTTGCGAAGAAGACAGATTTTATGTAATTCTTTCTATTAGAGATTTAACATTTCCAGAACCTGAATCTAAATTAACAGTGGATCATTTAGATAAACACGGAGAAAAGCATGTTATTGAAATTAAAAAGGAATACTTTCAATACTTTAAAATTCCAGAAACATTAGACAAGTACTATGATATGGAATCTAAATCATTTTTAATTGAAACTAAATCATTTGGTACAATTGAGATGAAACCACCAACTATCGGTGTTATGCAAAAAATGACAGCATATATCAGAGAGAGACAAAAAACAGGTGGTAAAATCGATCAATCAGTTCTACAAATAATGCCTTATTTAGTTGGAGAATGGAGAGGATTTACAGATAATGACATCTTCAGATTTGAAGTTGACATGAATGGATGGTCAAACAAAAAATATAGTTTGATTTATAAATTAGCAGAACAAATGAAGACTGGAATTCAGCCAAACATGTTAGTGGAGATCGGGGACGACGAGGAGGTGGTCCCAATCAGCTTTCGTGACGGAATCAAATCTCTTTTCATTGTTCAAGATTTCGCTGGAGAACTTCTTTAAGACAAAGTTTTACGTATATTTACATTTACATATACAACCATCTGAGCTTGAGAAAATGGAATTCTATGAATACCACTACTTGCTTAGAGATCTAACAGATCATTTAAAGAAAGAACAAGAGGCAAACAAAGGTCAACAAGATTCAACATCAGAAATGATGAGTGGTATGAAAATACCAAATATTAAAATGCCAACAATGAGAACTCCGTCACTTAAGTGATGGAGTTTTTAATATATAGTAAAAGCTATATAAAAGATATAAAGATATAAATGAAATTTAATCCCGTACAGGCACTCCAGTCATTACTTTCACCGTTAGATAAATTAACCGCAGTTTCAGAAGCGGAAATGATGTTAACGCAAGATATTCATAAAGTTCTAACAGTAGATTTAAAAAGTGCTGCTAACGATATGGCTTCTGAATTATCTACGCAAACTTCTATATTAAAGGACATTAAGTCTTTGATCAAAGATCAAATTAAAGAATCTAAAAATCGTAGTAGTGATAATTCTGGTAGAGACGAAAGAGTAGAAAGCTCTGGAGGATTTAAACCGATGTCTATGAAAGATACTGGTTTGACTGCCGTGATGATTATAGGTGTTGCAGCTGCATTAGTTTCGGCTGCCGGTATATTTATGTTTATGCCAGTTTTAAATCCAATGCAACTGTTATCTGCGCTTGCAGTAGCAGCTACATTAGCTTTAGTAGCACCAGTTTTTGTTAAAATTGCAGATGTTCTTGGACAAAATCAAGGTCTGGTAAGCGCAAGTTACAAAGGTTTCTCAGGTTCAAAACCAGATACTGGTAATATGTTTTCTATAATGGGAGCAACTTTATTAACTATGGTTGGAATCTCAGTTGCTTTAGTTCTATCAGGTGCTATATTATCTCTTATGCCAGTTATTGGAGCTGGACAATTCTTAACTGCATTAGCCATAGGTCTTATTATGATTCCTTCAGCTTATGCATTTGTTTTATTTGCAAAAACAATTAAAGACAACGAATTAGGCGTTAAAGATATGGGCATGGTAGTACTTTCATTTCTTGGAGTAGCAGCTGGTATTGTTGGAACAGCTTTGATATTTCAAATGTTGCCTGACAAATATAAAGCTCCAGATTTATTATGGTCACTTCAAGTTGGTTTTGCAGTTGCTTTATTTTCAGTTTCATTCTTTTTAATTATGAAAGCTGTTAAAGGAGCTTCTCTTAAACAAATTATGTTTGGCTCATTAGCAATTGGAGCCATAGCATTGGGTATTGTTGGATTGTCTTACGCATTTCAATATTTACCAGATGGTCAATATAAAGCTCCAGATATGACATGGTCTTTAGTTGCGGGTACAGCAGTTGCTTTATTTGCAGTTTCATTCTATTTTGTAATGAAAGCCGTTAAAGGCGCTAGTCCACAAGAATTACTTTATGGAGCTATTGCAATTCCATTAATCGCTATTGCAATTGCCGGTGTTGCTTGGGTATTTTCACAAGCTGCAGAATCATTAAGTGGATTAAAAGGACCAGATCCAATTGAAACTTTAAAAGCAGGTTTAGCTATACTTGTCTTTGCAATTCCATTTGCCTTGTTAGCCATGGTATTCCAAAAATTTGGAGTTGGTCCTAAAGAAGCTTTATTAGGTGTTTTAGGAACTGTTGCAACAGCTATTGCTATTCTTGCAATTTCATACATATTTTCAGTTTTACCAGATACATTTAAAACACCACCATTAAGTTGGACATTAGATGCTGCATTAGCTATTGGTGTATTTGCTGGTGTAATTGGTGTAATTGGAGCAGTTATAGCCTTATCAGGCGGTACAGGTGAAGCAGCTCTTATAGCTGGTGTTATCGGTGTCATAACTATCGCAGCCGGTATTTGGGCCGTAGCTTGGATTTTAAGTAAAGTGCCAACTGAATTTGTCGGTGGTATGCAAGCTTTAACCGCCGGAATGATGGCACCTGTAAATGGCATGATAAATGCTTTCACGAGATTAAAAAATGAAATAGGTATAGAAAATTTACCGGCTTTAGCAGGTGGAATTGTTTTACTTGCAGGTGCATGGTTAACATTAGTTGGTGCATTAGCTGGACAAGCAATTGGAGGCTTAGGAGCTTCTATCGCAAACTTAGGTAAATCTATTATAGATGGCATAAGCTCTTTCTTTGGTGGTGAAAAAACCAAATCGCCTATTGATTTATTAGATATGATTTTAAATAGAGCAAATGCTATTACAACTATATCAAAACCTATGGAAACTGTAGCTACCTCATTTGGTAAAATTGCAGGTTATACTGGAGGTGTTGTTAAAGGATTAGGAGCATGGTCTATTTTTATAGAAGAAGCTAATGCTGAAAATTTAACTAAGAGCGCAAATGCTTCTGAAAAAATAGCAAATGCATATACTAAATTTGCAAAAGCTGCCAACGGTTTAAATATTAAAGCGGTTCAAGCTTCTACGGCAATGTTTACTTCGATAGCTAATTTATCCAAACCAGATGCACAGAATGCTATGAAAACTTTAACACAAGAATTACTAAAAGCTGTAGAAGAATTAAGTAAAACTGTAGTTAATTTAGAAACAGCTGTTGAAAAACAAGGTGATAGTAATTCAGGACTTATAGAAGAAACTGGTAAAGCTATCGGTGGATTTGTAGAAAAAGTAACAGGTATGGTAACAAGTACAGATACTAAAGTTAATAAAAGTATACCTAAAACACCAGAGCAACAAAAAGCAGAACAAGCTAAAGCTGCAGATAATACAGCTTTATCAAAAGATATTGCAACATTAACGCAAGCTTTAAACATGTTGGTTCAAAAATTCAACGACAGCACTGGAACAAATGCGCCTTATGTAAGAGTTGCACAGTAATGATTACACACATCCATATTTGCCAACAATTAGACAAACCGTTTAAGATTTGGAAGAGCGAGTTATATTGTACTATAGCTCAATGTCTCTTGTGGAAGAAATTGTATAAATGGCCAACTAAACTTTATTGTGATAATGCTACGTATCAAGTATTTAAATCCCTAGATATTTTAGAAATATGGGATGAAATTGATACAGATCTATTAAATCAAACAACTTCTATTAATAAAACAAGATTTTGGTCTTCTGGCAAACTTCTTGTTATGAATAGCCAAACCAAGCCATATATGATGAGTGATCTTGATTTTGTCAATTTCACTGATATGTTTCAGTTTAATCTTTTTAATGGCTATGATTTAGGTGTTTATCATAAAGAACTTTGGTTTATGAATTCAGCGTACGCAAAACCCAGAGAGAAATTAAAAGAAGTTGATTTTAAACCCAAACAAAAACTTAATTTTTGGGCTAATCCTTTTAATATGGGTTCTTTTTACATGGGCGATATGAATTTAAATAAAGAATATACCGAACTTTCATTAGACTATATCAATAGAGCTAGTCAATTACAATCACCTAAATTTAGAAATAACGATTACACTGTTTTCGCAGAACAATATCTTTTAGCTGCTTTAATTTCCAAAAGTAAATACAATTATACATGTATGTTAGCTGCTAATTTCAAAGATGGTGGTACATGGCTTAAAAGTAATTCTGGTTTTTGGAATTTAAAACAAAGTTATGATCATGCCATTCATTTGTGGTTAGACAAATACAGCTTTAAACACGATCCGAATAAACAACAATGGTATATTGATATGATTGTTAATAAAATGGCAGATATTGCTCCAGAAATAAAGGATTTTATTTTATGCAAACTTACAGATAACAACTTAGAGAATAATAAACAATATTTAGTTTCTTAATATAAGTTAGATAATACTGACTAATGAAGATAATTAGAGCATTTTGGGGAGATCAAGAAAGCACTTGGGAAGAAGTGCCACCAAAACCTTTGTTTGATAATGAAGTTGTATACGTTTATGGTAGAGAAAATTATGAGCGTTTTAGATCTATGGGTTATGAAACCGTTTTAATCCATTACGATTCAACAGAATTAGAATATAGCACAGTTTATAAACACTTTGTGCATAAATTAGAGTGCTTAAAAAGAGCTGAACACGCATACTTAGAATATTTATTTTTAGATTGGGATGTTCAAATAGTTAAACCATTAGATGATAACTTTTGGAATTTAATTAGAACTAAAGGAAGATTGCAATGTCCTTTATACGCATATCCGACTAATTATGAAAATAAAGTACTAGCTCAAATAGAACAAAACCCAGAAAAACAATGGGTTAAAGATCTAGATCCTAATATATTTCCATGGCTGACAGTGCAGAATAAAATGTTAATGGAAAATAGCTGGACTTGGGAAGATTTGCGAGTAGTTCCTAATTTTTGTTTCTTTTATTCTAATTATACACCAACAGCATCTAAATTACTTGAAATATACAAAGAACGTGGTATTTTAACATGTATAGAAGAATTTTGCATGTATCAGTTTGCAAATTGTTCTATAAACGAATATATTGAAAAATATGAGCCTGTGGTTATCAGAGGTCGAGAAGATAATTGCTATCATTTTGATTTAACAGAAGACAGAGCAATAGAAAGAATAAATAATTATATAGCATCAAAGATTAACAAAGATATTTACTTAATACACGAATAATGAGAGATTTTATAGTTGCACGTTCATGGAGAACTTTTGATAAACAACAAGTAGTTGCATTAGCTGAAATATGTAGATTAATTTCTTTTCACAGAAAGGAAATGAACAAGGCTGAAATTCACATCAATGTGAATAATCCAAATCTTGAAATGCAAGAAATGGCTAGAAAGATAGTTCCAGAAAACATAAAACTGTTCTTTTACGATAATCAATTTCTAGAAGATTATGTTAGAAATTTTGGTATAGAACCCGATGTAAAGGCATTTAAAGAATGGGAATGGATTTATCACATCTTATTATATCATTATTTACATCATGCAAGAAACGTAAATTATTTACTAACTTATGATGACGATATTTTATTTAATGGTTTAGAATTTAAAGACATTGTACACTTTGTTTGCTCTAAGATTCCATTTTCAATAGCAGATCAATATCACGATGCTGATAAACCAATGATGGGTAAATTAGTAGAACGCTTCGGTAATGAAGTATTTGAAAATTATTATAGATGTTTCGGTAATGCTAGAGCTGGAAATTCTGGATTTATGGGCTTTAATAATTCTATAATGAGCAAGTTTTTCTCAACACACGACATGCAATGGTTAATAGATGCTTTTATTTATAGTAGATGGGATCATAAAACAATGCAAGGTACTGGTTGGGATGATTACAAAATTTTATTACAAGAACAATCATTTCTATCTATATTAAATAGAGCTTATTCTGATAAAAAACACATCTTATTAGTAGATACAGACGGCTACATATTAAGTCAAGACTTAGAGCTTATGAAACAAAGTAAGGTAATGCACTTTATTTCAACTACTAAATATGACAAGTATTATTTAGATCAGATTGAAGAGAGATATGAAAAATTAAAACAACTATACGCACTTTAATGAAAGCTATACATGTAAATTGGACGGCTCCATTTTTTAATAAAGAACGTCTAAGAGGTCACGGTTTTTCAATTACAAAAAATATAAGTTCAAAAACTTATGAGCTTCCAAACTATCAGATACTATACACTATTTTATCTGCAATTAGGTGGAAAAAACACAATGGACCTATAAAATTATACACAGATTCAATAGGTTTAAGTTATTATCAGCAAATAGGTATAACTGAATTATACGATGAGATCGACACAGAATTCTTAGATAATTTACAGAATGTAGATCCTGCATATTATTGGACTTCTGGTAAAATACAAGCTTTGCAAAATGAAAAAGAACCTTTTGTATTTCTAGATCAAGACTTTATAGTTAGAGGCGAAGTTCCAGCCGATTTTTATTATGGAGATATTGGAATTGGCCACTGGGAAATACCAAGAGGCAGTTATTATTTTACAAGACAACAGTGGGAATCTGAAATTAAACACGTAGAAATACCACATAATTATAATTGTAATGCGTATTCACCCAATACATCATTTGTTTATTTTGGGACAGCTTCCGCGGTTGATGAATATGTTAAAGCACATAAGAAATTAATCAATTCTGGTGAGAATGAGGTGCCTGAGTGGTTTTGGTTAGCAACAGATCAAGGAATTCTTGGTCATGTTATCAGAGAACATGAGTATCATACAAATACTTTAACTGATAGAATATTTCTAGCTGATAATGATTATGCAAAACCAGAAGACAGACGCTTTGGTTATTCTGAACAATGGTATTATCCAGTTGAACATGATAAAACCAAAGATCAATTTGAATGGGAACACGTTTGGTTAGCTAAAGTTGTATTTGCAAATGATCCAGAATTTATGGAAAGAGAATGCCAACGGTATTATGATGAAATCTGGGATTTAGGTGGTAGCAATTACTTATACTACTTTAACTTAAATAAGTATTGGAATAAAGAAAAACATGGCTATTAATAATAAAATACCAATTGTCAGAGCTCTTTGGGGAGATGTAGAACGCACAAGAAATGAAGTGTTTCAAAATCCCATTTTTACAGATGAAATTGTAATTACATGGGGTGTTGAGAATGAAACTTTTTTAAAATCATTAGGCTATAAAGTTGTATGTTTATCTGAATTTTCTTCTGATGCAAGTTATTCTACTATTCATTCACATTTCATGCATAAATTATTAGCTGTGCAACATGCTGGTAAAATATTTAACGAATTTATATTTTTAGATTGGGATTGCTATTTAGCAAAACCACTAGATGATCATTTTTATCAACAATTACAAAGGGGTAACGATATTCAAGTACCTTTGTACGCATATCATGATTCTGAGGGAATTGGCATAGTTGATATAATGACGCATTCAGCGCAAGAGCGTTATAACAATGAAGCTCCACCTGAATTATTAGCTTATATAGCTTCTCATGAAGCTCAGTTAAGAAAATATAGTTGGAAATTTAAAAACATGTTAGTAACTCCAAATTTTAGTTTCTTTTATACTAGAAATCCAAATGTTGGTGAAGAGCTAATAAAAATTGCAACCGAGAATAATATTCTAAATTGTATTGAAGAACATGCTTTTTATTTGTTTGCCAATTGTACAGTAGATGAATACATTGCTAAATTCGAACCAGCTGTAACGTATGGTACTCACAATGATACGAGAATGCACATGGAACGAAAGGGTTATGATTTATCAAATGATCCAGTAATTAAGATTAATAAATATATCAATACGAAAGTTAATAAAAACATCTACTTTAAACACATATAATATGTACTTTAATAAACCTTTAATAGATACGAATATTCCAGATATTAAATATCTTGCGCCTATTCCAGTTTATCAACATCAGTTCGAAGATCATGAATTTCACGATAGACTTTTTCAAATGGGTTTCACACACTTAGATGAATTGCAAAGAAGAATGGGTCAAGAATTGCCTGGACAATATGATAAAGATCGCTATGACGGTTATTCAGATTGGTATGGAAATCAAGACGCTTGGGTTGAAGATGGTTTTCCACCAATAGGCTCAAGATTTTCAGTGCCACCAAATGACTTTTTAGAAATAGATAACGTCGATGTTAAAGAAATGCGTCAACGTATTATCGAAGCGTTTACACATACCATTAAAGCTATTGGTGCTGTACCGTCAGATGCTATATTAGATCCTAAAATTACAGAAAGTTGGGCTCAGTGGTATGAACCACACGATGGTCGAGGCCACAACAAGCACAATCACTGTCGATGGGATCCAAACGAAGCTCCATTCATAGGTTTTTCTGGAGGTTATTACTTGTCAGATGGAGAACCTTTTGCAGACCATACATATTCAGGTGCGTTCTGTTTTCATGTTAGAGACTATGATTACTATATAAGACCTAAAAAAGGCATGTTAGTTTTATGGCCCTATGATATTGTACACTCAGTGACACCTTTTTATGGTAAATCTCACAGATGTGTTGTTAATTTTAATATTCAAGTAGAAAAGCCATGATATACGTATTCGTCATAATAGTAGCAGCAATACTTTATTTTGTTATCTCAAAGAAAATAGAAAAAAGTATAAAACCAACAGATATTATTGTTAATAAATTAAACGCAAGATTGACATTGATTAATTCTAAATTAAAAGCAGAAATTCAATCAATGAAGTCAAATGTTGAAATTAATGATAGATATATAGAACAATTACACACTAAAATTTCTGAATTAGAAGTTACTTTACAAAATTTTGTAAACAAAAATTAATTTAGTTATATAATAAAAGTTCTTAAACATTATTGGAGAGGTGGACAATGGTTGTCGAGCGGTCTTGAAAACCGTCGCTCGGAAACGGGTTGCAGGTTCGAATCCTGTCCTCTCCGCTACAGAAAAGGAATCAGCAATGGTTCCTTTTCTTTTTAATAAGAGTGGTGCCCATGCTCTTGAGGTCCTGAGTCAATAATGGCTTTAGAATTGTTGCAAAGCAATAAAAGGATTTTAATAAAACTAATTAGCACTATGAAAACAAATCAACCGAGCGCTTATATTGCGCTTAACAACAATCGTTTAAAGGCTTATGCCGACGTCATTTATCTTAAAGATGGCGATGAGTTTCAAATTGAACTCTTTAATCCTTACCAAGTCTCTGTACTTGCAAAAATCTACATCAATAACAGCTTAATTTCTACCTCAGGTTTAGTAATTAGACCAGGTCAAAGGTATTTCTTAGATCGTTTTATTGATACAAACAAAAAGTTTAAGTTCAATACTTACACAGTGGATTCTGGAACTACACCAGAAGTTTTAAAAGCTATTGAAAATAATGGTTCTGTTAAGGTAGAATTTTACAAAGAAACTGAAGTTATATCTTCAAGACCTTGGACTGGAATTATTCAAGCTCCGTGGAATTCAAGTCCATTTGTAGGCCAACCTTATGCGGGCGACGTATTTTACTACAGCTCAGGCACTGGAAATCTAAATCCAACTACTACTTTTACAACCAACTCAACTATTACCAATAATGCACAATTAAATGCGCATGTTGTTAGTTCTTTAGAAACTTTGGAAACAGGAAGAATTGAAGGTGGCTCAAAATCAAAACAAAGTTTTAGCACTACAAATCAGGACTTTGAATTTTTTGCATGCGCAACTTCAACATGGAAAATCTTACCAGAATCTGCAAAACAAACAGAAATCAAAGATATAAGAAACTATTGTTCTTCTTGTGGAACTCGCATGAAGAAACAAAGTTGGAAGTTTTGCCCTAATTGCGGCGAAAAACTAGATTAATATATAATGCATGGCACCCCTTGTTAAAATTATAGCAGCCTCTTGGCTGCTATTTTTCTTCAATCCCACTGGAGAATTACAAAATGTTACAATTAAAAAACAACACTATACTTCTGTTTATTCACAGAGTCTGGAGCAACCTCTTATGGTTACTTACGATGTGTTATGTAACTCCAAACAATCTAAAGCAAATTATAATTCTAGACAAGGTTTAAATTTTTATGTAGAATCAGATGTTCACACTGCAGATGATCTAGATTATGCACACAACGACTACGATAAAGGACACATGGCTCCAGCCGCTGATTTTAATTGTGATGAAACTGCTTTAAAAGAAACCTTTTCTTATGTTAATTGCGCGTTGCAACACAAAGATTTAAATAGAGGCCAATGGAAAGATTTAGAATCCTATGAAAAAGAGTTGGCCATTAATAATAAAGTTTCAGTTTTAATTACATTAGACTTTTTTGGATCTATTAGAAACACCACCGGAGCTATGATTCCAGTTGGATTTACAAAAACGATCTCTTTAAATGGAAAAAAATTCAAGTCTTATTACTTTCCAAACCAACGAGTTAGCGGCTCGTATGAAAAATATTTAGTAAAAAAGTACTAAAATATTTTTTTATGTCAAATGTTTGTTGTATATTTACAGAGTAATTAAAAACAAACAAATTATGACAGTCTTTACAGTTATTCCTTTCTTTTCTGATGGTATTGAAATATTCCAAAACGATATTAAAAGTTTTACAACTTTTGATGCTGCTCAATTATACGCATGGAACGATATTGGCGGTAGACGATATGAAATAGTTGAAAATGATCTAGAAGATTGTTAATAACTTTTGAAAAATAATTACTTAAATATTTTTTTATTTCAAATAAAGTTCGTATATTAGCCTTATAATTAAAACAACAACTATTATGTCAGAAGAATCTAATTATTTAGCAGAACAAGAATATAAAGAATATCAGCGTTTAATTAATACTGTTGAAATTCTAACGCAAGCAGAATATGAATTTTGCAAAGCTTGGAATGCTGAAGAAGCGTTTCAGTATTTGAATAATATTGGACCAGCTTGGGAAAATGGAGGTTTTAATGGAGAAGATCGTTGGTTAAATATCAACGTTTACTCGGAATATGAACACGAAAAACGTCAGTTTGAAATGGAAACTGGTGTTTATGGAAGTTATGATAATTTATAAATTTAAAAAAATGGAAAACACACAAATAATTGCAAGTTCTATTTTAGAACCAGTATTAGATAGAATTTCAAAAGACTATCAATTAGATCCAAACGATAATAGATTTACTGGATTTTTAAACACTTCACCGCAAGAAGAATGGTCAAGTGCAGAAACAATGGCTTTAGTTTATATGATCGAAAATGAATCTTTAGCGTTATATGAATTATTAAAAAAATATAATTTAAACGTAGAAGACGGTCCAAGCAAATATGAAACCATTTTTATATCACTCATAAAGCAATTAAATTAATACGCAATCTATGAAAGTAATATTCCTAGATATTGATGGCGTTATGAATTCCAGAGTTTTTTATGAACAAAGACATAAAAGAAGATGGAGAAAACCAATTACTTGGTTATATGAATCAAAACGTTTACTTAGAAAAATATTTGGAATCAAATCAAAAGGAGTTTCTATGGCAGATTATAAAACGCCAAAGAGATTTTATGAATTTGATTATCAATTTGAAAGATTAGTAGAGGAAACATGTCCTCAAAAATGGGAGTGGCTAAGTAACTGGTGTAATGAAACAGGTACAAAGATTTGTGTATCTTCAGTTTGGAAGCATCATTTTGGTAAGGAAGATTGTATATCGACTCCTGAAAGATGGGAGGATGCTTTAGTAAAGTTAGGGTTTAAACCCGGAACGTATGTTGGAATTACAGGTCGTCGTAGAACCTTACGAGGTGAAGAGATTCAAGATTGGTTGGATGCTCATCCAGACGTTGAAGATTATGTAATTTTAGACGATGATTCTGATATGTTACCTGAACAATTTGCAAAGTTTCACCATTCGGACCCATGGTTTGGCCTAACACCAAATCATCTATATCGAATTGAAAGACAATTTAATAAGCAAACTAATTATGAAAATCTTAATATAGCTAGAAAGAAAAAATCTCTATCAAATTAAACAACTTTTAAATCTCTTATAAAACAATTAAATTAATTAAATCATGAAAACAAAAATTTTAAAAGCAATCTTATATTTAGTAGGATGGATTTTATCGATCATAAACATTGGTCCACTGGGACTTCGTTTAATGAATCAACCAAGCAACTTATATCTAATTTTAGGTGTATTAATCTCAATCGCATTAATTTCAACTGCATTTATATGTGCATGGAATTTTGGCCGAATAGTAGCACAAATTATTATAGAATACCGAACAAATAAAGAAAACAAATAACCAATTAAATAAACAAAAATGAAAATTAAATCAATTTTAGGAATTTTAGCAGCAGTATTAATTTTATTAGTAGGTGCTAATTCATGTACAACAGCTGACTCAAGCGAAGTAGCATTAGTAGTAGATCAAATCGGAAATGACAAAGGTGTGCCGAACATCGAAATGAAATCAGGATTCATTTTCTATTTCCCACCAACACAAGACGTATATTTATATCCAACGTCAGTTCAACACAAAGTATGGTCAGCAGACGCAAATGAAGATTCACCAACAGATGAACACATCGACGTAACATCAGCAGACGGCGCAACATTTGGCTTAGACGTTTCTATCAACTTACAATTACAACGAGCAAGAGCTGCTGAATTATTTACTAAATATAGAGTTGATATGAAAGAGTTGATTGAAACTCGAGTAAGAACATTAGTACGTAAAGAATTATTAGATAATGCTGTTAGTTTTGCTTCAGATAGTTTATTACAACACAGAAATATCTATGAAGCTAATGTAACTAAAACTTTAAATGTTGCTTTAGAAAAAGAAGGCTTTACATTAAATAACATTGCAATCTTAAAAATGCAATTACCTGCATCATATAAAGCAGCTATTGAAAGAAAAATTGCAGTCTTACAAGAAACAGCAACTATTATTTCTCAAACAAAACAAGCAGAACAATCAGCTTTAAAGAAAGTAGCAACGGCTAAAGGTAACTATGAAGCTGCTATCTATGACGCTAAAACAAAAGAGATTTTATCTCAACCTAAAATGCTAGAATTATATCGAGCAGAAACTGAAAGAGTGTGGGCTGAAAAAGGCGTATCACCTTATGGATCTAACAACGTATTTGGTTCAGCACAAGGAATTCTTTTGAATAGAAAATAGAAATTGTTCGTAACTTTACGAAAATAATTAAGCCCAAATTTTTTAGTTTGGGCTTTTTTTCGTATATTTACATATACAAATTAAAACAAACATCCATTATGAAAAACTTAGAATTATTAGTAGAAGGAAAAGAATATATTGTTACAACACAATTTAGACCAGATGGATATGATGGTCTTGTTTTTTCAGGATTTTCTAAAGAAAACGATGACGTTACTTTAGCTTGTTTTGAGGATGTAAAAAGAGGATATGAAAGTTTCTTTGATATTAGCGTACCTACCACAACTATTATTCCAGTAGAAAATCAATAAGATGGAAAAGTTTATTATCAAACCAAGTAGCCCATTCGGAACTGCATTTGCAATTGTAACAACTTTAAGTGGTACTTATATATGTCCAGGTTGGCATCCAGTACCTAAAGGAACTACTAGAGATCAAATCGATTTTGATATGACAGATTACGTTGAAAAGAAAGAAGTAGAAGCTAAAAAACTTTTAGAAATTAAATCATATAAGGTTGAAGCCTCGAAGCCAGGTAAATTTTACGAAGTTAAAAATAATAATGACAAATGGAGTTGTACTTGCCCGTCAGCTTCATTTCACAGAGGAGATTGTAAACACATTAAAAAATTAAAAGAAGATGCCAAAAATATTTAAAGTAGGAGGTTGCGTAAGAGATAGATTACTTGGACTAGAGTCCAACGATATTGATTTTACATTTGTCTTAGATAATCTAGACAGAACCGTAGAAGAAGGATTTCAAATCATGACAGATTGGTTAGATCATCACATGTTTACAATCTTTTTAAGTACGCCAGATTGTTTTACAATTCGTGCTAAGTTTCCACAAGGTCATGAGAATGAAGGTATGGTGGCTGACTTTGTTTTAGCTCGTAAAGAAGTTGGGTACGAAGAAGGAACTCGTAGACCAATCTTAGAACTTGGAACTCTTGAAGATGACTTAGTGCGTAGAGATTTTACAGTTAACGCATTAGCAGAAGCTGAAGATGGAACTATTATCGATTTGTTTGACGGTCAAGAACATTTAAAACAAATGATACTTGTAACACCTTTAGATCCTAAGTTAACCTTTATGGATGATCCTTTGAGAATTCTAAGAGCTTTTAGATTTTCAATCACTAAAGGTTTTGTAATGTGTGAAGATATTCAAAGAGCAATTGCAGAACCATTGCTTTGGGTAAAAATGAAAGAGGTTGTAAGTGCTCAAAGAATTAGAGAAGAACTTACTAAATGTTTTCATGCAGATACAATGACTTCTTTGCAAATGTTATTCGTATTAGAAGACATACATCCTGGAATGATCGAAGAAGTTTTATTTCAAGATGGAATGTGGTTGAAACCAACGTTCGAAAAGTAGTATAAAATAAGAAACCTATTAAATCAAAATTATGAAAAAATTAATTATGTTGCTTGCGTTAGTATCAATGGCAAGTTGTTCAGAATTAAGACACGTGTCTTCTGATGGATTAACATACGAAAGCGGAAATATTTACCATAAAGGTAATTTAATTGCTAAATTAAGTGGAGTTGAAGTTGCGTATGACAATCGTAAGCTTGTTACTGAAGCAACATTCACATTAACAAGTGCAAACTATAATCACCTAGCATACGGTATTATAAAATTAGTGACACAAAGAAATCCTAAATGGGAAGTTGAGGTTGAAATAAAACCAGAAGCTGACATTTTAAACTAAAACATAATAGAAATGAGCAAAGTAAGAATTTATTTAGATGACGTAAGAACGCCAGTTGATAAAGATTGGGTTGTTGTTAGGAACTATGATCAGTTCGTAGCTCAAATTATGTACATTGGTCTAGAGAATATTGAACTAATTTCTCTAGACCATGATTTAGGCGAAACAGCAATGAAGGAATGGCAATATGGCGTAACTAAGAATTACGCTATTAACTATGATAATATTGTTGAAAAAACTGGCATGGACTGCACAAAATGGTTAGTCAATCAATGGTTAGATGGACAACCTGTAGTTGATGTTGTAATTCACTCAGCAAATGCAGTTGGTTCTGCAAACATGATGGGTTATATAAATAACTACAGACACTTGCACAGATTGCCGCAAAACTGCGTTAGAGTAAGAATAGAACACACAGTATAATGAAATTCGAAACACAAGAGATTTTTATCTGCGATTGCCATTCGCCAGATCACCAATTTATCTTTAGAAAATTTGAAGATGATAATGAATTGTATTTAACGATACATTTAACAAAACAACCGATATTACGAAGACTTAAATATGCCTTTAGATATATTTTTGGTTATCAAAGTCGTTTTGGTGCATTTGACGAGATCATCTTAAATCCAGATGATGCTGATAGATTACAAAAAGTAGTAGATTCACTTAAAATTAATAAAGATGAATAATAATTTAATGACCAAAGAAGAAATGAATGCTTTCTTAGAAAGTATTGGAGGACTTAATAATGGTTACTTTACTGATAGACCACCGATTAAAAGCGCAGGTTTCTTTTCAGTTGGTCCAGGTTGGTTAGGTATTATTAAGAGACTTATAGAAGATCTAATAGAACTTGGATGGGACAAGCAAATTTGTCAAGTTAAAGAAAAGTTTGGTGGTCTTAGATTTTATATCAATTCTGGTAGTGAAGAAATTTGGCATCGTATTCAATTAGCTGAATCAGCTTCTTATATTACTTGTGAAAAATGCGGTGAATTAGGTCAAGTTAGAGGTGATGGTTGGATTACAACATTATGCGAAGAACACTCAGAAGGCAAGAAAATAATAGAAATGTAAATTTACAAATATGATATATACGTCAATTGATATCGAAACCACTGGAATCGATAATGAAAACACTCAAACACTATCAATTGGTATAGTAGTTGAAGATACAGTTAACTGTAAACCTGTTGAAGAATTACCAACATTAGAGATAGCAATTCTTAGAGAACGCATCGAAGGTGAAATCTTTGCTATTAATATGAATCATCAATTAATTGCTGACATCTTAGAATATAAGATGGCTCGCAGTGATGAAGAACGTAAAGCGATTGAAGTTAGAACAGGTCGTGAGTATTTAAAAGAAGAAGATGTTACTCGAAGAATTTTTCATTTCTTATGGGAAAATGGAGCCTTAGATGGCAAGTTTGATCCAACTGGTATGATGGAATTTGTAAATGGTAAATCATACCCAGCTTTAACTTCCAAAATGAAACCTTATTATTTCAATGCCGCTGGTAAAAACTTTGCCAACTTTGATAATAAGTTTCTAGAACGCTTACCGAGATGGAAACAATGCCTAAGAGCTCGTGGTAGAACTTTAGATCCTTCAGTTCTTTATATTGATTGGAAGAATGATGATGCTGCGCCAGGTTTAAGTCTGTGTAAAGAAAGAGCAGGACTTAGTAGTGTCGTAACACACAATGCAATTGAAGATGCAATGGACGTAGTCTTGTTATTTAGAAAGTTTTATAAGATATGGGAATAATAAGCCTATAATTTTTTGAAAATAGTTAAGCCCAAATTTTTTAGTTTGGGCTTTTTTTTGTATATTTACAAAGTAATTAAAACAAACAAGATGATAAAATCAATTAAAGAAAAAAATCAAGCGTTAGAGATCGATTTAACAGGCCCACAGGGAAATGCTTATTTTTTATTAGGCACTGCCATGGATTTAGCTAGACAATTAGGTTTACCTGGTGAAGCTATCTTAGAAGATATGAAATCAGCAGATTATGAGCATCTGGTCGAAACATTTGATAAGCACTTTGGTGAATATGTGACTTTATATCGATAGTGCCAGTGAGCTTTAAAATCACAGTGGACTAAATAGTATTTTTAAAAAATTGAAACAAACGGGCCCAATACTAATATAAGTTTCGTCTTTCAGCGAGAGATAAGGTTATAGGGACTTTAAACCATAAATATGCCAGAATTAGCAGAATTAAAACTTACCGCAGATTACGTCAATCACGAAGCTAAAGATCGTGTTTTTTACATTATAAAAAAGAATCCAGCGCATAAAGGCCAAGAAATAGAGTTGCCATTTCATGCTTTTACAATTTACGCAGAAAGTCAGGGTAAAGAATTGCTTCTAACTTTACGAAAATTAAATTCAATTCAAAGTGTTAAATTACGTATGACTATGGGTATGTCAGGTCATTTTAAATGGATAGGTGTTGGAGAGCTTTTAAAACACTCACACTTGCGTTTTCAATCAGATGATGGTTCTTTAGATTTTGTAGATGTTAGACGCTTTGGCAAATGGAAACTAGCCGAATCTTGGTCAGACAACAGAGGTCCAGATCCAATTTCAAACTTTCAAGACTTTGTCAGAAATATTAAAGCTAATATCAACAAAAAAGATTTTGACAAGCCAATTCATGAGGTTTTAATGAATCAAAAATACTTTAATGGTATAGGCAATTATTTAAGAGCTGAAATTTTATATAGAACAGATTGCAATCCATTTATAAGTGCTCGAGAAGCCTTACAGAGTTATCCTGAAATCTATCAACTTTGTAAACTATTACCTTTACAAGCCTACAGATTGGGCGGAGGTCAATTAAAAGACTGGGAGAATCCATTTGGCAAAAAAGTTGAAGTAGATTCGTGGTCAGATTTCATGATTTGTTATGGCAATCCAAAAATGAGCAAGATAACAGACAGAAATGGTAGAACTTTTTGGTTTAATCCTATCTGGCAAGAAGTTAATATATAAAATAAACCTTTTAACATTTACTCATATAATTATTCAAGTTAATACATTTAAACACAATCAAAAATGGGAAAAGCAACAAAATCCAAACAAGTTACATTAGAAGATTTAACAGCATTGCGTACTGAGTTAGAAACTGCAGCAGCTGCAAAACAAGTTGAATTAGCAGAACAAACTTACGCGGTAAACTTCGAAGAAACTGGTAATATTACCAAAGTTTTAAACCACTTAAACAAAGACGTTAGCTGGTCTTCTAAAAATGCAGCTCTTTTAGTAAATTTACATGACAGTTTGAAAAACGAAAAAACACGTTTGACAATTGAGTCTAATTTAGCTAAAAACGAAAAAAGAACTTTATCAGCTGAAGAAGTTGCAACAGTTCAATTAAAACAAATTGACTTAAACACTTTATACCAATCTTTATTGGCTATTCAAAGTACAGGTGTTGAGTCTGCTAGAACTTATGTACGTTTATTGACAAACATCGGTGGTCAAATTACTGAAGCTATGCAAACTATGGCTGCAGCTAACAAACAAATTCAATCTATTCACGTAGAATTGGCTGAAATTGATGCAAAGATTGCAGAACAAGAAACACCTCAACCAGTATTAGAAAATGAAACTGTCGAGCAAATCTAAAAACAGAATTGAATTGCTTGATGTAATTACTGAGGGTATTTCTACTCAAGAAGTATTTAAAACCATTAATTACAAAAATCAATCAGAAGACAAGATTATTCAATTCATATTCCCACATTTAGTTGAAGAACTAACACAATGGGTTATAGAAAAGAAAAGCTTGCCTAAAAATCTGGCTAGAGAAAAAGCAAAAACCATGTTGAAATGGGAAGGCAATGTTAATACAACAGTGCATCAGATGATTTTCATGGGAACTGCAAATAGACCAGATATGGTCGTTGAAGCTGATGGATTAAGAATCGCTATTGAATTTAAAAAAGGTGATAGAGGTTCAGATCTTAGAAGTGGATTCGGACAAAGCATGATTTATTCCACTTCATTTGACTTTGTACTCTATATGTTTATTGATACGTCAGTAGACTCTAGAATTGCAAATGCTAGTAATGGAATAATAGAACAAAAATTCACAGAAGATCTGTGGAACAATTTTAATATCAAATTCGTCATAGTTTAATGAAATTATTTCTAACAGGAAACTTACAGTTTGGCCGTCCTTCGGCAATCAAACAATTTAAAAGACCATTCGCTTCAGTTGAAGAAATGAATGAAACTTTAATTGAAAATTGGAATTCAGTCGTAAATACAGAAGACGTAGTTTATGTCTTAGGTAATTTTGCATGGGACCCAACAACAGCCGAAGAAACTTTACAAAAGTTAAATGGTCTTATTGTTATAGTACCTGGAGAAACTGACGGACCGATAGAAGAAATAGAAGCTCGTAAAATTATGCCTTCAAATGCAAAACTAATTGAAGGCATATTTACAGCTGAAGCAGACAAAATTACGGTGTCCTATTGGCCTTTACAAGAATGGCCTAATAAATCCAAAGGACATTATTCTTTTTTTGGCTATCCTAGCCCAAAATACAAAACAGACCATAAAAAGAAAATGGTTAATGTTGCGTGCGACTTCTGGGGTTATAAACCTCAAGCCTTAAGTTCTATTATGTCTTTATTCGATGACATTCAGGACATAGATGTAGAAAAAAAGTAAAGTTTTTTGCTTTTTTATCATAAAATATTTTTTTATGTCAAATATTAGTTGTATATTTGACTTATAATTAAAACACAAACAAAATATGTTAAACTACAGAGAACTTACAGAGAATTTTTTAGAGACAAAATCAGAAAAGGATTTTACAGCACTTTATCGTAAAGTTAAACCAGGATTAAAATCTTATATTAATAAAATTGTTAAAGATAGCGAAGCGACTGAGGACATTGTAGGAAACACATTAACTAAAATGTGGACTAAGATTGATCAATATGATCCACAATATCAAATCACAACTTGGTTATATCGCATTGCATTTAATGAATGTTTAGGTTACATTAACGAACGTAACAAGAAAACATCTTTAAATAAATTAGCTGAATTCGGTATTGAAGTCGGTGATGAAGGTTTTATCGGTGGAGATATTTCTCAATTGATAGAAGATTCTGAAGCTAAAACTGAACAAGACTTTATTGATGAAGATGAAGAATTACAAAGTCAATACACTGGAGCTTTAAAGGCTATTCAATCTTTGAAACCAATTTATCGCGAGATTGTAATTGATCGCTTACTTAACAACATGAAGTATGAAGATATTGCAGACAAATATGATTTGCCTTTGCAAACTATCAAAAATCGTATCTTAAGAGGTAAACGCATCATCACAGAGGAGTTAGAAAAATAATGAGTTACATATTTTGTTATTGGGATGACCCAGTAGATTATAGACATGACAGAGAAACCAAGAATAATAATAGTTTATCGAGTATCGAGCAGAAGCAAGAAACACCAAATCATGATTCTGGAGAATATGAATGTAGACGACATTCTGTCAACGACCAAAAGGAAACCAGTAATCCCTAATGAATGGGAACTTGATGAGATTTGTGTAGGTTACTCTGAATCCACTGTCAATTCTTATAAAAAGAAATACAAAATAAAATGAAACATTAAGATTTATTCTAATATAACTAACATCTAAAACAAAAAACAATGAACTTAGTAGACGCTTTAAGACAAGAAGACATCGTAACAGAAAATGGAATGGCAACAAATTCAACTTCATTGAATGCATGTGTTGACTTATTCTTTAATATTGGAGCAATGAGAGGCCAAGACAAACAACGTTTGATCGCAACTTTTTCAAAAGCTTTCAATGAAGATCCTAAGCGTGCTATGAAACTTTTGTTTTGGGCAAGAGATGTTAGAGGTGGTGCAGGTGAACGTCAAGTCTTTAAAGACATTTTAGTTTACTTAGCTGAAAATCATGATTTAGCCTTAAAACCAAATTTAGGTTTGATTGCAGAGTATGGTCGTTTCGATGACTTATTATCTCTTTTTGGAACTTATTTAGAAAACGATGCGTTGATTATAATCGAAAATGCTATTAAAGCAGAAAATGGTTTATGCGCTAAATGGATGCCACGTAAAGGTCAAAATGCTGAAAAGTTACGTAAATTCATGGATTTATCTCCAAAACAATACCGTAAAACTTTAGTTAATTTGACTAATGTAGTTGAAACTAAAATGTGTGCTAAAGAATGGGATTCTATCGAATTCGGTAAATTACCATCAGTAGCATCAGCACGTTACCAAAAAGCTTTCGGTAAAAATGCATACGAAAGTTATTCAGCATATATCCAATCTTTAGTGAAAGGTGAAGCTAAAATTAATGCAGGTGCAGTTTATCCTTATGACGTGACTAAGTCATTAACTCATGGAAATGCAAAAGTAGCAAACGAACAATGGAAAGCCCTTCCTAATTATTTAGAAGGAGCAAACGATATGATTTTACCAGTGGTGGATGTTTCAGGTTCTATGTCTTGCTCAGCAGGTGGTAGTAAAACTGTAACATGTATGGATGTTGCAATCTCTTTAGGTCTTTATATTTCTGAAAGAAATGAAGGTCCTTTCAAAGATGCATTTATAACATTTTCAAACTCTCCACAGTTACAAGTACTAAGTGGTTCATTGCAAGATCGCTACGCACAGATGTCATGTTCCGATTGGGGAATGTCAACAAATCTCGAGGCGACCTTCAAGCTGATCTTAGATCAGGCCACTAAACATAAATTGTCTCAAGATGAGATGCCAAACAAAATTCTAATCTTGTCAGATATGGAATTTAATCAGGCTGTTAGATCTAGCTCATGGAGAAATGAAGCATCATGGAATCCAACAGCTCAACAAGTAATTAACGACATGTATGAGTCTTCAGGTTACAAAATGCCTCAAATTGTTTACTGGAATATTCAATCTAGAAACGGTGGAGTGCCAGTTGCTTTTGACAAAGCAGGAACTGCATTAGTTTCAGGTTTCTCACCAGCAATTATGACAAGTTTACTTGGAGGAGATATTGAATCTCCACAGCAAATCATGGACAAAACAATCTTGAGCGAGAGATACGCTCCAATTGTTTAAGATATATAAAGAAAATTGGTTCCTTACAGCAAACTATAAAAAGCAATCACTTAACTAGCAAACGATTGGAACCAGGTGGATCGGTACAGCAAAAAGTACACAAACAACTATGACAGAGGACTGGGTAAAAGGTGGATTGTCTTATGGACGAAATGAAGCTTCCGGTCAAAGTGAAGGCTAACACTAAAAATAAGCTACACGTCAAACCACCCCATTAGGAAGTAAGTAGGATGGGTCGAAGTAAAGTAGACGCTCGCGAAAGCAATTGCCGAAGACGTAAAAGAGGGTTATTCTGCCGAGAAGAAAATCACGAACAACGATCCCGCTATAATTTAATCCAGGCCCGTAAGCCTGGATTTTTTTATTAATATATAATTCATGAAAATTCCATTTAAACAAATTTATTTTGCAGGATGTTCGTATACTACGGGTGGAGGCCTCGAAGAAGCAGCAAAATGGTATGCTAACCAAGGAATTAATTATAAAAATTCTAGAGATGCGTCCTATACAAAATCAGTTTCAAATTATTTTAATTTAACAAGCATAGACGTTTCTATGTCGGGCACAGGAGTTATTAAAATCATTAAAGATTTTTATTCTTATATCGATTCACATAAAACAGACGATACTTTATTTATATTTCAATTTAATGAATCTCCTTTTAGAATCAACGAATGGTCTAATGATTTACAAAATAATTTTAATATGTATGTTGTATATGAAAATAACAAATTAGTAGACGGATTTTTAATAGATGAATGGTTGTGTCCAAATTTACATTCTATAAATGATTTAAATAAACTTGAATTAAAAAAACAGAGTTGGATCGATGGTTTTTATAATCCAGTGTATTATGAACAGGATATAAAAAGACAATTAATAGGATTTATAAGTTATCTTACGTTACACGACTTTAATTTTATTTTTACATGTGAAAACATAGATAAAATAACATTAGGTAATAAATTATGCAAAAATCAATTTATGCCGTTTGGCTACAAAAGTCTTTTTGATTTTGCAACTGAAACTAAACAAAGATTGTGTGATATTACAAATATAAATGACGATCATCCTTCGTTTGAAGCACATCAATTATACGCAAATGAATTAATAAAATATATCATTAAAAAATACGCATAAATATTTTTTACTTTCAATTATTATTCGTATATTTGTGTAATAAATAAGAATACATATAATCATGGCTAATAAAAAGAAAGCAAAACCTAACGAAACTTTAAACGGATTAACTGACAGACACGTTGCTGCTATAATTCGTCGTAAAATGATGTCAAAGGATCACGGAGATTTAGCTAAGTACAATAGAAAGGATAAATCCTGGCAAAAAGATCTAAACAACGAATAAAACAATATAACATCATGAAACTCTTTTGCGTTTTAAATTTTCATTTTTGGAAATACAGTAAAGAAAAAGTTAAAATCACAGGCCATCCAGCGAATAGAGAAACTATTAGAATTCCAATGCGTGAATGTTCATGTTGCAAAAAGCGACAACATCACATGAAGCCTATTGTGCAAAACAATATTATCTCATACAAATGGCAAGATTTTAATATAGCAAAAGACGAAACAGTTACCTATAAAGAAATACAAGATATTAGAGGACTTTTACAGGACTACAAATAAATTGTTCGTAACTTTATGAAAATAAAAGCTCAAATATTTTTTTATTTGGGCTTTTTTGTTTATATTTACAGAGTAATTAAAACAATAAAGAATATGACTGAGTTAGAAAAACAAATTAGCGGAATGATAGATTCAATTTTAGTAAAAGCAAATGTTGCAATCACAGAATTAGCATCTTGTAAATATGGAATTGTATTAGATGGAGAACATTATTTATGTTTTAGAGCATCTGACTCTTCAACAAGTATCGCATTTGAAAAATTAAGTACGGTTGTAGATGCAAAGCGTTTAACAGTTAAAGAATTATAAGTATGCTAAATAATTTAGAACAAATCAAAGGACTCTTGAACTTCGAAAAGAGAGGTGACTTTTATATGCTTTATGTTTTTAAACGTAAAAAAGATCAACCAGAAAACGAAAGAGATAATCACCAATCAGTAAGAACTATTAAAACATATTGTATTGAAAGCGTTGATCATTTAGAGAGACGTTGGGACGAAATCATTCAACTTTGTGAGATGTTTAAGGCTCGAGCTTATATTCATGTGCAAAAGCAAAATCATTTTGATGTTAGTTTAAATATGATGGTTGCTCTAGCTCAAAAGATCCAAGATGGAAATCATAATCAAAAAGGTTTATTTGATTCTGTTGTTGGACAAATAAAAACTCAAGAGAAAAGATGGATTGTAGACATTGATACTAAAGATTTTAAAACTTTAGTTGAAGTTGGCGATTTCATTGATAATCTTAGACCAGTTGGTAACAAAGTTATAACAACTATACCAACTAAAAATGGATTTCATTTAATTACTGAAAGATTTGATGTTAAAACATTCAGTGAAAAATATCCAGACATTGATATTCAAAAGAAAAATCCAACATTGTTATATTATCCAGACTCATTAGATATTCTTAATCATTATTAAACAAAAAATTATGACACCGAAATCAATTTTAGAAAAAGCAGCGACACTAGATGCTGAACAATTTGTACAATTTTTAGATGCAGCCGAGATCGAGTATTGCATTTTAGATTGTGATCTATTAGACTACAACAACGAATACTGTAATATTGAAGTTGCAGGATTTGAAGCTGGAGAATCATTATTATTTCTTGACGGTAAATTACAAAAATGATCACAAAAGATAAAGAAACAAATCAAGTTATATTGATATTGTTATTAGCGGCATTTGCTTTTGGTTTTTTAGTTGCTGAAGGAATTTATAATAATACACCAATCACAAGAGCAGACATATACGAAATTAATCAACCTCAATATTATGAATAGTAATCAAAGATTAAAAAGTTCACAAATCGTAGGTTCTTTATTAGAAAGAAATGGATTTAAAAACGTAAGTGAAAATAAATGGGCCAATGAAAAATGTATGATTACAGTCAATGAAACATTGGAATGTTATCAAATACAATTCACAAATTTTGATGGAGATTGGGAATTCTTTACAGAATCGATGCATATTCCATCATTGATAGGAACTCTAACCTGGAATGATTTATTAGACAGAAATTACTCAAAATAAAATGAAAAAATTAAATACTATCGAACGGGAAATACTAAGCATTTTTATTGCTGCAATTATCGGTACTATTTTAATTTGTTTTACATATAATTATTTTGATGAAAAAAAAATAGAAAATTCTGAAACAATTGAAGTCCAAGGCGTAGTAGTTGCAAAACAATCTGAACAGGAGTCTATTAATAGATTTGGAGAATTTAGAACTAATTACTATATACTATTTGAATCCGGAGAATTACAAGAAGTTGAATTAAAAGAGTTCATGGAATTTAATGTAGGAGATACATTAACTTGGTACGAAACACATTATAAATAAAATTATGAAATTATACACACAAAAACAAGTTAAAGAGCTTTTAGAAACTCAAAAAGGTAATTGTTACGTTGCAGTTTTAAATGAAACTAAAAACGAAGAAATTGCAGGAATGGCTATGTTAGCACCGATTCCAGCCGGAGAACAGTTCGATCAAATGTATGGCATTGATGTTACTACATTAATTCATGAAGATCTAGCTGACAAAGAATTGCAAGAGAATTATAATAGTTTTAAAAGATCAAAGGAATCTGCAAAAACTTCTTACAATTCATTAGTACCGAAATTGAATTCTATGATTGACATGATTGTTAATCTAAAAGAATTGATAGTTTCATTATCAATGCAAGGACTCTCAACTGAAAATGCTGTAAAAAGACTTGCAAAATTAGATGATCGCTTTACTAAACTTTCAAAAAGAGCAGATTTCTATAAAACTGAAATGGATAAGCAAGATCTTTTAATTAAAAAATATGAAGATTGGAACGAGCGTAAATTGTTTATGCATTGGAAATATCTGTCATTATTAAAAGCAATCGATGAACCGTGGTTAGATTGGAAACAAGGATATAAAGACACAATACTTTAAACTTTTTAAAGGTTTAAGATATAACAAAAGAACCTACTACAAAACGACACGTGAAATTAATATCGACTTGTACTGTCTGGCAGGTCAGACTAGGTTTAAGGTTTCGGTTCCTATGTATAAACTGGCAGGTAGTGTGCTAAAAGCTCACACAAAACAATTAACCTTGTAGTCGATAATTGTTAATAGGTTAAACATTGAATACCTTTGTAAATTATTGCCGACGTTTAACTTATCGTCTATAAATATTAAGTATAATTTACATAAAGATACTATCAGTAATGGTAGATGTGTTGTCACCTTGAGAAAGTGATGCTATAAAAGAGTAAGACAACGTTCTTATCAACACAAATGAGTTCTCAGCAAGTAGCAATAATTAAACTTAACAAATGGGTGCAGAGAGGAACTGCCAAATTGAAAACTACGTGACCCTACTCTTATATGGGCGTAAACTGTAAGAAATAGTCATATAAGAAAGAGGGTGCTAAACAATTTACTAATGCTTGCTGTTAATTGAGAGGTAGAGTGTATTAATTTCCGAAAAAGGGTTTACAGTAGGAAGGCGTCACTTATTGCACTCAATCAGAAACCCTGCTCATGTACAAGCTCCGTAACTGATAACTCGGTAAGCTACATGAAAGACCCAGATTAGTAAATTGAAGTCAGGTGGCGGAATAGTTAGGAATATTAAAGGTCCTTTCATGGTAGACGCGGTTGGGTCCGAAAGGTTAGCACCCAATGACTGTAGGCGAAACTCTGACTGCTAACACAAAGAGGAGTATAATTACAATACAGGTTCGAATCCTGTCCTGACTACTCTACTTAAACTAGTTTATGAACAGTCTTGAGTGTGTGATGCTCTCATTAGAAAGGAAGTCAAGTAATACGTAATGGCAAAATGGTTATGTCATCCTTAATGGTTGTATCGTTGCAGGTTCGAATCCTGCCTTGACTGCTAAAATATTTTAAAAATAAAGACTTAAATATTTTTTTATGTCAATTATTTGTTGTATATTAGCCTTATAATTAAAAACAAATAAACTATGAAGATAGTAGTTAACCCAGGACAAAGAGTCTTTTTTACTTCAGATACGCATTACAACCATACAAATATTTGTAGAGGAGTTTCTAAATGGGATGGAGCCCGAGGCACTAGAGATTATGAATCATTAAATCAAATGAATATTGACTTACAAGACAACATTAACATGTTAGTTATGAAAGACGATATTTTAATTCACTTAGGTGACTGGTCTTTTGGAGGCTTTGATTCTATTGTAGAATTCAGAAATAAATTAAACTGTAAGAACATTCATTTATTCTTAGGAAACCATGATCATCATATTCTTAACAATAAAGATAATGTTCAAGATCTTTTTGCCTCAGTAAATGAGCAAAGAATGGTGACAATTGTAATACAACCAACTACCAAAGGTGAAGCAGCCAAAAAATACAGATTCGTCATGAGTCATTATCCTTTGGCTTCTTGGCAAGATATGGGTCAAGGCGTAATGCACGTCCATGGTCATATTCACACACCACATCAATTTAAAGTTGGGCCTGGTAGAATGATGGATGTTGGAATTGATGGAAGCCCTGATTTTCAACCTTACACTATTGATCAAGTTTTGAAACTAATTGTAGATAGACCAATACAATCTTTATTAAAACACGAGCATGATCATCACAATGATGCAATGACTTGTTAATCAATCAAATATGAAAGAATTATTTTTATTAAGAGGTTTACCAGGTTCTGGCAAATCAACCGTCGCTAAATCTTTAGGTGGAACACATCACGAAGCAGATCATTTCTTTACAAATAGAAAAGGTGAATATAAGTTTGAAGCTGTAAAACTTTTACAAGCACACAAATATTGCCAATCATCTTGTAAAGAAGATATGGAAAACGGAGAAGCTCGTATTGTTATATCAAATACATTTACACAAGAGTGGGAAATGGAAACATATTACACATTAGCTAAAAAATATGGTTATATCGTGTACTCTTTGATAGTTGAAAACAGACATAACGGAGTTAATCAACATGGTGTTCCAGCTGAAAAGCTAAAACAAATGGAAGACAGATTTGAAATACAATTATAATTTAAAAATAAGTGCTTAGATATTTTTTTATCTCATTTATTTTTGGTATATTTACATATAATTAAAGAAGATGAATAAGAAAATATTAGACAAGTACGTAGAAGAAGGTTGGGTGATTAAACAAAGTCACCCAACTTTACCATTAAGCATATACAATTACTCACAAGCTACCCAATATGAAAAGAAATGGGATGAAATTACTTTGGCTTGTAGAGGTTTAATCGTCGATGATTCAACTGGCGAGGTTATTATTAAATCATTTCCTAAATTTTTTAATTATGAAGAAGTAGCTGAGGATATTCCTTGGACTTCTTCTGATTATGTCTATGTGCAAGAGAAAATGGATGGTTCATTAGGTATCTTATTTAATTATAAAGGTGAATGGATCATGGCCACTAGAGGCTCTTTTACATCTGTACAAGCTATCAAAGGTCTTGAAATGGTCAAAGCTAGATATAATGATTTAAGATCATTTGAACCAGCTATTGCTTATTTGTGTGAGATCATTTACAATGAAAATAGAATTGTTGTTAAGTATGATTTTGAAAAGGTAGTCTTTTTAGGAGCAGCTTACAATACTTCATGGAATTGGGATGGTGAAAACACTGATGAATTAAATTGGACTACGGCGTGTGTTTTCTTTAAATGTGCAGGTATTGAAAAATATGACATTGTAGAAACTAATCAAGTCTTTAATTTAAATGAAGATCTATATAAGACGTTAAAGAAAAAGAATGAGCAAAACAAAGAAGGTTTCGTTTTAAGATTCTTTCCTTCTAATAAGAGAGTCAAAATTAAGTTTGAAGACTATTGTGCTTTACACAGAATACTAACTCAATGCTCTTCTTATGACATCTGGGAGAACTTAATGAAATTCAATAAGATACCAGAAGAATTGCTAAAGGACGTGCCAGATGAGTTCTATGATTGGGTCAGAGCACAAGAGACAACCTTGAGAGAGGCTTACTCGAAAATAGAAGCAGATGCATATCGAAAATTCAATGAGATTTTTGATAGAGTTGCAATTTATCAAACTGAATTTGATAAAATGTTTGCCAATGAAGCTAAATTTTATAAAAATTCAGGTCTTTTATTTTCTATTAAGAACAATAAAAGTATTAGAGATGCAATTTGGAAAATGATTAAACCAGAGTTTGAAAAACCATTTTCAAACTCATAATACTATAAAAAATGGATCAAGTAGCATATAATATTGGTTATATTGGACACGGTAGTTCTGGAGTTTTACATTATTATCCTGAAGTATGGGATTGTGATTTTAAAACATTTGCTAAAAAAATTAGACAAAAAGGAAATACCAAAGCTCTTTTTAAATGGGCTACAACAAACCATGTTCCACCTTCGATGTTAGTTTTGCATTTAACAATAAGAAACGAAACAGATTATTGGAACTACACTATTAAAATGATTAACGTACGAGAGTATAGAAAATTTTGGGAACTTAAATATAAAAAACCATGGAAAGAAAATTAGCCTCAATTCAAAGAGTAGCAAGCATTAGACCAATTGAAGGCGCTGATGCAATTGAAGTTGTAAGAATTAATAACTGGGATGTAGTTTCTAAAAAAGGAGAATATAAGCCAGGAGATCTTTGCGTTTATTTTGAAATTGACTCATTTCTACCGATTAGAGAAGAGTTTGAGTTTTTACGCAAGAGCTCTTTTAAGAAAATGGCAGATCAAGAAGGTTTTCGTTTAAAAACGATTAGACTTAGAGGCCAAGTTTCTCAAGGACTTGTAGTGCCTTTGAGTATTTTAGAAGGGCCCGATGAGTATAAGATAGGAATGAGCGAAGACAGATTACAAGTTGGACCTTATGATAATGCTTTAGTAATTGAAGAAGGTGCAGATGTGACAGAATATTTAAACGTAGTTAAATATGAACCACCAATTCCAGCCGAATTAGCTGGTAAAGTTAAAGGTAGCTTTCCATCATTCTTAAGAAAAACTGATGAAGAGAGAGTTCAAAATTTAACAGGCTTTTATAAAAAATGGTTTGAAGAAGATTTAGACTTTTACGTGACTGAGAAATTAGATGGTAGTTCAGCTACTTTTTATTTAAATGACGGCGTATTTGGAGTTTGCTCTAGAAATTTAGATTTACTTGAAACTGAAGAAAATACATTTTGGAAAGTAGCTCGTGAATTGAAGATTGAAGAGAAATTGAGAGAGAATGATAATCACAACATGGCTTTACAAGGTGAATTGATCGGTGAAGGAATTCAAGGCAATCCTTATGGAATCAAAGGACATACAGTTAAATTCTTTAACGCATTTGATATTGACAATCAATATTATTATGGTTTACCTATGTTCTTGGCTTTATTTAAACATCAATTTAAGTTAGAGACTGTGCCAATTTTAACTAATCTAACGATGAAATTGCCAGAAACCATCGATGATTGTTTAGCCTTTGCAGAAGCAAAGTCAGTGCTTAACCCAAACTTCGATAGAGAAGGTGTAGTGTTTAGAACCATGGACAGACAGATTAGTTTTAAAGCTATTTCAAATAAATTTCTTTTAAACGAAAAATAATTGCTTAAATATTTTTTTATGTCAAAGATTTGTGGTATATTTACATATAACAAAAAAGCAAAGAACATGAAAAAGTTATCATTATTATTAGTCGCTGTAGTTTTATTTCAATCTTGTACAAAAGATGAACTTGAAGAAATTACACCAAAAACTACAGTGACTGCTGTTGCCCCAGGAGAATTAAACACAGAAACACAGTTGGATTCTAGAATTGTAAATTCTGGTTCTATGAGCGAATCGATCCTTAAAGGACAGACAGTCTACACTTCAACTTTAGACAAAGACGGCCATTCTTGCATGAGCTGTCACGTTTCTAAAGATGGTTATGACATTGCATTGTTTAACAACATAGATTCAATTCCTTTTATGAATCGTACGTTTCACAGAGCAATAAAGCACGTTTCTACACAAGATGCAATTAATGTGATGAATTACATTAAGAGTTTAACAAAAGGAAAAGTTACACCTAGAAATTCAATCAAGAACGTGTATCAACCTGGAGGTGAAATAGTAAGTGAAGGTCAATTTGCAAACTCAGTTGGCTTAAGTAATGCTTCATATAGCGTAAGTCAAGTTAATAACTGGGACTTTACACAAATTAAGGTGCCAATTACTTTGCCATCTTGGATTGATACCGCTTCTATTAATGATATTATGCCAGATAAACCAATGGAACTTTTGAGAAATGGTAATTTACAAGTCAAGTCTGCATATATGAATTATCTTGACAGTCCAACTGATGAAAATTACGTTAGATTTAAAAGAGTAGTCTTTAATAGTTTGACAGAAGGCCAAAAGCACCCAGGTGAGCATGGTTACTCAGACTTTAAAGAGTCTTATAACACAATGAAATGGATGTCAAGCGCTTATATTCAACATGTTATAAGATATAAAGGTGGTAAATTTGGTCCATTTAATATCTATGTAGATGGTAAATTATCAGACGATACTTATGAGTCGGTTTTAGATCCAATTTGGTTTGCGGGTGATATTGCTCGTAGAAGTTTAGATAACGGTAGCGTAAGTCAACAATTAGAAGAAAGAGATGAAGTACGCTCAACGTGGTTGTATTTAGGTTGGATTGGTAATTATGGCCGAACTGCTAACTTTGAAACCAAATATATTGCTGAAGCTCTTTTAAGCAAAAGATTTCAATACTTAACACAAGCTGTGATTATGAAGTCTTTAGTTAACAGACCAAACAATGTACAAGCTTTATATGATGATATTCGTACAGCCGCAAGATTAGTTGATCCAAACACTGGTAATTATGATAAATGTTTAGATTTTATGTTAACTTTTGTTAATAATAAGATTAATACAAATCCATTAGCAGCCAGAGTTTATGGTAGTGATAAAACATTTTCTTTAGAAGATCTTAACACAGCTAGAGGATTTATCAATGAAAAAGCTGGAAGTTCTAAAGCATCTTTATTAACCAAAATAGATCAGATTATTGCAGCTGTAAATGCAATGTAAAAAATGGAAGTAGATTATAAAAAAGTTCTATTAGGAATGTTAGGCGAAAAGATTGTAGCAAAACATTTTAGAGATGCAGGATGTGTTGTAGATGAATCCTTAAATATTTTTGATTCTGAAAAGGACATGATCATTGACGGAAATAATGTTGAAGTAAAAACAAATGCACCTCTAATTTATTATGATTCATTTTCAATACCAAATGGTCAATATAATAAGATTATGAATTCACATAGAGTTTATTGGATTTCAGTGCCTTTGCAAACAAAAGAAGACCAATTTGCTGGATGTATTTTCGAAATGGATCCTAAAGTTGCACAATTACATAATATTACATTTCACACAGGCAATACTATAACTGCGCTTAAAAGACAACAAGAAGGTATGAAAATAATTCATAGGATTGAAGATAAAGCACTCTTAAATCATCTCAAGAGTCTTTCTACTTCTTATATGTAAATATTTTAAAAATAAATGCTAAATAATTTTTTTATGTCAAATAAAAGCAGTATATTAGCCTTATAATTAAAAACAAACAAATATGTCAGTAGAATTAATTCAAAAAGCAAAACAAGCAGCTGAAAAATACGCAAGTGAAAATTTAGAATGGTGTTTAGCTCAGCCGGTAACTGAAGGTGAAAGACGTCACATCGTTGACATTGCAGCCTCAATTATTATGACAAGAGATAATCTTTTGCAAGGTGGTAGTTTTGTTCAATCAGTTATCGATAACAAATTAGATCAAGCTATTTCTAGAGCAGATTCAACTTGTATTAAAGCTTTAAAGTTTTTTGTCATGGTAAAAGAAAATGCTGGTAAATATTAAATTATTTCAGCATATCTTGAAACAATTAGTATATTTAGAGTAATATATACATAACAAACGTTCTTTAACACAATGTTGCCCAGGTGGTGTAATGGTAGCCACGAAGGACTTAAAATCCTTTGGGACGAAGGTCCCGTGCCGGTTCGAGTCCGGCCCTGGGTACTATTTAAATGCCTCTTTAGCTCAGTTGGTAGAGCAGATCATTTGTAATGATCAGGTCGTTGGTTCGAGCCCGACAAGAGGCTCAAAACAGTATGGCTCCATAATTAAACGGATATAATGCATCTCTTCTAAAGATGACTTGGGAGTTCGATTCTCTCTGGAGCTACCATTAAAACACAAGCCAATCATTAGATTGGCTTTTTTATTTTCTAGCCATGATACTTTTTTATTTTCTTTAATATAACTTATTAAATAGCAACTATCATGACATACGCAGAATTTATAGCAGAAGAATTAAGAGACACGTATCGCATTACAGTCGATCAACCAAAGAATCCAGATGGAAGCCGCCCATACATCATCAAGCTTGGACCTTTTGTCTATGTAGATGTCCAAGTAGAAATTTTAAACATCTACACAAGATCAATTGAACTTTTTTTAACTTTCGAAGGACTTAATATCAAAAAGATATTTTTTACACCTTCGCATAAAGGACCTGAAATCATTCACGCTGAAATCTTCAATAAAATTGACAAATTAGTTAACAAAGCTTTATTAGAAGATGGTAGAGAAGAATGGATTCGTGCAGAATATCGTAAGAAAAAAGAAAGGTTAAATAATACAATACAAGAAATTGCCGGAAAAATACAAGAAATAGATGACAAAAATAAAGGAAATTATTTGCAAGATTAAGGGTCATAATTACTCTTATAATTTCGGATGGATGCCGACAAAATGTTACTGCAAGAGATGCGGAATGAAATGGAAAACAGTCAATAATCCAGACTACATTCCTGGAAAATCTAATCCTTTAGAAACAGATATTTATACATGGATTGAAGATACTGGAATTGAATCAAAACCAAGTATTGATACTAATTGGGATAATGAACCTGATTTAATGTCTTAAATAAATTAGAGGATGAAGAAAATAGCACAAGTAATTTGGCTAATATTGGATTTAACAGTGAAAAGATTTAAACGCAAAAAGAAAAGTATATGGGAACTATAAATAAATTAGACAAACAATACACTGATTTATTACAAGACATTTTAGATAATGGAGTAAAGAAAGAGGACCGAACAGGTACTGGTACAATTTCAGTTTTTGGAAGACAAATTCGGCATAATATGAAGGATGGGTTTCCATTATTGACAACTAAAAAGATGCCATTAAAAACAATCGTAATCGAGTTACTTTGGTTCTTACGCGGTGATACCAACATTAAATATTTGGTTGATAATAATTGTCATATTTGGAATGGAGATGCTTATAAGAGATATTCGAATAGTATTGAAACTTCAGAATATGATGGCGTTGGACCTACATCAATTAAATTATCAACATTAACACAAGAAGAATTCATCAACAAAATCAAAACTGACGATGAGTTCGCTAAAAAGTGGGGTGAGTTAGGTCCAATTTATGGTGCTCAGTGGAGAAATTGGAATGGTAGAGGAACTGACCAAATTCAAAACCTAATCAACGACCTTAAAACAAATCCAGACTCAAGACGATTAATGGTCAATGCTTGGAATGTTGGAGA